ATTCCATGTACCCCCCCCCCCTCAGGAGGGGGGGTAAGGGGGGTATGGGGAGGGGGTGGGGTATATGCCATGGAAAATTTCGGCAAAAGTTGACACTTTTCAACCCTTCGTTTTCTAAAACCGACCCTCCCGACTACAAACCCGAACCTTGCAAACGTTTTTGCCCAAATCCGCAAAAAAAAAACGAAAGGGTTCGCAACCGTCTGCGAACCCCTCGTCTGCCCTACCCATGCCCCTCTGTTTTAGGGCTGGTATCTCATCCTTGCGGCATCCCATCCGTCAGGGTGGTCTATCCCCCAATACAGGGACTCCCTGTTGTCCCTTATGAACGAGCTGAGCTTCAGGTTTCCGAACTTCTCCGCGAGGTCTGCAAGCCTTTCGAGCGAAATCTTCGTTATCGGACCTCCGCCATGGATGAACCTGAACGCGAGCTTTTCGTATTCTTCCATGTCCTTGGCTGCATTGTACTTCTTCTGCCAATATCGGTTCTCCTCGGGGTCTGAGAGGTTTGCGGAAGGCGGTATGTGCCTGCCGTCCTTAAGCTCCCACCTTTCCGACTGCTCTTCCGCTATGCCTTCGGCTTCGGTTTCCGTTCTGCACTGCCCTATGTTCCTTCCGTTCCTGTCCGTGACCACGAAAACGTCTCCGAGGTCGTGGAGCGAGCATCCGTTGGCGAGCTTCCTGACGAAACCCCTCGATTCGGACATCTCCCCCTCGACAGGCTCCTCGTCGAGCTTGGCGTACATCCAATCCTTTATCTTGAGAAGCCTTTTCAGAATCCAGCCGTGGTCTCCGGCGAAAGTCTCGCTTCCGTCCTCGTAGGATTCAAGCCACTCTCCGAACCATGCGGCAACGTCCCTTATGCTGTCGTCGTCCCCGTATGGGGCTGACGATTCCGAGACCTTTCCTCCCGTTTCCTTTTTGCCGTCTCCATCGCCGTCGCCATACCTGTCCCTGTAGGCGTTCCTCACGTCGATGTTGTACTGCGTGTCGTACTCTCCCGTTCTTGGGTCGAACTTGTCGTAGACGTTCCTCTCCTCCCATTCGCTGTCGGCGAGGGAAGGCTGTCTCTGCCCCCTCTTCGCCACCGCGCCCTCTATGTCCCTGGACAGGGACGGAGGAAGCGTGAAGCCGATGAAGCGCCTGTCGGAATTGTCGGCATACGGCCTGAGGAACGGATAGGCTTCGAGAATCTTGGAAAGTATGAAGTCGCGACCCCTAGGGTCTTCGAAGAGGAAGGGCTGCTGTCCGTAGTAGGAGTCGTTCAGAATCTCCATGAGCGTCAGCGAGCCGTCGTGACCGTGGTACACGAGCGCGACGCTGTGCATGTAGTACTCGGGGTAGTCGTCAGCCGTCATTCCGTCGGCCATGACATCCTTGACGAGTCCCTGGAAGGTGTTCTCGTCAGCAAGGTAGACCTCCGAGCCTACTATGTCCGCAGTCTGCCTGACGACATCGTGAGCCTCAGCCGTGCAGCAGCGCACCGCCGACGACACGAACTGCTCAAGGGTCATCGGCGCGAATCCGTTTCCGTTCCATCCGCGTCCGCCGTACTTCGGACGGAACGAACCGCCGACGATGCACACTCCGCCGACCGGATTCCACCCTATAAGCTCCTTGACCTTGAGCGCGGCGTCGTTCAGGGCCTGCCCCGTCTGTGCGTCCTGCCTCTCTTCGCCGTCGGCCTCAAGCCCGTCCTTCATCCTGTCGGCGGCTATCCGTTCGGCCTTTCCCTCGTCCGGCCGCCTTCCCTCTCCGCAGAGCATCTTTCCGTAAGCCTCCGCTATCGTCCTGTCCGTCTTGTTGTATGACATCGTGTTCGTTTTTCCTTGTCGGACGCAATGCGTCCCTTTGCCCATATTTAGGGTTTCACCGTGGTTTAAGCGTGGTGATGCGCCGCCGTTCGATAAGCATCTGCGCTTGGCGGAATGGCTAATGCGCGGCGGAGAGTTGCTTTGTGGTCTGGTTTCAGCCGCAGCAGTCCATGAATCTCATGTCATGACGGAAGTCCATAGCGAATCTTATCAATGGAATGGTTGTGTTTTTCTTCTTTGTCTGTCAATTTGCGGTTGTAGATGCGCAGGAAATGTATCACACCGTCGAAAACACGGTCTGTACCGGCTACTCTATCGCCCTCCGCAGACCCGATGAAGGCATAAGGCGAGGTTATGGTCAAAAGAACATCCACATCTGTAGATAAACTTACTATAGCCCCATCTTTCCACGTAGTTGCGGTTCGAGATGTATTTGACGCAGCTTGCGAAATCGTATGTCTGATATTATCTTCAAAAACATCTGCTCGCACTCTATAAAGCTGTACGACTGGAGAAAATAGGTTGAACACAATTTCTCCATTTTCATATTGACCGCCTACTATACCTTTCTGGTTGATGTGATTGCCCAAGAGTCCATGATAGTTCGATTTCCATTTATGCGTTGGCGTGAAGCCTATTTCGTAAGTCCATTCGCCTTTCATTTGCCCGCCCATAATATTATTTGGAATGACAAAAACGGTAGAATTACCCATGTCGGTGGATATAATAGCTCCGTCTTTTTGCCATGCACCGCTTTGTCTAGTTGCGTCATAGTCACTTCCAAGCGAGCCGAGATTTTTCCATGTCAGTATATTATCGTCATGCTTTCTCCAACCAGCGTTTTCGATTCCGTCCCACATCGCAATAAGCCCATCTTGGATATATTTCTTGGCACCAGCCCCCCCCCCTCTTTGAGCATCGTATTTCTCCCCGCTATAAGCATTACGCCACCTCCGCTATCGTTCTGTTTGTCTTGCTGTATGACATCGTGTTTGTTTTCCTTCTTTGGTCGTTTCCCTGTCGAATGCAATGCGACCCTTTGTCCATATTTAGGGTTTCACTGCGATTTTCTCAAGAAAACCCGTTGCGGAAAAGGCGGAAAGATGGTATAATGCTCGCCGTCATGGAAAAATACTCGAAAATTTCGGAAAGGACGGCAAGTCGCATATGAACTCCACCGGCCATCTCGTTGTAAGCGTCGTGAAGTCTGCCATAAGGATTTTGGCATGCGCATGGTGCTTCTTCGGCGGAAGCGTCGCGGCTCTTTGCGCCGGTCTTGCTGCGGCTGAACTGCTCGGCATACTGGAAGAGCTTGTTGACAACAGGAAGTAGGGGGTAGTGCGATGGACGGAAAGAACGTGCAGATTCTTCTCGACGCGCTTGACGACGCGAAATTCTACCTTGAGTCCATACGCGGAGCCGTGTGGTGGAGGGACGGCGAGACCCTCATGACTTCGGAGAAGCTGTGCGCCAAGATAGACCTGGCGATAGCCACCGCAAGGGCGAACGACGGCGGAATAACGCTCTGATTTGCAAAACGGCACGAAAAAGAGGTTTGAAGGCATGTTTTTTGAAAAAAGCGGAAGGGACAATTCTGAGATTCTCAAGGAGCTTGTTGAGGCGTTGGGGTCGAAAGAAGACGCGCAAAAGGAGCTTTGGGGTTTCGGAGACGAAAACGGAAGCTCAGAAGGCTGGAGCGAGAGACAGCAGAAGGAGCACTACGAGCTTGTCCTGAAGGTCAACGACTGTAGCAGAAAGATTCTCAGGCTGGTCGAAGAGGCCAGGACGAACAACGGCTGGAAGGCAGAGGAGGAAGAGGGATGACGACATACGGTGCATTGAAGAACACGCTGTCTGTAATAAGGGAGCTTGCCGTGTCGTACCTTGACGGAGAGAAGACGCTCGATTCCGCTTCCGCAAGGGACGTTCTGAGGCAGATAGAGATGTCGGCGAACGAGGCAATCGCGTCAAACCCTCCAAGAAACTGCGACCTGTACGAAAACTCGAAGACAGCCGTTGACGAGTCGCCGTATTCCGGAGGAAATCCCGAATTCGCATACGGTGTCAACAACATGGCGTGGTGGCTTCTGAAAGAGGCGGCTTACGGTGCCTCGGCGGAAGGTTCTGAAACTGAAAACGAAAACGCAAAAGAGGAGACGCAAAAGGCATGACAGTTCCTATTGTTCTTATACTGGTCGCAGTGGTAGCCGTAGCCATCTACGGAATATCCGATTCTGACATAGGCGATTACTATCTCTACAAGCTGAGGGTGTGGCTCGGAGGAATCGTTTGCCGCATAAGGGGACACCACAACTGGGAGTGGAGGTCCTACGGCGGACTTGGAGGAACCTACTGCGTCAAGAGATGCAGCTGCTGCGACGCAAGAGACGATGATTCGTTCACGGCAGAGGAGACATACTGAAAACCGAGGCGGAGCATGAAAAAGGGACGTTGGACTACAGGACCCGAATACGAGTACGCATACTGCTCGGCATGCGGACATTCGGAATACGCCGGATGGGACAGCACTTCTGAGGCGAAGCGGGAAATCGACAGCTTTGCGGACGAATTCCGCTTCTGTCCGAACTGCGGCGCGAAAATGGAAACCAAAAATACCGAAAGGAGAAAAGGATGAACAATACGGTCAGAAACAGAAACGCGAGCACGAAGCTCGGAGAAGTGGAAGGAGACTTCTGCACAAGATGGAACGACGACGACAGCAAGATGCTGGAAACCGCTCTTTGGCATGTCAGCATGTCGATAACGAACGGACAGAGAAGCTATACGCGGTGCCGCACCACCGAATGGCTGAAGGGACTTAAGACGCGGTTTCTGTCGAAGGGGCAGGATTTCGCAGAATGCAGAAAGACGATGGAGGCCGTTCGGCTATACCTCAAGGGAAGGGTTGCCGAAGACGGAGATGACGGTTCTGCGAAGGCCATGCTCGACAGGCTGGAAAGAGTCCTGGCCAAGAATCCGAGGAACTGCGATGTCGGAACAACTGTGGAACAGAACAGGAGATATGAGAATTTCTGCTGCAAGCGAGACAATTCGCCCTGCAAGAACTGCGAAGCGTACAAGCATGGGGTTCAGTGCCAGCTCGTATGGGCGCAGCTTCCGTACAGCAAGGATGACGAATAGCATGGACGCGAACGTGGAATCCGAGGAGAAGTAAGACAAATGAACACATACATGATGAAAAGCCCGATTTACTACGCCATCTTCATACAGGGCTTCAAGGACAAAAATGGGTGGTATCTCTCCAACGAGGAAGAGATTGACGAGTTCGCAAGAAAGTTCAACATGACATGGAGCTGGAACATGAGGAAGGGCGTTTTGTCGTTCAAGGACAAATCCGAAGGGGTAAAACGTGTCAAGCCTGAATATGTCCAGATTGGAGATGTTGTGACGGCATATGATGATTGGGAACGTGGAACATGTTATGCTCAGGTCTGGACGTCCAAGGAATTTGACAAGAAGTTCATCAAGGTTGACGAATAGCATGGACGCGAGCTTGAAATCCACACCGAACTTCTCTACGGCAAGAGCCATGGCGAGTTCAAAAGGGGAGAAGGAGCCTGCCTATGGCGTTGTTTGAGAATGGCAAGTTGAAAATCCCCGACTCCATGGGCAAAGTGGATGCGGTTTTGGTTGGTTGGAGGGGGAAGCCAGCCAAGAGCGAAACCATTTTTTGTCCATTCATCCCCACAATGTTGGTGGAGACGAAAGAGGAACGCGAGGCGCGTCAAAAGAGGGAACGAGCTGGCAAGAAATACGCCAGGGTGAAGTTGACCAATGGAAACGCACATCACCGTGGAAAGCGCGGTCAAATTCTGGATTCGGTGAACGGCAGGTCTCTCCTTGAAATCGAGACCGTGAACAGCTGCTCGTCAAGCGGATGCCATACTCTCATGGGGCCTGTCTATCCATATGGCTACGAGAAAATCTGGTTTGAGGATTCCGAACTGGAGAGGTTTGAGGAATATGACGGTAACGGAGAGCCAATATGAAGAAACTGTTAAAGAAAGTTGCAGATAGGATGTTTTTCGTCCTTGATTTACTGTCGATGATTCCGCACATCGTGTTGCTGTCGGACGACTTATGGAATCCAGACGAGTTGCACCCAGTTTCATATGGTCTGTCCGTACTGATTGGACTGGCCATGTTCTGCGTGGCTTTGGTAACATGCCTTGTGTTTATTGTTGCCGTGATTGGGGTCATCGTACAGCATACAGTTGCCGTAGGCTCAATATGCCTAATCGTCGGTCTGTTCGTCTTAATTGGTTTCTTGAGGAAGAGGTTCGGAGAATGAACATTCAGATGTGATGACTGTTCACACAGTACATATCTCATAATAGACTAAGAGGATTCTGATGAAAGTAAAATGCAGGCTATCTAACGGAAACCATGCGGAAGTCGAATGCTGCGACCGCAACTGTCCGGGAAGGGAATGCTTTTCCCCTGGACATTTCCAGCACCGTTCATGCAACAACGTCCACGACAGCGGATGCGACGACCACCTCTCGTGCATGTACCGCAACTACCACGGATGCCCGGATACCGCGTTCGACAAGGACGTTCCATATGGAAAGGAACTTGAAACGTTGCAGAAAAGACACACGGACGAAATCGAGCAGACGTGCCTAAAAATAGGAATATCATATCCATTTTGACAAACAGCGAAAAGGAACAACAGACAATGACGACAGAAAACAAGGAGTGGAAGCTCATAGACATCATAAACCACGAGATACGGGAAGCGATGATATCGAAGGACAACCTGAAAAGGGATTGTTTGAGGAGCATCCTCTCCGAGGTGAAGAACGAAACCGTGAACAAGGGCTTGCCGATAACGGATGAGGCTTGCCAGAAGGTTCTCAGAAAGTCTGTCAAGTCCCATAACGACTCGATAGAGCAGTTCGAGAAGGCCGGAAGGGCAGACCTTGCGGACAAGGAGAAGACCGAGCTTGCAATCATCGAGGTTCTTCTTCCGATGATGCTTGGAAGGGAGGACACCGAGAAGGCAATCGTGAACGCCATGGCGAACGGAATGCTCAAGCCGATGAAAGCGAACTTCGGCCTAATCATGAAGGAGCTTGGAAAGCTTCCTGAGAGCAGCCGAATCGACAGAAAGCTCGCTTCATCCATACTTAAAGAGATTCTGAACTGATGGTGCTTCCAACAATACTTACGATTATAGTCCTTGCTGTAATTGCGTTCTTGGCACTGGCCAACACCATATTCAGAAAGGAATGGGGTCACGACATCATGGGGTGGCATGACTGCACTTCGGATGGTTTTGACGGCGCGTCCATGACAGGCACCTGCCGCTGGTGCGGAGCAAAATGCCTCATGGACTCGCAGGGGAACTGGTTCGAAAAGTGACGGATGGCCTACGAAGGCGTTCCGTCAAGAGGATTGAAGGGCAGAATGACAACGGAATCCGACACATGTGAACTGTGCGGTCTTAAATGCAAGACCACCAAGCATCACCTGATTCCCCAACAGGTGTCGCGCCACAAGAACAAGTATCTGAAAACGGATGAATCGAACTTTCTATGGATATGCAGAGAATGCCATTCGCAGATTCACGCCATGTTCACGAACCACGAGCTGAAGGAAAGCTATTGCACAAAGGACGCTCTCTTGGGAAACGAGAGATTTCACGCCTTCGTAGACTGGAGAAGGAAGCATCCAGATTTCTCGGGTTCCGCGAAGATGTCAAGAGGCCGGAAGTGATGAACAGATTGAGAGGACGGATATAGAATGATATCACCATTGACAGTCGTAGGATTTTGGGCTATCTTGGCAATGCTTACGTATTGCTTTATCCAATACGGAAATTTCGGAAATGACGTGTTTAAGTACAATCTCCGAATGGAGGGCGCGTCAGAAGAAGCGATTTTCGTCATTTCGATATTGTTCTCCGTGTTTTGGCCTCTATGGTGGATTGGAATGTTTCCGATAGTCAGCCTAATAGGGCGTCATGACCAAAAATAGATTGATTTTCAGAGAAAGATGAAAGAAAGCAGATGGTCACGATAATTTACGACGACATCAGTCGCTGCATGTGGAAGCCGAATGAACTTTCAAGGAAGATTGAAAGCCTCATAGCCAACGGAACTATAGATGGCGATGACACGTTCATGAGGTTCATCGAATATGTGCCGTCAAATGATTTCGGAAAGACTGTTTCCGATAGCTACGTCAGAGGAGGCAGTTGCTTGCTGTTCATGTGCGAAGACGGATATGTAAAAGGAGGAATAACCGTAAAGGAACTCGCAGAAAGTCTGTCTTCCAGCGGGGTATGCGAAGACTGCGGAGAGCATGAAGCGATAGCCACGATAGAATATGACAAGAATTCACTAGAGGGCGATGCGAAAAGCATCAAGAGCAACTGCTGGTTCGTCAGGATATAGGCCAATGGACAAAACAGAATTTTCAAAAAATCTCGAATCCCTTGCATCAAGAGACATACAGAGCAATTTTTCTGTATACGAAGACATGGCTGTGTCGATATTGAATCCGCAGAGGTGGATTCACATAAACAAGATTTTCTCAAAAAGCACATTCAATAGCAATCCAAGCTCAAAAAGCTACGATGCCGCCATTCTTTGGGGAAACGGCCTTCATGCCAATAACTTCGCATCGATGCGGTATGCAATGGCGCATGATGAAACGGCGTTGCTTCTTTGTGAAGATGGCTTCATAAGAAGCTACGGCACATGGGCTGATTCTGCGATTCCGCAAAATCTGCTACAGCCGTGCTCTCTGACGGTTGACACCCTTGGGTATTATTTCGACGCTACTCGTCCAACGCGAATTGAAAACATGCTTAATGACGACTCTTTGAACATCGGAGACACCGAGCTGAATGAATCAAAGAGGATTATTGAAAAGATAGTCAATAACAAGATTTCGAAATACAACCATCAGCCTTTGGCCATGCCAGACTTCGATTTCGGAAAACACTCCAAAAAGGTTCTTGTAATCGACCAGTCGTATGGAGACTACGCCATATCAAAAGGTCTCGCAGACGATTCAACTTTCAAAAGAATGCTTGCCGACGCAATAGACGAAAATCCAGATTCGGATATACTTGTGAAAACACATCCAGATTCGATGTGCAGAGGTTCTTGCCAACGGGGTTATTACCAGGGAATGAGCCGAAACGGTAGGGTTATACCGGTTACTTTTCCAGTCAATCCATATTCTCTGATAAACATTTCGGATACTGTATACGTATGTTCGTCCCAATTCGGATTTGAGGCTCTAATGGCCGGAAAGACCGTAAAGACGTATGGTGTTCCGTTTTATTCAAATTGGGGTGTAACCGAAGATAAGATAGTGGTGGACAGACGCAAACGAAAGAGAAATCTGTACGAACTTTTTTATATCTTCTATATTCTGTACACGTTTTGGTACAATCCAAAGACAAATTCCATATCGAACGTGGATGATGTCGTAGACTACATGATAGAGCTGCGCGATTCTGTCTCAAGATAAACAGCATTAGAGTCAAAAAACCCTAAATAGTGCCATATGCCTTATTTACGGCGAATGGCACAAACAGATGAACTATCTTGAGAACAGAAGGATATGCGAAGCATATCTGGCATCTAAAAACACAAATATTGACGAAGCACTGCCCGACATATTCAGAGTCGGAAAGTTCACAAACCCGAAGGACAAGAAGACCCACGGAAAATTCGTTGTCGATAGGGGACAGCTAGACACGTGGGGACACAAGGCAATGCTGGACAGGCATGGCGTGAGATGGGACAAATTCTCCAACAGCCCTGCCGCAGTTGACTGGGACGACCGCCCAAGGGCTGTTCTAAACACAAAAGTCAAGAAGGTTCTTGAGGAAATCGCTGCTGAAACAGGCGAAGATGCATCTGCCATTCCGGGAATTCTCGATACACTCGAAGAGGAACTTAAGAAGCTGATAAGCGGTGGTGGAGAAGACACCGCCGCATCCACAGTGGAGCTGCCTGACGGAAATCGTGTCAACACGAAGGAGCTTGCCGCAGAACTGCAAAACAAGCTCAGAGATTTCAAGATGACTCTGATGAATATAACTTCGTCGGACGAGTTCAAGAAAAAGATAAAGCAGATTATAGGATTCAGAGACAGGCTGGCCGCAAACGGAGGCCGTTTGTATTCGTTCAACAACACTATTCTTATAATGATTCAAGACCCGCAGGCCACTCTCGTGGAAGCTGCCGGAACGTGGAAACGCACATTCAAGAGAACGGTCAATGCCGATGCGAAGTTCATAACATTGTGCGTAAAGGACAGCGGAGGCGGATTCCGTGGTGGTTCGGCCGGAAAGTCTGCGGACAAGGAATTCATAACCAAGCAGTTCCTAGATGAAGTTGGAAAGAAATCCGTTGACGAACTCAATGGAATACAGAAGGATGTTCTCAGACGAAGAATACTCATGTACGGTAGCCGTCATCAGACATTCATAAAATTCAAGTGGGAATCGACGTTTTGCGACGTTCGCTTTACCGAACCAATGCCTGGCACGAAGGATGAATACCCAACAAAGACGAACGACGTTGACACAACCACGACAGACGATGATGGAAAGCCGATAGACATGAGCTGGTACGACGATACAGGCTATCCAACAAAAGCTACGCTTGAACTTGCCGAAGCAATTCGCCGCGTATGCAAAAATAACGGAATAGACTTCGGTGTCGAAGACATAAGGGGTGGTGCTCGCGGATATTCCGCAGAAAACGGAAAGAAAATCCGAGTTCTTGCAGGAGCCACCGAAAACTCAGACCTAGTTAAGACGATGATTCATGAGCTTACGCACTCTCTGTGCCATTGGCCTGGGTCTAAGTACTCCAAGAAGAAAATGTACGGAGACCAGGAACAGGAGGCGGAAATGACAGCTTGGCTCGTCTCTATGACATATGGATACGAAGAGACTACGAACACATCCATAAACTACATGGCGAACTGGGGACTCCACAATCCTGAGGATGCGGCGAGGGTTTTCGACTCGATGATGGCGGTAGTACAGGACGAGGTTCGCCAAATCAACGCGGAACTTGACAAGATTCGTTCTGAGAATGGAGGAATGGCAAACGAGTCCGTCAACATGGGCGAGAAGAATTCCCTCAGGGCGAAGATATTGAGCGGAACGGCGACAGGACGCGACATAGCCTCAATGCTCGGAATAGAAGCAGTGTACGACAGAAGCAAGAATGCCTCCATCGACGAGTCCGACGACATCTGCGAAGGATATACGGATTTGGAAAAGAAGGCATTTTCGATAGTTAAGGACATGCTCGGATGCGACGATTCCATAGCAGGATTCATAGTATACGAATTATCGTCGGAACAGGGTTCTCTTGAAGAGTTTGTGGCCAATCCCGAAGCATGGAGTGAAAAAATAGCTGAACGTGCGGAAGAAATTTGCAACGAGCTTTCTGAATAATATGAATTCCGAAACAATAAAATACATCTGCGTGAAGCTTGAGCAGCAAAGTTCCGAGCTTTTGACCAACGTTGTACGTGCAAAGTTCGGAAATAGTTACGATAAGCTGTATTGCGACCATCTCACATTGGCATATGGTGCGTCGCAGGTTGCAGATTTCGACAACTCGCTGTTCGGTTCCGCTGTTATATTAAACACGGAAGGAATCGTGTACGATATGAATTGCGTTGCAGCTCTCGTGAAGACCGGCGACGTTGAAGACATAGGCTGCAATAACGCGAATCCGCACATAACGATGGCCACAAATAAACGAACGCCGCCTGTATATTCAAACAAGCTTGCGGCAATGTACCGAGATGGAAACGAAACAGTAGGATTCATACCATTCGAAAACACGATTAGGGGGAAAATCGAACCTGTCTATGTCTAATTCAGTCGAAACACTAGTAAAGGCGATACAATGAATACGAGAAGAACAATCGAAAACGCATATAGGGGAGTCTACTACGGAAACTCTAAAGAAACCGTGAAATCTTCATCCATGCAGATGGAGAGATTCAACATAGCGGAATCCTACGGACGCTGTGTGAGACATAGAAAAAACGCGGAAGTGTCGAAGAACGCCTCCAAGTAAATATTCTGGAAACTAGAAATGGAACGGTTGACCATACAGAACGCATATAGGACGGTTCTTTTTGAATCGTCTGGAAAGGCGTCATTTGAATTTGTGAAGTCAGATGATGAGGTTAAGAAAATTCTCGATGACGCAAAGTCTTACAATGAAAATGAACGCTATAGTAGAGCGCAATTCGTAAAATACTTCAAAGACAAAAAGAAGAAATGGTACGGAATATTCAAGGATGGCAAATGCCGTGCTCTCTGTGTGCTGAAACACGTTCCGAACGACAGCGAGACAAAGGACATAATCCTCCTCGCGGAAATACAATCTTTCACGAAGGGCTATGGAAAGCGTCTCATAAATAAAATCCTTTCAGAGTACGAAAACGTGTGGTGGGCTGTCGATAAGGACGGTGGAAAGGGTCTTTTGGATTTCTACGGACAGTTTGGTCTGAAGAAAAAGACGATAGCCAAGTCCAAATGGACAAAGGGGACTCAACAGAACTTTTTCTATAAGTCGTCCGACAAGAGTCACGAAAAAAAGATTGTCTCTCTGATAGATTCGTTCGACATGTCTGGCGACATAAACGAATCTTTTGGAAACGACAGTATAGAACCTCTCTTCTACGACATGATGGACTATTTCGACAGGAATGGATGCATCTGCTCCCCAAGGCCGAAGATAGTTCTTTTGGATGAGCCGCAGGACGTTCTCGGAAAGACCGGAAACTACGACTGCGACGGTTGCATAATAAGGATATTTGTAAGCGGTCGCCATCCGAAGGACATACTGAGAACTTTCGCCCACGAACTTTTTCACCACCATCAGCATGTAGTTGGAGGACGCGAATTTGAAAATCTCGACAAAGATGGCACGATAGACGAGAACCCTGAGCTTGAAAACGTGGAGTCCGAGGCTTACAGCAACGGAAACGTACTTTTCAGAAAATGGTGTGACGAGAAAAAATCTCTACTTGGACGGGATACGGTGAACGAAGACTCAACAAGGGATGTTGACGAGCTTAAGTTCGACTCTGATGGAAATGGCTATTCCGTTATGACGAAAGAGGGAACATATGTTGCTTACATGGACATAAACGTCGGATATTCTGATGAGATAGCATCTAAATTCTCTGGCGAAATAGAGGATTTCGACGAGCGGTGCATGTCTTTCTTCGACCCATATTCGCTGATATGCAACATTGAATACATTCACGTGGAGAAGCCGTTTCGCGGTCTTGGATATGCTAAGATGATAGCTCGGAAGGCTTTATCCGACATAACAGAAAAAAGAGGAATATGGCAGTTTCTGATGAAAGTTCAGCCTGATAGCGGAACTTCGAAAGAGGCTGTGGTATCCCTTGCGAAGAAGATAGGGTTTACGGAACTTCAGGACACAGCTCGCGACGGAATGATAATGGGTCTGAAGGTCTAAACTGCTTGTATGGCGGTATAATTTAACCATTATGATACACATAGACAAAAATCTTCCGCAACCCGAAGTAGTAACAAACTTTGCTTTTTACAAGACAGTTGACAATGCAATAGATGCATACACAAAGGAAAAGCGCGAATACGTCTATAACGTTCATGAGGGAGTATCCGCTGGACGATTTATAAAATGGCTCTATGAGCCTCATGTTTTCGATGAAGTTATCGATGACGACAAAAAGGCAAAGACGGAAAAGGCAGTTTCAATATTGGATATGCTGAAATCTTCGGCAGACTGCAAAAATAGCGACAACGGGGAAGAACAGCTCTTGCATGAATCAACATCGTCATACGAAGACAACGATTGCGATTATAAGGCACTTCCATATGCACCAAACAAAAACGTAAATCCACAGTACTGGACTATGGAGGATAATATAAACAGGCTGGAAAGGCTTTCCTCCGACATACGAACGCTACACGAAGAAAAGGGATATGACCTCCAACGTCACATAGACAAGTGGGCTAGGGTTCTCGACGAGAGGGTTAAGTCAATCAAGAGAATGGAATGCGTACCCAACTTAAGATACCAAAGCCTATATGATGAAGCTCTCGCAATGGCGGTAACATTGCAGAAGATTGAAATGGAACTAAAAAACTGCGCACGTTGTAAGGGGGATGGCTCAAATGGAAGCTATAGCACAGACGACCTTCTAAAAAATCTCTGTGAGATAATGTACGCATCGGAAGGATACCACGAAAACGAGAAATACAAAAAGATTAATAAAGAAGACATTATAATAGCGAAGGGTATTTCTGATGGCTGAATTTGTCATGTTTTCCATTCTTGGCATTGCACTGCTGTTGTTTGCATTGATTATTGTGTTGTATTTCGTAGGAATCTACGAATCCCGACAAACAGAAAGCCAAAACATGAAAAAGCATAACATAAAGATATTGTTCGCATCCGTGGCAGTCGCAGTTTCAATGTTACTGTGCGGATTCTATGAAAAAGAAAACGGAATCGAGACTGATGCTTCTGGCGAGTTTTCGTTGGTGGAGATTTCAGTTCGCGGCGAACGTCATGAATATCTAAAGTATCATCTGTACCATGGGAGAAGCATTCTCCATCTTCCGAACTGCAAATACTGTAGACCAACTAAAGAATCCAAATAAAAAGGACGCCATCGCTGGCGTCCTTTTTGTTTCCATGTTTCGATTGATTAAAGATTTTCGATTATCGAAAGAATCGTCTTTTCAACCATCCCGCACGATTCGATGTAGTTCTTGACTACCCGCTCGTCAATTTCAAACTTTTTGTCAACGAGTCCGTGGAAATATCCACTTATCACGCAATCTACGTTTGATAGATGATATTCGAGCAAATACTCGTCGTCATTCGGTGTGAATTTCTCGGAAAGCCAATCCCTGAACGCTTCACGCTCTTTATCGGAGATTTCCCATAGAGGGTTCATAACCGATACGCTGTACTGTCCTGGGAAGAATCCTCCGAACTCCTCAAGCTTATTGTTTTCCGCAATATATTCGAAACGTTCCTTGAGCGTATGGACGCGCTTGGCCGTTTCCACTAACTTCATTCTTATTGTATTTTTGTTCATATCAGTTTCCTTAAGTTAAATTATACCTTTACGATATCAGTTTTCGCATTCCAATTATAATGGCCGGTTCCGGTTTTTGTAAACTCCTCTCCTCCGCCTGAACCTACCAATGCACACTTGAATTCGTTTCCGTCTTGGTCGCAGAAGTTTCCGCATACAGCAAAATCTGGGATGATGTAGTCGTTTTCGCCATAGTCAATCCGTACAACAGGCACTTCCTCATCTCCGCCAACTTTGCCCTTGAGAACAGTCAAAGTGTCAATCATCTTGTCTATCGTCATATGACAACCTCAGTTCCACATAGCTCCGAAATCTTCACGCAGGTAATCGAACATCTTGTTCTTTGCGTTTTCCTGCAACTCGTACAATTTTTCATAATCAATCAGGCTTTCCGTGCATTCCATAAGGGGGATTGGATAGTCTGACGGATTTATCCAGTTCTCGTCGTCAGCGGATTGTATGCCATAAGAAGAATAATATAGATACAGACGTGCGCTTTTAAGTATATTTTCCAATCTCGTCTTCCATAGTGCCATTGCTATGTTCATGGAAAGCGATGACTTCTGTGGATATCCGTCGAATTCAAAACCATTGGATTTTTCTATAAGCTCTGAAGCCCTTTCGCAGTATTTTGTCGGACAGCCGTGTAGGTTTTCAATCATTATCGGTATATTGTGCAGAAGAAAGTTAAGTATGCGGTCGCTTATGCTGAACGAATCGACATCATCATATCCCCGAAACATTCTTTGGAAAGCATATTTTATTTTATAGTATTTGTCTGAAATCCTGTCAAACACAACCCTGAAGAAAAAGCGAATTTTTTCGCTTTTCGTCTCGCGGCTCTTCATCTTTTCGTGCAGCTCGTGTATGGATTCCGCCCTATCGACTTCCTTGCCGTGCTCGTCTAGCTGTATATGGATTACGACATAATCCCAATAGTATTCTTTTCCAGCTGCACAATTTGCAGCCTCTCGATAAGACTTTGTTCTCTTTATAGCCTCTTCAGGATTGTCGGCTTCGAATCTTTCAACATCTTCAGTCTTTCCGTCTGCCAAATTCTTAAGATATATTTTATATTCCCGTTTCATCATTTTGCCTCTTTAAGTGGTATAATCATAAAAATGTTCTCTTGCGCATATTCAGGAGGTTCAAGCTGAACAGGCACCTCCTTGTACACAGGATTATAGTAGGGACAAATACCATACGAACGGTCTATCGTTCCATTGTCGTTGTATGTATACCCCACGCTGTTTAAGCACTCTTCAGTCTCTTTATTCCTATGGCTGCATCCGGGAAAGCGGTCGTCATTGCATTTTATTCCGACCTTCTCTCTTCTATGTTCAATTACCGCAGGTTTCACTTCCCTGTCGAATATCGACCCCATTGCCGAAATCGAGAAATATGATGGTTTCATTCCGTCGTCGCAGAAAAGAACCTCATCATTTCCAGAATGGCTTTTAAGGTATCTGTCGATACAGTCTTTAAGCTCCTCTACTGTCATCTTTGTACCTATGGCTTTCCATGAGCTTATCTATTTCCTTTTTGGTGTAGATAAGTCTCTTTTCAGGTATCAGCACGAATTCGTGTCCATGCCAATCAAACCCTCTATATCCCGTATTCAGGTCTACGGTGCATCCGTCTGGGCATACCCACCCATCAGGCGTTTCGCATGAAATTGTCACACGAAAATCGTCATCAAGACCGTCCAGCAGCTCTCTAAGTTTCTTTACTGTCATGATATTCCAATTAGCAGCTCAATTCAACAAGATACTTTATCGTGCATTGGTCGTCACGGTATACGATAATCTCGTCGTTTCGAAGGTCTGCACCTCCCTTTGCGAAAAAGCTCAAGCAGTTCGGATGCTTTTTGGTAAACGTGTTCCAGTTGTAGTCATAATACTCGTATTTGTGGTTTGCCGTATAAAATGACTTGCCCATGGCAACGTCGAACAGCGACAGAAATGCCGTATTAGAATACCCACGCGCCCAATAGCTTCCATTTCCGGAAGTGTACCCGAAACTTTTCTTCGCACGATTTGCGAAATACAGCCCATGGCCAAACATATGACCGCTTATAACGACATTTGTCGGGTTGAGAACGAGGCCAAGGTTGATGATGCTCCACCAATTCTCGTTTCGAGAGCCATGCCACAGAAGGTCGCGCTCATTGACCTTATTGTCACTTACGAACTTGTCGAACTTGGCCTGCGTCTTCTTGTTCACGACGCGCCATGCGTTCTTGAGCATAGAAGCGCACGAACCGAGCTTCTTCTTGATTATCTCAATCTCAGGTTTGTCGCATTCGTAGAACTCAAGACCCATCTTGTCAAGTATCGTCTCGGTCTCCTTCTTCTGCGACGAATCTGAAGATTTCTTTACCACTTGCGTGTTCTGAACGACCTGTCCCTTCATGACATCGAGAATGTCCTGCTCGCGGCTTATGATTTCCGCAAACTCCGATGTCTTTGTGGAGAGGTAGTTCTGAACCTTATCCATCTTTCGCGGAATCGTGTTGAACAGCTTGAGAAGCTTCTCGTTGAAATCGGCAACGGTAGTTATGCCGACAAGTTCTGACAATACACGCTGTGCCTCATCAACCATTGACTGCGTTACCTTGTTGTCAGAAATGGTGTAGTTTTCGCTGATTGCGACCTTTGCATATTTCTGCAACCTTTTGACGACATCCGCAATGGCTTTGTTCTCTATCTCGGCTTCTGTTTTTCCGCTGTCGTCGGTATTTTCAGTTATGAGTTCCTTTACGAGTTCGGTTTGGTCGATATAGCCTTTCCTCAACTTCTCGTTGTACTTCTTGTCCCAGAGAGACATCGGATAATCTCTTGTCTGCGAACTGCAACCAACCCTACCGTATTCGGCAGTCCATGAGCTTCCATGGGGAATCTGCTTGTAGAATTTGTTATGGTTGTCGGCAGTCACCATTATCAGGTAACGCGGCTTGATATCGGAAAGGTTCTCGTCCATTTCACCCTCCTATTAACCTACAATCATGCAGTGTACCGGACAACGATAGCATTTTCCGCCGATAAAGTCCCTTGTATCGATGTAGGGGCAGTGGAAATTGCTGTCTTCGTAACTCTTGTCGGAATTGTCAAACGATGTGCAGACTGTTGTCGTTGGCTGGGGCGTACCATCGGTGTATCGCATCTTGCCAGACTTGGGGTCTTCGTAAATGCTGTTCGGGTCAACACCGTTCGTAATGAGAACTTTCACAGTCTCTTCGGATGAAAGGTTGCTTTTGCAGACGAAACCATTGTCGTAGTGGTCGTAATAGAAGACCGTATATGTACCGCTGTTCTTGTCGAGACGAATCAGAACGCGGTTCTTATCGACGATATTCTCGTTAAGGAAATCAAGGTCATTTGTTGCGAACGCCTTCATGACAACATTGAACTCATTCTTTGTCATGTCCACCAAACGGCGGTGTCCATGAACAGACATGTTCAGATGCGCCCCCTTTGCGAGAATCACCTTTACGCTGTTTGGTATGTCGATACCCTTGAGTTCGATTTCGTAGAGTGTATCCTTGGAAATCGCATTTGACGACGAGGTTGTGTTATCCATAGTTTGCTCCTGTTAGTTGTTCAATTTGGCGACTATTATAACACAGTTTTCGAAACTTCGCAATAACAAAAAAGGAGGTGTTGAAAAACACCTCCATCTTAAGAAAAATACGAATTGCTCTTATCGATATTTACTTATTTCAGCAACCATAGAATCGGCAGTCTTCCGCAAAGAGTCGGCAGCGGCTGAAAGATAATCGAGAAGCTCGACGCTGTTCGAAACCTTCTCTATGCCATTTTGACTGATTTCGGCAATCTTTACAATTTGCTGTTCGAGAATTTTTGACTTTTCGCGAAGCTCTTCGGATTTTGGCAAAAGATTTGTCGTATTGGCCTCGTCAACCGAACCGCCGTCTGGGGTTTCAATTTCATCTGTCGGTTCATCATCTTCATTCTTAAACTGCTCAAGAAGCCCGTTTACGAACTTCTGACATGCCTCTGGCAGCTCTGCAAAGGAAATCCTCTTTCCTATTTTTTCGCAGCTGTCAAGATGCTCTACAGAAAAATCACCGCTGTAGGTTCCAAATCCCTGAGGATGAGAGGGGTGCTCGTCCATTCCCCAGGTCTCACCGCCATAGTTTGGAAATGTAACCGTATACCTATCCCATGTTTCCCCACCGTTGTCCCATATCACAACTTCATCGTCCATGGACTGGGCTGTTAAGGAAGAAGAATCGTTTTCAGATACGCCGCCACATTCATTTGCGTTATCGACGGACTCGTTTATCTGGGTCTTTTTCGAATCATACATTCCTCTATACGCCTTTTTTATAGAACTGCGTTCAAAATTGTTGATTGAATTTATCATAGTTAACACTCGTGCATTTTGAACTATTTAGTGTTTATAACGCATCTATGGAATATTTTGGGTCACATCTTCCGTCGGAATCAAGCTTTCCCTCAAGCTCCAGCTTGCATTCATGGAGATACTCCATGCACTGTCCGTTGATGTATCCAAGTTTGGCCAATGCGCTTTCGATGTCGATGGTAATCATGTCGTCCCATTCCATCTCGGAACATCCGTTTTGAAACAGTTCAAGCGCCTGCCCCACCAGCCTTGCTGCCTTTCCCAACTTGAAATTGGCAGATTCTATCTTTTCGACAGCTTTTGCCATTCTGTTTTCATTTTTCTTTTCCATGGAAATATAATATCATATTTGCGATATTTTGGGAATAGAAAAAAGGGGGCTAAAATAGCCCCCTTTCATTATTCTAAAATACCAATGCTATTTCGAATAACCGTTCGTAAAGCCATCCATGCCATCGCAGCTGTCCACAACCGACTGTAGTATTTCCATTATGCTGCTTTCGTCGTCTGGAGAATTCACCCCAAGAACAACATATGACTTCGATTCAGAATCGGACAACTTTGAATTTCCGTCTGGATTACCGTCAAGCGAAACCAAAATGCAATGGTTGAACATCTGAGCGATTCTCACCTCGTCACCGTCAAGGACAAGAAGTCCGTTATCCGTCTTTTCTGCGGAAACGTTGAAAGGAACAGAATGATTTCTCGAAGCTATCGCATTCGTTATGGACACAAGATAGTCCTTAAGCTCTATAACCATTATCTCCTTGTCATTTTCCACGAACTTTCTGCTTGAAAGGTGATAGGGGACGAATCCGCCATCTTCGTATTTTATGAAATATGGCATTACTCCAAAAGCGTATCCATCCGGATTCTGGTCAGGCATGGTGTTCGTCCAATCGCTTTCCTGAACCACGGATGTGTCGTCCGAAACTTCCGTTTCTCCGTTTTGAAGTCTATATGCTATTTTGCTGTAGCGTTGCGATTCCGAACCGTCGGTTTCCGATGCCGCAAACTTATAGTATTTTATCGCAGCTATCGGAGACTTCCATATTTCGTCTTTTCCGCCTACTCGAATAGCCACGGAGCCATTTGGTCTTGTTCCGTCGGTGACAAGATTCTCTTTCTTTAGCTGCTCATACTGCTTTGCGACTTTCTGAGAATCGTCTATAAACGATGATATCTCGTCCCACGACATCGATTTGCCATTCTTGAACCACGAAAGCTTCACCATGAGGGTATTTGTTCCGTCGTCCGAAAGTTCTCTCCACCCACGCTGTAGAGCTTTGAAAAACCGTGGGTTTTTCTGAACTCCGTTTTCGTATTCATAAACTACCAGTATGCTGCCGCCGTTTATGTAGAACATGGCTTCTTCTGGCACAGAGGAATCGAGATTGCCATAATCAACATTACCATCCCATTCATAGAAGTATTTCCTCTCAGATGGGTTTCCCTCGTCGTCATAATCCCTTCCTCCAAGAAGTTCTGGCTCATAGTATTCTTGGGAAATATCAACATCCTGTCCACGCTTCGTACTGTAGAATAGGCTTGGATTTTCCTCAATAAGCTTCTTGTCTGGAGAAAGGACATAAAAGCCGTAGTGCTTTGACGGCACTTCGGCTTCATACATTTTCGTATATGCTTCCGCAATCATGCGGGTGTTTTGCTCTCGTGAATACTGCATCGGTTGATATGATGTAAATATACACTATTTAGGGTTAGGTATACTGCGAAAACATGGTTGGTATGTTCTCAGCCTTCAGTATCTGCTCAACACCATCTATCTTTTGAGGAAGCTCCTTTGTCAATATGCATATTGCCAGACGCCTATAATGCTGACATAGCTGCTTGGCGCATATCCTCATCTTTTCATCGACCCTTTCGTCAACCGAAAGCCCATGCATCTGCTCCATCTTGAAGATGGCCGTCAGAAGCTTTTCGTGGTTGTAGTATTTTTCTATCTTAGTTGCTTCGTTCATCTTTTTTTTCCTCCATAATAGAGAAAGACCCCCCGAAGGGGGTCTTCAATGTACTGTTGTTTTTATCCTATGGTTGTGAAAACTATCTGAGAAGATGTTCTGCTTCCGACACCAGATGCAGACGCTTCTCTTCAAACTCCTCTTCAAGCGAGGAAAGCTTCATCTTGAACTCAGTCTCAAGCTCGGATGCCATATCGGAAATCTTCTTAAGCACATCGGCGTTCTGCCGTATAATCTCGTCTTGTTTCTCTCTTTCCGTAATTCCGTTGTTTCTCATTCCAATCCTAAGTTCGTTCCAAAAATAGAACGAATAGTCATCCATGTTCGGATTTCTTCCTGTGATTTGTGAAAATCCTGGAAACATGTAATCTGCTATGTCGTTGTCGTCGGTAAATCCCTCAGAAATCTCGCCTTTCTTCGCAGCTTCCCCCTTGTCGGATATCTCGTCAATCGCAGTGTTTAGATTCGTGCTTAGGTCTGAATTCTTGTCATAGTCAATGGAACCCTCTATTGTTCTAAAAGGAGTTCCGTCGCTAGACAGAAGAGATAGAGAATAGTCGAACTGGTTTGTCTTTTCGTTGTAGCGCATCATTATTGACATGCTGTCGAATATTGCACTTACGCTTCCATCTTTGGATTCGTATCCTTCGTCTCTCAGAAAATCACACCATTCCTCGAATATCTCGCTATTATCTGGCGGACGCTGTGGTATGTCGAAATCGTCAGCGTCTCCTCCTGCATCTACATATTCCTTTTCTAGGTCAACAGATTCGTTTACGGTTCTAAGTCCCTTATACAGATTTCCGTAAGCTTTCTTTATCCTGTTTCTATCGAATATGTTTATTGTATTAATCATCGAAAAAATCTCGTTTTTCATTATTTAGTGCAGCAAGGGCTTCTCAAATTGAAAGCTCCTTGCGCACCTTTCCAACATACTCGATTATCTCCTGTTCTGAAACGACCTGGTAGTTCCAAACGTCGCAACCGACATTGATATTGAGAATGTTGTGTTCCTTGTCGTAAAAATGCTTCCACGACTTGTGGACGTGGCCGCATATATGCAGACCGAGAGAACGTCCTCGATGGGAATGGAACGTTCCTCGCGCTTCTCGATAGTTTGTGGGATAATGGCCTACTGTCACATCCCGAAACGAGCATACGTCCATGACCATTGACCTTGCAGGGTTCTTTACCTTGTTGTTTCGGTCATGGTTTCCCTCAAGACAGATTACTCTCGCGTCAAACTTAGCAAGGTATTCCCTCGGATTCTTCTTCGAGCCGTCAACGCCCCGTTCTCCGCCATAGCATGCAAAATCGCCAACATGGATGAGAACATCAGAATCAACCTTGACCTTCGTCTTGATTTTGACAGGCTCTCCATCGGCTGTGACGGCATCGACGATTCGCTCTTCGAAATATCCCTTTGCCCTCTGGTTTGCGAACTTTATGAGGACTTCGGCCATCCTGTCAGCACTCTTGAATGGTCTGTTGCAGTACTTTAGAATGTTCGGATGGCCGAAATGGTAATCTGCTGTAAAATAAATCTTAGACATAGTATTTCTCCTTTGTGGCAGACATTATACCACAAAGATGAAAATACCGCAACGGTTTATTTTATCTATTCGTTTATCGGTACTCTTTTATCCGAAATCTTTGACGATACAAGTTTGCTGAAACGGCTCATCATCGCGAAAACGGCAACCATGGAGTATATTGAAACGATGCTTCCAATAAACGATAGTGCATATGGAAGAAGCACCAAAATCCAGCTCCAGTTGATTATGCCTGACAACTTAAGACCTATGAAAAGAAGCCCAAGCAGCTTCATGTGGGTCAGGTTTCCGCTAATTGTTCTCCCCATCTGTGTCGCAGACGTGAAGAACACGTCATTCATTTTCTTCAGGTTCTCTCTATCTTTATCGTCCATTTCGCATTCCTAGCTACAGGCAAGTTTCGCCAGAATCATTTTCTATCCTATTTATTGCGTATGCACACTGGTCTTTTGATATTTCGCTTCCATAGCACGTCATCCCCAAACGCTTGCATGCTACAGCTGTCGTACCAGTTCCCATAAACGGGTCGTATATGTTCATGCCAGACTTCCCGTAGATTGCGAGGAGTTTCTCGCAAAGTTCAGACGAATACGTCGCTTTGTTCAACTTGCATGCGCCGTCATTGTTCGCAGCGTCTATGAAATTAAACACGTTCTCATACATCTTCTGTCCGGTCTTTTCTCTCACAGAGACCACTTTCTTATTGCATACGAAAGTTTCAATCTCGTTCTTTCGCGCAAACACAAATACCGGTTCGAATATTCGAGTAAGCTTATTCGGAGACGTATTGTTCGGCAAAGCGGATTTTTTCTTCCATCCAATCATATCCGCGAGCGAAAAATTGGTGTGTTCGAGAATAGCCGCAACCGTAAGGAAAAGCATGTCGCGTCTTGTCGATGAATATGAAATATTGTAAAGAATGCAACCATCCTTCTTGAGAATCCTGTCAAAAAGCTTGAACAGCTTTATAGACCACTCTATATACTCTTCGACACTGAGGTTGTCATTGTACATGTCATACCTGAGGGACGGGTAATATTTTGGATTGGAGTGGGTTTCCGTCTTCAACGTTGCCGTTGACTTTTTCCCTGCCCGATTCGACGTGCAGTATGGCGGCGACGTAAGAACGATGTCAATCGTATTCTTGTCGATGTGTTTTTCCATGGTATCGGTGCAGCTTTCATTGAAAATTGTTCCATTGGAAAACACATACTCAAGTTTCTTAGGCTCTTCCGGCTGTTCTGCCGTTTCTGCACCATCAATTGAATTGGAGGAGCTGTTCTCTTTCGAGACACCGCTTTTGTTATCTACAGGCTTCCAAGCCTCTGCAAAACTCACAGGCGCCTTCGGTTGCTGCTCTATTGACGGAATTTGGAAATCATTGTCGTCATCAAGGCCAAATTCGTCAGAGCTTATAGGCTCGCTTTTTGAAATAGTCTTCGGTATTGCCGCTGACGACTTCTGCTTCTTCTGCTTCGGTTGTTTTACGACACCGGAAACAGTCTGCTTTTCCATATCAGGTTCGTTGGACTGAACCGTTTTTTCGGCCGGTTTGCTGTCACAGACGGTTGTCTTCTCTATAGGAGTCGAATCGTCGGAATAATTCGTAAATGTTATATTACCATTCACGATTTGTTTGCATCCTGTGCAAAGGTCTGTGCAGAAGTTATTGCATGAATCGCAATTCATATTGTCTCCTTTATCTGCGACCATTATAGCACATTTTTGCTATTCTGGGAACTATAAAAGTTCCAAGGTGGCACATGTGGCTGGACTCGAACCAGCAGTTGCTTTCGCCACGGATTAACAGTCCGCTGCCTTACCATTCGGCTCACACATGTATATGGTCTTTGGTCGGAATGGAGGGATTTGAACCCCCGACGGTCTGCTCCCAAAGCAGATGCACTACCAGGCTGTGCGACATTCCGTATTTGGCACCTCAGGCGGGGCTCGAACCCGCAAACTTCGCCGTGAAAGGGCGACGGCTGTAGCCAGTTTGCCTACTGAGGCTTCTCGGCTGATTTTTACTATAGTTTCAAGACGCCTTTTTCTCTAGTTGTGAATTAGCAGTTCAGTTAGAAAAAGGAATTGCTGCAAGCGTCTAAAAATGAAGTGGCGTTGCCCTACGCCTTAGTCCGGGGCAGCCCGGCAAGATGGCGGCTTTTTACGGAAGATTGAGGCAATCGAAACCGGAAGGTTGCATTGTGCAGCAGCCTACAAGTATCACCGCCGTTCTCCAAAGCAAGGGGACTCACACCCCTAGCCGAACGTCGAATAACTAGTCTCATGGTTTGAGTATAGTATTTTGCTGTAACCATCTAACTAAATCAGCCATAAAATGTCAAAGAACATGTCGGAGAAACTTTTTCATCCAACGCCGCCCATTATAGCATAAACGTCGAATTTATGCAATAGTCTTTTTCAAGATTTTTTGAGAAGCTAGACTATTTAGTCTTTTCCAATATTTTCTGTGAAGCTCTATTTTGTCGCTTGCTGCGAAATCGACCTCTCCAACGCAATCTGGAGATGAATAATCCGTATACATGGCAAAATTCACTCCAAAAAGAGAGTCGGCATTCTCAGTCAAAAATCGTTCAGTCCTAGCGTAAGTATCGTCTGTTTCTTCTGGAAATCCAACTATTATGTTTGGTATGACCTTTATTCCGTTTTCAACTGCGGCAGAAATTGATTTTATAACCATCTTTTCGGAAGACGGCTTTCTGTATGCTGCAAGTATCTCATTATTGAACGTCTCCACTCCTATTTCGGCAACCACAACCCCAATATCCTTAAAAATTTTAGATTTTGATGCAAGCATGCCTGTTGTCGTCTGTACTACGAATCCCCTGAACTCCGTATTATATTTCAGTATTTCCTGCTTAAGTCTTTTGAGTATCATGTAATTGTCGGCCTGTCCAAAAGTCTTATCATCTATGTATATCAGCTTGAACTTTAGTGGCTTGAACGACTCGACTTGCTGCATTATAACATCCTCAGGCACAGATGACATTACATGTGGTATTATGCAAAACTTGCAGTTGTTCATGCACCCATATGAAAGAGTAAGTCTTGGGAGAACCGTCCATCCATCAAAAAGAGAATAATCAGTCCCAAATCGATACTCCAATCCCATCTTCCGTGCAGTTGAGCACATGTCATCTGCACACATTACATTTATGTAGTTTATCTCAGCTTCTTTAATCCAAGAATCATATCCACCAATAAGAAAAAGTTGTGACGGACATCTGCTTATGATATCATTCGTGAACGATTTTGTGCAGGTCATAACGGAAAACAAAACAAAGTCGTAATTTCCATTTCTGATTTCGTTCACAGCCTCGTCAGTAGAATGGTGAACCCAACATATTTTTCTTTTACAGTCCTTTGGAAGGAAATAGCACACCTCAGCAATCCATTTTGGTATTTCAAATGCGTCAACCATCCTATTATATCCAAAATCGGAATATGTGGAATAGAAATCGTCCCAATATCCGTCAGATACCTCAAAACGGGGGAACATGGAATTTGCAAACTGAACGAACAGAACGTTCATGGGTAGTTTTTCCAAAGGGCTTCTGTCTTCGTCTTTGGTTTACCTGTTCCAGTTATCGTGTTCACATTGAACGTAACCTTTGTAAAGCCGTTCTGCTCAAGTCTGTCGTATATCGGATGTTCGTATCCTGAAATGAGAATCTTGGCATTGCTACGTATGCAGCAATCAACGAAGCTTTCATGCCATTCGTTGTTGTTGTCCATCTTGTACCTAGTTGCGCCGCGAGTGTCCCATACATATGGAGGGTCGCAATAGAGAAAACAATTTTCCTGAGAAAACTTGTCCATCAGCCCAATTGCATCTCTATTCAATATTAGAACGCGAGACAGTCGTTCGTGAAGTTCTGGCATCCTGTCTATGGCTGATAGATAATCGGATACGCTTTTCGACATTCCACGCCTAACTACCATGTTCAGGCTTATGCCACCTATACCGTTGTGGCTCATCCTGTTCATTACGAAGAAATATACGGCCCTGTCAATAATCGAAATTGAATCATCCTCAAGCTTCTCTTTCGCTTCCCTCCTTTCATCCTCGGAAAATGGGGTTAAGCTTACCCTTTTGAGAAACTCATCGTACATCTCACGATTCTTAAGAACCTTGTACAGAGAATACACATTCTTTTCAAGGTCGTTGTAAATCTCAATCGGAGGAAGGTAATCCATGTGAAGGCCGACGGTGTATGTCCCGCCGAACGGCTCCACATAGATTCGATAATCCTTCTCTTTAGGAAAGTTCTCCAAAATTGAGTTGAACATTGTACCCTTTCCTCCGAAATATCGTATTGGCGCGTTCATTTGTCGGCCTATTGCAGCTTCATTATGGAAATCGAATCACCGACAGTCTCCGAATCCTCTGGATGTTCATCCTTTTCGAACAGAGACTCAAGTTCGAAGATGTGCTCAAAATCAGAAGACTCGGTGAAAACCTTGAAGTCGTCGGCTATCTCGTGATACTTGGACATCCTCATATTATACGAGCGAAGTATCTTTCTGCTGATTTCCTCAGGTACCTCAAATGGCGCATTTAGCTTAGGCTCAGGTTCATCTGGATTGACATCCAAAAATTCACTGATTACCTGTAGAACTTCACTCTCGTCAAGATTGCTGTACTCTGTGGTTATAGAATGGTCGAGTTTGCGATGTTTCGCGTCAAACTTGAGCTTTGTCCTACTTCTATGGATGCTTTTTACGGAATACTTCATTAGACATCCACCACGTTGTCGTTATTTCCGCCGAATCCACCCTTTGAGAACCCACTGAACGGACCATTACTCCCCCCAAACATGTTCTTTAGGTCTTGTTCCGACATTCCGCTTGCCGGATTGCTTCTGCTTGAACTTGGATAAATCACCTTTGCCACCTCCTCATTGACCTTGTTCAATTCGTCCATGGAAGTCTTTATCGCATCTGAAGAATCTCCCTTCGCAGCTTCACGAACCGATTTTACTGCCGACATAACTCGGTCATACAGGTCATTTCCAAGCCGTTCCTTGTGCTCGTTTGCCGATTTCTCGGACGAATGAGCAATCGCATCGGCGTTGTTTTTCAATCCGACAAGTTCCGACCTCTTCTTGTCTTCGTCTGCATACTTCTCTGCGTCGGCAGTCATCTTGTCTATGTCCTCTTTGGACAACCCCGATGAGGCGGTAATGGTAATTTTCTGCTCCTTGCCGGTTCCAAGGTCTTTCGCAGCTACACTGAGTATTCCATTAGCGTCGATGTCGAAACTTACTTCTATCTGAGGCACTCCGCGTGGAGCAGGCGGAATTCCATCAAGCCTAAACCGTCCAAGAGACTTGTTGTCGTTTGAAAACTTTCTTTCGCCTTGCGTGATGTGAATATCTACAGCAGGCTGGTTGTCCTCAGCCGTTGAGAAAATCTGACTTTTCTTCGTGGGAATAGTCGTGTTTCTCGTTATGATTGGAGTTGCAATTCCGCCCATTGTCTCGATTGAGAGTGTAAGCGGTGTAACGTCGAGAAGAAGGGTGTCCTTGACCTCACCCTTTATAATTCCGCCCTGTATTGCAGCTCCCATCGCGACAGCTTCATCTGGGTTTACTCCCTTCGAAGGTTCTATGCCAAAAATATCCTTTATTTTGCGCTGTACGCATGGCATTCTCGTCATTCCTCCGACGAGAAGAACTTCGTTGATTGAACCTGCTTCTGCATCCTTTATGCAGCTATTTGCAGGAGCAACAAGCCTGTCGATTACGCCATCGCAAAGCTCCTCAAGCTTTGAGCGGGTAATTGTAGCCTCAAGGTGCTTCGGCCCTGTAGCGTCAGCAGTTATAAACGGAAGGCTGATTGAATATGTGCTTTCGGTAGAAAGTGCGCATTTCGCCTTTTCCGACTCTTCCTTGATTCTCTGCAACGCCATGTTGTCGGCTGACAAATCAATTCCGTTTTGTGCCTTGAAATCCTCGATGAGCCACTTCATGACGCACTGGTCGATATCATCTCCACCGAGGTGTGTATCTCCGTTCGTGGCTTTGACTTCAAACACGCCATCGCCAACATCGAGGATTGAAATGTCATATGTACCGCATCCACAGTCGGCGATTGCCACGACACCGGACTTATCCTTGCCGGAACCATATGCCAAAGCAGCTGCCGTAGGCTCGTTTATGATTCGCAAAACATCAAGCCCAGCTATTCGTCCGGCATTCTTCGTGGCCTGTCTCTGCGAATCGTTGAAATATGCTGGCACCGTTATTACGGCCTGAGTAATCTCTTCTCCAAGATACGACTCCGCATCCTTTTTAAGCTTTGCGAGGATAAACGATGAAATTTCCTCTGGCGAATACGTCTTTCCGTCAATTTTAACGTGTGCATCGCCATTTGCAGCCTCAACGACTTCGTATGGGACAAGCTTTGCCTCTTCCGTAACCTCCGAGTATTTCCGCCCTATAAAGCGTTTTATCGAATACACGGTGTTCTTAGGATTTGTAACGGCCTGCCTCTTCGCGGATTGGCCGACCAGTCGTTCTCCGGTCTTTGTAAACGCTACTATTGAGGGTGTTGTCCTAGCACCCTCTGCATTCGTGATTATAGTTGCACTTCCACCTTCAAGAATTGACATGCAGGAATTTCCTGTGCCAAGGTCTATTCCTAGAACTTTGTTTGACATATTTTTTCCTTTGTTGCCGTAAATTATACCACAACAACCCCATGTACGCAACAATTTTTTGTAAATTGAATGTAGATGACATGTGGTTGGGGGTGGAGGATTCGAACCTCCTCAAGCTGAGTCAGAGTCAGCTGTACTACCATTATACTAACCCCCAATGATAATCCGTGGTTGTCCCGCCGGGATTCGAACCCAGACCAAAAGACTCAAATTCTCCTGTACTACCTGGTTATACTACAGGACACTTTGGATGGTACGGCCAGTGAGAGTCGGACTCACGTATCCCTGATTAAAAGTCAGGTGCATAACCGTTTTGCTATGGCCGCATATGGAGACGGCTGAGAGAATCGAACCCTCATTAAAATGGTTTTGCAGACCATTCCCTATTCCAGTATTGGGTAAGCCGCCATAGCAAGACGCATGTTAGGCGATTTGTATGAATAAACCAAGGTTGAAGATTGCTGATAGCGTCTTGATGGTAGCCGATGAGGGAATCGAACCCCCGACATTCTGTGTGTAGGACAGATGCTCTAACCTGCTGAGCTAACCGGCCATATGGTAAATGGTTCGGGATGAATGAATCGAACATCCATACCCTCCGTGTCGAGGAGGGACTCTTGCCGTTGAGATAATCCCGAATTTCGTCGAAATGGTAGGAGCACGGGGAATCGAACCCCGAACCCGCAGATTAAGAGTCTGCTGCTCTGCCAATTGAGCTATACTCCCATTTTTGGAGCTGAGTGAAAAACTCGGATTTTCGTAATCTCCCATACCAAGGGAGTGCCTAACCTCTCAGCCAACTCAGCTGGAGCTGGATGGAAAACTCGAATTTCCGTGAGCTTCATTACGAGTGAAGTGCCTAACCTCTCAGCCAATCCAGCAAATGCTAGACATAATTCTTTTCGCTGACCAGAGTCCTAGCCATTAGACGAGTTCCAAGTTTCCTCGGAGCGACGGATTCGAACCGCCATAACCGGTTTGATAAGAGCTTTAATTGCTGTTTATGTCTATGGCACTCCAGCAGGGAGTTGAACCCTGGTCTACTGCGTGAGAAGCAGTCGAACTTACCGTTATTCGACAGGAGCATTATGGTGCAGACCTTATGAGGACTCGTACCCCACCCCCAAATTTGCGAAAGTTCCTTTCGAAACCCGAATTTAGCATACACGGTCTGCATATGCAAGTGTTTTCTTTCTCGGAGAAATGGCGGAGAGAGGGAGGTTCGAACTCCCAAGGGCTATTAACCCCACCACCTTTCCAAGATGGCTCCTTACCAATTAGAATATCCCTCCATTTGGCGGAAAGTGCAGGATTCGAACCTGCGGAGCTTTTACACCCTCTCCGCTTCGAACGGAGTACGTTAAACCACTCTGACAACTTTCCATTAGAAAGGGTTTTGGAAGCCTGTCCAGTCAGAACGTTCCGCATTTTGCACCTGCGCGTTATGGAATCGAACCGTCACGCCGGAGACTCGAACTCCTGTTCGATGCGTAAGTACCTTTCATCCGAAATGGTCCGATGGGTGGGAGTCGAACCCACGTCCGAAGAATCACAATCTTCTATTCTAGCCGTTGAACTACCAAAGGGATTTGGTGGTAGTGACGATTGGATTCGAACCAATGAACCTCCGCGTATGAGGCGGGTCTAGTAGGCCACTGTAGCACATCACCACTCAGAAATCACAAGACGCGAACGCACAAGGCGTAGAAATGTCCGATGCTCTAACCGCTGAGCTACCGTGCGGGACGGAATCACCCGTTTGCCGCACAGGTAGGATTTGAACCTACGACCATCGGATTAGCGTATTCCTGTTTTGTTGCAGTTTCACGTCTTAGGAATTTTGCCTCCCCCTACGGTATGGGAGAAGACTTTGGAGAAGCCGAATTTGTCACAACAGCTATCTTAAGTTCACTGATGTGCCTTGACCATGGGAAATCCCGAAAGTCCACGGTGCCGGTCATAGACACGGCTGGCTACGCACCTACCGTTGCGCTACGATTTTTCTATGCTCGGTAAATCGAGAACCGCAAATGGAGCTGGGTGAGGATTCCGAGACCCCATTCTCCGTCTTACAAGGACGGCGCGTTAACCGTTCAGCCAACCCAGCATATTGGTGGAGGTGGCGGGAATCGAACCCGCGTCCTATAACTTCGTTCGAAGACTTGCTACAATCATTCATCGTGTCATCGATTTCGGGTTGGCGAGAGACACAGACCTCGTTTCCCCTATAGCCTTGATGTGCCGCCGCGCTATGAAGGCCAAACTTCGCGAAGCCGCTCCGATGATGAAACTACTCAGGAGCTATCGGAGGTCATTCCCTTTCGTCGGCTTAAGCAGCCATTCTGTAATCGTTGCCGTTTACTTTTTTTCGCATATGCTTTAACGGGCATCATGCTTGTCCGAATTGCCATCTTCTACGGAATGATACAGTCGAAAACCTGTTCACCCCCAAAGTGTTGCGGCATCACCTTAATCCTGCTCAGTCACGCCCAGCTCATTCTGTCTGGAGGTGGGATTCGAACCCACGGTCTTGCGACATGCCGCATTGGTTGGCGATGATAGAGTCGAACTATCGTGAGAACGGTATCAGCGTTCCATAATAACCGTTATATTAATCGCCAATTGCTAGTTTGTGGTGGGTATGGAGGGATTCGAACCCCCATGCTTTCGCAACAGAACCTAAATCTGCCGTGTATGCCATTCCACCACATACCCAAAAAGACAAGATGCCATATATACGCGCTCTACCAGATTGAGCTATAGACCAGCTTTCGCCAGTCCAACGGGATTTGAACCCGTAACCACGAGCTTACCAGGCTGAATGAATATGCTGTTGGCATCTTTGAAATAGCTTTGCACCGATGCCCTTCGGCGCGTTGTGTCCCGTCGGAGACACCAAGGCAGTTTTCGCTTTTTACAGAAGTACGTAGCAATCGAAACTGTCAGCATAACAACGCCATGCTTGATTGATGCGTTTGACGGCTTTAACCCGCAGTCTGGGTATTGTTTAGCATTTTTTATTTACAAAACAATGTTTGCTGTATCTGCCTTAGTTTGGTACTAGAGATGGGATTTGAACCCATATGCCGAAGCCGTGGTATTTGAAGCCACTGTGTATGCCGTTCCACCACTCTAGCATAGTTGGTATTCCGAGACGGACTCGAACCGTCAAACCCGCATTAGGAGTGCAGAAGTTTGTCCTGTTAGCTTATCGGAACATCTTGGTGCTCCAGAGGGGATTCGAACCCCTACCCCGATACCGGGCTGGGGGTTTAAGCCCCATGCGTACTGCCAGTTTCGCCACAGGAGCTTCGTGGCGGAGAAGCCCGGACTCGAACCGGGAGAGGCTCTTAACCCCACGGCTTAGCAAGCCGCTCGAATACCATTATCGCACTTCTCCAATTTCATATTCCGAAAGAGTCATTATTACCGTTACGATTTATCAGAGTTCCATGGCCACGCCGACAGGACTCGAACCTGCAATGGGAAAACTCCCGTCGGCTTAGAAGGCCGATGCCTTATCCATTCGGCGCACGGCGTGATGAAATTGGCGGTGGCGAGGGATTTTCACCCTCCGTCTTGCGGGGCTTTGGGGATTTTTTAGTACGAACGAATTCAAGGCGAGAGCCTATGGTCAACTGGGACAGAACTTGCATTCCAATCCCAATCCAAACTCGCCAACCCCAGGGTCACCTGGCTCGCTGCGTGAAGATTGTCAAGAACTGCACACACCTTTTGTGACACTACTTGCTCCTCGTTCCCTCGGAACATGCCCTTTATTCTGTTACATTTGAACTATCCACCATTGAAAATCTTGGCAGTGACTTTTACACAGCGTAGCCTGCCTCACTCACACTGAAACCAGACCCATTCAAGGGATTTCATATCGCGTCTGGCAGTCACGAAGAACTGTCGCTACATGGATATAAGTTCCACTGCTCTCTGTGTCGTTGTTCTCACAGCTCGACCATACCACGTTCGTATGGGTTTTTGCCAAGGTGGTTATCACCGAGGATGGTAGGCATGGCAGGAGTCGAACCCGCATTTGTTGGCTCTATGTACTTAAGAGCAGCTATCACCGTATACGCGCTACATGCCAATGGTTGAGAGGGGAGGGTTTGAACCTCCAATGCCATATGCGATTAGTGGTAATTCCATGAGTAGCTAACTCCTTGACCACAGACGGAAACCTTAAGGAACGTTTTTACAAACCGTCTATTATCGACAATGGCCAGTCCTCGAAAGACACTGCATCTGCTTTTCTGCCACCTCTCTGGTTGCTAGGGTAAGAGTCGAACTTACAGGGTGCGTTAACACAACAGATTTACAGTCTGCCCCTGCTCCCTACAGGTCTACCTAGCATCATCATGGAGCCCTGAACCGGATTCGAACCGGTGTCTTCAGCTTGGAAGGCTGACACACTAAACCACTGTGTTATCAAGGCAAGGCAAGACTCGGTATTAGCGTGATTGATTAACTGTCAATTGCTTATAGCTTGTTGCTGTATGAGTCTTAAAGATTGAAAACAAGTCACCAATTTAAATCTGGATTCGAACCAGAACCTTCCGCCTTTCGACGGACGCACTAACCAATTATGCTATTTCCCCAAATGGTGGAGAATTTTAATTGCTGCATGTGACTTATCTGCGTTGTCCGTCTTCGACGGGCTGAGCGGGACGCAGCACTCCCAATGGTTCATACGGATAACGGGGTGAGCGACACCCCTCCATCGTCCGCCGCCTCCATCTGCCTCGGCGGTTGCAAGTCTGCAAAGGCTTTCGCTGTTAAAACCATATCGATTATTGCGTCATTGTCTGTTGACAGAACTTTGAATTCTGCAAATCATCGATACAGCAGCCGTTGCATGAAATTAAATAACTAGACGCCTTCTTTAAAGCTCTACCACTAAGCTAAACCGCTTTGCCGTGCGGTTGCGGGATTCGAACCCACGCCTTTTCATTAACAGTGAATTTTAGAAGTTGAATTGCTGTGTGCGTCTTTCGGCAATGGCAGTCCCACCGGGACTTGAACCCGGAATACAAGGTTCGTAGCCTTGAAGTTTATCCAATTAGCTTACAGGACTATTTGGTAGGAGCGAGTGGATTTGAACCACCGACCAACAACTTATAAGGATGCTGCTCTCACCGGGCTGAGCTACGCTCCTATCTAACAGAGCTTACGGCGAGCATGATAACGCAAACTAATGAAACGGCAACTTAATGCCGCGCTGTGGCCTCCTTGGTAGCGGAGGGTGGAGTCGAACCACCGACCTTCAGCTTATGAGGCTGATTAGCTACCGTTGCTATACTCCGCATGGTGAGTGTAGTGGGATTTCACACCCACATCTTTCAGACGAACGCTCTTCTTGAGCTACACACCCGTCTTCATCTACATTCAATTGTCAAAGAACCAGCTTCCTTTCGGAAACGCCGCCTATTATAGCACATGACTGCGTTTTTCGCAACCAGTTTTTTGAAAAATTTTTCGGAGATGCCGCAGTTGACTGTTGAGAACACAGCCATCTCCGAATGGTGGACACGGGCGGAATCGAACCGCCATCTCTTCAATGCCATTGAAGCATTCTACCACTGAACTATCGGCCCATTAAATTGGAGCCCCGATACAGTTACGAACTGATTCAATCCTCCATTACTGGGTGGGATTGACATTCCCCGTTATGGAATTACCGAAGCAATGAGAATGGTGGACACGCTGAGAATCGAACTCAGGTTTTCCCGTTGCGAACGGGATGTTCTACCACTGAACTAGCGGCCCATTTCAAAGTGAAGCTTGTCGTCCGACGCACGTATTTCGACGCTAACTCCTAGTCTCGCTTCCGACGTTTTTTGGCGAGTGTTTTTGAATGATATTTGAATATCAGAACTCGACCGCAGAAAAAATCTTTAGCCGTTGATACCTCCTTCATGCGCACTGCATGATTACGAGCCTGCTTTCGCTTTCGGCATCGATGGGATTCGAACCCCGACAACGGCTAAAATATCGTCCTTTCTCGCCGAATCTTACAACGGCCTCCGAACTTTAGGACAACGTTTGCTACCAGCTCTTTGCCTCATTTAAACCCGAAGGAAGAGCGAAACGCGGGTTCCTCGCGATTGCGAGGTTGAGCATGGAGTCCTCCACCAGCTCCTGATTTACTATTGAGCTGTCATGCAGAAGCACATGACAGCAAGGCTTTAGCCTAAGTTGGTGGACACGTGGGGATTCGAACCCCGACATCAACCTTGCAAAGGTCGCATGCTACCATTACATCACCGGCCCATTTGAATTGGCACGGACTGCTTGAGTCGAACAAGCTCCTTCGGTTTTGGAGACCGAGGCACAAATCCACATATACCAAGTCCGTATTCAGTATCACAAGAAACAGAGAAGATTGTGAGGACTCTTACCCCGGCAAGGAGAAGACAAGCGGTTCATGAGACCGCCAGCCGCATTTCTCCACGGATGCCCACCTCTCAGGGGTGCCGTTTGCTCCGCATTGGCCAAATGCGGTTTAGAATGGCGGGGACTACGGGGGTTGAACCCGTCTCGCCTCATAGACAGTGAGGCATATGAAGCCGCTCTACCAAGTCCCCAAAGCTAGATGCGGAGCCGGTTCTCAATCGAACCGCTTCCACGCTCGGATTTCTCCGAATCGCCTTTAGGAGTCGAACCTAAACAAACCGTGATATGAAAGTCGCTGTGCGCATCTAAATCGTAAATTGTGGAGCACCAAACGGGACTCGAACCCGTAACATCCTCCATGGCAAGGAGGTACTCTGGCCGATTGAGCTATTGATGCATCTTTGTGGTGCGGAATATTGGATTCGAACCAATACGCCATTTGGCAACGCCGTCTGAAGACGCCAAGTCTACCAATTCCATCAATTCCGCTCTGTGGTGGGATTAGAGAGATTCGAACTCTCACCCAAAAGGGACAGTCCCTCAAACTGCTGCGTATGCCAATTCCGCCATAATCCCATTACCAAGGCGCGTTTTTGTGCTTGACTGTTCCCTAACAATTGCATAAAATATTGTTGCTGTATGCGCCTTTAAAAGAAACTAGACTCGCTTGACGGTCTATATTTTATGTGTTTACCGACAGATTCACGTATGGAGCACACTAGTGCGGTTATGGATTGCAGTTGACGAGTCTGGCATGCCGACCTCCGAATGGGACCTGCTGCATATCTTATTTATTTCGCACAGGCTTCGCGGACCTTTCCGCGTCTGTTCTATGTATCCCCTAAAATATTTCGGGTGCGCACTCATTGGCAGGACTTGAACTCTGCAAGGGAATGGGCTTACGTCCTAAGACGCATCACCAACCAACCTTCCATCATGGTGAATGACCGAACGAGTTACCTCTACTCTCGTCACTGAGCTATCGTTTGACATTAAGCGCACTGAGTTTTACTCCTCATCGGCGTACATGCAATGGCGGAGGGTGAGGGACTCGAACCCCCAAGACTTTTTACATCCACCGGTTTTCAAGACCGGCTCCTTACCATTCGAACAACCCTCCATTTCGTCGGTTGCGTTACCGCAACCGAACGACAAAGAATGTTCCGAATCATTGTGGACTTCGGACGGAAGAAACCCATGTTTCTTCTCCATAGGGTCGTTAAACCCTAGTCATCTACATTCAATTGTCAAAGAGCTAAAGGCTTTCGCCTTTTTTTTTCAGCTACGGCGACCATTATACCACACTTGGCATTTTGCCGCAACAAGTTTTATAGAGTTTCTTTCTCTTTTGGTGGAGGCGGTTGGGGTCGAACCAACACCGATGGATTTTCAGTCCACTGTACAGACCGGCTATACGACACCTCCTCTTCAACAGTTAAGCCGAACCCTTTCGGATTCGGCTTCTGATTTTGGTGGAACTATTTTATACCTTTATCCCATTCCTAATCAGAAGCCCCTTTCGCCTATTGCATATGCCTTGGATGCAATATCTGAAGAAAGCAGTCCCTGCACAAAGCGTCCGAACGAATCCGCTTTCGTGGACTCTCTGACGCCGCATGCTGTCATAAAACTATGTTGTACTTTCTTCATTTGCAGTTCCTATTTAGTCTTCGAACTTTTTTTTCGTCTAACGACTAAAGAATTTCCGAAAACGCCGACTATTATATCACAACAGTAAGAATAATGCAATGGTATTTTTTTAACAATCGCAAACTTCATCAACAAGTCCAAATTTCAAGCATTCGTTTGAGTTTAGATAGCAGCAATTATCAGACATAAGCTCACGTATTTTCTTTTCAGTAAGCTTAGTGTGCGCGGCATACATTGAGACTATGTTGTTGAAATGGTCTTTCTGCCTCTTGTGATTTCTGTCCAATTGCATAAAGGTCGAGCTTGAAGAAAAGGTTTCTCCCAAATGCATGAGATTCTTTGCGCATTTAAACATCTTTCTCTCATCTCCGACTACTGAAAGTATGCTTGCACAGCTATATGCAATACCCATGTTAAACGTGTTTATCTTTATTCCGTTTGATTTGGCAAGCGAGACCAAAGACAATATGCTGTACAGCTCAGAGCAATACCCGCCATATGAATTGATATAAAAATCAATTTTTCCATTTTTTAGGGATTTTTGCTGATTTATAATCTTTACAAGGTTTGGCACGATGTTCTTAGATATAGTATCGTCAAATGCTCCAAGAATAAAAACGCTATTCCCGTCTACATAGTTTGTGCAGTTCTTTTCTATTGGCTCTGCCGCCTGCTCGTTGGAGACTGTATTGGATGGCTTGTTCTTTTCGTCGTTTTTCATAAAATTCCAATTATATCATCTATATGGCAAAGATGATACTCTTCATTATCTTTTATAACTTTCGTGCTCCCATATTTCGGCAGCAGAATGGTATCTCCAACCTTTAACTCCATCCCAGTATCGAGATGCTCATCGCCAATGTCAACGACAACGCACTTCATCGGTTTCTGATGGAAATCCTTGGGGAGAACGAAATTCGTTCCCCCCACTGTTTCCTCTACAGAAACTCTTTTTACCAAAAGATGATTTTTCGACGGTCGAAGACCTATCGACATGTCAGTTGGCATTAGCCCCCTCGCTCGCCTTTGGCATTTCGCCATTATCAACATTTGGACGCTCCTGTCTCATCGCACGAAGCTTTTCGACATATTCAGGATGCTCCTTGATGAATGCATTCCATGCTTCTTCATCAGCTTTGTCCATTGCCTCTTTCTCTTCCTTTGTTATGATTTTCCTTGCTATTTCATCAGGCACGGAATATGGGAAAGAAACCTTCACTCTCGAATGGGAGTTCGTGTACCACGTCTTTCCTTCATCATCGGAGAATGCGACACCCTCTGAATTTTCTGCGGTGGAGTTGTCCCCCTTTTCACGGAAAATGCTGAAACATCTCTTGTTCTGCTGAATGGTCTTCCCATTATTTTCATATACATCCTGCCACTCGTCGTCTTCTCCTGTTAGCGGAGAAAGCGGCTTGAACTTGGACAAACGGGAAAACTCGGCGAGAGTGAATCCTGCGGAAAGCTCTGAATGCCCCTGCTCGAACATCAGCTTTAGAAGCTGTGTGACGCAATCGTGGACAACTTTTCCATACTCCTTGTTTGCCTTCAGCGATTCGCGCCTTTTCTCGTCCGTCTCCTTATCGTACTGCTCCTGCCACTTCTTGTCCATTAAAGCATATTCGTTTTCTACGAATTTCTTTATCGTCGAGTCTTCCCATCCTACAGGCTTTTCCTGCTGAGGAGGCGGTTGTGCGGGATTCGCCATCATTCCGTTTTGTGTGTTTTCGTTCATGTATTTTCCTTTGTCGTGTATAAAAGAGTCATTCCTGTTTTATGAAGCCATCCTGTAAAAGTCTTTTTGCATCGTTCTCTGAATTGTCCAAGCAAGGTATTTACAGGTATCGAATTCTTCTTAAGCAAATTTATGAAAAATCCTTCTATTTCGAATGGATTTTCAGGAATTGAACTGATGATATCGTCATTCCATTTGTGTTCTTTCAGAAAATCAGCAGCCAATTCACGGTCAATTCCGCTTTTTGTATCGCTGAACAGCATAAAACACTTGCTGCTTGCGTATTTAACGTCAAACGGCTGTGTTATGAAATGCATTCCGTTTTTGGTCGGAAGTTCGTAAACTGCCGCATCTCCTCTTTTCGATTTTGCCAAGCTATCATAGATTGCCATTCGAATGGAACTTACGCTAAATCCCTGCATATTGTCGCTATCTATGTCAACTACCCAACGTTTGCGGTCTTTGTCGATACCTGTCGTGGAACCCTTTCCACAATATGCAGCCCTTATGAGATGCTCAGGCTTTATTGTCGGATTTTCGAGATTGTCGATTGTAATCCTCAGAAGATTCGTCATGCACGTCTTGTTGTTTCGTACCTGTGGTATGATGTATGCACGTGCATTGTTTATACGGCAAAGTTCCTTCACGGCAGTCTCTTTACTGTCGAAGTAGTCTACCGAATTGATATAGTATGTTCGGAGCAGTCTCTGCTTTTCATTACTCCCAAGTGTGTTTTCGAAACCTTCGCTCTTGCAATCCTTCGGACGACGCAAAATATGAAGAACATACCTATCGGTATTCAGCCTAAACTCCAGAAGGTTTCGAATAATCTTGAAATTGTCGATTTCAGCCATTTTTATTTTACCTTTTCTCACTGTTCTTTATCATTTCCCGTATGGCATCATACGAGATAATTGACGAATTTTTCTGCAAAGCGTCGTTTTCCTCAAAAACGTTCAATACATGCACTCGCGTCTCACGGCTACCGTACACCGATGAAATCTGCCCCATCTTGCAGTTGAAATGCAATATCCTCAAACACATGTTGAAGAGTTCATCAATCTGTCTTCTGTAATCAAGGTTCGTGTCGCGAAACTTGTCATCGACAACCTCCACATCATCGCACATTCTCAAAGGAATCCATATAATCCTGTCCAGCATCCTCATCGAATATACCGTTTTGTCCCACATGTCATCGATACATTCGTCACTTATGCAATTCGTTCCATACACATTGTGCCATAGCGTATACACAAATGCATCCAGAGGCGTTCTGTCGAGTATGGTTCTCATGGTTTCGGTCTTTTTCGAACATGAGATAACGTTGTCGTACAGTGTGTCGAATATTATCTTTTGGCACTCTTCGTTTCCGTTTCTGTTTATCTCAAGTCCAAGGGACTGAATCTTGGCGCGATAGTCAACGACGCTGCTTTTGAATCGAAGCATCTTATCCGTCCGTGTCTCGGAATCGGCTATTACATCGGAAATGAAAGTGGATTTTCCTGTGTTCTGAGTTCCAACTACGCCATATACAAGCTTTACTGGATTAGTGCCTATTCGCATTTTTCTTCTCCGCGTTCTTTATGATTGAAGCCGCCTTTTCCGAACATTCGTGTATCGTCTTCTGTAAACTGTCGTAGACCTTTCGCTCCACATATTTTCCAGATTCCTTCAGCGTTTTCACCTTATTCCTCGCATCATACGCCTTTTTGCAAAGCGAATCGTATTCCTTTTTCGCATTTGCGCCAATTTCACGCGGCATCGGAAGCGAGAATGTCCGCATGTCAATTTCCATTTTGCGGTCCTTGTCACAGTTCTCGCATATGTACGAAATCCAGCCTTCCGTCTTTACTCGCTTCGAGTATTCGGTACCTATTTCGGTTCCACAGACTTCACATGTGTTGAAGCACTTTTCCTCTGCCTTTTCGATGTACTCGTCTGCCATGCTCTGCATGTACTTTCGTATGACATTTCTCTCAAGACTCTCGACATATAGTTTTTCAGAAAGCCAAAGAGAAATCTCGGAGCATTTCTTGGAAATCCAATCGAGAATCCTATGGTTCGTAAGAACAGATTTATACGTTCCCGGATGTTCTAGGTTCGTAATCTTTATCCAGCCGCGCCCCTTCTTCTCGATTCTTGAATTCGCTGAAAGGATTCGCTTTCCGTCTTTTACGTCCTTTACGAACTTTGCAGTTACCTTTTCCGTCACGACTTCCGAATATCCAGGCTTGACGAGAACATTCTTTCTCACGAACCTGACATTCTTGCGGATTGCACGAATCACGGCATCAAATGGAAACGTGCAAACCTTCGTCACAAAATTCTGACGCTCGTGTATGTCGTAGTAAAAACAAAGAGTACCGAACTTCTCCTTTACCTGAACGGCCTCAATCCACAGTCCATACTTTTCGAAATATGTCTGGTTCAGTGCTTCAAGATTATACGACAGTTCGCTAAGAACATCGTACCAGCCTTCTCTACACTCCCATCCGAACGACATAAGGCTTTCGGTAAGAGGCTTTTTTGTGCCGCAATATAGCATGCGGCACGTTTTGAAGGCGGTTTCACGCGCCTTTAGCAAATAGTCTTTTCTGTTCATCGCGGTATATAATACCACAATATTGCCGTTTTGTCAATGATGTATTTTTAGGTTCTGCGATACATCAACCTAACTTCTCGAAGAATCTTTCCATCATAATCAACAGATTCCGACAGTTCCTTCAGGTAAAGTCCCATGACATAGCTAAGATTCTCTAGGATATACTTTCCTTCGCTTTCTGTCTCATCTTCACATTCCCCCCATTCCCATCTATGGTCGGTAATCTTGTAGCTTCCGTCGTCTTCCTTGTCAACGAACAGGCATAGTCCATCCTTGTTCGCTCCGCGTTTTCCGTAATTTGGCATGAGGTCGGACAGTATCTCTATAAACCTGTTGTCAAGAAGCGACTCGAAGTCCTTGTCATATTTTCCATTTGCTAGATACTTTGCAGCAACGTTGATTTCTTTTGCTTCATCCTTTGAAATGAAATATTGACTCATCTTTCCGTCGTATGGAAGATTCCAATATCCGGAGAGTTCGTCGAACGACGACGAGAAATACTCGTCAAACACGTTTATCCATATGCTTTTGTCAATTGTGTTATACCAATGAGCATCGTCGAGATAGATAAATTCAGGAATGTCAGGCTCTGTTGGCGGAACTACATTTCCTAGTCCCTTATAATCCGTAGATAGTGTCTTTGCCCTTTCTACTGCATATTCAAAGTCTCTCTGATATGAATCGAGGGCTTCCTGTATTACTTTCTTATCCTTTTCATTGAGGGAGAGTCTGTCATCCTTACGGATAATCGCAAAATTTGTCTGCATTGACATGATTGTATTCCTTAATCTATATAAAGTATACCATAAACCACAATAAATGGGAATAGGTAAAATTTAATTATGACAGACAATTTTGATTCCTTTTCTGAAGAAATAATATCGCTCGCTGAAAAAGCGGAAGCAAAATCTGGTAAAAATTCAAAATCCACGATTGTCTCCCATGGGATAAACTTCGATTCTAATGAAGAAGCTGACGTGTATGAATGGATTCTTGAGGGCGAAAAACTTGAATTTTTGAAAGATGTAGAATATCAACCGTCTTCGTTTGAGTTATTTGAAGGTCTTAGAAACGAAAAGGGGAAACTTGTCGTGAGGCCGCATGTATATACGGCAGACTTTAAGTTCGTCCTTACTGATAAGTGGAGAGAATTTCAGAAAAACAACAAAATCAAGATTTTCCACAGGCTTGTGCCAGACGACGGAGTTGTGTACATAGACGTAAAAGGTTCATTCAATAGATTTGGCGGAGATAGAAATTTTGGGGTAAACAGTAAATGGGTTTTGGCAAAATTCGGAATATACGTGTGGAAAATAGAACCAAAAGACCTTTTTTCGAAAACATGGCTTCCAAAAGAGTGCATTTTCACCAAAAAGACAAAAAAGCAAAGTAAAAAGTATTCCGCATTCAAGACGTTTGATAATCATAATTTCATACTGTAAATCCTAAATAGTATCACATTACCGAAATTGTGACAAATGGAAATTACGGAAAACTCGTCGCTTGAAGAGATGTTCAATGCGTTCATCTCGGATGAAATGTGGGCTGCGCTAAGCTATAAGAATGCCGCATTCGTCTCAAAAGGCAAAGCTTTGAAATATTCAAACGGAATCTTCAATGATAACAGCGATGAAGAGTTTGAACACATGGAAGAACTTGTCGATATGGCAAAGTCTCTAGGAATCGTAGTATCATTCGACCTTTCCGATATGCAGAATAACTGCACAACTCCATATGGCCCACTCAACCCAGACGAGGATACAGGAAGATTGGTTGAAATGTTCATAGACGCTGAAAAGAAGGCCATAGCCGGATATGAAACAGCATTGAAGAGCGAAGCGGTAAAGGAAAAACCTGAATTGTGTCAGTTTTTCGGTGAAATCTGCAATGACGAACATGCTCACCTCACAGAACTTGAGGACTGTTATAGCAATATAGTTCCTGAAGGGGAGCGTTTGTCTAAGATGGATTCTGATGACGAACACAATTCTGATGATTCTGAAAACTCGGAAGAGAAGAATGCTTCTGATGAGTTTTCGTCTGAAGATGCTTCGACGGAAGTTGACGACAAATCTATTGAAAACGATGACTCGGACGAAAAAACGCCAGAAGATGATTCGGATGACGAAGACGACGACGAAAATGAAGATGAAGATGACGAAGACGATTTTGATGAATATGATGAATCGGCAATCACGGAATCGTTTGAGACCCAGCATAGGGTTTCAATGGTTGGACTCTATAAAAACGCATTTGAATCGGTTGTTGGATAATGGGGATAGCATCAAAGATATTTGCAGAAGCGTTTAGCTGTCAAAATGACGTTCAGGAAGCTAGATTTTCTGAATCCATAATGGACTATGCAAATGGTTCGTCGCTCTGCGAAGAAATATGGGATAAGACTGACTCCGGGTATGTCCTAAAACCTGAAGTCAAGGAAAAAGCTCTTGAACTGGCTAAATGGGCTATTGACAAATATGGATTAAAAAATCCTACAGTGCGATTGATAGGTTCGATATGTTCGAATGCCTTTACTGACGATTCAGACCTTGACATACACATAACAGACACGTCTTTGACCCTTGAAGATAGGGAAAAAATAAACGACAATCTCGGAAACGAATTTAAATCCACGTTTGAAGAGAACGACCAAGATAAGTTCCTAAGCCACCCATTCGAATTGTACGTGCAGGAAAACGAGTTTCGAGACCTTCTCTCCGTTGGCTGTTACAACCTCGAAAACGACGAATGGGAATCAGGCCCAACGTTTTATCCAAACGATTACGACCCATTCGGCGAATACTATGAAAAGATATATTCAACACATGGAGAACTCATAGGAGAGATACGCGACTATATTATGTCCGTTCTCGAATATGTTTATACAGCCGGAATTTCCTTGGAAAAATCAAACGAATCGTTCAAAGAGCTTTTTGGAGACTTGTCTTCTGAAATAGTAGAAAACGCTAAGGCTCTTTTGAAGGAATCACGAGACATGCGAGGCTCGCTGACAGAACCTAAATCAAAAGAGGAAGCATTTGCCACAAAAGACCGAGAAGAATGGAAAATAGCGGATGCGACATTCAAGCTTCTCGGAAAGTTCGGCTATATTTCAGTTCTCAAGAAAATATCAAAACTCGACCAGAATTCCCAATTGGATGAGTTTTGTTCGAACCTTTCCGAAATTTGCGAAAAAAGACTCTTTAGCAAAAAGGACACAACCGATGAAAAAATTTCTGTACAAGATAAAGGCTAAGTTTCTCACGATATTCGGAGATATACGTATATCGAAATATCCGCCATTTCTTTTTTACGATGACATATCGTATAAAATGACAGGCGAGCACATACGGCAGGCCATTTCCGTATGCAAACCTGGAGATATCGTTCTTAGAGGATATGATTCATACCTCGATTCGTTCTTCATAGCGTCTTCAAGGAGCTATTCTCATGCGGGCGTTGTTGTTGATAACGGAAAAATAATCCACTCCATCTCCCCAAAAGTTACTAAAACGGATTTGATAGATTTCATGCAGTGCGACAGGATTGTAGTTCTTCGTCCTTGCAAACATACTGCTTCTGCCGTTGCAAAAGCCGAAAAATACCTAAAAGACGATACTCCATACGATTTTGGATTTACACATGGTTCGGAAAGTCTGTACTGTTTTGAACTTGCCGCATGCTGCTATCCGAAGCTACAGATAGAAAAGCTCACTGCATCAATTTTATTTGGGCTGATAAAGAAAAAGGAGCCGGTGTATCTTTCAGACAGCTTCTTCAATTCCAAAGACCTGAAGATAGTCTTTGAATACAATCCAAAGTACAACATAGACTACATCAAGGAATAGTAAATGAACATTGGCGTTTATGTCACTTCCAACTATGCCAACTATGATAGGCTGTCAAAGATGCTGACAACCTACATACGGAAGTACACGACATCGCCGGTAATACTTACAGCACTTTCCCCCTCTACCAAGCCGGACCACGGAAACAATCTCGTAAAGAGGTATGCCGACGAAAACCACATACGCTGCAAGGTATACGAAACGGAGTGGAATAAGTGGAAAAGGTCGGCAGGTTCAATAGTAAGCTACCACATGAACCACAACTCCGAGAGGTCATTCGTCTTTTGGGACGGACTGTCAAAGGGATGCAGAAACTACCTTAACATGACAAGGCGCATGAGACGGCCTTGCGACTTAATTCGAGTGAATCCTAACGACGGTGTTGAAACGTCGCCTTCGGAACAGGAAAAGAGAGAGCTTGAGCTTGCACAGGCCGAGCAGCAGAAGCTACAGCAGCAACAGCAACAGCAGTCCGCTCAGCAGCAGGCCGCGCAGAGTGGACAGTCTGACCAAACCACACAGGCTACACAGGCTGTACAGAATTCGCCATCTGCCGAAACACCACAAAACGGCCAGCAATCTCAACAGTCACAAAACACAGAGCAGCAAGTTGCGCAAAATGGAGCTGTTCAGGGAGGAGAGCAGACGGCATCCGCAAATACGGCGCAAGCCACAGAACCGCCACCTACGCCACAGCAACAGACGCAAACGGTACAGCCTCAATCTCAAACTGCGAATATGCCAACGAATGCGCAAACGGCATCTTCCGCCGAAACACCTGCCGACGCCAGTCCAAATTCTCCGACAAACTCTGCGTCAGCCCAAACTGCCTACACAAACGCGGAACAGGAGACTACAGAGTCTGAGCACTCGATAGAGCAGCTTGTTGGAGATGAGCCTATAGAGAAAAAGAGCTGACATTAGTCAGCTCTTTTATCGATGTTTGATGGTTATCTTCTCTATTCAAATCAGTCGCTAACCGTATAGTTACACAACGGTATTCCACAGTCCTTGAACTTATCATAAAGGTCCGAGAACGCCCACGGCGCATTTTTGTTGAACACCGTAAGTATCGTCCAAGCTATTGAACGTGCGTCAGGGTGCGCACCCTTATCGCATCTAAGTTCGAAAATCCTTCTCCATTCGGCTATGTTCGTTGACATGGCCATGCTCGTTGCAAGCCCAAGAGGTAATGCATCACGCGCCATTTGAGGGAGAACGTTCTTTTCGATGAGCTTCAGATAACCGCTATAAGCGGCATCGTATGTGTTTTGGAGAGAATCAAGCCCCTCCTGGGGAAATTCCGTCGAAACCACAAACTCCGCGTTCTTCTTGTTGAAGTTCACGTATCTGGTTGATTCTTGCGTGTACGCGGTATGTCTGTGACGGACAAACTCGTTGGCTATCGCTCTTGAGCAGTGCAGAATGACACCCCACACTGCGTGTTCTGTGGTAGACGTATGTCTTGGGCCTGCATTTTCTCCATTTCTGAAAAGAAGCCGCTTCATAAGCTCCTCGTCACGCATTCTCGTCTCCTCGTCCGTCTTTCCTAGATTTTCGGAGCGGTATGCGACACGTGTGCATCGTGCTATCCTCTTTAAACCCCGGTCCCAGTCTTCTTTCGTGTCGAGAAACTCGACGCTTTGATGTATCATGTCAATCATTTCTTTGTTCCTTGTTTTAAGATTTCAGAAAAATTCGTATAGTCCTTTCCGTCGTTTCCGATATTCGTTTCTGGCGGGTTAGCTATTACCGAATCAATATATTTTCGGATGTGGTCTATGAGCTTTTCCATTTTAGAGCAATCTTCAAGAGCTGCCGACGTTTCGGCTACTGCCGTATGGTATAACATGCTTGCGACAAGAAAGGAATAACCCGATTCGAAAGACCCAGACTTCTTGTGAACCAATCTTGCTGTCTGGTAGCAGTCATTAGCATATTGTAAAGTATTACGCATTTCTGATTCAGGTTCTCCAAACGAATAATTCCTGAATCCTGTAGGTTTTCCGCCAGAATCGAGATAGTTTCCAGTCATAAGGTACTTTCTGAAGCATCCTACGCAAAACTCCATCGATTCAAGCATCTTTTTCGACTGTTCATACCTTTCGAGAAGAAAGAGCAACGTTAGCTGAGCGTAGCACCAACTCAAGTATCCTGCAAATCCTGCCCTCTTTGCGTATGTGTATTCCACCATCTTGTCAAGTTGCTTGAGCATGGTGTCTTCGTTTCCTGATTGTGTGACGTATGTGTCAGTCAATACTTCACGAAGTATCTGAGAACCGTCCAGTGTCTCGAAATTCATTGCGTTTCCATAATCCGTCGGACACTGCTTTATCGGCGAATTCGCGTTATTTTTCTCGTTTTCCATATTATCCGTCTATTCTCCAATCTATCGTTTTGTAAGTCTTCGGAAGTGCCTTCATGAGATACCAATAGTGAAGCCTCTTTTCCTCTATCCGTCGGTATGTACTCTGTATCGACGCCATTTTTCTAACTACAGAAATATCGTAGCATTTGCTCAACGCCTTTTCGACACCTACGTTTGTATAAACATCGTCGAAGGTTGGATTGTCGAGATGCTCTTCGAACAGAGCGTCCGACTTGTCTGTAAGTATATTGTGGAGAATTAAAAAGAACAGGTTGTTCCCTTCGTTCTTTCGAGCCTGGTAGCTCTTTTTCTTAACAGGCATTGTCGTCCTTCTCCAGTTCCAGCTGATTCTTCAGCTCTGTTATGGCATACTGCAAATTGAAATCGTTGAAGTGGTTTGGAAACCTTGCGTATACTACGGCAAGTGTATTTAAAAGCTCCTTACACCTCCTAACAAGCTCTTTGTGCAGCTTGTCCTTCCTGTCTGATGAATATCTACTTACGCAAATTGCATCTTCAAAGTCAAGGCCGTTGGAATCTATCTTAGTGCGTATGTCCGACGCTATCAGAGATGCTGTTCTTGCGCTTATCTTTCTCTTGGAGTGAAGAACGGAATCGTCTGAAGACTTTTTGCAGCAGTCTTCCAGTTCCCGTATATATCTTTTAAATTGCTCTGATGTCATGGCGTCAACTGTAGCATATTATGCTATCGAACTCGGATTCGTTTATCTTGCGCTCTATTATATCATATTCCTTGAACTTCGCAATAATAAAATCCTCTTCTTCAAAAGAATCGTAGTCCACGAGTTCTCCGTCACTTTTCATCGAACCCTTCAAATCGGAAAGCGTTGTCTCTGGCATCAGAAGATAAATCTCGAACTTTATTCTGTCGATTCCGGCCTTCTTGAACGCTTCCGTCTTCATGAACGAATGCGCAATCTTCGTTACAAGAATCTCCGTGAACTGTGGCATGTATACCACCATCGGAAGGTTTATGAACGGGTCTATGAAAAGGGATGGCGGTATGTCCGCAGTTATGTTAACGCATACCCCGACGAAATGCTTGTTCGTTATGTACTTCATGTTCTTTATGAAATACTTTACGGTGTTTATCCCAAGTTCTTCGAAATATTCCATATTTATAAATGACCGCTTTTTTTCTATGAAGAACGCAAGTTCCCCCCTTATATTGTACCCGCTCCATAGCTTGCAGTTCAGACCGTTGTTGCTTTTATGATATTCCATTGTGTCATTGACTGCCGTATCGCTAACTTTTGCACAATATTCAAAGAGAGAAAATCCGCTCTTTTCCTTGAAAATCTTTTCAGCTTCCGCAAGAGCATACATGAACGCCTGTACGGTTTTTGAAGAATGGAAAAACTTGTAGCGTCTCAGAAAATAGTCATCAAGCAAATCAAAAATACCGAGAGTTCCTGTTTTTGTGCTTAGACTGTATGTTCTTGTAAGAAATTTTCCGCCATCAGCTCCTAGCTGAACGCATTTGAAATATACCAAAAGATTATTTTTCGTATTGTTCACGGAAACATCAACGACAACCTCATCTATTCCGTCGTTTCCTATAGATTGAGACTTTTCGTTTATCGTCGAAGATGAATCGTTTGAGCTGTTCTTTCCGTTCAGCAAATAATCGTTTCCGTCGTCATCTTTTTCGCCGGTGCATGTCAATATTTTACTCATCGACAGCAATTATAGCATACAACCGGACATTATGCAACAAAATTACTGTGAAAAAAGAATGTCGTATACATCATTTATATAGCCTGAAACAGGATGTCCCTCCATTGTGGACAGCGGAGAGGAATTATAATAGGAACTTGACAGAAATTCGAGAAACTTGTCATATTGCTTTCCGCTTTCAGAAGACATGGCATAAAAACAAAATGTTTTTATTGACTCAGCACTGTCTGTTATAAAAAATTCACGTCCATATACGCCAGGATTTACACCGTCTTCTTTCTCCTTAAATGGATTTGACGGTTTATAGTATCCATAATATGCGGCTACATCTCCTGAAGTCGCTCCAAATGCGTTATAATTTTCGCTTGTTGACGCTATTGCCCAATATTGATAATTCCAATTGGAAACATACCTAGAAGTCACCTCACTGTTTTCATAGGTTATATTTAAACTAAGTTTATCATCCTTTATTCCATATGATTGATTAGCTATATTAAAATTTTTTCCATTAAAGTAGTTGTATGCATCTGCTGGCGGCAGTTCCGTTGGATAATATCTCTCTATGTATCTTGATACAGTTTTAAGTCTATCTCTAATAGGTAAAAGAACTATGGACGAATTGTATCCTATATCAAACCATGACGATAGATACTTGTAGATGGAATCGGACATTGCTTTAGTTTTATATCCTGAAGAGAACTTTACTCTAAGTTTATCTATTTTCGATTTTATTTCATCGTAATTATTGTTATTTTCAACAACGGAAGTTTGCTTGTCCTTTTCCACAGATGAAAATAACGTCAAAAATAGGCTGTTTATTTTGTTTTTTCTTTCGAGAAAATCTACAAAATTTCTGAAATTAAGCAATTCATTCACCAAATACCACGACCAGTCTTCATTGTTGATGAACGTAATAGAGTCATCGTCTATTTTTATTATCCTGTTTCTCCTGTTGAAACCCTTTTTGATTCCGTCTTTTTTGCTGTACGTAAAACACTTGTTCAATAAGAAAAAATTTAAATATTGCTTAAGATACAAATCATGTTTGTCTGTTATGTCTACAAATTCTCCATTTTCATAAACATATTCTTTATCGCCTGTGCTATAATGGTTGGGAAAATATTTTGGAGATTTTATCTTATTCAGTTCGTCTATGTTTTTTACTACAACTAGATATGTTTCATTATCATAATATTTTTTTCTAAAATTTTTAACAGTTAGTTGCGATATATCAACATAGTCTCCAGTTTTCAATTCGTCTATAGTCATCTTGACATATATGTTCAAGAAATCCATGACATCATTCCACAAAATGGATGAATCTCCTGTTGGAATGGCCATTATGAAATTAAAAAGTTTTTTGTTGTCCTCTGAATAAGGACCACTAAGCGTTTCTAATACTTCATATATTCTGTCTTTTTTGGTCATACAAAACCCAATTATGATGTTGCAATTGATGTCGGTGCTTGGAAATATGCCGATGAAAGAGCTGGCGTATTGCGTAATCTCAATATAAAATTTGAAACATCTGTATTTTTAACCGAAATGAATTTTTCTATGTTTAATCTTGAGTATATATAGCTCCCGATATAATTGTCGTCAATATAAACTATGCTATTCCCATTAAATGAATACGTATTCCCACTTGGTAAATATCCATCAGAATTTGACCATGCAAAATCTACTCTTATTGGATTTGTAGATACTGAACTGACTGTTGCTGATTTGGAATCTCTATAAATTTCCGAAGATATGGTAATGGAATTTGAAAAATTCCCAGTTGTAGCTTTTGATACCGATAAAACATTTTTATCAATATCAAGATAATCAAATATCGGCAATGATTCGGTTGAATATATTCCATAATCAGCTTTCAAAGAACTTACTGCTGAATATATTGGATAATATTTTGAATTCGTCAAATATGCAGAGGCTGAAGTATATAAATTACTAACCCTTCCACCAGTATTTTTTGTAAGCCAGGACGTTTTCCCCCATAAATTATTCATTGGAATGCGAACATCAGTGTGATTCGTTAAAATGTTGTATTCTGCACTTGTGGGAACCCATTTGCTATTCCAAAGATAGTTATCTGTAATAAATTTTATTCTACCAGCACTTGCGCTATCATTGGTAAAAAATAGAAATTCTCCACGACCTCCGCTAGATGAATAAAAAAAGCTATTATTATATGGTTTTTCATCAAACTCATCGTATTTATCTTGCCAATAATTTGTATAACTGTATGGCAGAGTTAGGTAATATCCTACTCCCCATGTAACTATTTCGATGTTATTCGGTGCTGCCATAGTGATTTATCCTTACAAAGGCGGAGATGTAGGTGCTCCCACATTTCCGGTGTGCATATGCCCTATAAACGATTTCCCTCCGATGACGGAATCGACAGCAACAACCTCCGAAGCGTTTACTGTTAGATTTGAATCTATTGTCGTTGCCCCTGTTATGTGAACTGTCCCCTTTATAAGAGTATCTCCATACATGTTTATGTTGGGAGACGTTACGTTTGTCACGTTGTTAGACGTTACATTTGTAGTATCCGCTATCATGTTCGTGGTCGTAGATGTCAGATTGGCTGTAACTGCCGTGAGATTTATGGTCTCTGCATATCCGTTGAGTTCCTTTTCTGCGATTGCCGTTATGTTCGTCGCGCTTGCCGTTATGGTATGGGTAGTCTTGTCCATCTCTATGTACATGCCCTCCCAGTATACCTTGCATATGTTGTTGTCAAACTTTCCTTCACTGTCGGTGGTCTGTCCGAACATGACAGGTCTCGTTATGTCGTTATTTTCAAAGAACAGCCATACCGTACTCCCCACGTCAGGATATTGGAACGTTCCGTTTTTATGTAGGTCGCCTCCGCCACCGCAAAACAGAGGTTGACAGGGTTCGCACCATGGGAGAAGCTCTCCGTCGTTTTCCTTGAACTTCTCTGGATAAACGCCAGGGACGTATACCTTGCATCTCCCCCTCTGAAACTCCGTATCATCGTTTTTTATGACAATGCCGCGCATCATGCCGAAATACTTGTTGTTCGGCACGTGAATCGAGTTCACCATGGAACCCGTGGCTTCTGCTATTGCGCTGTCCATCTCTTCTATTAGTAAATTCTACCCGAATATCGACGTTTTCGTTTTCCTCCACGCGCAGCACCATACAGCAGCGGAACGCGCCCCCTTACGGGTATGAGAATCTCTTTTCCAACGTCGGAATACTGTATCTCGGCTCCGCTTGCGTTTGACTGCGACCCAACGTTTCCGATGCCAACGCTTCCAACTCCCATGCATTCGTCGAGCTTTCTCCTGTCAACGCTGAAATACCGTGCATCGCCCCCCTTTGTTATCACCTCTATCAGAAGCTCCTTATCGCCAGTGGCCTCTTTCGAAACCCATATGTAGTCGAATGGCGTTATCGGTATTCCATTTTCATCGCCTATTGCAAACGAAGACTTATCCTCTTTTACTCGCGTGAGGTTGCATCCCTCTATTTCTCTTACGGAATAATGAGGATTGTCATATTCTATCTCCTTCATGTTTTCCTCGTTGTCGCTGTCTACGAAATGTTCTGTGTCTTCAAAAATATTCAATTTTCCCCTAATCTTCTTTAGGTCGTACCTGTTTGTAGACCTTATGAAATCCCTAAGTTTCTTGAATTCCTTTTTGAACGCTGCATGCACTCGCGGATATGGTGAAGTTGTTTTGCTCATCTCCACACTATTTAGACCTTCCATGCCGAGCAAGCCTAAATAGTGTAAAACTTTTCTATTAACGATGTCGCTTTTCCTTAAAACAGATTCAAACATGATTTACATGAGAAAAAAGGACTCTGGTGTGCTTAGGTTCCTTTTCGACCATGACATGACAAATGTGTATGTGACTTTTGCCGTAAAACGCAATCGCGAAGACCCAGATGAAGATGCGGTTATAGCGAAATCCTACAAATGCGGCGCAGACCCGACTGTTTCTCCATACGAGGCATATTTCTTCATAAAGCCAGAAGATACGGAAGAGATGGAAGTTGAGCCTACGAAGGAAAAGTTCAGCTATCAAGATTATTATTGGATGCTGAAGGTCGAGACGAATCGTGGCTATCTTGCGGATACGGTAATTCCAGCTGATAATGCAAATTTTCCCAAATTCAGACTATACTACGGTTCTGTTCCCGATTTTGACATAGACAACACCGGAAGCTTTATCTAATGATTATATCCTCGAACATACCAACACGTAAGTTCGGAAATATAAACGTATGTCCAAACCCATCCGATTCTAGCGGAACAAAGGGCAGCGGAAAATCCGAAAATCTCAAGAAGGTCAGAACCGTCGGCGTAGGAATAGATTCGTCGTCAACTTTTGGACTTGCAACAAAGTTTTTCGTATTGGACTCTCTTGGTGAGCACGATGAAGACCCAAACGCGCACAAAGAATCTTTAGACAGGCTTGAGAAGAGAATATCGACGCTTGAATCTGAAATAGCGGAATTGAAAGCTAGGCTATCTAGTTTACAATCATATGCAAATCCAATAGGATAATACAGCTTCAATTCAAAGACTTGACATCACTAAATAGTGTTATTAACTAAAAATAGCACCAAGATGTCATTTGAAACAGCATATTTCGATACCGACGAGTATGGAGTAATCGGCTTGACGACATCTCCAATCGACGAGCATGGCGAGGAGAACGTCGGAACTCTTGAGCAGCTGTCTTCATACGATTTCTCGGACAACGCGGATAAGACGTGGGGTCTTGCCACAAAATTCTACGTCCTTTCGGCAATACATGGCCACGACAGTGACATAAACGCCCATCAAGCCATATTCAACGACATACTTGCAAGATATTCCGATGCGTTGATATATGGAAAAGAGTTCAAGTTTTCGGCAATACGAGACCTTAGCGGAAATGCCATTTACGCTAATGGAAAAGTGGCGTATGACAATGGACAAAAGAGCGGTTACATAGTAACCTCCAATGCCAGCGAAAACACGTCGTTCGATGAACTGAGTTCCAATACCGAAACTAAAATATCCGACATAAGAAGAGCGTTGGCCTCGAAACAGTTTGCATTTATAGCCGGTGACAACATATCCATAGACCCAGTTACGAGGGTGATAAGCGCGAAAGATACAATATATGTGCTGCCGGTGGCCACAGAAACTTCCATAGGCGGCGTGTATCTTGACAATGCCATTACCGAGAATGGGCAGAACCCCGTAAAGGGGAGTGCTATATACGAAGAACTATCCAAGAAGCAGAACAAGATAATCCCTTCGAATGGAATACGTCTGGATGAAGACGGAAAGATAGCCGTTGATTTTGGCAGACTTGAGGATGGTTCGCCCACAAAGCCAGTCCGTGGCAGCGAAATACGGTCTGCATTGGAGAAAAAACAGGATAAACTGTCATTCAGTGAATCCAATTTCACATCTTCAGATGATAAAGTATCAATAAAATTCTCACACATAGAAGAGGGTGCTACAGGAGTTGTGAGTGGAGGAGAGATATTCGCCGCACTGTCAGGCAAGCAAGATTCGCTCTCATTCTCAAGACTATATTTTTCGCTAGACTCCGAAAATAACGTTTCACTTGTGTTTGGAGAAATATCGCCTGAGTCCAACAAGCTTGTCACGGCAGGCTCTGTTCATTCGGCATTTTCCGCAATAAGCGGCCTAATAGACGAAAGGGCATATCCAATAGATTTTGGAAATGGGTTGAGTGGACATGTCGAAGATGGCAAGACAAAAATAGCTATAGACTTTGGCCATATACAGAGAGACGAGACCAGGACGGTAAGCGGTGGAGAAATATATTCAAAACTATCAACAAAGCAGCAAAAGCTTTCCGAGGGAGATTCGATAAAAATAGACGAAAATGGAATCTCTGTTTTGTTCGATGGTTCGATAAGCGAAAATGGAATCCATACTGTTAAGGGCGGCGTAATATACTCAGTCCTCAACAATGAGCCTTTCTATTTCGACGGCGGTATTTTAAAAATACGAACCGCAACTAGCCAGAAAGCGGGTCTCGTTAAGGTTGACGCTGCGCTTAACGACAGAAGCGGCAATGCAGTGTCAAACTCCGTAATAACGACCGAGCTGAACAAAAAACAGCACGTACTTTCTCAGGGAGACGGAATATCCATAGACAACAACGTGATATCCGTGGATTTCGGTCATATTGGCGAAAGTTCCTCGAAAGTAGTCTCTTCCGGAGAGCTGTATGAGGAATTTTCAAAATACCAGCCTCTTTTAAGAGAAGGCGCAGGAATCAATCTGACCGGAAATCCAGATGGAACCGTAACGATTTCCGTGACATCGGCAATACCAGAAGCGCAGCCAAATGGACCTGTTGCTGGTCTAATCAGAGTGACTACGAACATAAATGACGAGACTAACAGAGTTCCTACGGCTGGATGCGTTAAATCTGCGCTTGAACTTAAGCAAGATATACTCTCGTTTTCTTCAGACCTGTCGAAAATTGGAAATACCGTAAGCATCGTATATGGAAATATAGAGCTGTCAAACGATACGCTTCCTGTACGCGGCAGCACGATAAAGCAGGCGCTCGACCAAAAACAAAACAACATTACATTTTCATCCGAAATAACCTGTTCAAACGCCAATGTCGTTTCTTTAAACTACGCTTCTACGCTCGAACGCGGTCAAAGAACTGTTCCGTCGCATACCGCAATTCTCGATGCTATTGAGAATTATATGCCTAAACTTAGCTTTTCGGACGCTGATTTTGTTGTTGACGATACGGATTCGCCAATTGAAATAGGTTTGAAGTATGGTTCGATTGCGCTTAACGACCGTAATGTAGTATATGCCTCTGACGCAAAAACCGCACTTGACGGAAAACAGCCTATAACGGTTTTCAGCACTACTGATTTTGCAACTTCCACGGATGCAAATGGATATATCTCGGTAGACATAAATTATGGTGAAATTTCAGAAAGAGAAACTAGGGCGATAAGCGGCGGTTCTGCATATGCCGCCTTAACTGGCAAACAAGACAAGCTGACACCTGGAACTAATATCACTATAAATCAAGCTACCAAAACAATAAGCGCAAAGGACACGGTATATGAACTTCCTGCTGCTACCACGGATACCCTTGGAGGGGTTCTCTACGGAAGTGCAATCGGAAATTTCAGCCATGTTGTTCCTGCGTCTTCGATAGCGATAGAACTTGCAAAGAAGGAAAATGTTCTTACATTTGGAACTGGCATAACATCGAGCAGTCAGTTCAGCATAATGCTTGATTATGCAGACCTCTCTAATTACGACAGCTTAACGATGTCTCAAAAGCCGGTAAGGGCTGGGGATGCAAAATCCGCTCTTGACAAAAAACAACCCATCTTGACTCCAGGCGACAACGTTACGTTAACGCCAGAAGGCAATTACATAAGAATAAACACGGTTGCGTACAATCTGCCTGCGGCTACACCGACTACGATTGGCGGAGTGTACTATAAGAATGACGCTCTTGAGTCTAATGGAACATATACCGTTCCGGCGAGTACTGTGTTTAACTCAATAGTCGCCATGAGAAACGCATGGGTCGGTGCAAGCGGAATATCAATAACCGACAGCACGGAACGTTCCACGGAGCTTTCCTATTTCCAGCCGCTGAAGAAGAAAATAGAGATAGACTATGGAGAGATATCTACATCGAATACGGACAAGCCCGTTCGCGGTGCCGACATAGCTTCCGCGCTTGAGGGAAAGAATGGAATACTGACATTTACAGGCGATTTTATCAAAGAAAATAGTGGTTTGGTCAGCCTTAACTTGGCATCTGAAATAACAAGCAGCACCACCCTCCCAGTCAGCGGCGGCGCGATATCGAGATTCATACTCACAGAGCGACAGATGCAGATTCGCACGATGGATGTTGACAATCCAAATAATATGGGAGTTCAAAACTATGAATTTCCAAATTATAATTACACAATAAATGTTGGAGATTTCACCAATACGACTCGTAGCTACGGTACAAGTTTTACACTTACAATGACACGACCATCATATGTACAGGATAAGTCAAGAAAATTTTCATCGGTAATCATTCTTCCACAGACAACGACTGGTTCAGTTACATCTGTGCGTGTAAGTTTTGACCCAGATATCACATGGTATTCGGAAGATTCAACCTCTCCGTTCATTCCAATGGAGACAAACTCAAGCGGAGAATCGATATTCGTTTTTGATTTTGAGGAAATTGCAGCGAATGAGATATTGATTTCAAAGAGAACCCTAATACAATACACGCCACCACTATAGGGGTAATTACAATCAGGCATACGATGGACATCATACAGACAGACACCACAAAAGAGGTCAGCGATTGCTTTCTTGAAAGCATGAGCTTGACCACAAATTGCTCCAATACATGGAACTTGTCGCCGAAGTCGTTCGTTATTTGGCACATGCTCTCGCACCTGTCTTCCCTTGATTCGCATTTCGAAAGATTCTCCATATTTGATTACGGTGTGCGTACAATATTCGACACCAGCGGATACGGAAGCATACCCGCGATATCCGACGACAGAAAGAACTTCATTTTTGCAGACGGTCGTATTTTACAGTCGTTCGGAAGATTGACTTCATATGCAGTAGTGTCGAAAGAGCCATTTCACGATTTTGAGAGATACGCCTCATCCATATACGGCATTCTCGACGAACTGTCACGCGAAACGGACGGAAAAGAAGAAAAATTGACAATTGGGCAAAATCTAAGCTTCGACATGTCGAAAACCGTTCCGTCCCTTGACAAGAAGGACACTGAATTCGTTCTTTCACATGCCAGCGATTCCGTAAGCGGCGGATTGTTTTTGCCGTCAGACGCGGTAAAGAAAAACGATTCGAATGCCGTGAAATCATCTGCCATATATGATGCTCTCTCAAGAAAACAGGATATCGTATCGGTCGATGGAAATTCAGTTCTCTCTTCGGATGGCGGCATTTATCTTAGACGCATGCCTCTTTCATCTTCGGAGGGTGATACGGTTGTCTCATGCAATGAGGTTTCGGAAGCCTTCTCCAAAAAGCAGAACTCAATCACATTCGTTGAACCTCTTTCCGTAGATTCAAACAACGTTGAACTTCTTATAGCGGAATCCGCATCGCTCAACGGAAGATTGCCTGTAATGGGTGGCTTTCTGTGGGAAGCTATACGCCAAAAAGAAGATAGGTTGTCATTTTGCAGTCCTATAGCTAAATTCGGCAAAATCATAACAATATCGTTTGATGGAGATGCACCTCCAATTTCCTCTGGAGAGGTTTTCCGACTGTCGGAAACTCTTGCAAGGGGACTATATTCCAAGGCCGAAAAGCTCAGTGCCAACAATTCGTTTTTCGATATTGAAACAGATTACGATAACAAGAAAACAGATGTCTCTCTCAAGATTGCAGCATCTGTTGCCGAAAATTCTGCTATCCCATGCGATGGTAACGCCATATTCGAAGAAATAGAAAAATTTCAGGATTCTGTCAATATAGACACAAAAAATTCTGGTCTTATCACATCAAACGGTTATTTCGTTTCTGCCGCCATCTCTTCCATAGAGGATTTCATATTGAATCCAAATGCCACGGCATCCATGAGAACAAGCTCGCTCTACAGGATGTTGACGACTTCGGACTATCTCGACATATATGATGAAACGCTTACCGTATCAAAAGCGACAAGCTCAAAATATGGAATAGCAAAAACAGAAATCACTTCTTCACTCGAAAGCACAGATACGTTGGCAAACTCGTCATTCTGCGAATATCTGTCTGAAAAACAGGATTGCATATCGGTTGTGCGGTCTCAGCTAAATCTACAGAGGAATGAAGAAACGCCTGACGTAATTTCACTGAGAATAGCGAATTCGATATCTCAGGGAGAAACGAAACCTGTCGATTCTGCCACAGTTGGGCATAGGTTTGCACTTACTCAACCATCATCTATAGCGGGTAGCCATGTTCACATATCAAACGAAAACGAAATAACGAACGACTGGCAGGCTACGCCGCCAACTGCGGAAATCGATGGAAACGCTGGACTATATCTAATAACGAATACACCTTTACATGGCGAAGATTATGATGAACAGTATAGTCTATACGTTCCTCTGGTGTCAACAATTTCCTCTTCTCTTACATCAAAGGAAGACAACATTCATTTCAACCATTCGGATTTTATTGACGAATTGACGACATCTCCGCACCTATGCTCATTCAATAACACTTTCGAGAACTACGAGAATTTTCCAAACAGTGTCATAAACGGAAAATCGATATATATGGCACTGACATCCAAACAGAAAAAACTTTATTTTGACTCGGAATCTGGATTTTCCGTTGATGGTGAGAACATTGGAATTAATCATACATATCTTGGGAGTGGAATAAACTATCCGATTTCAGGAGGGTCAATCTACGAATACTTCGAATCGAATCTTCAAAAACCGATAATATTCGGCGATTCCGCCATAACAACCTCAGATGGCGTGTGTAAACTCGTAAAATTCGACAACTTGCACACAGATGACTCTCTTCCAATTTCAGGCGGTTGGCTTTATGACTCTCTTCTCGAAAAATCTCCTCGAATATTATGGTCTGGAAACTTTGATGTTGTGTCTCTTGACAAATCAACTCATGTATTTCTGGAAAGAGGCGGTATATCGAAGCAATCTGACAAATTTGTAATGGGGGGACACATGTTCACCGAACTTAGCCACAAACAGGACAAGTTCGAACACATGTACAATGTTTCAATAGACGAAAACGGAAATATATCGAAAACCGATACGACATACGAACTTAAGCATGCGACAATCTCTACATTTGGAGGTGTAAAGCTTGCTGGAAACACGATATCGGCGGGTTCGTCATCGGTTGTCGAAGCATCAGTTCTTCATGAGGCTCTCGAAGATAAGCAGAATGTTCTGAATCCAAAACCCGAACATTTCATCAGAACTGTCACTGGCACAACTCCGCCATCAACCAACATATCGTTGAACTATGGAACTCTTGCATCGAATTCGGAGCATCCAGTTTCGGCATTTGCGTTCGTGGAAGAAATTTCGAAAAAAAGCAACAATATTCTGACAGCGCCAGCGAACACATTTACAATATTTCCTTCATCTGTAGATGGACATGATGCAACCGTAATAAGCTCGACCGGAGTAGTCTATACTCCGACCCATGCGACAAGCTTGAAGCGCGGATGCGTAAAACAGAGCAGTGACGGAGTGAACGTTGTAAGCTCTTCGAATTATGTTCTTAGGTCGAAGGAGATATATAACGCCACGAAAACCCCATATTCTCTATGGGATTACGACAGCCGAGAGCTTGAAATACTAGGAAGTTCGTCGCCGCAAAATATTCGTCCTGTGTATGGAAGCATATCGTTCGACAACGGATGGCTCGTGACGGGAAGTTCCATATATAGCAAACTACTGGATTACCAAGACAAGCTTGAGTTTGACCGTAGACAATTCATTGTCACTCCATACACATATAACGGCGATAACGGACGATATGCTGCATCTTCAATATCGGTACGGGTAGATTTAGGACCATCATTACCAAGCACTCAGCAAGCGCAAGGCCGTGGAATATATGCTGCGTTCAATAATGCGAAATACTACTACACGCAGTATTATGAGGATGGATTCTATTCCGATGTTCCGCCGATGTATCCGTGTTCCGTGTTCGTTCCTCTTTCACGCCATTCGATATTCGGCGGAAGAAACAACCGCGAATCGCTGGTTTTGAAGATACCGTCTCCTTCTTCTGGAGTATCGAGAAACTTTTCGGTTTTCAGAACAATCGAACCGACATCGATGAATACGGCAAAGCGTGACTGGTTTTTCGAAGATTCTGAATCTGACTACTCTTTTGTCCAATCAGACCCGACAATGGCGACTCCCCCCAACGGACAATGGAGTTTCTTGAAATCTGAAAAAGGCGCATTTTTCACAGCGGATGGAAACATAGGTCTTAAAGTATACTCAAGTGCTCAATCGAAGTGGCTGGACACAAAACTTTCAAGCACAACAGTTCTTCGTCCGATAAATGGGATAGCATACGGAAAAGTCGCTAACGGTACGGAATACTTTGTCGTCGCGACTTCCAGGCCGGCTTCATCCATTATTCACACCACAAGCGACCTCATTTCAAATCCAGCAACGGCTTCGTGGACATCTGTTTCACTTGCAAATGTATCATCCAACGACATCTGCTTCGATGAATCTTCCAAAAATTTCATTATTGCAATGTCAAACGGATTGAAGTATACGAACAACATCTCGACGAGAAATTCCTTGGGCGGAACTGGCACGGAAGCATGGAACAGCGTATATTCCGACAACGAATGCCTGTTTGCCTCGAAAGAAGGAGGAGGAATATATTATTTCGCAAAATCAACGGCAAACATCCCAATAACCAGTTACCAGATGCAGCAAACCGACATATCATCCGGAATCATACACAAGATATGCGGAGGCAACGGAAACTATATTGCATTGGGCGAAAGCGGAAAGATATACGGATGTCGTCCATTCAGGGACCAAACAAAATACGCGCACTGGTTCGAGGAATACGAATGCACCTTTGACGGTCAAGAAGACTATGAGTTCAAAAACAGCGATGTGTGTTTCTTCAACGGAAGATTCTATGTCATTCTCACCTATGTACAGACATCAAACATCGTAGATGGCGGCAAGGCAAAATACTATGTCGAAATAATAAGAAGCGAAGAGGATGAAACAGTAGAAGTAGCCAATTCGGTTGGAAGGGTATTGTGGAAAGACATCTATGTTCTCGATAATGGAACAATAACAAAACTGTTTGAAAATGGACATAAGATAACAGTTGACGTGGAAAGCGGCATAGATGACGTGGAAAAACTGGAGCAATTTGGCTTTACGGAAATTAGGGTAACATCTTGGAAAGTAATCCACAGATTCTGTGGAGATATAGACAAGACCGAAGAAGACTATTCCAGAGAGAAATACCTTTTCCATGTAGACGGACAGGATTCTGAGAGATTTCCTTGCATGCCTGTTGCAATAGCCGCCAATGATGAAGAGGTCATGATTTCGACCGCATTTGATTTTGGAGGAAATGATATTGGATATGCCATGCTGAGGGGAAACATGGATTTCCTTCATGGCACATACAACAACGATGGAAGCGGAAATGCGTATAACTTTGCGTCCCATATCGAAAAATCCGATGAATATCAATATTATCTCTACCGTTTCAGAGAGATGTGGGATGGCAGCATTAATGCGGAGAGAAAACGCATATACAAGCTCCACCCAGACTACGAATCAGCTCTTGGAAATGTAATGGCGAGGACAGTGACCAGATTCGATGACGACAATCTTGGAAATGTCGGAAACTACACGTTTGCGTATTGCAACGACCTTGAAAGCGTATGCGTGAACAATGCTATTTCAGTAGGCGATGCCGCATTTGCACATTGCTCGTCCATACGTTCAGTTCGTGCGAACATGGCTGAATCTATAGGAACATGCTCCTTTGCCAACGTAAGCGGATTGGGAAATCTGTATTTCGAAAAATGCAAGACTATAGGCGCAAGCGCATTTATGAATGCCCATTTGTCGTCGGTGTACATCCCAAGCGTTACTGCCATAGGGGAAAATGCGTTTTCCGGCGTCACTGGGGACATTTACATTCCGAACAAGACTGTAGGTTCGATTTCGTCAATGGCAGGATTCCCATGGGGTGCTGCATACGGTGCGCATTTCTATGGTGTAGGGGGACTTTATCTCGAACTTGGAACATTCGCACCGGTATGGTACGTTCCAAACATACCAACAAGAATATAGGATTAGAACATGGCTACTTCACAAGAACTATACAATGCATACATGACACGCGCCACGACCGGAAGTCTTGATTTCGGCTCGTTGACACTTACGGCTGGACGTTCGGCATTTGCCGGATTTCCTGCATTGACATCTATTTATTTTGATGAATATCAAACAGTCGATTCGCCATATGGCGCATACCTCGCACCCAGCAGTTTTAACGATTTGAACGGTAATCCTATGACGATAGTATTTCCGTCGGACAAACGCGAAATATGCGGAGTAATGACAGATGACATTGTGGGCTTAATTGAAATGAGAGGAAACGTAAGGGTTAGAGACGGTTCAGGTACTAGAAGCTTTCAGGATTTTACTGCCGAACTGCCAAAATCACAATCATGCATTCATACGAATCCTCCTACAAATGGCGGAAATTTAAACGGATGGGCAGAACTAACAGATTTATCAAATTTGATACAGCCATACAAGATATTTGTGTGGATTAGGCGTAAATATCTTACGACTTTTTATGAAAGCTGGCAAGCGATTACAGTATATTTTAAATTGGTAGTAGAAATGTCAGGCGGTGAAGCAACAACATATAGTTCTAATGTAGCGGAATTTAGTCAAACCTTTGGTTGGGTGTGGACACATGGCGAAAACATTATCGGTACAGTTAGAAGTCTATCACATAATCCTGTTCGTATTGATTTTTTAAATTCTTTTTTTGTATTTAAAGAATTTCCGTCAATATCGTTTATAGACAAAAGAAAATTCGTTGAAGCGGATATTGTAACTGACACACCGATGAGCTATGGTATCCCATTTAACACCGAGCCTGTCATTTTCAAAGAAAACTGTTTTATAGTTCCAACAACGACGGAAATGACTGAGTATAGTTATGTCAATGGCGAAATTGACAAAAGATATCCAAGGTTCCAGATAAATTCAAAAATGGGTTTCTATACTATAAACATCTCATCAGGAACCAACAGAAATTATCTTGGAGTTGGAAAAATCAGTTATGACACCTGTTCACCTGCGTATGATGCAAAATTTACTGCCGTCAAATATTCAGCACACATGGATACAGAAGGGGAACTCGTAAAAGACCTGTTACTTGATAGAAAAAACGTTCATGAAGATTTAATATACGAAGGAGACTCATTAGTATGGACAGGTGACGACGTGAACAAGTGGTACATGATAGATGTCGGCTATGTAGGAAGCTGGGAGGTAAATTTCACATGCAGTGGAGACAGCAGATACAATAATATTGTTTCGATTACACGCAGTACTAGCAGAGGTTATGATAAAGGAAACATAGTTTTCGATGGTAAATGCTTCTATAACTCGTCATATTTGACTTCTGTTGACGTTTCCAATTGCACAGAAATAGGTGAAAGCGCATTCGTAGGATGTACTAATTTAGTCGATTTTTATACGTATGGCGCATCTGATTCCGTAGGGCGAGAACCAGAAACATATATCTACGTTTACAGTAAGGCTTTTTCAGGATGTACAAAATTAGAAATTTTTAGCACTGGTTCTACTCAAATAAGTGAGATACACGACAATGCATTTCGTGGATGTTCTAATCTGAATTCATTTGGCAGAGGTATAAGCAGCGCGACTTATATAGGCGATGCTGCATTTTATGGGTGTTCAAAACTGGATATAATTTCAAATTTGCTCAATACACATGCTTCAATAGGACCATCGGCATTTGCATATTCAGGAATAAATCATATCGAGTGTTTCAGAAATAACCCTGGAGAAAAATACTATACATCGATTCCGGAGAAATGCTTTTTCAGCTGCACAAGTTCGGATGGATTTGCAAATTTAACGTATGTTAGTTCAGTTGGAGCAAGCGCATTCGGAAGCACACCTCTCATAAGAATAAACTTCAACAGAGACATAACAAGAGACAGCAGTGTTGGGCATGAGCCTCCGGTTATCTTTGATAAAGCTGCCTTTGCCGGAATAACAACTTTAAAAACTCCTCCACCGTCATCAACAATACTGCCATATGACACAGATTTTTATGGAGTTTCAGGAATTATATACATAAATTGCACCATCAACAATTCATTTGATGAGGATATGTTCCAGAATATAATAAATGATGCGAATTTTCCGTTTGGAGCCAATACCAATGTTCTATTTATTGGAAATCCTGACCCGGAATATGACGAAACCAACAATTGCAATGTTTACTATGGAGTAACTGGGACAAAAGCAATTTCATCAATCAGGATAGCGTTGTAATAATCGCATTGTTGTCAATCATCAATATCGATGAATTTTCGTCAATCATCAATCCCAACACATGGGATTTAAAGTCCATTGTTTCTGTATCAACGCATAACGTAAGATAGTTGCATGATTTTCCTCCATAGACTATACGCTCATTGCATATACCACCTTCGTTTGGCATTGACTCTATAGTAACGAATAAAAGAGATATGATTTCAATCCATTCTTTAATTGGATTGGAAGAAAAATTTTCTTCGGATGGTTTGAAATCTCCAGTGTTTATTCCAAATATTTCAAAAATCCTATAGAACTGCTCAAGGTTATGAAAATCCGCAAAAAAATCGCTGTTCTCCATGCTTAGAGCAACGGTTATTATCTTGAGTGCGTCATATGCCAAATCATACAGCCGCAAAACCTCGTCCTTGACTCCATCCGTATTAAACGGATACCTCTGTGAGATTTTGCGGCTGTCTGCCGAAGTCGTAAATTCGATTTCGTTGGATATTTTAGACGACTTACGCATCTTGAACAGTCTGAACAACTGGTATGGAATCCTGGTTTATTCCAACCATACAGTCTGTTGATATCAATAGAGCGGCCACGGACACGGCATTCGTAAGAGCAGAGATATCGACATTTGCAGGGTCTATGACCCCACCCTTAACAAGGTCGTCCATATAACTTAAATTCCGTACATCGAATCCAGACCTGTCGATTTCATCGCTTTCTGCATTATCGCGACATTTCTCTATATACTTTCTAACGGTTTCGTCTCCGCTGTATCCGGCATTCTCTATAATCTTCTTGAATGACGACTGCATGGACTGCCCGACTATGAAGCTTCCAAGCTCGCACCTCTTATCTGTATCGACCATCGGAGATTCGATTCCGACATCCTTTGCCAAATCTTCTGATATGCGATATGCCATCTTTATTCCAATCTTCAGCAATGTGCTGCCAGCGCCTGCGACTATTCCGCCTGTGCTTGCCTCCCTTGTAGAGCATATCGCGTCATCGATTCTGTCCCGCTTTTCGTGAATTATGGACTGTGTTTCTCCGCCAACCTTCACAACGGCTATTCCTGCAACAAGCTTTGCTAATCTCTCTTTGTAGGAATGGCGATAGTATTCGGATATGTTGTCCGATTCCATCATGCTGCGAAGCTCGTTCACGCGCATGTCAAACTTCTCCTTGTCCGCAGCTCCATCTATGAACGTTGTAGATTGCAGTGTAACGTCAACCCTCTTGGCCTTTCCGAGATGCTCTTCCGTAACATCCGTAAGCTTTATTCCCAAATCGTCATTGATAACGGTGCCGCCGGTGGCTATTGCCGCATCCGTCATGAATTCAAGCTTCATGCTTTCCATCACACCAGGTGCTTTTATGGCACAGCACTGTATGTTTCCGCGAAGCCTGTTCACAACGAGAGTAGATATAACGTCTGGGTCGTAGTCCAACGCTATTATCACAAGAGGAAACTTTTCGCGAGCTGCTATGTTCATAACAGGAAACAGTTCGTTCACGTTTGAAATCTTCTTGGCGAAAAACAGAATTCTTGCATCTGCAAATGAGCATGCGCACTTTCCGCTTGGGTCGTTGGAGAAATAGGGGCTTATGAAACCGCTGTCGAGACGAACACCCTTTGTCACCGACCAAGTTGTCTCAAGGCTGCTTCCTTCCTGAACAACGACTATTCCGTCCTTTCCGGTCTGCGATATTATGTCGGCAACCATCTCTCCGATTGCAGTATCACCGTTGGCTGATATTGTGGCTATGTTCTTCAAATCGTCCTTGGAAGATACCTGAACAACCTGCTTCCTAATCTCGTCCTTCGCGAACTCAAGGGCGTGAAGCATGCTTCTTTTGACATTCATAGGCTCTTCTCCGTTCTCCACGCACTCGACGGCTCTTTTGTATATCTCATACGCCAACAGAGTTGCAGTAGTAGTTCCGTCACCGCACATGCTGTTAGTCTTGGAAGCAACCTCAATAACCATCTGCGCTCCCATGTTTTCGAAATTGTCTTTTAGGACTATGGAACGTGCAACAGACACACCGTCTTTCGTGACTGTCGGAGGCATTCCGTTCAAATTCTCTATAATAACGTTTCTTCCGCCAGGCCCAAGCGTTGACGTTACTGCATCTGCAACTGTCTTAACGCCAGACAATATCTTCCTACGCGCTTCTTTCTGCGCCATTATCGTATTAGTAATCATAAGTTATTCCTTGTCATATCCTAGCATGTTCACGACCGGCAGAATCCATAGCTTGTCCCCATTGGTTCTGTCAACTATTATGTTGTTCTCGTTTTCATTTTCGAAACATACGCAATAGACGTTCTTTCCGACATACGATTTCAAAGATTCATCTGCATCATCGTACATCGACAGAATCTCGAATTTCCTTACACGGGTTTTTCCAGAAAGAGAGTCGTTTCTACCGGCCTTCGAATCCACGACGGTGAACCCATGCAAACCCATTGCATTTGCAGATTCGGCCTCTATGCTTGTCAATTTAGTCGTAGGCTTTCCTATGCAGTAGCCTGTAAGTGGAACAATGCTCATACATAAATTATACGGACAGCCGCTTTTTGCGGCTGTCCGTCTTGCGGTGTAATTCAACACCGGTTATATCGCCATATCTTTACTTGACGGCCTTCAGGTACTTCTGCTCGACTGGCTTTGGATACTGTACAGACTTCAGGTACTTGTATGCATCCTCATCCATCTCAACAGAGGCAGGTGCCGAAAGCTTCATATTCGGATTTATCGTCGCAAGGAATCCATCATTGAACCCGTGTACCGCCGCAGAGACAAGCTCTTCATACTCCCTCGCCTTTGGATACTTCACGTCGAATATGTAGTCAACGCCCTTGCATGCCACATTAACGGCGGCAATTATGATAGTTCCCTTTCCATCGTCAATCTTGCCTGCATCAACAAGCTTTTTGACCTCGACCTTCACTATCGGCATCCACGCATCCACGAACTTCTGCGAATTCGTCGGAACTATGTCGTCAACACAATCCATGATGTTGATGATTGCGGACTTTGACGCGGAGTCAAGTCCGCTAACGTTGCAGACGGCAGCAGCCGCAACACCCACAGACTTTGCCGTGGTCGTCATCTTCTCCACCGTTGGAATGCTCTTGCATCCGGTCATGAGAATTGACGCAGCCATAATTGCGATTATGGCGATTGACGCGAACTTGGACGCATATCTGCGCATTCCGCGAGCCATTACGTTTCCTATGCTCTCCGACTTTGGAGCCTCTACCATCTCCGCAACATATGCAGGAGATTTAGCGGCATCGGCCTTCTTCGCAGTTGGCTTGCGAACAGGCTTCTTAGCGGTAGTCTTGGCCGTAGTTTTCTTGGCTGTTGACTTCTTCGTTGCCGTTACGGAGGTCTTTGCCTTCGCAGCAGATTTCTTGACTGACTTCTTCACCGCAGTCTTGGTGTTCTTGTTTGTCTTTTTCATGGATTTTTATCCTTTGGTAAATTATACGATGTCGTCCGACACTCTAAGCTGTAGTTCCATGTCTTCCGTAACGCTGTCTGTATCTCCAGATATGGTTATGTTGAACTTTTCGTCTGTTCCGTAATGCTCATGAAAATACTTGTTTAAGAACATAGAGGTTGAACGGTTGCAGAACTGTCCGCCAAGGGTTATTGCCTCTGCAAGACGTGTGTCGTATATCGGGCTGAAAGTCGTGCCAAGCGTTCCATACGCAGAGTTAATCATGATTTTAAGTGCGTATTGGGTCGTCTCGTTAAGTTCTACTTCCATCTCAAGCTTCCGTATAAGCTCTGCGTCCTGGCAGTTTTCACGCTTTAGCTTATCAAGCTTCTCCTCGGCCTCGGCCTTTCTCTTCTTGTATCCTTTTCTCATGGCGAAGAAGTTTCCGCACCAATCCGAAAAAATTCCGCGCTTTATTTCATGTTTTACGAAAAGAACGTTGTTTCTCGACAGTATGCACGTGGTGGCGAGAAGATTGTCGAATTCTTCCTGCGAAAGTTCCTTGAACTGCCCGTTTACGAAATTTATCGCATACGTATAGTATTCATCGTTAGTGCCTTCTGAAACGTGAACAACTTTTTCAACGGTTCCAAGCATTGTCTCAGGCGATAGGTTCAGGCTTCTGGCGGTGTTCGGATAAAGCGAGTTCACATCAGCGCACATTACGCCCTGAGTATAAAGTCCCGCATACGTTGGAAATACGAACGCGCCTTCGTACTGTTCCACGTCCTTTCCTCTACTGTCTGAGGAAGCATATGACAGAAAAACCTTATTTCTGTTGTTTCTCGAATATATGTCTAGCGACGCTATGATATACGAAATTGTCGTATATATGGATTCTAGCTGAGAACAACCGAAGGATGTTATCTTTCTCGCAATTGATGTTAGTTTAAGCTTTTCGTCAAGCTTCACCACAAGGTTAACGTCTTGAACGTTATACTCCCAGAACCTCTGGAAATCCTGCTTGTAGAAATCGAGCATCGAGCCGTCATAGTGAATCTTAGCATCGTCAATCTCCTCGTTGGCAACATTGTCAAGATTGTATCCACCGTCAAGAGACGCCTTTATGTTAAACTTGTCACGATACAGAAACAGCATGTCGAGATTCGATATGCCCTTAACAGAAATAAACTTTTTTCCGTACTGCTTCTTGTCCTCGCGCATGGAATATTTTCCTATAGGGGAAAATCTCCTGGAATTTTCCTTTCCAAGAACGTTTTCCATGCGCTTTACGATATAGGTTATATCGAAAAACTTCGTATTCCATCCAGCGAATATCGACGGATAGTTCTCGGTATGCCATTTCAAATAGTCTGTAAGAAGCTCACTTTCCGAATCAAAGGCCCTAAGCTCGACCTCGAAATCGGTTATCGTGTTCTTTACGTCTCCCAATGCCCAAGAATAGAATTTCCTGTCTCTTGAATCGCATACTGTTATGAGGTTAATTGGATATTTCGCAACCTCAGGCTCTGGAAACTCGTTCTCTATGGCAACTTCGATATCTATATAATGGGTTCTTATCTTCTGATGATTGAAAGTGTCGTCAAATACGTATTTCCTAAACAGACCCAAAAGAAATTCCTGCTCTGGGGGATAGCATGAAATTATCTTGGCTTTCCCCTCCATGGCTTCGCACCATGCGCGTCTTGCCTGTGTGTCGTCGAACCATTTCGTCGCAATGTTTTTTCCATAAAGGTCTTTTTCAGACGTGTGCTGCTTGACCTCGTATTTCACGGATGGATAGAAGGGAAAGACGAATTCCGCTTCGTTTCCCTCCTTGTCGTAGCCAAAAAGCTTAATCTTTCCAACGCCTGTCTTCCCGCCGAAGTTTGACGGAGGAATCCAACATGCGTTGCGATATCCGTGGCCTACGTTGCTTAGGTCGTAGTGACGTACTGGATTCGAGTCGTAGACGTTCATCAGGACAGCCAGAGTTCGTAGTAGTCTATTTCGTTATCCTTCGACACAATCCATCCTGTCTGACAGGCTCGGCAGTGGCGGCCTGCCGACTGGTCAAAAGCGGTAGTTGATGAGAGGCATCCTGTCATTTCATATTGCAACGAACGAAGCGGAACGTGGTAGTGTCCCATTACAATCTTGTCAAAATGATAGCTATCGCCCATGTTCATTCTGACTGCGGCTTCGGCTCCGACCTTTCTCTGCATTGAATAGAACGGAATGCCCGCAAATCCTCCGCGAACGCAGTTTCCATGGGTAATGAGATAGCGGAGCTTTTCTACCTGAATAACCTTCTGAATCTCAGGATACAGGTTGAATTCGACGTTCTTGACATTGCTGAGAAGAATCTTGGACATGTACCCAACTAGATAGTTGTAAGAGTTCTTTCCATCTCCGAACTGTATCTTCTTGGTCGTCCGTGAGTGATTATCGGCAACGATATATTCAACTCGAACCTTCTTGAATAGAGGAGAAAGGCTATTTGTCAGCTTCGCTATGAGTGTTGCCGCTTTTACGCACTGTTCAGGCACCGAAAACTCATTCGTGCGAAGAAGCTCTTCATGGATGTCGCCGGAAATCATGTCGCCTGTAGCTATGATTACGAGTTCATCGATATCGTACATGGCTCGGTGCATCTTTGTCCACCCTATGTACTTGTTCGCAAGGGTCTTTACTCTCTCGCAAGCTATTTCGTAGTTGAAGTTATTGAATCCGTTCACGTTCTCCTTCGAACCGATATGCCAATCGGAAATATGCAGAACTGCGGTTCCGTGTTCGTTCTTCTTGAACGAAGAATTTCCAGTCCATTTCTCGTTTACGAACTTAAGCTCAGGCAGAACGTCTTTTATCGACTCCTCTATTCGTTCGAACAGAAGCTGCTCGTCTCCACCGGAAACACGAGTCTTTTCGAGCTGTTTGCGAAGCTTCTGGTTTTCGACTTTTAGTGCGGAAATCATGTCTAGGTTTTCCGAACCGTTTTTCTTTGCATCGGATGATTCTGATTTCTTTGCGCTGTTTTTTACTGTCTTTTTCATAAATTTTCCAATAGGATTCTCCGTCGAATGTGAATCCAGCTGTTTTTCAGAGATAAACTCCATGAGATAGTCCGTATATGTTCCGTTTTTTAGCAGAGACTTGATGCTGTTTTCACTATCGGATGCGTTTAGGCTTATTGCCGCTCTTCTCAGGTATCTCTTGCTTATGTACTCCAGTATAGATTTTACAGAAGAGACGCACCTCGAATGCTCGTTATTGGTTAAAAATGTCTTGCAAACACTTCCATTCTGTGAAAAGGAGATTTTGACCCCAAGCATAAGCATCAGAATCTTGAACAGTCTCTGAGCATTCTCGCGTCCATTCTTTATGTCCAGAATGTTCAAATCATATTTTTTCTCAAGTTCTTTTAGAATAGGCTCAAGGTTTCCGTTGAAACGTTTGTAATTTTCATAATCGCCAACGAATTTCAATAATTTGACTGAAAAATCGCTCCAGTTGGTTGTCATTGTATGTTATTCCTCTTCAAACGACCAATAGTATACTACACTTTTGAGTTTTTGTAAATAGTTTTTTCTTAGACTAAATAGTATCAAACATTTTGATGGCATATAATGGAAAAAGAACTATCCAAAATTCCAAGAATAAAAAAGTATATCATGCTGGACCCTGCCCATCCTGGCACACTTAGCAAGCAGAGATATACGACTGCAAACGGAAAGAAGTCAAAATTCTACTATTTGTGGCAGTCATCTATTCTTGGGGAAAAGAAGAGTATAAGAGTTCCAAAGGATTCTGTAGGCGCGATAAAAGAATTCATAGAGGCTGCAAAGGATGCGGCAAAAAGAAACGACTCCAAGACGATTTCGATAAAAAAGACCTATGACAAGGCTCTTGAACTTCTGATTGAGAAAAATCGAGCAATTCGCGCAAAGAACAAAAACAGCACAATACGCTATGATAAGGAAGACAAAGCGAGAAAGAAAGAAGCTGCATCGCTCGAAAAAACTAGAAAGAAAAACACTTCCAAAAAATAACGACAAAAGACCGAGGATTTCCTCGGTCTTTAAGTTTATTGCAGTCCAAGTACTTCACGAGCTATTTTCCTTATGGACTTCGGAATCCTCTTAAAGTCTATCAACTGAGTGTTTTTCATAAACTTGTCTTTTGCAACAGCATCAGAATCAAGGCTTTCTGTAAGATTCTTCAGGTTTGCAACGTAGTTTTTTACGGCCTTTTTGTATGCTACCATAGGAAACACCTGTGGTATGTTGTCTGACTTGTCTCCAGTTATTATCTTCGCCAAAAGATATGTTTGCGGAGTTACCGTAATGAGGTTTGGATATGGCTGCTCTATCTCGACCTCTTTTCTCTCAAGAGTAAGCTGCGTCACGTTTTCAAGCTGTAGATAGTCCTTGTCATTGGCTATAAGCAGTTTTTTACAATCTGCAACAGAATCGTCGCTTAGATATACTGCTATTATGTCATCGGCCTCACAACCGTCGGCATACACGAAATCAATATCAAATTGTGAACGATATCGTTCAGTCTCCAATAAAATCCTAATAACCTCGTTGAACACCTTCCTGACATGGAACGGATGCGCAGCCCTTGACGCAGAACGCTGTCCTTTGTAATCTTTGTATATCAAATATCTCCACGACTTCAACTTCGCGTCCTGAGGCGGGTCCATGACGAACAGTATCGGTCCTTTAAGCTTGTTTCCATAGGTTGAATTGAAATCCGACACCATTGTCTTTATGTTGCACAATGTATCAAAAATTTTATTTTTTAGAACATCCATGAAATCTGGATATACTGTTATGTCAACCTGCTCAAAATCATCTGCGTCTTTGTCAACATCCAAAACATCCGAATTCGGCGATTCCGATTTCCACTTGTTTACTGCGGAAAACAAAATATGATATGTCACATACGATGTGTCAACACAAGCTACTGTTTCAAACATGTCTATTATATACCTTTGTTTGCGTATATAATATCACATTATCAAAAAATTCGCAATATGAAAATATTGTTATGTTGTTGCTGACGGTGCTGGCGTCGCAGTCGTGGCTGTTGGGGTTGGAGCAGGTGCCGCAGGCGCCGGTGACGCAGGAGCTGCCGATGGAGCTGGAGATGCCGTTGTTGCTCCAGAAGGTGCTGCTGCCGAGGCCGGTGCAGTTGCCGCAGCTGGGTCCCTGCCTCCAAGTTCTTTCATAACTTCGATTATATTTGAAGAGTCTATGCCTCTCGATATATCCGTGTTGAATTTGATTGATATCGGAGGAAGACCAATAACCTTCAAAACAGGATTTACCGATTTCTGTAGTGTTATCAATATTTGCGTTAGTTTTTGGGCTATTGCAGAAAGCTGCTTCTGCTTTTCGGCATCAGCTTTCGAAGCCCATGACGCATCACCAACTGCTTTATTATATTCAGCCACGAGCTTCTTGCATTCGGTCTTGGCATAATCAAAATTTGAACCCTTGAATATGTTTATCTGCGTAGGATTCGAAATCTTTTCGTGGTTCTGTTTTGTATATCTCTGTATTATTATGGCGAGTTCATCTTGTAGTGCCATCAATGTGCTGTACAGTATTGGCTGCTCGTTTCTTTGAGCAATCATATAACCGAGTGAACTCATTTTTGCAGCGAACATACCATCCGTATCGCTTGCTATTCGTCCATGTCTGTCAAGCACTACATCAGGCTCGTGGAGTCTAAATGGATGTTCTCCGCTGTCGTTCAGATATTTCGCCATCCTCGACTTTGGATTTAGCCCAAACTGCTTTACCATAAACGAACTTAAACCAACCATCTTGTTTTCGGAAAGATACTTTGCCGTTTCAACAAAATCACTTTTCATTATGTAATGAAGAAATCCAGGCGACGATTGCAGTATGTTTCCGGGATTCCATCCCATTCCAACCAAAGACTTTACAAGTTCCATAACACTTGTATCGTCATCCTCTCGATATGATTTCCAGTTTGGCTCACGCTTTGCGCCCCAACTTAGACAAAACGACAGAAGGTCATTATATCTTGGAGTTTCTGCGGATTTCATCTTAAGGCACACGTCAATTGAATTTCCGAAGACTTCTGAAAGTATCGTCGATATGGCTTCACATATTTCCGGTATGCGTTTATAGTTTCTATTGTAAATCGTATACCCTATAGCTCCGAGAACAAATGGAAGCTTTTCAAAACGATGCCCGAATATTTTTATTCCGTTTGGAGAAGCCGAATTGTACTTTATGTTGTACCTTTCCATTTTTCCCAACGCCTTGTGGTATTGTCCACGCATTATCTGCTTGAATGCATTTTTGCGAACATTGAGAAATTGGCTGTCGTCAAGGTCTGTCACTATGTTGGTTCTCGCATCCCTGACTTTCTTTATCAACCAGTCACCGATATCCTCGTTTACCATTTTTCCTTCGTTTATGGCATATACGGAGACCCGATAGCTTGATTTTATGTCGATTGGCTGCAACATACAGTTAAAAATAATCTATGTTGACACTATTTAGTGTTTATTTTGAGCTTGGAATACGTTCCAGCGGATTCTGCCTAGCTATTTCAAGTCTGGTATAAGATACCTGAAAGTCGTGTGGAACTATATCAGGTTCGGTTATGTACGATAGGTTAAACTCGCCAAACTCCTTCAACATGCAGCCGTAATAGACTATGTTTATAGTCGTCTTCTTCATTTCGTCAAGAAGATATACCCTAATAGGTATTGTCCAAAAGGCATCTTCCCTATCATTCTGCCTAACTGAATCCTGTGGAGTTGGATTGTCTATCGACGTATAACAGTTTGCCCACTGATATAGCGCGAGATACGACTCCCATCTTGCGTCTATGAGGTATTTGAAGGTTATGAACTTGTTGTTTGGATTGAATACACGGGTTGGTGCGTATACATCAACACCTCTGAATTTTATTGTATCTTGGGACACCTGTATTCTGGGTATGTGGAAATCCTGCAATTTTAACGTGACATCCTTGAAATCATGCGATATCAGACTCAATGGTATGTCAGCATACCATTTGTTCTTTGTTGCAGGAAACTCCTGATAAAGCATCTTTTCATCAGCTGTCATTTGGTATTCCCTTATGCGTAAAAGAATCCTGTGGTTGCGGACTCTTCTCCCTTTATCTTTGCAACGAGGTCTTTTATCTCATCCAAGCCTTCTCGCCCTATATCTGCATTTACAGTTATTCCGCCTGCAAAAGTGACGTTCTGGAACTTTCCGCGTATGTTTCCGAGACGAACCTTTGCATATGCAACGGCAAGCCTTTTCACGTAGTCGTTTCCGTATAGCTCTTCGTCTTCTGGAACGCATTCGACCTGAAAAGCCACAATGGTATCCTTGTATTGCTCATCTGTGTTTGGATTCGGTATAAGAACCAGCTTTTGACTTACCGGATTGAATCTATAGTCGAAATAGTTCGCTGTAAGACGCTTCGCCATACTTACGAATTCATAAGCGGTCTGCATAGTTGTAAACCCCTCGAAATTCGTTCCGCCAAATGAACGCCCTATGAATGGATATGTGCCTGTAGCGAGCATGCAGTTAGAAAGACCCCATATGGCATCTCCACCATACATTCCAAAGCTATCCTGTCCATTGACCCCACGTACAGAGGCGACACGATAGTCCGAAAGGTCTAATCCTTCTTCTATGCCCTCGTCATCGTTGCCATTCTCATATGCAGAAAGAGGCATCGTTATAAAGCGTTCAGGAAGAGTAGCCCATTTCGTCCATAGATGGGTAGCATCATCTATGCAATCCTCAAGCTGCTCGTCAGAAAGTTCAACCGTTTGCAAAGGCCAACCGAGAGTTCGACATATATAGTCTTTCAAATCCTCCCGTGTCCTAATCCTCTGGTCGATGTAGGTTAAAGCACTGCGTTTTGTTGCCATTTGAACACTAAAATTCCGTTAATCACTATTTAGTGTTAATTCAGCATAAAAATCCAAATCCTATTCCTTCGTCAACAACTTCGCGCTGTATTGAATTTCGCCCCATTCCCTCGTATCGTCTTCCGAACAAACCATCTGAAAAACGGCTTGGGTCTACCTGAAACGGATTGTTGCACCACATTCCAGTCCCCTCTTCTGCGTCTTGGTCGAAAATGGTCTGCAATATGAAGTTTGCACGTGCAGAATCGCCCATTTCGAACCATTTGGCGGCAAGCTGAAAACGTTCTTCTTTGCTCATGGGCGAATTTTCAGACGATAGTTTGGACTTAACTTCGTCTAGGTCGTCGCTGTTATACACTATAAGAGACGGAAAACGTTCTCCGGTCTCTTCGTCTTCTGTTATTTCAACATTGAAATATCGGTCGAGCATTTCGTCCGTATATGCGAAAAGACCCCATATCAAAGCAAGAACATGGTCATCGTGTTTTCCTCTTGGAGCGCGGTATACTGTGAGCTGATATGACGTTTCCTGTTTTTCAAAAAATGCAAGTTCCTTGAACAGCTCAGGGTCTGGAAGGATAAGCTGATAGTTCTTGTTCTGTATTATCCTCTGCGCATTCAGACATGCCTTTGCCTTTGTGTGAAGATGCGACAGAAGACCTGGAAGCATGTTCTTTCTGTTGTACCTTGCTATGTTTGTGTAAAAATCCCTCTTTTTTGTTATGTAATCAACGACACCTGTTTTCGTCAAAGCGTCTATTACGGCAATGCCTACGGAGTTCGATTCTATAAACAGAAGGGGGTTTCCATATCTTGCCGATATATGAAAAATCACCTTTCCGTATTCTGACGGTATTATCTTTGCCGATTCGAATTTGGCGCAAAGGTATATCCTATTCCCTTCCGTTATGTCCATGATATAGAATACGGATGCATCCTGTCCAGTACCCTCAGCAGTGTCAGCTGTTCCTATATACGTTCTTCCTTGCTTATACGGAAAATATTCGATGTAGGTTTTTTCGTTGTTCGGGTTTTTAGGTTCAACTCTTCTTATAGTTTCGGTATATTCAATGTTTTGATATACACTCTTTAATTCTAGCTGCCGTTCGTCTGGAACAAGCTTGTTGCCTGCCGTAACGGTGAATGAATTTCCGTATTCCTGTTCAAACGCCTCTTTCGAGCCAAGCGATGACAGCTCCCTCTTGTACCAAGCCTCATCTCTGTCTGGTCTTTCCCACCAATCGATTTTATGCGCTATCCATACTGAACCGTCACCAGTTTTTCTGCCAGATGTCGCCATCTGCCAAACCTCGTGAAACTTGTCTCCAATTCCGTTAGGTGTCGAAACTATGACGATTTTTGCTTTTGGTCTTGCGGAAACTGTAGGAAGAGACGCTTTCCAGAATTCCTCTTGCACGTTTTTCGGAACGAATGCAAATTCGTCAAGAATGAGCATGTCTATGGAACCGGAACGTCCTGTACTCGCCGTCGTGGTGACGGCTTTTATCACGACACCGTTCTTGAACTTTATTTTGGACTCATTCCATATTGTTATGGGAGGTTTCATCCAATTAGGCAGTGCCTCAAATCCATCCTTAATTTTTGCAAGGTTGTCTCTGGCCGTCTCGCCCTTATTTCCAGCTATCAGTATATTAAAGTTCTTTTGGAACAGAATCTGGTGAACGCAGATTATGACATATGCAGTCGTTTTTCCGTTCTGTCTTGCGCAACATGTTATAACTCGATTGTTGTCTAGTATCTTGTGTATGAGTTCACTCTGCTTCGGATATACCTTTATGTGAATCTTTTCACCAGACGGGTCGAGAACGTGGAAATAGTTGTTTGCAAAATAGTCAATGTCGGTTCTACAGCGTTCAAGCTCCCGAACCCTGTATTGCATCTCTTCTTTTGTGAGACGCTCGTCCGATTCTGCAATCTTTAAACCTTCCTGGTCTCCAAGATGCAGCTTTTTCTGCTTTTTTTCCATAATGTCACAATTTCAAAAATAGGTCTATTTAGACTTTTGAAATGCAACTTCGATTAAGTGTTTAAGGTAAGACCGTCCAACGCATTGCTCAAAACAGCCGCATACAAGAACTGCTGGTCGAATGCGTTCCATGAGATGAGTCCAAAACCGTAAGAACCCCATCCCTCTCCCCAGGAATTCTGTATTATCACACCATCTCTATTGTATCCGCAAAATAGAACGGCATGTCCTCCAACGGATTCGTATCCGTTAATGCCTTTTACAGACATGTTTCCGTTTCTAACAGTATACCATTCCTGCGTTATGTTAAATGCTCCAAGTATGCAGCCAAACTTATGTATCGCATATTTTACATTGCTACGTGCAGACGAGCCTTTAGATATTACCTTAATCTTGCACAGCTTTTCGTCAAAAAGCTTTTTGTACAAAAGTGCTTTGAGAACAGCAACAAGTGTCGTCCCGTCCCCTTTTGGGTCTCCGTCAATGCTTTTGGCATACGAGTAAATCCACGTAGGGTCTACGTTTTCTGGATAGTCGTTTATCCTCCACTTGATGTTTTCGCACCACTGCGCGGCAGTATATGCCGCACACCAAGGTTTCGAACCCTGGTCTTCAGTCTTAGTGCAGTAGTCGCGAAGGTCTATTGTGGCAGGTGCTATGAATCGCGACGATGAAGCCTTTAGCGCAGGAAGCTCGTCTATGTCTGTGGGAATCTTGCAGAAACCCACTTTGTGAAGTTTTGCAAACTCCTCGTCTGTGGATGCTGATTTCGAAGAATCAGAGGAATCATCGTTTGACAGGAACGGTAATAGAAATTTTATGATGTTCATTGTTTTGTCTCCTTAAAGAACCCACCAAGGCTTCTGCTGCGGAAGCTGTGGTTCGTTGGCTTCCACTGTTGGCTGAGGTTCTGGCGTTACAGGCTCAGTCTTGTTGGCTTTGCATCCGCAAAAGCAGAATGCAATCGATAGTATTGCAATTATTATAGTCTTTTTCATGTCAGAATCCCAGCTTTCTTGTATAAAATTTGTCAAACGACGATACTTCGTTTTCCATAAGTTTCGTTATTATTGGTATTTGATATCCAGCTATAACGTCTTTTGCTGCCTCATATGCTATGTATTCGCCGTATATGTTTTCAGGAGCACCGCTTTTTGTAAGATTTGCCCCACGGAATTTCTCGTTTCCATTTCCTTCGGCCTTGTATACGACCACTCGTTTTACGCTGTTTACGCTTATTTTTGTGTATACGTATGTTAGAAATTCGAGTTTTTTGCCCTCAAGACTTATTCCGGTTTCTTCAAAAAACTCCCTCTTTGCACATTCTTGAGAGCTTTCGCCATCTTCAAGATGTCCTTTTGGAATGGCATAGCTTTGCGGGCGATAGTTGTAAAATGGACGGATTAGAAATATCCGCCCATCATTAACCAGCGCGACGCCTGCGCATTCCACGACATGCTTGTAATTGCGATAGCTCACATCATTATTTAGTGATTTTTGTCCGTTTTTTCTTTATGGATTCCTTGTACCTGCGTTCTTGCTCCGGCCTTGACAATGCAAACATGTCAACTTCCTTTTCCGAGGAATTTTTGTTTTTCATGAACGCATTGTACTCTTCGGACCTTTGCAGAGTCTGCCTAAGCATTCCGATTCTCTCGTCATTCGGATTCTCCGACAGTTTTGTCAAATACGCATCGGCCAAAACATCTCTTACCTTGTTTTGCTTAAAATGCTTCTTCAGTGTATGCAGCATTTCCCTATAGGAAATCATGGACAGATACCCAAACGCATTCGACTTGTCGTTTTTCAGATTAAACTTCGGTACCGATAAAAGCATCCTGTATATCGCGTTTTGGGCAAGTTCCTCTTTGATTCCGTGGGAATACCTCCAGAACCTAACCATTGTAGTCATATGCAAAGCTATCTTTATGATAAGCTCTCCAAGTTTTTCCGTGGCAACGCCGTCGTTCTGGTATTTCCTGATTTCCTCTATAAGTTCCTTGTTATCGCAGTATATATTTTTCGGCTTACATGGTTTTAGACCAAATCTGGTTGGGTCTATGTCTGTATCTTCTTTCGGCTTTTCGTCGTCGTCTTCGGAATCCATGTCGTCGGTAGATTCCATCTCTGATATTCTGCTCCCATATCTGTCGAATGAGAAGGATGTTGACGATTCAGCAGAATCGTCGTCATCTCCATCCACACAATCATCCAGTTTCAAGCAATCATCTTCGGACGGCGAGGATTCCGTTTCGTAAAGTTCCTCACTGTCGATATCATCGAATCTGTTTTTCTTCTTCCGCATTATACGACCTCAGGCACGACTACTTCTGCTTTTGAATCCATTTCAGTTTTCTCGAAAGGCTTCTCATTCTTCCTTATTATGCCGGTCATGTAATTTATGATTGGGTCAACAGATGATTCGGCCTTTATAGAAAGCTTAAGAGTTTCACGTATGTATACATCATCAGACTGATACTCTTTCATGATGTCTTCGGTTGCTACTGCTGATGGAATTTCTGTATCGCGAACTACAGTTTCTTCGAGAACTGGGTCTGGGTAAAACGTCATGTGCTTTACAAAACCTTCACTATGCGCTCGAATAATGTATTCAATCATGTACAGACGCTTGAGCTTTTCATCGAAATTTGAGCTGAAATGCTCCACATCAATTATGAAATGGTCTTTTCCCTCAAACTGGTAGAATGAGACTGGCGACTTCAACTCTTTCGATACGAATATGAATCTTGGCGACAGTTTCTTGAATGAAAAATTCGCCCTATTCAACTTCGCGTCGAGAACGAATGGTTCGTTGAACATGTCCATATACCATTCGTATGCGGATGGGTCATACGTCTTTCCCGTCGGAATCTTGAGGTCGTCATAGAAGAAATGGACAAATCTCCCTATGCCAGTAGATGTTGCAAACTTTATGATGCTGTTCAATGCATGTGGTATGGACTTGAACAATGACTGAGGCATTTTTACAACAACAATCTTCTTAGACTTTCCATCTTTAAAATCATCTGCGTTGTATTCGTTGAACTTGACATATGTGGCCACGGCATCGAATGATTCCTGAGATATTTCAAGTTTCTCTTCAAATACGGATTTAACCTCGGACAGTTCGCTTTTTGTATATAGAAGAACTGTATTTCCATCATTGAAAAGCTGCTTAAGGTTTTCTGCTACCTTTGAAAGGTCGCGCTTTCCGTTTAAGATTACATATACTCTGTTTTCCATTTTTAACCTCACTTTACAGATATGTTTGGAGCGACAACGCCATTTGTCGAATTTGCACTGTCAAGCCTCTTCTTGGCCTCCTCGGATGCACGTGCCTGGTCATAGTTGAACACCAATGGCTTTTGTCTAAGGTGATATAGGTTAACCCAATCCCCCAAGTGATTCTCAAGCCACCAATTCTGCATCTGATTGTGGTTTTCCTCAAGCTTTTTGGCAAATGCATCTTCGGACGCAAGGTCTCTCTTGAGAATGGCATCGAGAGAATCTCCATTGTCGAACACATCCTTTGTATATTTGTTGTACGTACATATATTCTGTCCCGCACAGCCTACGCCCAATGCCCATGATTCTGTCAGCTTTATGTTTGACTTACAGCGATTAAAAACGTTATCTGCGAGAGGCGCAACTATGTACTGTAGGTTCAACTTGCTCAAAGCGTCAGGATAATGCAGAATGTCTATTCCACGATAGTATTCCATCTCCTTGCGGTCAACATACTCCTGCAATTCAGGGATGGTCGAACCGAATATAACCCATTGATAGTCTTTCGAAGTCTTCTTGACGTAATCCAATATTGGAGTTATGTCGTTCGGAAGACCCTTCTTGTTCGTATCATAGTGGGCTGGCGCCCCTATAAGTGCTATCCTTGGCTTATGGTTCTTGATTACATTTTCATTAAAGGATTTAATCCGCTTTTCAAGGTCGTAGAAATGTCCAATCCACCAATATGGAACGTAGTTGGGTATAACGATGATATTCTCGTCACTGACTCCAAACCTTTCAGTATAGTATTTTCCAAGCTCATCGGTAGTAACAAGAAGAAAGTCGGAGGCGTTTACCATTCGCTTGATGTTTTCCATGTAGCCATCTGACTGATAAGCCTCCCAAGCTTTGTTGTATTCAGGGATATCGTCCTTGTGTATGCAATCGTCTATGTTGTAGACAATCCAAGAGCCGCAGCGTCTGCTCATGGGTATTATGAACTTTAGATAGTATTCACACTGCGCGTCCGATACCTGTCGCTGTAGAACGTTTACATTTACACCTTTGAAGAAGTTCATGTCTATAGTGAACTTTCGGCACGTGTTAAACGTAACGTCGCCTATGCAGTGCTCTACCGTTTCTCTTGGTGCGAAATTCCTGTAGAAGTCACATCCTGTGGCGTCTGCCGGGAAGATATTTACACAAAATGGGGAAGACTGAATCTCGTCTTCTTTGTCTTTTTTCTGTTCGTCCATGAATATTAGTGTCCGTTATGATGAAATTATACGGACTTCCTAATATTCGAAAAATTTTCAGATATAAATGAAGCTATGCGGCTTCTGCTTTTTGCTACAGCGTGTTTTGATATTCCAAGCTGCTCGGATATGTCTGATGAATCCATCCCGTCGATAAACATTTTTTGGTATACGTCTTTGTCCCTGTCTGTAAGAGAGCTTGCGCTTACCGATTTTGTTATTTTGTCTATCAATTTGCTATTGTCGAACAATATTTCCTGTTCGGCTATTTTTTCATATGGGGTCTTGGCATCGGTGAAAGTGTGTGAAAATGAAGGTTCTATTAACTCGGAGAATGTAGAATAGTTGTAATTTTCTTCATCTCTTTCGCTGTTGAATTCCGGAGAATCGAGATATATTGATACCTTTGAGCCTATGTTCTTGTTGTATCGATTGCCTGTAGTCGCCATCAGAATGTATTTTCTAATCCACCACACGGCATGTGTTGAAAACTTGGTTCCTCTCTTTATGTCGAATTTTCTCGCCGCAACATTTAGGCCATACATTGCGGAGGACAAGATGTCGTCATAGTCGGTACCGTATGAAGAATATTTGCTCGCGAGATTTACAGCCAAAAATATATTGTGCTGTATGAGACGTTCTTCGAGCGTAGGTCTGTCGTTTTTGTATGTTTCTATGAGTTCAAGCTCTTCTTCTTTTGTGAGAGACTTAAACATCTCGTCTTTAACGTTCTTGTATCCGCTAAAGAATTTATCTACACACACAGCCCAAGCTTTGTATGTTTCGCTGTCTCTTTCCCTAAGTCCTATTTTCTTTGTTGACCGCTTTCGTTTTTTGTCTTTCAAATTTCCATGCTGCATCTACTATATCCGTACTCAATGGCACAAGTATAGCATAAATTACAAGTTTGGAACATATTTTTATTTTTCCAAACTGTAAACAAAAAGCATTTTTATGTCAATTTTAGATAGATTCTATTATTTTTCTATCTTTATACTCGATATCTTTTGGAAACTCGGTAAACATTTCAGTTTGAGACTCCATAGTCACAATAAACCGTGGATTATTTGAAAATAGGTTGCATTCTGCAAAATCGATAATGCTGTTTCCAAAATGCTCTGTTAGTAACTGCATCCATTCCGAGCAAAAAGTGTATTTGTCTTTCAAAAACACAACATAACCATCATAATGCTCTGTTTTTTCAGATTGGCATTTCATCTGTATGTATTTCTCGAAATAATCGAGAAACTGGTTTGAACTTACCCCATGCTCTCTTAAAAATATGCTGTTTTTACATATGAGCCGAGTCATCAGCGATGGAGACGACTTCATTCGCATCAATGGAAAGCAGCCTACGCATACGATAACCTTGTCATATACTCCTCGACATTCGTCTACAACCGCATCCATCACTTCGTCGAATATCTTCAATACTGAAGATTTTGTGCTAGATGAACGGTTTTTGATAGCTGTTGCGGTTACGTGGAATTTCATAACCCTAGAGGAATATATATCCAACGCCTTGTCAGCTATGAGAGACGCATCTATGGCTTTAATTTTCATTCAGATTCCTCTGTTGAATTTCCGCCACCAGATTCAGAAAGTCTTTCGTGTATCTTTTCGCTAACCATGTCAACGTATTTTTCTATCTTCTTATGCTTGAACCCACACCCTATTAGATATGCGTACAAAACCTCAAAGAAGTTCATATAGCAGTTGTATTCGTTGCATTTGCGAACGTATACCTTATAGAAATCTCTCGTAACACGCTCTATCTTTCCATAAAAGAGCTTGTTTACTACGAGAAGTTCGTCAAACTTTGGGTCGAAACCCGGTATATCGCTGTTATTGTCCATCAAAAAATAGAAAAATCTGAATTTCCGTTTCCGTGCTGAATCATGTTCAGGAACTTTTCCTCGTTTATGATTTGAACGCCAAGGTCTTTGGCCTTCTTTATTTTTGTAGTGCCTGTGGATGCGTCGTTGGTGACAAGGAACGCAGTCTTCTTCGATATTCCAGACTGGTAAACTCCGCCATTCTCTATGACGGTTTTCTTGAATTCCTCTCTTCCCATAGTTTTCAAATCGCCAGTAACCACAAATCCTTTTCCGCCCAAAATGCCGCTTATAGCAGTAACTTTGCTCTTGACGACATTCTGTCCATGATATCTGCTGTCTGAAATTATACGGTTATAGTCGTCCTTGCATCGCTCCCAGCCATTTTTGAACTTGTCTATGAACTTGTCGCCTACTCCGTATGGGAGGGATTTTTTAAGCTCTTCGGCTGTAGAATTCAAAAGAGAGTCGTATCCGTAATGGCCGAGCATTTTCTCTATTATCTTTTCGGAAACTCCATCATAGTCAAATGCCGTAAGAAGAGTCTCTTTATCGACTCCAAACATCCTCGAATCCAAATCTTTTATGAAAGTTGCCTTTACCGCACTTCCATCTGGTTGTATGTTCAAAATGTCAGATATCGAAAACAATCTGAATTTTTTGATAGTTTTCAGGCTAAGGTGCTTGATATTCAGCTTTCTGAGAAAATGGAGAATCCTACTTGCAAGAACACCAACGCATTTTTCATTCTCGCACATCGGAAACAGAGGGTCTACATCGTATGAAAGCTCACTTCCACACGAAGGACAATATTCTGGATATATGATATCCGTCTCTATTTCTGGATTTGGATGCGAAACTCCAACTATCTTTGGGATTATGTCGCCTGACTTAAGGACATTCACACGGCAACCATACTTTACGCCAAGCTCTTTGATATATCTTAGATTGTTCAACGTGACCGCGACAACTTCTGCACCCCCAAGAACCACTGGTTCGATTATTCCAACAGGATGCAGCTTCCCAGATTTCGACTGCCTCCACTGTATGTCAATAAGAGTCGATTCGGCAGTCATCTGATTGAACTTTACGGCAACGGTTTTTTCAGGAATGAATTGGTCTTCAAACACCTCATTATCCCTTAAATCCGAAATTACCAATCCATCTATGTCGAATGGAGCTTCCTCTGAAAACGAATTATATATCGCCATCAAAGCATCGTCATATGCATCCTTCGCATTGAATGCCGAATTGTAGATATCTGTAAACTCGCGATAAAGCGCAGTAGTAAATCCCAACGCTTTAAGTTTCTTGAACTGCTCGCCCTTCGTCATGCCGGTATGTCCCATTATCTCATATGGGAAAAACCGCAAAAACGAATATTCCTCATCAGAAGCGTCTGTTGAATTTATCAAACCGACTGTGGCATTTCTCAAGTTTTTGTATGTTTTGCCGTTAAATGAGGACAGTTGCTCAAGAGTCTCTCTTGTAAGAGTGATTTCTCCACGTATGTCACCGCTGAACGTTTTTGCTATCTTCGTATCTACGAACATCGAAACCTTATGCAGTATGTCAACGCCATCAGAACCATCGCCACGTGTAGAAGCACCCACCAATATGCCGTTTTTATATGTAAGCCTTGCCGAACATCCATCTATTTTGGAAGACACAAACATTCCCTCTGTTCCATCACCGTTGTCTGGTATATGGTTGTAAATCCACTTTTTTATAGGAGATTCGTCGTCATATGCCTTTATTTTCCCCAAAGACCCCATCGCATATGGATGATGAACACTGCCTTTTTCTTCAGTAAGAGTATTTCTGATTGACTCGAAATCCTTGCCCATGGCAGACGCAACCTCGTCCACGAGATTATCGTAATCCGTGTCGCTCATGATTGGTACGCCGCATCTGTACGCCTTATTAGCTTCTTTTATTTGGCAAATCTTGTCTGTAATGTCTATGGTGGTGCTCATGCGATATAGTATATCATAAGTTGACAATCTTGGGAATAACAAAAGAGCGCGACTTTCGCCGCGCTCTTGTAGCTCTATTAGATGTTTTTTATTTTGTGAGCTTTGCGTATACTCCATTCTGGAATGCTACCGTCAGTCTCTTCACGGAGTTGAGAACCGAAGAAGCCTGAGCAACAACATTGCTTACGTCGGCAGAAAGTGATTCGTCTTTGCATACGCTTGCCATCTGCTGTGCAGACTGCAATGTCGTCTGTGAAGCATTGAACAGCTGAGCTGCAACATTTCTGAATTCAGTTACAGCGTTCGCTAGTGCTTCCCTTTCGGAATTCGACTCTTCGTTTACTAGGTCTGAACCACCAAGAGCGGCTCCTGCGGCAGAACCGAGTCCGCCACCGACAAGACCACCTGCCGCAGAACCTGCCGCAGCCTTAAGTCTACGTCCACTTCCAGCTCCAAGTGCCGCACCAAGTGCTCTTCCGCCTATAGTTCCGACAACAGTACCAACAGGACCGAAAGCAGAGCCAGCTGTTCCTCCTATAATGCCTCCAAGGACATTTCCAATTCCAGCTCCAAGTGCTCCTTCGCTTACTTCGCTGCATTCCTTTACAACAATTTCAGTTCCGCGAAAATCAAGTGGTTTGATTTCGCGTTCTTTTCCTGTCTTGTGGTTTCTCGAATATACTCTTGCGCCAACCCAAATGACAGGATACTTAGACACTACTGAAACGTCCTTCTCAGCTCCTTCAAGGGACTGTGCATCCTCTGAGTCTGGAGAGAACTTTGGCGTTCCATCCGCATTGTAAAGGTAATCCGCGAACTGTCCTTCAGGTCCAAAGTATTTGTTGAACGCCTTGCTACCCTGCACAGCATCGCTAGTAAGAACCTTTTTGGCCATGAGCATAGGACGCTTTCCTGTTTTTTCCGCTGTCGAGAAGTCAAACGAATAGTCGTTTATGTCGAAATAGAAGCCGGTCATATTGTTGATGAAATCTACAACCTGCTCCATATCAGAAAGATTTTGAACCTTATAATTAAAATCTGTTGGAGTTACGAAGTGGATTGTGACTGGCTTTCCAAGCTGCTGGTTTCCAACAGTCACGCACATGCGGATTGCCTGTACGCAATAGTCGAAATACTTACGTGGGTCTGATTCCTCTCCGCCAACGGAATTTGGATTATCGAACTCGTCGGACATCCTAGACATTCCAGGACGGTTGTCGAGGCTTGTCAGCCTTGCCGAACTTGCCTGCCGTGAACGCTCTTTCGATGTCGCATCGCTTCCGTCAGAATCGCCCTGTCCTACATTATCCTGAGTATCGTCAAGCTCATCCGTGTCTATTCCCTGTTTTGCTAGGTCACGCTTCATCTCTGGCGTAAGCTCTTTGTCATATTTAACGTCTTTCGTAAGACGGTCAATCTCCTTCAAAATATCTGGAGAAAGCTTTTCGCCCTGACCGAACCCTGCTTTTTCTGCACGGTCTACGGAAAACCCGGAAACATCAGGTTCCGAATCATCGGAATTGTCGTCATCATCGTAGTCGCCAGCTTCGTTTATCGACATGACCTTACGAGCCTTCATCTTTCCAACACCCTTTGCGGTCTGCTTTCCGGAAAGCTTCTTTGGCTTTGGAAGCTCGGAGGTGATTATTGTCTCAACTTTCTTGCATACCTCGTCTACTGTGGCTTCGTCACAGCAGCACTTTACGCGCTTTCTTGCGTTGGCAATAGCATTTTTGGTTGCCATAGTTGCAAGTTTCGTATTCTTTTTGGCAAATTTGGTAAGTTTATCAAAATCTGCCTCTTTTACCGCCTCATAAATTGTCTTGAAAAGCTGGTCTTTCTGCTTCTTCTCCGCGCTTTCGACAAGCATCTTCGAATATGCATTGCGAATTCCATACAGCTCTCCATTCTTAATGAGACCATCCGTTGGGGTTTTTAGTTCCATAGTATTGTTCATTTCGAAATGTGAAACTATTTAGGATGATAAAGAAAAAGGCACTCTTTTGGAGTGCCTAACGAGGGTGAAAGGACGAGAACCTCGTTTAAACTTTAGAACGGAAGGTCGTCAAGGTCTACCGAACCGTTCGCCGCCTCGTTTCGAATTGCCTCGTTGCTCGGCGGAATAACCTTTGTCGCAGACTTCTTTGGCGTAGAAGTTGCTGTACGTGCCTTTGCCACTGATGCCTTTACAGCGGATTTTCCAATGATGCTGCCAATCATATCATCTGTTGACTGTGGCTCTGCCGAATCGGTAGTATCGAATTCATCGGCTGTGTCATCCGCTGTATCTTTCGATGCTCCATCTGACGGAGAATCCTCAAAATCATCCTCTGTAGAAGAAGTATCTGTAGAAGCCGTAGGCTCGGCAGCGGCCTCCGACGTATTGGAAGCTGCTGGTGCTTCAAAATCGGAATTGCTCACAGCACCGTCATCGAAATCGTCTTCGCCGCCTCCGATGTCGAGCCAGTTGCGATTAAGGAACTCGGCAAGTTCCGCCTTTGTCGCAGGAACTCCATACGTTCCATCAAAATCAAGCTCTTCGATAGCAGCGTCATTGATTTCAGGATAAGCATACTGCTTCTTCACCATCGGGCGAATGTCCGTAATGACATTTTCCGTATAAACATACGGCTGTCCTGTTTTCTTGTTGATTGATACCTCGCCGTTCTTGTTCGTGCGGGTCTTCTGAACCGATTCACAAAGAAAGCCGATATTTATCCCCATTTCTCCGTTATAGCAGTTGATTCCGCGATTGGTGTAATCGTTCAGAATCGTTGTCAAACGCTCAAGAGCGTCTTTTCCTGCATCTCCAGTAAGCCTCAAAACGCGAAGGTGCTGGTTGTTTGCCGAATAGTGGGGGTCTGAAACAACATAGACTGGAAGATACACAGTCCATACGGACTTGGTGTCAGACGCCAGGCGAGCAGACGTGCGGTCAACCTGTCCGGGCACCTTCCATGCCTCCTTATTCTTTTCGAAAGAGTATTCGCAGATTGGGCAATAGCCCTTTGCAATCTTCTCCCCACTCTGATAAAGCTTGTTTTTCGCCCAAGGGGTGGACGGACAGACAATCCTGTCAACGCCAACAACCTTGTTGTCAGAATCGCGATGGAAGCAGATGTGCTCGTTTCGCTGAATGAACGGGTAATCCGTCCTGTCAGGGCCTTCGAAATTCAGCATTCGAAGTACGTAATACCTCTTGTTTGGGGGAAGCTCCACACCGTTCTCATCCGTCTTTGGAGACGGCTTGAACGAAAAGTCCGTGTACAGCCTCTTGTTTCCGGCATATGCCGAGGTGCTTGCATTGATTGTCTTGATTAGTTTCATGATTGTTCCTAATTATCCTTTCAACGAGTCATAGTATACCACATAAACCGATTTTTCGCAATAGTTTTCTTGTTCAATTTGAGCACAGTTCCGCGATTGTCATTTTCGCAGATTCCGGCCAAAACATTTCGAGGGCTTCCCTCGCCTTTGGGGTGAACTGCTTTATCGTCGAGCAAAGACCGTCTATCAGATGACGCTCTTCGTTTCTATCGTTCTTCGTCGCTTCGTACAATATCGTGTCTATGTTTGGTATTATGGAAAGAAAGTATCTCGATATTGTTCCTGTTGAGACATAGCTGCAAATGAATCCAGACGACAGTATGTTTTTTATCGTCTTCTGAACAGTAAATCCAGTTTCTTTGCACATTCCGCGTATTTTCAACACACTTTTCAGTATGCTTATGTAAATCGCATACAGTTTCTCTATTTTCTCCTTGTTCTGCGAATAGTCCGAAATCTGCGGAAAGTTCATCAAATAAGAAACATCGGATATCGTCCTCCCCTTGCCATGCGGAACAAGCCTGTTGAGAAAACAGTACTTTATGTAGCTCTTTACATTAAAGCCGTTTCTCTTGCACAGTTCTATCACATGCTGAAAATTACTCCATTCATATGGGTTGAGTTTCTTTCTCGGCTTGAAATTTTTGTTGAGCTTTATTCTGACATGGCGAAAATGATTCATCGATTCCGCATGAAACAGATTGTACGCATAGTTTATTTCGTCATCTGATGCAGAAATATTGTCAAAGGACGGAGAAGATTGCTCTATATCCGCATCTGTTTGAACTGTCTGTAGATTGGTACTCAAGCTTTTCCTTCTGCAAATTCAGTATAAATGGTTTTATTTTAGATTTAACAAACCCTAGTGTAAACGTTGATGGAAACTTTTCCATGAGCATTTCGAGAAGCTGCCTCATGTTATAGTCGAAGGATTTACATAGTCTATATACAACTTCCTCGTTTATAATCGATTCTGCGTTCGCACCGTCTTCACCTATGATGTCTTTTATAGCCCTTTGTGCATTTTCGAAATCTAGGTCTGCGTCTATTTTGTCCAAATCAAGCTCAGATACGAAATTTCCAAGAGCATCAAGAGGGTCTTTGTGCTTTGATTGCTGTTTTTCGTTCCTTACGTTCTGCTCTTCGCGAAGTCTTTTTCTCGTTTCCGCACTCTTTTTCAATCTTTCAAGAGGTGCTTTTGATACGATTATCTTCTTATTCGCTATTATGCATATGTCATTTTTTGTCTTAAAGCTCATTTTACGGCAAATTTAATACTATGATTAAATTATACCATAATCAGAACAGCTCGAATTCGTCGTTTCCTATTGATGAAAGTGGACTGCTTTTAGGAGATGGAACTGAAATCTTCTGCTCAGCGACGATTTTATCGGATTCAGTCTTTTTCTCCGCTTCGACAACCTTTGCGGATTTCTGTATGGTCATTATCGGATTCACTATCTCTGAAGCGTCGTCCGATTTTGAGTCCCCTATGTCCATAGGCTCAAGTGTATTTTTGTCAACCCTATACATCCTAGACACATAGTTCTTAGAGCCAAACCTGTTCTTTATGCAGTTCATGTGAACGACATCCTCTTCTTCTGTAAAACAGTAAAGACCGAGAACCAAATCTGCGGCAACCGCCAAACCGAGACTTTGCGACATATCTGCAAGTTTTGTCTCTTGGTCCATCAATGACGACCTGGAACTCTGCGTTGCCGTAAAAAACGGTATCTTCCACTTTTTTGATATCGCCCTAAGCTGCTCGGAGACTATTGCAACCTTTATCCACTGCTGTTCGTTCTTGTTGCAGAACGAAGGTGTCAGAAGGTTAAGATAGTCTATAATAACAAGGTCTGGATTAACCCCATCGTGCTTTAAGCTCTCTATGTAGGTGTCTATCTCGCCTGTAGTAGTCCCATGCATAGGATATTCCTTGAATATTAGTACGGCCTTGTCGTGTTCCTCCTTAAACGCCTTGACATTTTTCTCAAGCTCATCGTGATATGCGGCAAGACAGTCAACATTGCATCCGCTTATCAGTGCGGAAAGCCTTCTTCCGTATCCCAAAGCGGAAATCTCCATGGTTATTACCACAACGCACTTGTTCTGCTTTAGCATGTTATATGCAAGATTTGCCAAAAACAGAGTTTTTCCGACGTTCGTTCCAGCTTGAAACGCACATAGGCAGTTTCCCTCGCTTGGTATCCCTCCATTCGTCCATGTGTCTATCGCATCGACGCCGGTCTTTAGGCGAACGTCGGGGTTCATTAGATACTCAAGTTGCTTGTCGAATTGCTCGAAATAACGAAGACCGAGGTCATTGTCCAATCTAAATTCATAGAACTTGGACATCTCTCCATATGTACTTTCAAACGTTACGTTCTTCTTTTTGCTGTTTCCTATGTCGGTCTTGGCCGAAATATAGTCTGTTATGCACTGGAAAAGACCGCTTTTCTTCACAAACAGCTCTATAGACTCCCTAACGGTATCTTGGTCTATGTCTATGTGTGTGGTCGTTATGTCGTTGAACTTTCTGATAAGCTCAGACGGTTCAGTCTTCAGACGCCCCTTTTCGGCAAGATAGCTTATGTTTCCCTCTATTGCCGCAGTAGTCGGAATCTCGTGGTGACGGTTGTAATACGCAATTACGAGGCTAATCAGAAGTCCAACCTCATAATCGCTGTACCACTTTTCGTTGTTTACACGAGATAGTGTTTCAAGATAAGTCGAATTGTTGAAAATCTCATGTAAAATCCACTCGGAAACCAACGAGTCAGAAAATTCCGTTTCGTTTTCTATGCTGGTGTGCATCTATATGTCCTCTCGCGCAACCATTATAACATATTGTGGAAATCCTGTAAACGGTTTTTGTCAGTTCCATGATGGCGCGAAATCCTGTAAAGACCTCGACTGCTGCTCTACCATTTTCTTGAACTTGATTTTTAGAGTTTCGTGTTCCCTGTAAAGATTCATGTAGTTTGTTATAAGCTCAAGAAATTTGTTTATGATAGTCGGAAACCCGAAATCTGCATCTTTTGGAACCTTTAGAAATTCCCTTATGACGTTCAGCGAATCTTCGAGAGACTTGTCAACGACAACCGTCTTCCTACCCTTTGCCGATGTAGGCTTTGACTGACCCCTCGCAGAGGCGGACTGTCGTTCAACCTTCTTCATGAGAAGTTCTTGCTCCGATTTTGTGGCGTTTTCGGAATTAGAGGGATTGCTTCCGTCAAACGAGACGGAAGCATATTTTCTTCTGACAACTCTCTTCATCAAGCCTCCTCGTCAGACTGCATCTCTCCGACACCATATGCAGTCTCCTTGATGAACTGCTTGTCCATATCCTCAAGGAATGTATTCCATATGTCGTCGTTCTCCGCAATTTCGTCTTTACGAAACTTCTTTGTAGGCTCGGAGCATGATGGAACTGTATACCAAGCACCCTGCTGCTGAATGTAGCCAAGACGAACGGCATCGTCCCACAATCCTGCATATTTCGATATACCTTTGTTCAGGTCAACATACATCGTTGTCTCAAGACCTTCTTTGACAAGACGGTTCTTGTACGTTATGTACCTTATCGCATTTGCCGAATAGTATGAACCTCCGCCCTTCAAGCCAAGGCTTGCATCTTCCTGACGCTTCCTAGACTTTGAAGACTGCACGACTATGTGAGAAGCATATCGTATTCCGTTTCCGCCGGCCATCTCCTGGAATTTCTGCGGTCCCATTGCATTCATGTTTGCATAGGCGTGGGCTATTACCACGAGCGGGCAGCATGTCTTCATGACAGTCACCATCATCGATTTGACCATGGTGTTCTTGAGCTTTGCGCTAAGTCCCATGTCCTGAACGACCTTTCCGCCTTCTGCATCCGTTATGGTCTTTGTTGTTACCAGACCGGACAGAGAGTCGAGGACGACAAGCACACGAGGCATCTTAGATTCATCTCCCTTGGCCAAATCTCTTTGTTCCTTGATATCATGGTAAATCTTCTGCAACGTCTCCGTGCATTCCTCTACCGTGCTAACAGGCACGTGCAGGAATTTCGTCTGGTCTATTCCTGACTTTATGAGCTTATCGTAAAGTATTCCGCCTTCGGAGTCGAGATAGAACACGGCATCATAGTTCTTCTCTTTCAAAGAGTTGATTATTATCTCGGAGACTATCAGTGACTTGCCAGAGTTGTGCGCGACTATGTTGTCTGCATAGTATGTGTGGCATTCGTCGTCAACCTCTATGTCGTATACGCGCAGAACGCCTGCGTCTTTTACGTTGAGAACCCTCTTATTTCCATAGATTGTTCTAATCTCAATGTTTTCGTTTCCATTTTTGAACTCGTTCCACACGTTTTCCGCGAACTCGAACTTTCCGTCTGCAAGCTGTATTACGTGGTCTTTTGAAACCGTCGTGGTGTCGCAGTCTGAAATCGTGAACTGCAAGCAGTCCTTTTCACCACGGTCGTTAAGGTTGCTGCAACGACGGAAACCAACAGGAGTTAAAATGAGAAAGTCCTTGTTCACCTCATAGAACTTAGGTATGTTGGATATCTCGGTTTTGTATATGTGCTTGCGTATAAGAGCATTTATCTTGAAGTACGAAGAATGCTCTTTTCTGTTTTTTCTGGGTCTGCACTGTGACGACTTCAATAGGGTGTAGAGCGTCTGTCTACTCAATTTTGTCTTTCTTCCGATTGCGGACATCGAATACCCTATGTCTTGAAGAAGGAACATCCTGTCGGAAATGGGAATTCTGCTTAGAAAATCGTCAAAGATTCTCGAATCCTCTATTTCGTGCAGATAGCTGTTGACATCACTGTCAATTTGCATTATTACGTAAATTCCTGTCCCAGGCAGAACACAGCCGGATTCACCGTAGAACGTGGTGATTCTGTTATTCGGAATGCCACGAAACATGGAACCTGAGATAATCTTGTTTACCGCAAGGTTTCCAGTGGAAATGTAGTCTTTCGGCTTTATTAGGTCTGCTTCGTCGAGGGATACCAACTCAACTTTTTTCTTCAGAGATTTTATATCAAACATGGCAATGCCTATTTTTTCTTTTGGCAATAAGTATACCACAACAGGCGGAAAGTGTCAATAATTTTATTTGGTCGCCAAGTCTGAAATCTCTATTTTCTTCTTATACTTAAAATATTCATATTTATTGAGGATGGATTTGCAGCTTTCTATCTGCTCCTTTGTATATTTGCCATCCTTTCCGTTTGGCATTATTCCGTGTGACTTCAGCAGTTTTTCTCCCTCTTCGCTTAGAGTATAATTGATGATTTCGCTTGTAAGATAATGCTCTTCGTCTTCTTTTGGTATCAAAGCTCCATGCTGCTCAAGCCAATCCATTATGTCTTCATACTTGTGGTTTGCGGCGTACTTGTAAGGCCAATAGCTGTGTTTGTAGATGTTGGCACCTCCCTCGACGGCTTCCTCCATATACTCTATGTCATGGTTCATCACACCAGTATTGAACCTTGCGTTGAACGCATTTGTGATTATTCCGTCGTAATCGCTTGTTCCATTTATGTATTTCTCTATTATGCTCTTCGAAAACTGCGAAAACGATTCAGAGTATGGAACTGCGTAAAAACCGCTGAAAAGGTTGTTTTCTGGGTTGTCGTAATCGAATTCAGGATAAATCTCCCCAGTTGAAGGCGTAAGAGCCATATTTATCGTAAATATGTCACCTCCATTATTGTCGTTCAGCTTGTCAGTGCCTCCGAAAATCTCCGTCTTGTACTGTAGTTTGAACGTGGCAATTTGCATATCCTGTTCTGTGTTCTGCAACACGCCCTTCCAATCGAATGCAACGTCTCCATTCCATATGACCTGATGGCGAAGAGTCTTTCCCTCAAGCTTTGGATGTGGTGTAATTACAAACACATCCTTGTTGAAAAACGGTATGAAATTGGAAACAATCATGTCAAGCTCCTCAGGATATTTCGAGAAAGCGTTGATTGTAAAATCCAGTATTATTGGAGTTGGTGGTTTGGTGTTAGGGTCATATGACCCAGAACTCGTCATTATTGTTATGTCGTGCTGCAACTCGGAGTTTCGCGCAAGGTCTATCTGTATGTTGCCTCGTTCCACGGACAATATTGGATAAATCTGCGGAGCACCTTGCGGGTTCATTATGCTCTTGAGTATCCTTGAAGACTGTCCGAACACGCAAGGCACAATCGAACGTATGCTCTTTCCCTTCTTCACTACTGGAATGGTGATATTCGAGAAAAGCCGAATCACTTCGGCCTGTGCGGTTTTCAGCTCCTTGTTGTAGCTAGTGGTATACATTAGTCGTCTATTCCGCTTCCGACATAATAGCCGACAGGGATAAGAACCTTCTTGTCATATGATTTCCATTCCCCTGTCTTAGTATCTTGAACCAAAACCTTTATTACGGTGTTTTCAGCAAACCGATACACGTTATTTGGATTGGCCAATACGACGTTTGAATCATTGCCAAAAACGTTTTCCGCCGTTTTGCAACCGCATACCATCATGGACAATATGGCTATGATGGCAACTGCAACTTTAAGAGTTTTCATTACTGCCTCCAACCGTATGTTTCTTTATGAATTTGGAAAATAGTTTGGCCGTTTCAGGATTTATCTTAACATCTTCCTGTAGAATCTTTTCTGAATCCTTGTCTTTTGGCGTTGTAATTTTAGTTATAGCCTTTTCAAGAATCCAAATTACAATCCTAATACCATATACTATCAATTTCTGTTTCATCTCGACCATTATTTAGTGTCACTAAATATAGGCATGATGCTAACAGAGAACAGAAAAATAGCCAAAGCATACATGAACATGTATGAAAAACAATATGTTTGCGAAGGGATAGGCGGCATCATAAAGAGGATATTCAGAAGTAGAACTAAAGACGAGCCTTTTGGAAATCCAAAAACACCAAAACCAGATGGAAATGGAGCTGAAAGACGACAGGCTGCTGTTCCTAAAACACAATCCATTGAATTCGAAAAAGACGATTCATCAAATGAGCAGCAAATACAGTCTCCAAAAAATCAAAACAATACTCAGCAAAAACCTTTCTCCAAATTTGAACTGTCTCTTTCCAATCCAGAATTTTCAAGACTTTCGTCGTCTATGTCATCTAGGATAACATCGACTCTCGGAAACTACGCCAAAAACGGATTCGAGATATATCGCCAGATGACTCAAGACGGAATAGTATCCGCATGCGCAATAAAGAGAAATTCAAGCGGCATGAACGATGTTGGAGTATATGCCATAGCACCACTGTCAAATGGTGGAGATGTAGAGCTTATCAAAAGCATACTTTCCAATTTCAGCAGTGCCGGAATATTGTGGGTAAACGCATCAAATGGAGCAAGCGCAGATGCTGTAAACTACATGAATGAAAAAATGCGGAACTTCAAGACCGAAAACGGAAAAAGCATCTTCTTCAGAAGATACGGAAGCACAAGCGATTTGTCCATGGATGAAAAAGGACGAATAGCAAAACTTACATCTTGAACGGGTTAGATAGCTTGAGCTTTAGCGAGAGCGGCGAGAAAATATGGCTTTTAACGTTTTCGTCGTTGAAGAAATACTGTTCGTTGCCTGCAATAGCAAAATCGTTCAAATCCTTTGCGCCGCCAGATATGTCCTTCCAATAGAACACCAAAGACGAAGAATCCGATAGGACGGAATCTTTAAGCATCGCCTTAAGCCCATGCTTGTCATTATCGAATCCATAGACTATCCTGTGCTTGGGAAACCTCTCTTTAAGCATCGCCCTTTGATAGTCCGTTAGACTTTTTCCGCCAACAGCTATTCCATTCTTAACCCACAGAGAGTCAAAAACTCCCTCACAGCATATTATAAAAGGAAAAGTTGTGGAAATTGAATCTATTCCATAAATCTTCTTGCCGCAATCTTTCGGAAAACCGTATTTCGGAAACGGTATGTCCGAATCCAGGAATCTCCACTGGTAAGACCACACCTCTCCGTCGAGATACCATGGTATGACCACAACCTCGTACTTCTTACCGTCGAATTTGGAGTTGTATACGGCAGAATAGAACTTTGCGTATTTCGGAAGGTTCGGTGAATCAAAAATCTTTCGATTCTCAAGATACTGTCTTCCGCGTTCGGTCAGTTCGTTTTTCATGGAATCGGGAATCTGTAGGAAAATATCCTCTTTTCTCTTTTCCTTTTCAACATCAACGGAATATCCGGCAGAAGATGGAGATAGGTAGTTCGAGAAGTTTATCCCGCTCTTTCCCTGTCTTTTTATGAAAGACAGATATTCTGGCATCAGCTCCCTATACTCCCTGCCAGACAGCTTTTCATAAAGCTCAAGGCCGCTCTTCGTGCAGTTACATCTATAGCAGTAGTATTTCTGCTGATATATGAAATAGCATCCGCGCATTGCATTCCATGGATGCGTAGATGTGTGCGCCTCATCGCAGAACGGACACTGTATAAGGTGCTCGTTCGTCCCCTTTTTGTTCTTGCCGCTTATAAACGGAAGTATCTTAGAGTAAATCCAAAGAGATTGGTCTGCGCTTTTAGGCTGCTGAACCATTGTTCACCGCCGCATAGTTGTCGCTCATGTATTCGAAAAGAAGCGTATATTTCGTCACGCACGAACCGTCTCCTCCCTTTATCGCGAAATCGGTGAACGCGCATGGCTGTTGATTGAGCTTTATCACCATGGACTCCACAGGGAATATCGAGATGACCTGAAACCTCGGTATGTCCAATAGGATTTTCCTAGTTAGGTCTCCGACCATTATATTACCAAACTTTGTGACAAACTTGTTCGATGCGGGGTCTTTTGGGTCATATATCTCAGCATACGCGGTGTTTTTAACCATGTCATCCTGATGGCATATGCGAACGAGAAGGTCTTTCTGGTCTCTGAACACGAACGTACTCGACAAAAGCTCCTTAACGTCGTCAAGTTCTACGTTCACTTCCGCTATGGTGTTCCAGCTGTGTACATGGTCTTTTAGCACGACTATTGCCGCCTCCTTCACAAGACCGAAATTTGTCTTGAAGGTAGACGACTTTATCCTTATGGAAGTTTCATCCTCTATCGTAAGCTCCACGTCGGAGTAATCCGGTGCTGATGACGATTTCTTGCTTTTCGGCGCATGAGCCTTTATTACCTTGTACAGAATCTGTGAAAATACGTTAAGCTCCTGTGTGCATATAGACACCGGTTCTCCGTTTATCCTGACGGATGTTGACACAACGTCAAGACGTGCGACACGGCCATCGGTCTTCACGGATGTCCGGAATCCATGCTTGGAAAATGTAATCTTCGCGGATTTCGATATCTTAGTCATGTTCGATATAGTATCGTAGAAGAGTTCGAAGTCGCATATGTCCAATTTTACAGAAGCCATTTTACTATAAGACCTTTCAGCCGTTAATTATATCACATGGTGATTGATATGTCAACAATTTAAGATTCGCTGTTGGAAAACCATTTTTCAATGAACAGCTTCTGCCCATCCATATAGGATGGCTGTGCAACACTCGTTCCGAGAGACTCGTGTGTTACGCAAACAGCAGACGTTCCGGTCCTAAGCTTTTTTACGAACGCGGAAAACGAAACATCCATGTCATAAAAATGAAAGGTAAAACGCTCATCGAATCGAAGACCACTTTCGATTGCGTTTCTTGTCATGCAGATGAAGCTTCCGTCTATTGTAAGAACAGGCGACGGACAGTCACCATATGCCGTCATGAATATGACCTTTCCACGGTATGTGGTGGATTTTGAATTCTTTATAAGAGATTTGTCTCCCGCGTGAATCATGAATCCGCTCATTCCGGCGTTTTTGGCCGCAAATGTCCATATGTGTGGCTTGGTTTCGTCGTCTGGAACATCCCACGACTTTCCTCCGCAAACTCCTATCAAGTCGTAGTCATTTGATGCTTCCTCCAACTTGTCGAAAATAAGAACGTCGTTAATCCATATGTCGTCGTGAATGAACGCAACATAATCGTACAGTTTTATGCTATCGTCGTTTAGCACGGAGTTGTATACCTTACTAAGTCCGTCCTCGTTCCTAAACGCTATCTTGCAGTCCACAAGAATATTTTTAGGTATGTTTATCCTAGTAAACAGCGTCTTATATATCGGCATGGACTGAAGTTCGTCTTCAGAACGCCTTGTCGCCACAACAAAAAGAAATCTTCCCTGTGGATATTCCGACTTCGAAATAGAATAGCTAGTCATGTGATTCATCCTCTATCTTTGAAATGTCAACATCGTCATCGTCGCCTTTAACGCTATCCTCAACCCTTACCCATCCGAATACCTGAACTATTTTTCCGTCCATCGGAATCTCCTTTTTGTTTGCAGATTTTACTATCCGAACTTTTGCATTAAGCGTCTTCCAGGTCTTTGCGTAGAGAATTCCGCCTTCAATCTTAAACTCGTTTCCGTTAGCGTCCTTGAAGAACTTCGGAGGGTCGTCCTTCTTAACAGTCGGCTGCTCAACTGCCGAATGCTGCGACGGAGGCGGTTGAACTTGAGAATCAAAAACAGGCTGTTCTGGATTCGATTCCGCGTTCTTCTTTCCGCCCCTCATCTTTACGGCGGCTATAGCCCTTTCCACAAAATTGGAAGGGATGGGTTCGAGAACTTCTTCGTTTGTTATTCCCATGTTATTCCTTGTTTGTAATTGTTATCTTTGATTGGTTGTCCTTCTTCGATACTAGAATCTCAGCGTCGGACAGCGTATTCAGTATTTCACTTCTATGTGAAATTATAAACGCGGTCATTTTTTCGGTTCCGACCATGTATCTTATGAGTTCTATTATTCCGTTGACGGACAACGGGTCTAGGTTTGAATCTATATATTCGTCTATTATCAAAACATTTGAATGGATGTTTAGACGAACTTGCATAAAATCCTTAAAGGCGAAACAGCATGCTATGCTTAATCTCATTTTTTCGCCAGAGGAAAAATTGTTGTATTCTGTTTCTATTCCGTTTGAAGATTCGAATATGGCATCGAAATCCTCATCAAACCGGCATGAATAGTTTGAACCCATCTTCGAGAGATATCCGTATATTCTGAAGTTAAGTTCCTTTAACATGTCCGATACGACGCTCTTTCTTATGTTTTCTGGTTTGAGTACGCTCTCCAGTGCCTTCAAATGGGAAATCGTCTTATCGGTCTCCTCGTACTGAGCCTTTGTCGATAGCAAACTGTCTTCGAGAGACTTTATCGGAGCGTCAAAGGATTTGGTGGCAGTTTCCGACAAAACCTTGATTTTGTACTCCGAGTTGCTAACGTCATTTACTAGACGGTTGCGCATGTTCTGAAGTTCCATCCTCTTTCCCTTCAGTGACATGAGTTCTCCACGGCAGCTTTCGACCTCTGTTTCAAGCTTTTTCACTCCAGCAGCGTATTTCGTGTAAGTTGCGCTCTTTTCAGACACTTGAGGGTCTATGGTTTCCTTCTTTTTCAGAAGCTCCTCTATCTTCTCTCTGCGCTTCTTTATCTCGTCCTCGTAATCGGATAGCTTCATTTCCGAACGGTATTTCGGAAGGCACTCGTCACACAGTATGTCCGTTATATGGCCGTGCGCCGATATTGCCCTCTCCATGCTGGAAATTGCACTTTTTTCGGACTTAACGCTGGAGTCTATTGAACACTTGCTTGTTTCAAGAGATGAAATCTCCATTCGAATATTTTCAAGAAGCGTCTTCCCCTTCTTTACGCGCTCCGTAAGCTCCTTGCCTCTTTCTACTATTTTCTCATATTCAGACGCATCATCGAATACTATATTTCCGCCATCGTCGAGAACAACTCCATGCTCAGAGTCAAAACGGTCTAGGTTTTCCCTAGCCTTTATCAAAACCGATTTTGCATCCTCTATGTCTTGTCTGTTTTTCTGCTCGGCGTCTCTCTCGGACTTGAGCTTTACGATGTTCGCGTTTAACTGGTCTATCGTCCTAGAATGAGCCACGAGGCTGTTGTTTTCATCCAATGTGTCACGGTGAAGTTTCTGAAACATGCTAGAATAGGTCGTAAGTTCGAACAATGCTTCAAAAAACTCGTTCTTTGCGGCCTTTCCAAGCTCGAAGAAATTATAGTTCTTGTCGGCGGTAAGAAGTATGCATCTTAGAAAGCCATCCTTTCCGCATGGAACTATATCAGTCTCTATGAGCTTCTGAGTCTCGGCAATAGTTGAGCGTGTAATCTCTTCCATCTCCGATTCTCCGTTTTTCTTGTAAACATGAAGCTCCATAGACTTCTTCTTGCCTACAAGAAACCTGTCTATCTCGTATTCTGCTCCATCAACAGACACAGAAAGAGTTATTTTGACATCATCCTTTGCCGAACAGTTCCAGTTTGCTATGTGTTTTGCAGACTTTAGGGGGTTAAGAACTTCTCCATAGATGGCATAGAGGAGAGCATTAAACACGGTCGTTTTGCCTGCACCATTCCTGCATTCATCTCCGTCTATGTCATCGTTTCGTCCAGTTACGAGGACAATCTTGCTTCCGAATCCGTTGAAATCGAAATCAACTTCTTTGAACGACATGAAGTTTTCGGCATGAATCTTTCCAAAAACTATATTCATGTTAACGGCCTCCTATCATCTCATAATACTTCTTGGCAAGCTCCTTGACAAGCGTCTTGTCAACAGGTGTCCTTTTGCCGCCAATCTCAAACACGAACTCCGAGAAATCCGCAGCGTCAATTGCGGAGTTGAGATAATCCATCTTAGAGGATACTCTGTTTGGCAATGATTCGGTCGGATTCTCCACTATGTCACGCTTGCCTGTGAACGGACACGCCTCAAAATCAAAAACCGTATTGAAAACGAAATATGGATTTTTGCTCGCTATCTTGTGCTGTATCTTAGATATCGTGTCGAAAGACTCCTGCGTATCCACCTTGAGACGTATAAACGAATTTGGAAAATCCACATCGGCCATGTCGTCATCTATAGATGAAGTCCTTAGTTCGACATGCCGCTTGTTGTGCGGATTCGGAAAGAAGTTCAGCTTGCTGCCGTCCAATATGAAAGCCCCACACGCAGCTCCGTCAAAACCGTATTCGGTCTCATATGGAGAACCGCTGATAATTATGCTGGACTTTCCGTCAAGAGGTATTCTCCGTGACTTGTGGACATGTCCGCTCATTATGATGCCGCTGTTACTGATTACTTCTTTTATGATGGACTCGTCCATCCCTATGTCTTCATATCTCGATGCCGTGGACGTGTCGCCATATCTCCTGTTTTGGCTTGAAGATGAACCAAAGAAAAAGCTTTTTGGAAAATCATGATGGCAAAAAACGTATTTTGTTCCACGTGGAACAATTTCCTCGTCGTTTCTTGTCGTCTGGGACTTTCCGTACCCCCATGGAAGAAGGGAATAGCCGTTTCCGTGCATTGGAGATTGCACGACGGTTATCGCCTCATTTCCCTGATATGCCGAAAGACTGTGTATGAATGTCAGGTCTCTTAGGTATAGGTCGTGGTTTCCTAGAATCATATAGATTCTGTCAACAGACTTTGAAAGGTTGTACAAAGACTGCGATGCGTAGTTCAGAGTCTTTACGTCTATGGAAGACCTCGAATCGAAAAAATCCCCCATGAAAACGACATTCTTTACGAAATGCTCTTTGCAAAGCTCTGCAATCCATCCCATCGTGTCTACACATATATTGAGATACTTCTCGGAATTTCCGTGTATTCCGAAATGTATGTCAGAAAAAATAAGAATCTTTCCGTCTTCAAACATGTTAAATTTCCAAATTTATCGTGTCTTTTATGCAATCGTCTCCGTAGCTGTCAATCAGAATTTCCATCTTTTCGTCATGATGCTTCGACGAATACTTAAGATTATACCATACTTCGTACAGTTTCGCAACCGTTTTATTCTTGTTCTGCCTGAGAACACGCCCTATGCTCTGAATAGTTCGTATGTAGCTTCTGCCGGAAAACGCAAATACTATGCCATGGAGATTTTTTATGTTTAGACCTACAGATGCCGTGACGGTCTGTGCGAGAAGTATGTTTCCAACGCTCTTTTCTAGTCTTGAACGTATGTCTTCTCGAACGGCTATGTCAACAGTTCCGTCTATGTAGTGGACGTTTATTCCATCCATGCGCTCAGACAAAGATTTCTGTAAGGTTTTTCCTATGCTTATCCTGTCGAAAAGAACGACCATGTTGTTTTTGGAGAAATCAAAACTATCGCCTATTTTCTCAAAAACTGGCATCCAAAGTCTCTCGCAGTTGTTCTCTAGGAATTCAAGCTCCATCTTGTATGCCGTACCAACGTCTACGAGAGTTCCATCCGGAAGAACATCGTTTAGTCTCGCTCGCGAACGGCTAAGGGAAAATGGAAGATGCGGGTCTAGGTTTTTGACAAGCCCATGAATGTTTCGTATTTCCAGCTTTGTAAGAAATCCTTCGTTTTGAAGCTGTTTTATGTTTGTTTGAAATACGGTTATTCCGAATTCTCCGTAGTTTATCCAACGGTCGAATACGAACTTGGATTGTGTTGCGGTAAGTCCGAACTTAAGCGTCGCGTCAATCCTTTTCACAAGCTTCAGAATCTGAGTTCCCTTCTTGATTGTATGAACCTCGTCCGCTATGATACATCCTATCTTCTTTAATGGGAATTTCTTGTCCTTGTACTTTTCCGTTATCCAAGTGTGGTTGGTTATTATAAGGTTGTTGAAACCGTCTTTGCAAGAATTGTCTTTAAACGTGCCAGCCCTTTTTGAGCCGCTGTTCGAAGTGTACGTGGAATAGTCGCCTATTCCGTATTCATCGAAGTCTCCGGCCATCTGGTCAACCAGCTGTCTGGTTGGAACTATCAGAAGAATATGTTTTCTATCGCCCATTTCTGGAAAACCGGCTTTTCTTATCTCGTTAACGAGTGCGGCAATCATAAGGGACTTTCCGCTCGCAGTTGGGGATATGCATATCCCACGCCCATGCCGCATCAGTGCTTCTACGCCGTCTTTCTGAAACCACCTATAAGGAAACTTAGGATTTATCTCTTCCACCTCATATGTGTCGTCAAATCGTCCCTTTAGTGGAAAACACTCTTTTCTTATTCGCTCCTTGTCTTCGTCGGATATGTGTATTCGGCTTTTATCGTTCCCCACAATCTTGAGCGCGGCAACATATACCACAGGAAACATTCCAATCTGAAATGTACCCAATGGTGTTATCGCGCTAAACGTTTCATCGGCGAACTTTATTCCATTCTTTTCGAGATAGAAATATGACGGATTTCCTACAGTGAAGACATCTATCAACGACGCGAATATCGAGGGGGAATCCGATTCTACACGTATCGCCTTTATCTCGTCGTCGAATGAGAATGTGAATGATGACCTTTCGCTCATATCCCCATCTCCAATTTCGCGGATTCGATTGAATTTCGTATCGTATATCCGAATCCTTGTATCGCAACCCATAGCCTTTCAAGGTATTCGACTATAAGCTTGTTGTCTTCTATGGCAATCCTGAGGCTTCTTACATCTTTGTTTTCATTCAGCATGCTGTCTGTCGCACGTCTTGAGTTCAGGTAGCTTGATGGGGTCGTCCTCGATTCGGAATACATCTTCTCAAGTCCACTGCAAAGAAGCTCAAGCTTTTTTCTAAGACGAATGCCTCTGACCTTTTCAGCCATCAGCTTCGATGCCCACTTCCCCTTTATTGCAGATTCCATCTGTGACTTTTCGCGAAGATTAGCTATTGTTATTACCGTATCTTCGCTGAACTCCGAGTCTATGGCCTCTTTCAGCTTCTCAAGGTTTGTCTTTTCCTCGCGGACTGACGCATCTTTTTCCTTTAAGGACTTCTGCTCATCGTTTTTTGCGGCATCCCCAAGCTTTGTGTTTAGAGAATCCGAAAATGAATCATCGTCCGCTTCGGTCGAACTGTCGCTAGAATGCCCTTCAAGAGAATCAAAAATCATTCTGTCGAGCGAAATGTTCTTTTCAATCTTTTTCATTTTATATACATGGCTCAACTTTTTGCCATAGTATATCATACTTTGGTGAAAACCGCAATATTTTTATCTCGATATTTTTCTGGAACCATTGCGAAATAGTCGTTTATGTTGAATCTGAACACATATCCTCCGCATGAGCGAATCCTCTTTTTGCAGCATAGGAGTATGTTTTGCCTATGAATTCCCAATGATTTTGCAGCCGCAACGTCATTTTCATATTCATTTATGAAATCTCCGTCAAGAGAAAACTGCCTAACTCTAATCTTTCGTATCGGAATTCTGAATTTCCTGTTTGCAAAATACCTCATGGCATCTATAAATTCATAATATTTTCTTAAAAGGTAGCAATCGCTTTTGTTTTCATAGATATATGCGCATATTTTTGCGAAATCTGTAGGATTCTGCCACGAAATTTTATAAATCGACGCATCTTTCGTTATCTTGTTTGGAGAAACGTCAAGACTGGCAACTAGAAAATCCCTTACGTTTGAAACAAGCCTTTCAGAACCACAAAATCCTATTGAACGATTTTTTGATGATATCCATCCGCTTCCATCCAAAATACCCCTAATCAGATGCGACATGAAATCTAACGGCAGCATCGGCAACGATGAGTTGTTCGTCTTCCTCTGTTCTATCCCATATTTTCTGAGTTCATTCACGAATTCGACAGATGATACTGAAAATTCAGAAAACTCCGATTTTCCAATCACTCCGTCTTTAACAGTCCTTTCGGAAGACAGATAATGTCTGAAAATCTCAAGTATGTATCGGTCGTTTCTCCTTATCCTAATCCTCAATTCGTTCCGTTTTCCGAATCTTACGTTTCCATCCGTAATCACAATCCCTAAAAAATAAGCCTTGTCGATTCTGTCTATTCTCTTAAAATACCCCTTGTCCATCTCTACATTGTGATATCTTGAATTTGACTTTTTCGAATATCCATATTTTTTGAATATCGATGAAACCCTGTCTTGCGTAGTATTGAACATTTCTGCAATCTCCGATTGGGTATATCCTTTAAGATATTTTTCATGCATTTTAATAGCATCGTTTTTTGTATATTTAAGATTGCTCATATTCAGTTTTTTCTATATTGCGGTAATTTATAGTATTTAGTATTGGAATTTAAATTTTTGCAACTAAATAGAGGCATATTCCTATTAAACAAAAAGAAAGAAACACATATGGGAGCACTTCGTACAATAAACCATCCTGGTTTGGAAGTCAGAGAATACGACCTATCTGATTATGTCGCTACGGTTGGAGGCACCACATCCTTGGTAATCGGTTTTTCTCCACAAGGACAGTCTGGCGTTCCGGTTATTCCTACGTCAACAACTTCGGTTAAGTCGTACTTCGGAACTCCGAAAACCGAAGCTGAAAGATACTTCTTCTATGCTTGCAAAGAGGTATTTGACAAAGGAGGAAACCTCATAGCTGCGCGTATTCCGTATAACAACAACGCACAGTATCTCACACCTTCCGTAACTTACGACATTGAAACTTGGCAGACTACACATACGAACAGATATTCTCCTGTGTATCAGGTATCAAAGGCCACATCACAGGGGGCGGAAGATGAAAGAATATTAACCATACCATCTGATAAAGTAGAAAGGTATGTTGATAGAAATGGAAACACCATATCGCCTTCTGTAAAAACATTTAAGGTGTATATCGGAGACGACAGTACAACCGTATATGCCATTCAGAAATACTATGATAAATCTATCGGAGCGACATCGACGAATTCTGAGCTTACATTGTCGTCGAGCCTTGATAAACTAGACCAGTCTGTAGTTCCAGATACATATGTCTTTACGTATGATTCTACGAACGATGTATGGAAGCGTGGTACTGAAACAATTGAATTTGGACAAGACGGGTACTGTAAATACGGTTTCAAGATAGCCGAAGGTACGGCAGTTGATAAAGACGAGATAACTGTCGTGTATTCAAGGCCAGAACAGACTCTTGAATGCAAAGAGAGTAGTTTTTACAAGATATCGTTGACTAGCGAAGGAAAGAACGCCGGTGTAACTGAACTTGAAGCTCTTGGCAATTCAGCTTATTTCACTGTCGAACTGTTCGTTGACGACGCTCTCTACTATTTTACCGAAAAGTTTGTCGAAGATACAACTGTAACATCCGCAACTAGTGCAGCTGTTGTGACATCAAATCTGTATGCCGCCGAAAAGAAAACAAAGGATGGAGAAACTGTATGCAATGTCGGTGACAAGCTTGATGAAGCTACAGTTACGAAGTTGATTGGCTCTAGCATATCTACAGTAAGCACATTCAAGAACAGATTTTTAGCAACCGTAAAGGGTTGCGTATACGACCCTGTTAAGAAAGACGGTGTAAACTATCCTGTTCTTGCAACTGTCAAGAAATATAACGAAACCGGTTTTGAAACCGTTGTCGGAGTAAAGAGCTATTGGATTGACGGTGAAGGTGCTGAATATCCAAGCTGCATTCCAACGGACTTTATAGAGTATACCCTTGAGAGTGCGGGAGAGACTGCTCTTGAAAATGCCGGTGTTGAAAAGCCCACAAGCGGAAAATATACGGCTGAACAGATAGTCGAAAACGTAAAGTATCTTTCAAGCATGGACTGCTTCTCTCTGACACATCAGACTTTTGTAGCAGAACTAACTACCAAGGAAACTGCCCTCAGCAAATCGTTCAAGGGAGCACCGATATCGTCTGATGTGACCACTGGCTATGTGATAACGATAGATGGCGGAAGTGGTTCGCCTGTTAAGATAGACGTTTCAAAACAGCTGTCGATACCGGCTGCAAGCGAATGGAACGACGATATAGCCTCAGGGTATGTCGAACTTACCGTTGCAGACCCGTTCGAAGACGGAAACTACCGCTATGTCGCGAAAACGATTCCTGGATATGACAGCTATGCCTACTCCAAGGATGATTTCTACGAATTCAGCTCAGCGTTCACGACGATAAGCGGTGTTGCGCTTGCCGGTTCTCAGAACTACAAGTGGATTCACTGGAAGACTGCCGCTACCAGTGCGACGACAGATGACGAGGGAACGGCGAAATACATCGACAACAGCGTAATGATGTCCGCAATAGCGGGTATGGAACTCAGTGCAGTTCCAAACGCGATAGCCGATATCGAAAACCTCGTGACGATTAAGCCGAACTCCGACCATTTTGGATTCATTCCGCTCTCGACATACCAGAACTACCGCGACGGTGCCGAATCTCCTGACAGAAACAAGATTGTAATCTGCAATATAACGGAAAAGCAGTTCGACAAGGATGATTTCAACAACTCCGGCATGGAGTGCCTCGGAATACTTCCTATTCTTGTCGGCGGTTTGCAGGCCATTCCTAAACAGCAGATTATTCAGCTGCCAGAGGATACGGGCAACGGAAGGATTTTCAATGCTGTCGAATCTATCGTGAGAGGAAATCTCTACGATATAAACGTACCGGAATCCGATGGCATAAACTGCAAGTACACAGAACTCAATGGAGACGGATTCTACAAGCCTGTCGCAAATACGGACACGTTTGCGCCATATGATTCCGCGATATCGAACGACGTTCTAGGAAACGTTCCTTCTATTCAGCTGAATTCCGAACTCAAGCCTGACGGAATTCAGAAGAACGCGGTGACGCTCGTCGTGTGCGAACTTGCGATATCCAAGTCTTTTGACAACAAGGTTTACGTAAACCTCCTCGAAAGATGGACTGGCTCGCTCGACAAGGATGCCGTTGACAATCAGAACAAGTCCATATTCATCGATAACATAGTGAACTCCGAAGACAGCGGTTCGTCGTATGTCAAGATATTCTCGAACTTCAACTATGCCGAGAACTTCAAGACTAAATCGACGAGAAACCAGTCAACGGAGGAATATATCAGCGAACAGACTCCAGACAACACGGCGACTCTCGTCGTGCCTACGTCCCTCGGAAGCGAACTGTGGTTCACCAAGGCGAAGGAGGTGATGTCCATCGGATTCACATCTGAGCAGACGAAGAAGTATATCGCCTATTCGACAATCGCAGCTACGCTCGAAAGCATATTCGATACGCTGTCGAACGTTGACGAGACGATAATTGACGTTGTTGTTGACGCTGGCCTTTCCACAATCGCAAACCGCATAAAGAGGATTTGCGACGAAGACCCAGAAGTTCTGAAAGCGGAATACGCACCGTTCTGGGAGAGAATCAAGGATGTTGACGCAATTGCGGGATGGAAGAGCATCTGCGCAAAGTACATAACGTTCTGTTCGTCTACCAGAAAGGACTGCATGGCCGTAGTCGATGCTCCTAGAAACCTGTCTGTCTACAACGACGTGAAACTTGTTAAGAATCCGAAGTATTCGATAGACTTCGACATCATGCCGTCTCTGACGTATCTTGCCGGATTGAATTCGTCCTATTGCGCACAATACGCAAACTGGGTGTCATACGTTGACGACTTCTCAGGCAAGACGATATGGCTACCTCCGTCCATCATGGCGAATGGCGCAATCGTCTACACGGACTACAATGCGCAGTATTTCGACGCACCGGCTGGAACAAAGCGCGGACTCATAACTGCTGGCATAGACGTGTCGTTCAATCCTAACGCTCGTCAACAGGACAACCTATACGGAAAGAGTTGGAACTATTGCATAAGCACCACTTCAGACGGAATCGTGCTTTGGGGACAGAAGACCTCGCAGACCAGACCTTCCGCATTCGACCGAATCAACGTCAGAAGGTTGTTCCTGAGGTTGGAGCGTCTGACAAGAAATGCAATGAAGGCGTTCGTGTTCGAAGGAAATACGGAGAAGCTGCGCAACAGGGTTGTTGACATGCTGACCCCTATTTACGAAAACTGCAAGACAAATGGCGGTCTCTATGACTACCAGATAATCTGTGACAGCCGAAACAACACGGATACTTCAATAGACAACAACGAGCTGAGGACAGCCATATTGCTCAAGCCTACAAAAACCGCTGAATTCATAATACTTGATTTCTATGCGCTGTCAACTGGAATGGATTTCGCAGAAGCGTATTCATACCTGTAAAAATCGGAATCCTTTTAGGAAACTGATTCAAAGCCACGGTTCAACGCCGTGGCTTTATTTTTAACCCTTTAGAAAAGAATTCTGTAAAAGCATCGTGAAAAACATTATTTTTGATATCTTATTTGCCTCTTTATAAAATTCCATTTTTAAAGGAATTGAACCATTTTTATCAATTTAAATTTTTTAAATGACTCTACAAAATCTTTGGCATAAATGATAACACAAAAAAATCGATTTGTCAATAATTTTTTTGCATAGAAAATAATTTTTTTGATTTTGCATATTATTTGAGCGTAATGCAATAACCCCTTAGATTTTACATTATTAAAAATGTAGACTAAATAATGTCAGATATTCAACGGAAATCAACTTGTAATGGCAACGCAAATCATAAGTTTTACAAACTTGCTTGCTCAGGTAGGTGCTAGAACCACAAACCTGTTTGAGCTAGAGCTAAACAGCGGTATGGGAGAAGTCGATAAGGTATTCGCCAATCTTACGATGTATGCTCAGAATTTCATGTCGCCTAAAAGGTCGATAGTATATGAGGATTTGAAGTTTAGAGGATTTCCAGCTGCAAAAATCCCCACGAAACCAGAAATTCAGCAAGAAATTTCGTTTGACATGTGGTGTGACCTTGCTGGTGATGCTCAAGCCGCTTTGAGATATTGGCAAGATTCTGTAATTGACATGGACTTCCAGTCTGGTTCTGTCATGGCAGGCGAAAAACGTCCCCCTCTAGGTGCTACAATTAGATTGGGCATTCTCGGTGAAGATATGGAGTCTACGTCTGAAACAATCACTCTACATGGAGTTTCCATAAAAGACGTTGGCGAAATAAAATATACCAATGAAGATGCTACTATTGCGAAATTCAATTGTTCTGTAATTTATCTATGGCCAAGCTATAGCAAATAATTTCAATTGTCTACAATACTATACTTTTGGGACGGAATTTTTTATAAAACCGTCCCTTAAGTTTTTTTTTATAATCCTTTTTTTCTCTTTTTTTCTTTTTCTTTTTCCTTTTTCCTTTTCTTTATTCCCCTTTTCTTTCATTCTTTTATTATCCCCTCTTCCTCTAATTGTAGGCGCCAGTCTTTATAACTACCGATTTAAATGCTAAATAGTGAAAACAGTGTAAACGTAGAATAATGGCAACTTTATCATTAGGCGGTGGCGGAAGTTCGCTCGCAGGAGCATTAGGAAACAATGCCATAGGTTCAGCTCTCGGATTGACTACATCCGTGAATTCACCGCTTGCGTTTGCCACAAAATTCGGTGCAGGCTCAATTTTTCAATCGTCGTCTCTTGCATATCAGATAAAGGCGAGAAATAATTTTGACGTAGTTTTTAATTGGTTTCCAAGACGTTCTCAGATACGTACATATTTTGCCAATGCGTTTACTGCTTCTGACACTGACGATTTGAAATTCATAATACGTAGCGTAAAAGTTCCAGATTTTGTAAATAGCGCAGAAAACAAAGAACCTGGACATCTTGTCGGTGCCATTCCCGGAAGTGGAGTAAATGGAGCTGGCGAACTTACGATAGAGTTTCTTTCCACTGAATTTTCATATGTTGACCACATAATCTATCAGTGGATGAACGAAACCGAATCGCCGTTTTGGATTTATTCCGAAGGTGGTGGTGGAGACCCTTGGGTTACACAGGAAGCATTCAAGATGGCTTCTACAACGGAATGTGTCCCTTTTACCAGAGCCGATATAGCTGTTCAATACTATTCGTCAAACAACAAGCCTCTCCACTCTGTCATATGCTATGGCGCATTTCCAGTTCAAATTTCAACGATGGATGTTGATAATGACATGAGTTTCGTGGCTGGATATAGTGTTCAATTTACATATGACAGCATGATAGTCTCAAGTCCGTTTGTCGATAAGGCCGGTTCTTGGGCAAGTGCGGCAACAGACGCTTTGGGATTGAACAATTATAGCAATACTGCTGGATGGACATCCACTTTGCAGGATGACATGCTTGCCAACTACCTTAATAAGTCTCTTTTGAAGAAAGCTTCCGGTTTCATGAACAGTGTGACCAATAAGGTTGGCGGAAAGATTTCCGGTTCGCTAAACAAAGCTCAGAAGTCTCTTGGCGTATAATTTACAATATTGACATTTTTTACTTCATACCATGATTGACGAAGCTATTTTGGCGGCTATGCACCGTTCTTTCGGAAATGCGATTAAGAGAATTTGGATACCGCGTCTTTCGAGAAACTTGACGTTCAGGGAACCTAATGTCGGTGAGCAGAAGACGTTTTCCAAAATCATTCTGGCAAATTCAGAATCTCACAGTATCGTGTATGGGGCAACTCTCGCATTGATAAAAAAGCTTGCATTGGATAAGGATTTCCAAAGCATAAGATTGAACGAAATGGAAAGGATAGTCATATTGGCAAACCTGTTTTCCACGAATTTCTTAACCAAGCAGATTGCAGTAACTTGTCCAAACAAGGATTGCAAGCATCAGTTTATACAGACCATAAAGCACGGAGAGCTACTTAGAAACCTAGACAAAATAGTCACCACTGACTATGTTTATGAGAATGTCACCGAAATAGGTACGCTTAGGGCTTATATAAACTATCCATCAACCAAGAAGTATTTGGAATTTCTTGAGTTCGTCGAAGACAAAAAAATTGCAACCTCTTCCAAGCATGTCGATGAATCTAGCATGGACAAATACGAGCAGCTAGACCATGCATTCGACGATATTTCACCCAATTCATCAAATCCGATATCTTCATCAAACAAGCAGGATGGCAAGATAGCGGCAATGATTGAGATGCGAAAGGCCAAGTTAAAGTCTGCATCGTCGTCAAAGGCCGCCGGTAACATAGACCTAAGTCAGCTCAATGCGCGGTTTATAGGATTGAATTCTGTTGACCTTTACATACGAAAGATAGAGTGGAAGGTCAATGGAGACGATACGGACTACGAAGTAACCTTCGACGATTCGATTACCTTCGAGGAGACGGAGAGGATTCTTGGAGGATTTCCAGCCGCATTCTTTACCGATGCAAATGGACAGACCCTTACTGAAGTTATAGCGAACGAACTCTACAGCAGAGTCAATAGAACTGTGCCGACAGTAAAGTGTCCAAAGTGCGGACTTGATATAACGAAGGATGTGAACCTTTACGATTTTTTTACTGCTGGATAGTTGGATTTTCGGCGTACAGCGTATCAACTATCAATCAGCTACAGGCGAATCTTCTGTACAGCTTTCAGAACTTTCAGAACACGGAATTGAATTATCTTCCGATAAGTGACTTGTATTACCTTCTGGTTAATCAGCCTACACACCTTTTCGATTCGCAGTCAGACGACATCGATTTCGATTCCATGAAAAAAAGCATGGAGGAGAATTTCAAGAGTGCCATGTCCAGGTAGCCCATGGCGACACTAAATAGTGTTCAATGGCAGCTACAGAGGGAAAAAGTGTTACTATACATACCGAGGGACTAGAAAAAGACGGTCTTCTCGGTTCTGCTAGGCTGTCTGGAAGTTCCGCACCGGCAACGGTTCGCGACGTAGAGAGGATTGTGGCCACTGTACGGGACTGCTTTGCAAAGTTCATTCAAGAGCAGCTGACGTATGCGGAAAGTTCCGCATCCGAACAGAGTATAGAGCAGTTGACCGGAACTGCGGCAGCGGCGACAGCAGTTGCTGCTGCATCGTCTGGAGGAAGGGATTCTGCCAAGATAGAGGCAATCGACAGCAGAACCGCAGAGATTGCCGGTACTCTTGGAAGCATAAGTCTTGGCGTATCCTCGATGAAACCTGTAGCTGAAATCGCTAAGAGGGTAGAGAAGCCTCTTGGAATACTCGAACAGCTCGCAGAATCTCCAAACATGATGTTCAACATCGTGAAGCTTAGCATCAAAGAGGGGTTGAAGTCGCTTCTTAGTTCTCCTGTTTTGATTTTTGGGCTTATTCTGGTCGGCACAATGATTTACAAGTTTCTCATAAAGCCCCATATAGACGAATTTAAGGCTTGGTGGGACATAATAAAAGCTGCATGGGATGGTTTTTACGAAGGGCTAAAGACAACCTATGACGAGCTGATAAAGCCAGCTCTTGAAGCATGTAAGCCATATCTGGTAGAAGCTTGGGAATTTTGGAAAGAATATGGAAGGAAAGTTGTCGATTTCTGGAAAAACTTCGATTTAAAGTCTGAATGGAACAACATAGTTGGCTACGGAAAGGACATATGGGATAAGGTTACAAAACAGGCCAATGACATGTGGGAGACTCTTAAGTCCATTCCGGGAAAAGTGTGGACGTGGATAAAGGATGGCGTAAATGACGGAATACAGTGGATTTCCGACAGATTGCACGATATAGTTGACAGCGTTCAGTCGTTTTTCGAAAGGATGTTTGTCAAGATGAGGAAAGCGTTGAGTTGGGTTCCAGGTCTCGCCGACGAGGAAGAGATAAATGCAGAACTTATGACAAAGCTCAATGAAGAGGGAAAGAAGCTTGCAGAGGAAAAGAAGGCTTTATCCAAGATGTATCAGGAGGCAAAGACTGATGCGGAAAGGGAAGCTGCAATGAAGAAGATGAAGAGACTTGACGAAAGAACCGACAAGTTTCAGGAGAAGGTAAAAAGCTACGAGCTTACAGACAAAGAGATTTCTGAGGCCAACAAACTGCTGAAAAAACAGGGCAAAGGAGCAACAGACGAGTTCAACAAGGCTACCGAGGCAAACAAGGTTGGCGGTAAGATGAGCAGCGGAGGAAAGATAGAGGTAAATGCTGGAGCTGCACAAAATGGAATATTTGGAGAGGGGACGCAGCTAAAGGCTGCTGTAACTGACGCCAAAGGGAACAAGGAGATTCAGCTTTCAGCTGAGCAGAACAAGGAATTTGAGGAACGCATAAAGAGAGTTTTCGCAAAAAATCTTGAAAACATAAAGAAGTATAAAGAGAAGAAAGGCGAAACCTACGACGAGGCCGAGGCGATAAAGCAGCTTGGAGATAGGGTGATGTCTGGAATAGACATGCTCGCCAAGCGAAGCGACAAGATTGCCGAGGGTCAGATAAGCGACAGCGATTTGAAGTCGGCTTTGAGCATGGCAACTAGGGGAGGAGCAAAGGACAAGCCAAAGACGACAATTGTCGTTCAGGGAGCACCTAAGTCAGAGCCTACACCTCCGCGCTCCATGCACAGTTCAGGTCGTGGAGGCAGCTCCATATTGCTACGATAACAGAGGATAATACAGATGTCAGCAGAAGTACAGAGCAGCATACAGGGAAAGGTTGACAACGTTCTCACGGAAATGGAGAAATGGCTAACCTACGATACCCGCTTTCCGAAATATGCAGGCGCATGGGGAATATTTTCTTCGTGGGGAACGGAAAAGGATTCTTCAGCAGGCACACTTCCATGTAACGACCAACTTCATGTTCTACCGACACCGGCATGGTTTCCAGACTCATATATAAGGTCTCAAAAGGCAAACCTATATCTGAAGATGCTTAATGCGGATGCCGTTGGAGAAAAGGGAGATGGCGTTCTTGAGTTTTACAAAGAGGGTAAGGGCGGTCTTTCTGGTATGTTGCAGAACATGGGAAAAAGTGCTCTAACACTGGTATCTAATCAAGTTGGAGCCATGGCCAATACTGCTCAGGGATTGGCGGAAAGCGTTGCCAACATTTTTGGAGAGAGTACATATGGGGCATCGACGGTAACAGACCCTTTTCTTGAAAATCAGCCATATGTCAAGGTATATGGCATGAATCCAATTCCAGACCTCGCTGAAAACATAGAGATAGTTCGTCAGGCATGGAACATCATTAAATCCGTTTTGAATACCGACAACGGATTTGGAGATTTCATGAAGAATATGATGAAGGCGTTGTTGCAGGCCATAGGAGATTTTCTATCCCCATCTGGCAAGGCTGTTGCCATAAACGACGTAAAGGACTTGTGGAAGCTAGTAAGCGACAACGACAACAGGGAACACTCTTTGGCGGAAAGGCTTATGACAAATTCGACACCTGGCGCATACATGCAGTTTGTAAAGCTTCCATATGTAAGGGGTGTTCAGACGTTTGCAGATTGTCAAGGTACATGGGAAGGCGGCATGGGAAAACCTGGTGAACTTGGAGAGTTGACCCAAAAGTTCACAGGAATGCAGATAGGAAGCATACAGAAAATGAAATGGACTCCCGGAGATTTGACACAGAGAACGCCAATCGAATTGAACTTCAGGATATACAACGATACGCTAGACCATCTTGTCGTAAACTTCTTTTTCGTACTTGGATTTACCGCAGGCGCCAAGGCTACGACGGACACGATTTTCATAAGACCTCCATATCTGTACGATGTGGAAGTACCGGGCGGCGGAAGATTTAGGCTATGCGCATGCACATGTAGCTTTAAGCCTGTTGGAAAAATGAGAAGGCTTGGCAGAAAGATGCTATGGAGCATAATACAGAATTCTCCATGGGGTGTCGGAAATCTTCTGAATCTTGAAAAAGACCTTTATTTTCCAGATGCCTGGGATGTATCTCTATCATTCAAGTCACAGCTGCCAGATTCGTGGAATCTCATGTCTAGCTATTTCTTCAGCAAGGAGGATGTCAGGCCAAAGCTTGGGTCGATGGTACACAACATACTTGGCAAGTTCATGGGAAGTTTTGCGGATTCCCTTGCCAAAAACGAGGCCGCGTCAAAGGAGAAGGGGACTAAGTAATGAAGCTGAGAGAGCTAAACGATAAGTTCTATACGCCACCTGAGGTTGACCTGTCCAATACGTTTGACGTTGTTGAGAAGACTAACGGAAACGGTACAATCGATACTCTGTACAATTGGAACATAAGTTGTGGAATAGTTGGATTATCAGACGTTCCAGAGGATTTGATAGAATATTATGAAGTCAAGAACAATGACCATCTTAAGCTTATATCATACTCGCTTTATGGAACTATCGACTTTTGGTGGCTGATAGCTAAGATAAACGGAATAGACGACGTTCTTGAACCTCTTGAACCCGGAACAAAGCTAGTAACGTTTCCGCATACGACCATGGGTGCGATATATTCGGAAGTTCTCAAGCTGAGTAAGAAGACAGATACGGACGAAGACAATGCTTGAAGCTAGTAACCAGCATTATGATATACAAATAGGCATGTTCACCGCCACGAAAAAGGTGGCGATAGGCGGTAAGTACGATAGAGACAACGCTGCATATCTCGTGTCGAATAAGATTGCCGAGTTTGAAATTCACGAGTCTCTTCTATGTCCGTATTTTACCGGTCATTTTACCTACAACGACACGATGTTTTCATCGAATCTTACAGAAATGATTAACGCTCCGTTTCTATATGCTAACATAACCTTTGCCATGGTTGACAGCAAGCCACAGGAGGGGAGGCCGGAGAACGACAATTACATGGAAGCGGAGACGTTTTCGGAAACTGTGGTTATCAACAGCATAACTTCGACCGCAAACGAGGGAAATCCGGAAAAGAGTTTCACATTTCACTTCTCAAGCATAGACTCGTTGAATTTCGATGCCACACTTGAACCATATAGCACTTTCAACAAAAAAGACGGACTTGAAGACTTGGATAAGGTTCTAAAGGCTGTTTTTGCAGGGGCAAATCTAGGGGAGAAGCTGGATTTGAAGGTGAATGTTCCTACTCTAAAAATACCGTTCATCACGTCTGAGAATTCGACTCTCATGACTTCTCTCGACTACATATACAGGCGTTCGTTTGACTGCAACATACTGGAAGACAATTCGAAAAACATGTTCTTCAAGCTGATATACGACCATGTTGACAAGAAATACAAGATATGGAGATTCGATAGTGTTGGCGAGAATCCTGACAACGAACTTCCAAAGCCGGACAAAACCAATTCGTTTTACATAAAAGGCAAGAGATTTGTCGATTGTGACATGTCAGAAGGCGGAGATACCATGTCTTTCGACACTGGAAGCGGAAGAAACATCGCCGTTCCTATGTATTCTGGAAATGCGTTTGACTTGATGAGGTTCTTGGCTGACAAGAAGTATTACGGCTACGATTACGTTACCAACAATTTCGAAGATAACATAAAGGAAGTAAAGGACATATTCAAGAACAACCTTCATGAGCATTGGCAGTCGGACAAGTATTTGCTAAAGACGACTCTTCTTCCAAACTCCATTGTTGACAAGAGTCTAAAATTCAACAACGTTTTTTCGAGATTTAGAGAAAACGGAAGCGTATACGACATATACAACGAGATGATTTTCGGTTCTGCATATCTCCATGTTAGAGCGGACGGTGTGATAGGTCGAAAAGCCGGAGACCCGATATACGTGAATTTCATCAATGCAAGGAACACATCATACGACAGGCTTCGCGGAGACTATTTCATAACAGACATACGCAACCGATATGTAAGGAACAATCCTCTGAACAATGGTTTTGCGTCTTTCAACTCATACATGGAGTGCGTAAGCCCGTACATGATGACAACATCAAATGCACAGGACAAGCAGGTGTTCTAGGCTATTCCACCTTTTACAATAAGCGATATTGAGTCGGAATGGCTTAATGACGGTATGTTGTAGCTTATCGATACGTGAAGTTCGTTCGCGTTTATGTTTGGCTTTACTGTAACATCCGTGACTTCTATTCTCGGTTCGTCCTCAAGCATCCCTCTTACAGCCGTTCTCAGGTTCTCTATCACGGTCTCTGTTATCTTCTCGAATACAAAATCCTTTGCCCTGTTTCCGAATTCTGGATATAGGACTCTTTCCCTCGGCGAGAATGAGAGGATGTTTCGTATGGACTGTCTTATGGCGTTTGCGTTTGTTATAACTTCGCGCACGGCCTTTGACGTTACGTCAACGTCTGAATAAACGTCACCGGTCGATAGTCCTTTTACCGTGACAAGCGAAATCTTTTGGTTTGCCATATGCCATTATTTAGCGCAGTTGTCACTAAATAGTGTAAAATTCACATTTTGACCTACGATGGCAAACTACCGCAAAACATGGGACGTGTCAGAGGCGAAGACAAGCCTTAAGTACCCCTATCTTCGATTTGATGCGTTTTCGTTCAAAGACCTAATAAACGCAAAGCTTTCGGAAGACAAGAATTTTACAGATTACGTATATCCGGGAAGCAATCTGTCCATACTCATAGACTGCATGTCAGAGCTTTTTGCGTCATTGGCCTATAATTTGAACAACGCTGCCGCTGAATCTATGATGTCGGATACGCTGGTTGCAAAAAACCTGAATCGTCTTGTAAAGTTTCTAGGATATTGCCCGGCAGGATATAGAGCTTCTACGGTATCTGTCGAGGCTATAGCCGAGTCCAATGGAGCATTGTCGTTTGTAATTGTTCCGAAATATTCAACTATAACACTCTCGGATACTGACGCAAACGGAGCGTCCATAAGCTTTTCAACAACCGATTACTATTATGTGAATGCAGGCGGGACAAACAAGATAAATCTAACGAACGGCAGATGGTATTATTACAATACGACATTTACATCTGAAGGCGAGCCATACGAGAAGTTCGTTCTCGACCAGATTAACGTCAAGGATACCGCCACACAGTATGTAGCGTTTCCGTATATAGACGTTTATGTAAAAAGGCCACTTGGGAATAACACATACAAGACAATTTACTTTTCTCCGTCCACCGAAGGGCTGTTTGTCGATGGAAATGACGATTCTATATACACTTCAAAGGACAACGTTTTTTCGGTGCGGCTCAATGAGTACGGAAAATACGAGATTCAGTTCGGAGACGGAATTCACGGCTCCAAGCTACAGTCTGGCGATGTCATCCACATAGTGTACCTTCGCTCAAACGGACCGGATGGCGAGATAAGCGTGAAGGGGATTGAAAACAAGCGTTTTTCTGTCGAGATAAATGGCATAAGCAACACGGAGTCAACTGATAAGTCAAGGCTCACCATGGTTGACATAATGGAGCTTTCTCCAGTCTATGACAATTCGATTCTTGCCCTAGATTCACAGATTGGCGAGTATTTCGAAGACCCTTCGAGAAGAAGCAAGGACAAGGAGTTTTTCTACGGATGCACAAACTATGAGCAAGCATCTTCTCCAAAATCAGAGGAGACGGTAGACCAGATTAGGGCGAATGCGCCAAACTGGTTTAAGCGTGTTGGGCGAACGATAACCAAGGACGACTATACATCATACATAAAGACGAATTTCTTTTCCGAGATTATAGATGTCGTTGTCATGAACAACTACCAGTACATGGCAAAGTTCTACAAATGGCTGTGGTTTCTGGGAAAAGAGAAGTTGAACAATCCAAGAAAATGGATAAACCCGTCATTGTCTTCTCTTGGGATATATGGATACAAGTATGCTGATGCGGCAGACTCCAACAATGTCTATCTTTGGATAAAGCAGAATACTGAATCGGCATCGGTTGGCAAGTCTATACTGTCGGCATTGCAAGACATAAAGCCTCTTACGGCAGAGCCTGTCGTCCTCTCGGCTGTTGACGTGAATTTTGCGTTGTGCGCAGGATATCCGACGGAAGTTAACGAATTAGGCGTGGAGAAGACCGCAAGGGAGTTCTACAACAAGAATGGTAACGACGAAAATGCTCCTTTCATATACAATGACCGTGGTCAAAACAGACTTGAAATAGAAATTTCGTCAGGACTTAACGTGTCGGCATCGATTATAAAAAACAGAGTGCTGTCTATATTCAAGAATTTCTTCTCGTCTGCGTATATGAATCTTGGAGATACGGTGTCGATTTCAGAGCTTGAGTCAAGGATTCTTGAGATAGATGGTGTTAAGAGGATAAGAACCGTGTTCAGAAGGGCAAATGAAGATGGTACATTCTCCGAGACCAATCCAATAATAAGGAATGGCATATCGCTGGCTCATTGGAACGCTTCGATAGTCAATGGGTACGATTTTGACATAACAAACGCAAATGTTGTTCTTGAGGAGTTCCAGTTTCCGCAGTTCTATGATTTGTCCGTGATATTGGACCAGATTGATGTTGTCGTAAATGGAACATCGAACCTCACGCAGGACGAGTCTGAATATTGATTTAGGGTTTCATTTTGAAGATATGTTTCTTTTGTTGACGTTTTTTATGTCAGCAAAAGGCTTCTACCGAACACTAAATAGTGGAAGTACAATTTACCTAGAACATGTCAACACCTACAACATCGCCTACATACGCGGATTTTGAAAGGGCAGGCTCAGGATTTTCCTTTACAGGCAAGCTCGCCGAGCTTGCGCGTAATAGCGATTGGGTCGAGGGCTATGAAGGACTAAAGGATTCGAGATTGGGACGAAACCAGTATTCGTTCCTTTGGGAATCGCTGTCGGCAGGTGTAGAGAGCACAGGAAACGAACTTTACCGCTCAATCAGGAACTATATTGACAATATAGGAAACATAGACGTATGTGGAATAGATGGATTGAAGAACTATGCGTCCATGCTGGGGATTTCCGATGATACCATTGACATAAATTTCGAGTTTCCGAAAGAAATCAAGGAGCTTGTAGAGATTTTTTCGGTTAACCGTGCATATCTATACAACAAGTCAACCGACGGAACAAGTCTTTTAACGCTCTCAAACTCAATTCTCCACGAAACTACCGTTGAGAAAATGCTTGATTCTCTGAAGGACGAAACGAAATACAGGAGTCTCGTAAGGGAGTCTTTCTACAATACGCTGTCAAAATTTATAAATCTTACTGTAGGGGAGTTTAGCAGCAATTTTTCGGAAATCAATGCGTCTGATAAGATATGGCGTCTTAACATATCAAGGTTTACGGACAATCTGTGGGAGGATGACATTTCTTCGGAAACGGACATTTACAAGCTTAAGATGCAGCTTGGAGTCGAAAAGTCGTTCACAGAAAAGATTTTTGTCGATGATATAATAGCAGGCCGCAGAACTCTTGAGGATTTCGACGAGAACGAAAAGGCCGTATTGAAAGCGGAGATTGAGTCAAGGCAGACGAGATACAGCAGGGATACGTCCATGAAGTACTACTTCATGAGGCTCTACAAGGTTCTTGAATATTTCAGGTTTACCACGATAGCGTTTAGAAATTCATACGACCTTAAGGACTATGATATTTCCGCGTCTAAGTATATCATATCAGACAAGACCACGGATTCCGATTCGATATTGAAGACTGTCGGCGGGGAGTATTCAATCGACAACAGCATATTGATGAGAGTTTCCGAGTGGCTTTCAGACTATTCGTTCGAACTGTGCAACATCAGGAACCGAATGAAGATGCAGTGCCAGAAGAACATGATGAACGGAACAAAAAAGCTCATCGTGGATACCATACGCGAGTATCTTCTCGAACGAATAGATTCTGATACGTGGAAGAACTTCAAAGATACTACTCTGTTTAGGGCGCATCTTAACAAGGGATTCGATGTTTCCCTTGTCGAATACCTAGACCCTACCGAATATTTCAACATTGTCAACGACATAGACACTATTGACAAGAACGAGAATGGATTAAATCCGCAGTTCTGGAAATATGGATATGACGATTGCGGCATGTTCGATTCCGAGGATGTCAGGAACTTCTATAACCGGCTTACGGATTCAAGAAATACCTTTATCAAGAACAGCCAGTCGGAGTCTGGAAGTGACGAACCAAATCTATACGATTTTCTAAGAAATCTATTCGAGATGGGCGCGACTGAAAATAGCGTCTTCGATGCGGATTCCGAGATGGTGTCATACATTGCAACAGAAGGCACGACCGTTTCGGAGGACGGTGCTACAAGGCTTGACGATAATGCCGTATCTGCATTGCGGAAGTTCTCAGGAGACCCATCAATAGGCGACGTTCCGTATGCGAACGTGAAAAACACGTATCATCCTTCGTATCAGATTCATCCGTTTCTTAACGCATTCGAGGAGTACGATTATGCTTATACAGGCATAATGAATCTCGTAAACTCGTTTACTACAAGTACCGACGAGTCAAGAAGAAGACTTTCCGAGCGTCTTGACGAACTTGGAAACACTATAAATTTTTGGCTTAACTGGAATGAAGACCTTACTGGATATTCAACGAATTACGAAAAGGGCGGAAACGATAACGACAACAAGTTCAATCAGGATTCGCCATTCAATTTCAAGGCTCTTAACGAGTTTCTTACGACAGACGGATTCATACCGTCTATTCTTGAAAAGACCAATAGATTTTACATAGACGATTCCACCGGCAAGTTTATACTGAACGAATACGAACTTGACAGAGAGGTTCAGCGTCTTAAGAAGTTCAAAGCTCAGATTTCCGAGCTTTCCAACAAGGAGATATACAGATACGGAAAGGACAAGTTCGGAAACATCTACATCCTCTACAAGGATGAGGGAGAAAGGAAAAACCGAGATGCCCTCGGAACGATGTGGATTAGGCTAAAGGGTCATCCAATAGCGTTCCCTTTGTTTGATTTCGACCAGACTCAGATGACGTTCAGCAAAATAAGCTGCATGTCCGATACCAATAACGCCAAGCTACAGAGCGTGATTTCGAACATTCTCGTAAAGTTCGAGCAGTCATATGGCTCCGATAGAATATCCTTCAATGACAGCGGAAGGGTGGATGTGAACAATCTCTCACTAAGCGTAAGGTCGAACGTGCTTACTGGCATAAATTCCATTGTCGATGGAGAGGTTCAACAACTTGTCGCGCCAACGTCCTATTCCGAGTATTCCGAGAGGCTCAGCAATCTTTCATTCGTAAAGAAGCTGATAGACGGAGACATAGAGCTTAACAGAAGCTATAAATATTTCATAGATTCGGTTACGAATGAAGCAGTTCCAGATGGGACAGTAGTCACTGCTACGATATACAACGGTTCGGGGTCTCCAACTACATGCTCGATTACTGCTGGCACTCGCCCAATTTCTTCATGTGCGTCAGACTGCTTTGCGGCATATTTTTCAAAGGATGGAAATACTTGCAACTTCGAGCTTAAGGGAGGGGGCAATATTCTTTTTGCAGAGTTCGAAGAAGGAGTCGATACCGATTCAAAGACCATGTTTACATATGAGGCGGATATAGACGGTAAAACGTACACAAGGTCTTGCTCCAAGCATTCTCTCGTTATCCGAAACACATATAACATTCCTGGGGATTCCCTAAACGGAACCTATGACCTAGACGGACATGTAACGATAAGCGGAATCGGAATTTCTACGGTTAGCAGCGAAAGCGGATATTCAAGTCTGTCTTCTATGGGCATTAAACAGACCGTTGATGGAGGTTTGCTGTATGAAGACTATTCAAAGTATTCCTTCAGATTCAGTGATGACGACATACAGTCTGCAAGCGGATGGATACTTACTGGATATTCTGAAAGCGACGGATACATAGCAACAGTCGGCGGAAGCAATTTTGTTTTTGTTCTTCCTGCGTTTTCAGAATCCGACAGTGACGGAAAAACACTGTCGTCTCTTGAAATTCATTCCCTTGTAAAGACCGATGATACTCTTTCAATAGCGTTTTCTTCCGATACGTATGTGAGAGACCCGTCTGCTACGGAACTTTCGTCTGCGACGGTATACTATCCTCTCGATGAGGTTGTGTTCACAGAAGCATCTGGCGGATATTATGGCGACAGCATACGGCAGTTTAGCCCAAGGGGAATGGAGAACTTCGTTTTCTCGCCAAGGACTACAATTACCGATGTCGTAACTTCAAGGGAGGCTCTTGATGAATTATGCGCAACCGAAGCGTTCAGCGGATATACTGGCGATGTGCAGACCGTGGTGTTCGAAGGAGTTACGTGCTACTACAGGTTGAGCAGCAACCAGGTTTCCGGCCTTCTTGTGGATTCTTCGGTAATGACATCAGTTCTATGCTCTGATATCGTGAAGTTTCATGGAGGTTTCGTTCTCTATTCATCCGAATTCGACGATACTCCAATAATGCTCTCGTTCAACGACACAGAATCCACATCAAATCTTATGACGTATTCGGCGTCATATGCATCCGAGAACCAGCAGAAGTTCTTCGATTTTGGATTTTCCTACGACCAGAGCGAACTTATGCTGAATTTCAGCGATGGCCACGCAAAGCGTTTTCAGGACAGCGGAATGGTCATAGGAAACGTGAACAACAGTTCGGAATACGGAGAGTCCGACAAGATAACGCTTCTAAGGGATTCGATAAAAAACCTAGAATATGTAGACCCATCCTCTTGCGGAAAGAGCGTCCATCTTGGAGATGGCGGAAACAGAAAGGCCACATTCTCGGCATTCGGTTCGTTCGACGTTGATTCTGATGGACAGACACAGTTGGGAATATCGCTGTTTGTGTTTCAGAAGAACAGCGTGGATTCGTACAACTACAAGATGGGGCTGAAGTATTCACCATACAATTTTGGAACAGCCGACAATCCATACTACAGCTGTAAAGTTGTAGTTACGGAGGATAGGCTGTACATAGCTATCACATGCAATACTCCTCATGATTCCGATGTTCTCAGCAATACGGTAAACGGCGTAACGGCAGGTTCCGTAGGAAGTGCGACATTCTCAAATATTTCAAAATATTGCGGAGATTCCGTTATAACTATTCTCTCATTCGACATAACGGAGCTTGATAACATAGAGATTTCCGATGGCGAGACCAGATACATAATGCAGAATGGTGCGCTTGGATATTTCCCACAGTATTCAGGAATCGCTGGAAAGAACCTGATGTTCACAAACCCACAGCTTTCAGCAGATGACCGCTTTCCGTTTTATGCGCAGTTCAAGGAAATTGACACTACGAAGGAGCTGTTCTCTCCAATAACCGAGTATACGGCAAGACAGCCGGACGGATATGACTACGGAGAGATTAGTGTAGAGCGTTTTATAGACACATACGACAAGAGCGACGCGATACGCGGATTCATATTTGATGAGTTCGACAAAAATAGGGTTTTCCATGTGAACATGCCATATGACGACGCCTTGTCAAGCAGCAGAACAGTCAGCGCAATAGAATGCAGAAATGCCGTATATGACATTTCGAGATATACAGGCGACTCGTCAGACAACATACACGTGTTGGCGGAGAATATTGATTATGCCGCTTGTACGGAGGCATTGTCATGCAACGGAGACTGCACTTCGATGGACGGAATTCTAGTTCCAATATGGAGCGACCTCGATGGACACGTCAGAACAGATTTTAAGGAGCTGTTTGACGTAGGTTCGAAATACTTCTATGCGATGCACGGCGATGGAAGGACGGTTTCCAAGCTCGTATTGGAAAACAGAGATGGCAATTCGGTGTTTGTATATGGCGGCGTGAGCATGCTCGATGACGGAACACGCATCGTCGGAGAGGAAAACAGCACCATTGGAAAGCCGTCCGCAAGTTATGGAGACAATTACTGCTCGTGGACCATAATGTCAGATGGCGGCTCTTCCGAAAGGTTTTTTGCCGTAGACTCTTTGGGAGGAATCACCGATAACGATGTTGGAAGCCACGACGGTGAAGTGTTTACGTTCGTGGTGAAAAGTCGTGGAGTTGAATATCCTTGCGCATTGATGTCACTGTCAACTGGTACGCGAGATTCTGATTCCCAAAAGAAGTTGATTCTGAAAAGGTTCAACCCATCCGACCGCAGCATATCTGAATCCGGTTTGTACATATCGGATGGCGAAAAGGTTTTCGAGGTAGAACTGTCGAAGATAGGGCCTGAGAAGAGGTTGAGTTCGGATTCACTTGGCTTTGCGACAAGCATTTGCGGCGGAACGTATATCAAGAATTCGGCACATTTCATTTTTGGCGTGGATTCGCCAGAAGACACCGTTGACGATACTGATGAGAAAGATGCCGAGACGCAAGAGCTTACGCATATAGCCACTTTCGAGCATACGCGCTCAGATATAGTCAATTCCCTTCTCAAACTTACGATAGATTTCGGAGATTCCGATTCAAATTGGACAGTATCTCTTGAAAGAATGGAACATTCACTGGACGGCGTTGTGAAGTATCCAGAGTCTGATACCGTGTCTTCCATGGTTTGCGAAAACGAATCGTTTGTGGTTGTTGCGGTAAACGCCAACGGATATTCTCAGCTCGGCTGGATTGACAGGAACATAGCATATAGCGGAAGTGTTTCGGAAAAGTCGTCGATTTACGATTTCGACGGTGAAACCGAATATGCTCCCATGAGTCTTGGACAGCCTATGTCCATAGGAAATACTGTGATATGCGCAGCCGACGGAGGAGACAGCATTCTCGTTTCGACAGATGGCGGAAAGAACTTTTATAGAGCAATAGAGTCGAGAGGGTCTTTGAAGAGACTTATAGGATGCGGAAAGGACAGATTCTACGCAGAGTCAATCGACGGACGCTATGTGATGTTCTCCGAGGACGGAAAGAACTGGAAAAAGGAACTTAGGTTTGGCAATTGCAAATGGAGAGTCCTCACAAACGGAATTTCCGATTATGCGGCTTGCGATGGATTTTACGATACTGAAGGCGAATGGCCTGTTGACGATTCCCATTACGTAAACGTGGTATGGCAGAAGGAGATTTTCTCCGAAAATCTTTATGAGGAGATGTTTGTTGATTATTCCGACGAAACCATCGTTCTCGTGAGCGGATTGGACGGACAATCTCCAATAGAGATAACAGTCGGAAAGGCTGAAGGTGATTTCGAAACGTTCACGTTCGACCATAATGACGGAATAGAATATACGTCTTCGTACCTGTTCGACGGCGATGTATTCCTGTCCCCAAGAAACAGCGCAAATGTTCTAAGGATAACAAACGTGTTGGATACCGAGAAGGAAACTCGATTCGAATATGTTGACGTACACGAGGAATTGGGCAACGAGGCCGTAAGCTATCGCGGGTTTGAGGTTGTCAATAAAACTCTTGTGATGTATCCAAGCAATGGGCAGCGCGTGTTGGCATATAATAGCGCGGCAAATCGGTTCGTGAACTACTATACCTTTAAGAACCCAATGGATATAGCCGATTCGGACAAAGTTGGCAACTATCCAGACAACGAGCTTCTGTTTACGTTGAGGGAGTCTTCAGAGAGCGGAGCTGTAAGCTTTTGCAAGACCAATTTCACGGGAAGAGACGATTATGGTGTCGTAGAGATAGACAACGGATTTCCAATACTTGTCACATATGAGAAGGTGATGACAAATATAGGAACAGACCAAAATCCAGATTATGTTTCAGTCTATGAGTTCACGTTTACTCTATTGAACGCAATCAAGGACTCCTCTGTGACGATAATAACCACTCCGGTTGGACAGGTTCCAGAAAAGTTCAAGGACAGGTATGCGAATATGGTATTAAAGAGCAAGAGCTACAATATCGGAAGCGATGCCATAGTTTACACATTTGCAACGGTCGATGATACTCCAAAATATTGCATTTATAAACATTACGAACCTGATGAAGATGTGTTTGCGGACTATCTTAACATATCATATGGGTTCAATGACGAAAGACGCGAATTAAAACATATTGGGTATTCTTCCGCCTCAAATATTACCGGATTTGCGTCAGTATATCAGGATTTCGAGGATTTCAGCCTTCCCGATTATATTTCAGACCCAGATGATTATCCTGAGATAGTAAAGCTCAATCCAACTGACGGCACAGAGAAAATCTCGTCTTTGGACGCTTTCATAAAGTGCGGATATTCAAATACTGCGTCTTTTTCCGGCATATACGGTCATTTGTCTCCGTCTGATGGCATGCGGACATTCGTAAAAGACAGCAATCTCGTGTTTATGAGTCCAAATACAACGCTGTCTTCCTATAATGAAATGTTCAAGGATTGCATAAATGCGGATTTTGGTTCAACATTGTATATAGAGAAGAGAATAGACAATCTCCATAGAAAGGATGTAAATCGTTCTGTGACATCATGGCCAGAAGGAACCAAGATAGATGTAAAGGAGGCGCGTTCGATGTTCGAGAATTGCTATTCCGCGTCGATACCATCTGCGAACATATCCGCTTCAGTTCTCACGAGCATGAAGTCCATGTTCTTCAATTGTAAAAACGCTATATTGGATGGAATAACGATACCTTCTGGAACAGTTGACATGAGCGATGCTTTCCATAACTGCCAAAAGTGCAGGTTTGAGAGTATATCGTCGATACCGACAGACATGGAGTCGATGTCTGGCGCGTTCTATGGATGCACAAACGGATTATTTACAGACTTCACGTTCAATTAAGGAAATTTAGATAATGGCAAACGACAAAGCATATGAAAACCTAAACTACATGTTCTACGGCTGCGAAAGCCTAGACGCACCGAACATGAACTTCCAGAGCATATCGGACAAAGTGAAGTACATGGATTCCATGTTTTATGGAGCCGGTGCTGAGGGTAGCACTACATTTGATGGACAAAAGTCTAGGATGAGCATGTTGTCTGATTGCGACGAAGCTTTTACTAATTCGCGGTTTGCATTCAACGACACAAAGTTTCAGCTTGTAGGATATACCGATTCTGAATCCGTAAGCGTGAATGCATCTAATGGTCGTGTTTCAGCGAAAAGCATTTACGTAGGCGGGGAACAACTGTTTGCATCATGTTCCATACTTAATGCATCCACCGTTGAAAATGCTGTTTCTAAAGGACTTTCTAGTGTCGAGGTTGTGGCTAAGGATGGTGATGGCAACCCGGAAACGGAAATAATACCAGCAAAGGTATCCGCTGTTGGACGGCTGACAGCAAGCGCGTCTGAGGGTGGAATTGTTGGCCAAAATCATGTTCTTACGATAAACGACATAGTTAAACTGAATGAAAGCTCCGTGTTTAGCGTGGAAGTGTATAGTACTGAAAATATAGTTATTGATTCCTATGACGACGAATTCGAAAACCGGGTAATCGGAAGAATGGTCGCATTCGATACATATTCCCCTGTTGAGCTTTTAATGTCCGTTGGCGAAGTGGTCGATGAAGACAAGATAGATATGCTTGTCGAGAAAGATATTCAAACTATCGACGTTTATCTTACCGAAACGGTCGATGTGTCTGAGAAAATTGTTGGCAAGATATCGGCACAGGAGATAGCCGATTCTGAAAGCCATGTTATATGCGGCAACGGAGAGATTATAACAGATGAGATTTTGAGGCTTCTTATAGATAACGGCGTAAGCAGAATACTGATAAACAAGGTCAATTATGTCAATTCCATGAAGGACATGTTTTCAGGCGACAGGTGGATAGCATCGTCCGCTCCAGCTCTTATAATGTCCAAATCAACAGACGACATTGGAACTATTTCAGAAACCCTCAAGCTTATTTCAGAAACCATCCCAACGGATTATCTGCCTGACGGAAAGGCGTTTTGCGCAGGAGGGGAGGAGCTGGAGATATATCCTAATGGAGTATACGATTTTTCCAACATGTATTCGAACACGTCTTCGAGGTATGCAGACCTACGTGGAATATCATGCTGTATGTCCGAGGAAAATGTCGGAAGTTCGTGCTATAACGGAAAAATAACATACGAAAGCATGTTCGAGGACTGTGGAGACTTAAAGAAGATTGACGGTTTCATACCGAATTATGGCTATACGTATGAAAGAATGTTCAATAACTGCTCAAGTCTTGAGCTTGACTTAAGCAAGTCGTTCATCCATTATAGGCGCGAAAAGCCAGCTCATTGCCCAACAATGGTTCTTTCTGCGATGTATTCGCATAATTGGTGGTGGTGGAGAGGCGGATGGGTGCGTCATCCGTATTGGTATAATGGCTATTACTATCCATATTACTACAATTACTATGGATATTATCCATATAACTATAGTTATTATGGGTATAACTACTATTACAGCAATCCGTATTACTATAATTACTACAATTATTACGGTTATTACGGAAGCTACTACTATTATTACAATAACCAGTACTATTACCCATATTACTACAACAACTACTATTACTATACAAACTACTATCCATACTACGGAGGGTGGTACAACGGATACTATTACAACTACTACAAGTACTATAATACATGGTATGGCGGATGGTATGCATATCCAGCGTATTACAACGCATGGTACGGATACAACCCCTACTACTACGGATGGTATGGATGGGGAAGCTGGTATCGCGGCGGATGGTACCGTTCCTGGTGGCATTGGCGCGGAAGGAGAAACCGCTGGAACTTTCCAGTTACGTGCGCAGTTAATAGTAATGTTGTTGGACGCACGTTGGCTAGGCCAATAGCATTTAGTTATTATGATGGTAGTACGCTTAAAACGAAATCGTTTGGAGCAGGCCACGTCATAACAGATGAAGACCTTAATCTCATTAGCAGAGGAGCTGTGAGATATGTCACCGTATATTCAGCTTATTACAACAGGAGTGGCTATCTCAGAAACGTATATATAAGAAATGGCGCGTCTGCACTTGACGACGAAACTCTTGGAGCGGATTTAAAAAGGCATGAAAAACTTTACGAGAAAGATTTCACCGTAAATGACGCTGTTGGAGTTAAAGAAACTCTCTCCTCCAACAATATATACTACGTCTATAATTATGATGGAACTTCCTACCAGCTCAAGAGGGTAAATTCGATAAATGTTGGAGACAGAATCTCGTCTTATCCTGCAAAGAAAGACATATACAGTGGCAAGCTTACCACATGGATGGAAAAAGACCGTTATTTGACAAAGAACGACACACGGGATATAGATTCATATAATGCTGCGGTATCGGCAGCAGGCGTGTCACAGTATATGATAAACTATGTCACGATAGACTGGAATGAGAGCGAGATGAACGGGTGGGGCGTTGACGATGGAGAACTTTTGAACGGATACAACTCTCTTACTTGTAAGAACACCTTATATGGGCAGATGGATACACTGTCCTTTACGGTTGACGGTAATTTCGAACTTAGCTTTTATTGGAAGTGCAAACTTCCATTCAAGAACGGCTTGATTTACCTTATAGACGATACGATTGATTATCCATACAGCACTTGGGAACAAGTTGAAAGAAGCGGAGATGCAGGAAACATAAATCTAAGCCTTGAGGGGATGACCCTTAAAAACCCACTTAGATATGTAAAGATGCTGTATCCGGCAAAATATGTCATAACGAATGCAACATATGTCAAAGAGGAATTAGTCAATCATAGAGTTACCTCTGTGTTTCGGAAAAATGGGAGTTCGTGGATATCTACTAGTGTAAAAAATCTTGCAAATGGTGATATCATAAGCGGAAGCTCCAATGGCGAGCATGCTGTATGGAGCAGCATATACGAGACGTTTTTCGAGGCGGAGCACACCTTCACCAAGAACGACCTTGATGCAATAAGGCTACACAACGCAAATGCCGTTATGGACGGAAGAAACGGTTATAAGGTTTCCAATGTTTATATACATGACAGCGAGAGATACCGCATATGCGATAGACGTGTCGTCGCGTCTCAGGAGAATGTCGATACATGGGAGAATGTACAGTATGCGACAAATGATTTTCTTGCAGAGGGTGAACCGCCGAGAAGACACATGATAAGGATAATGACCCATGACAATGTTTCTTACGGTGGTTATTACAACATACGTGAATGGTGCATTTCCAATATATCTCTTAGGCTGGAAAATGGAAGGGTCATCACAACCGGAGATTTTGTAGAACACAATCCTGAACAGACTCTTACGGTTCTAAAGAGCACACGGCGAGAGCTTGTCGGAAAGTGGCTTGCCGAGGATGTAGTTGATGGAAGTCAGAATGTCATTGAGGCAGGAACTGAGATAACAGAAGAAATTTTCGACGATAAGCTCAAATATCATGGCCATACGGAAACTTTAAATGTTACGGAAGAGATTTCTTTGTCTGCAACGGTAGCCGTAGATGCTGATATAGCAGGAGAGTATTTGTATTCCGACGTTTCCATAGATGATGAAAATTATCCGTCTGGGAGCAAAATTTATCCGTCTGGCCATAAACTTGACGAGTCGGATATCGAGGATATGTATTCTCATGGAGTGTTTACAGTAGACATATACAACGATGACATTATCGCGGGAAGGATGTTGGCTGTAGAAAACACCGCATACCCGAAGGAATTTCAGATTCCTGAGGATGAGGAGGATGTCATATCGTTTATAGATGGATGCAGGGCAGCGTCGATTAACTCCATAACCGTGTACGGCGATTCACTTGACGGAAGATATCTTGCCACACCAATACCAAATGTATATAAGGGAGGCGTTCGCTATAATTACTATCAGAACAAAGTTTTGTCTAGGGAAGACGCAATCGCTTTGGCGGCACAGAGTACGCCTATAACTACTGTGGAGGTATATGCTGAAAATCCTCTGAAAAACGACATTGTTGCAGCAGGCAGCGTAGTTAAGTCTTTTGAATCAGGTCATCAGTTTGTGCAAAATGACTTCTATGCGATTTCTGGAAGAACTTTCACATCAGATGTAGTCATAACGGATAGGGATGACGAGAGCAATAAAATAATAGCGTTCTCCAAGGGTGACAGAATAACCACCTGGAGGGCGTTTGATAGACTTGCCGGCGAAAAACTTGATGAAGACCTCTATACAGGACGAGTTTTGATTCCCCGTGGAACTAAAATTTCCGAAGGACATAGGAGGATTTTAGAAGGAAAGACATTTCCTTGCGACATAGTTACAGGAAATGTCGTCGTCGAAAGCTCAGATGAGAGCGGAAGACCTCTTTCGTGGTATGACGTATACAAGATATACCGTTCAGGCGTTACCGAGATAACAGTAAAGGACTATGGAGACAGCGAGCCTGACGAACGTCATCGCGGAGAATATATGCTTTGCGAAGAGAGCGATGAGCCTGTTCCTTTCCATGCATTCGAAGATGCATACCATAAAACAACAACTCTTGACGGTTATGAGCCTTCGAGCATCGCGTATATGTTTAACAATGTCAAGAAGCTGTATTCGACAAAGGACGATTTCGACCTGTCGGTTCTCGTAAAGAAGACAGCCAATACCGTCGAAAGTGCCGGTTCGACACCGACAGAAAAAAACTTTTCACATGCATTTCCTGCAAGCATCGTAATAGCAACAAGTGAATGCATAGACGGTTTGGACCAGTTGATATATGACATGAACGGCATAAGCGAAAGAACCGGCGCCGTTAGATACTGTTCTTTCAACAATCCAACGGACGATGTTCGGTATGGACTGGATTCAGATTACATGAGATGGGCATTTTCAAACGGCTTTATCCGCTATGGCGGTCAACTTCAGTCCAATAGCGACTACTTCATACTGGTTCCGTACTATCCATACAAAAATTCCGCAGGCAAAGTCGTAAAGCTTGCTCCATGGACTGCCTCAGGCGAAGAAAAGCTGACCCCAGATGGATTTGACGCTCTGTTTAATGTATCTGCGTATTATGTAAATCACAACGATTGGGTGAATGGACGCACAGACCCATGGAATGTTCTGAAATCGAAGACCAAAGAGAGCAGCATATATCGAGCATACAACTGGATTCAGAAGGCATCTCTTCTGTTTGGAGTTCTCGTGTATGACATCAACGGAAACTTCATAGGAAAGAGGTATGCAGGCGCATGGTCTGAAGGAATATACATAAATGGATATCACGACGCATGCAGGGGCGTATACGAGGTAACGTCTTCTAGGGCGCATCCCGTCAGTATATTCAACGGAAGTTCGGTGGAAGACATTCCTGATGTCGGTTCGTCCATTTCGTATGATAGCGGAAAGGTCGATTACAGAAGTGCTATACCGAAAGAATGGTATGAAACTCTGCTGATTAGGCGGTAGCGAAACACTAAATAGTGACATTACTATTTTCAAGCGATGCCACTAAAAGTCGATGACATACTGATTACGGACAAGAACGTGTTTGTTCTGTCCGGCGACAAGCAGATGGTCGCGGATATCGAATCCGTGGCGTCAACTGCCGATTTCGCCGAATCGATAGACGTTAATCCGTGGAACCTGTACACTTCGGACGGAAAGCTCATAAGCAATCTTTACGACAGCTCCGCATTTTTGTTCCGAACTCAAATCCTCAAGAACGGTTCCAAGCTATCTCCACGAAATAAGCGCAGGCATGAGGAGATGTACATGCCGAACGCCGGTAGTTATTGCGGAATGTGCCAGGTTGGGGATATTGGGTATTCACTCTCAAATCCTACGACTTCGAGATTTCATGCCAAAGCTTCGGATTCGTTCGATTATGAGGCGTTGCCAGACTATTGTCAATATTATTATCTGTCCTCAGTAGCGGCGGACGATTCGGATACCATTGCTCCAGACTTGACATACCATCCCAACGTTGGGGTTCAGTATGTGACGGAGTTTCCGATGGGAAAGTATTATTCGGATTTCGGAGACAACGAGCTTGATGAAGATGGAACTCTCATAGATGTTCCAACTGTATTTTCCGATTCTTTTCTGACGAAATACTTTTATGATGAAAATTTTTCTGTAAACGGCCATACGGATGACGGACAGACAATATCGTTCGACAATTTCAGAACATATTATGGAATAGGACATACCGGCGACACTCTGTACATGGTTTTCAGGAACAATCTCAGGGGAACATGCAACGAATATGGATTCTATAGGCCAAAGCAGGAGCTTAACCTGGACACCGTGTTCGACCTTTGGACTCTTGGGCGTATTTCTGGAATAGCAGCAGCCGTATCTAAAAACGTGACCTATACCAGATATCGCACTTATCTTTCGTATGGGTTCAACGACTATTTCTCTACGTTTGCTTTGGCGACTTCCGACAGCTATTGCATTCTTCGCTCTTTCGAGCCGAAGGACGAGTCGTTTATACTGTATGCCATGGCAGGAGGGGATGACGAATCCGAGGCCAAACATCTAGCAAAATACAACAGAGTCACGCAACTGTGCTACATACCGAAAGTTGGAGGATTTAGTACTCCATACTATTACAAGTTTAAGCATGATGCAGACGAATATGGGGAAATTAGAGGAGAACTTCTCGATAACATGACGTTTATCGAACTTGAATCGTCTGTGTTCATAGGCACACGCAACAACGGTTCTATAAATGTCGTATCTAGGGATTATGGCTATGTGAATCCCCTGAATCCAGACGAGACATCTGAAATGTCATTCGACCCATTTATCGGTCCTAGACTTGGAAGCTGTCCTCAAAATCCCGGCTACGTTGGGCTTAGGAATCCGTCGTTCAACGATACGGATGGGCGAACGGACGTGTTCTACAATGGAGAGGACATTCTTGCAGTCAAAAAATATTTTGTGAGCGACGAAACAACGTCATGCAAGATTTACTTGTCAAAGGATTTCACCGATACCGCAAATGTCAAATATCCGATTGGAAACTATTTTGCCGCGACATTCCATCCATCGTCAGAAATACCAAGCAGCATAACCTTTGATGGAGATTTGGTTGGAAATTCACTGGTCGGATTTACTCCGATATTCGATTATTCCCCAATTTCCATCGGTGATTTTGACGGAGCATTTGTGCTGAAGCCGGAATCCAAGACAAAGAGAGCTTGGAGAATAGATGATTCTCACAAACTAAATGGTTTTAACTCCATACGAATGGAGCTTAATGGGATTTCTAGGACGACCTATGCGACTATGGAAGTTCCAGCACCGTTCAAGATTACGTTTTCCGTGGCATTGAGGGAATTTTTCGGCCATAATCCATTAAGATTCTACGATTCTGTGGATTATGGTGCTTTTACGGTTAAAAAGGTTTTTAGCCATACGAAGTCTGGTTCATATACTGAAGGCGTTGGAGGTTCAGAGAAAACTCGAAAAGACGGAACGATAACATTCCAGTCATACACGTATGAAGCGTCCGGAAATGAAATGCATACCCTTAAATGGGAGTATATGGACACATGCGAAGGCGGTCCTTGCGAATACGACTTTGGTCTCATTTCGAATATAACTCTCGCATCTACAGGAGGAAAGTACATATTCGACATAAAGCCTGACAATATAGTTCAATTGGACGATGGAGATTTTGAACTTCAGTCTAAGAGTTCGTTTAGTGTTGACAACGGAAGCTACGTGTTCATACAGTACGATGACGGAACTGTCGGAATGTGCTCCAAGGATGACATATTTCGCGATGAAAATAGAATTCCCACCAGATATTGCGGACCGTCCAACAAATCGGAAAGCCTTACAGCTGCCGTTGGCGGCGAAATACCGATTTGCAGGGAAATGAAATTTACTTTGCAGACAAATGTATCCAGCGCAGCCGCAAAGACAGTTAGCGAAATAACGTTTCCGTTGGCATCATACAAGAGTCTCGACAAGTTTACGTATGCCGAATCAGCCCTTCTTGGAACATATTCACTTGAAGATGGAGATAAATATCGGTATTTTCAGACGTTTACTCTTTTGCCAATAGGAGTAAGAGAACCTATTGCTGCATTTTTTGGTTCTGCAAGCGCAGATATAGAACAGGTTGGAATATCCAATCACACCTATGTCAATGGATATCCGATAGACCGTTCGAATGCGGTTTCAATAAAGAGCATTCTGCCACATACTCCACTTCATGACGCAGGGCCGGTTCTTGTCAAATGGAATACCGATGATGGAACATGCGTTTTGGATGACGATTTTTATTCCGATTCAGCATCATCTAATTCACTAGGAGGTCTGTGCCTACAATATGGCGGAATATCTTACGAATTTTATATAGAAGGCTGCGACAAGTATTCGTCGTACACGCAAGACGGTTGGTATTGTATGAATGGGATATGGAGATGTAGCAATCACCCGATTGGTACACCAGGCACAGTTGCAAGCGTGAAAGACTTTACATCTATGTCTCACGATAGGCGTGGTTACGCATATCCTATTCCGTCATATTGGGATTTTATCACGGCTGGAACAGGACTTAAGGTTTTCGAGGGAAAGCTCGACAAGAGCATGACGCTTGACGATATTCAGCTTGTCAACAACTATCTCGTAGTCAAGAACTATTCTGTGAATGCCGAGAGTGTGACAGAGGGTGATATACCGGACGGTGGCAGGGGATATGACAATCCTGTTCCAAAATATCCTACAGGCGGATATGTTGTCGTAAACCTAAACAGCTCTCAGGACATGAGGTCAACACAGTCTCTATATGAAATAGAAAAAGTCATGTCCAGTGGAGAAACTCTAGGAAGCAATTTCCGATACCTGTTCAGGATAGCCCCAAAGAAAGGTCTTCATGTGTATCCTGCATCAAACGAAGGTGAAGAGTGGAAACCATTTTACGCCGGATATCATGTTGAATTCGTAAAATATCATGACGGGTTTTACTATATAAGCCTCAGCAAAGAAGAAACTGGCAAAGAAGTCGAATATTTTGAACTTATAGAGACAAATTCACTTCTTAATGAAAAAACTCCGGTTTCTATTGGAAATGATAGACGTGTTGAGGACATAAGGTTTTTTGACGGAGTTATAGTTGTTGAATATTCTATTCCTGTAAAGGATAAGTCGTCCAACGAAGTAATTTGGACTTCCGAAGGCTTACAGTGGTTTTACAGCGGAATGTCCGTTTTGAGGCATTACATGGAGATTTCTACCGCAAACGACATAATCGAGATGAATCCTACTAATGTCAATTTCGAGAAATGCGGTAAAAATATTGTTGGATACTCTGGAAATATATTTACGACAATAAGCCTACCAGATGCTGGTGCTCCTGTCACCGAGAAACTGATTGGAAATAGTTACGTATATTCTGAAAAGTCGGAGAATGGACGTATCATCGATATGGAGAACACAAATGGAATGGCATATTCTGCGCAAAATCGTGGAAATTACATATTGAGATACTCTTCGGCGCAGGATGATGCAGAGCTTACATCTGAGTATGACAACGAGGATGAGCTTGTGCCGCTTTCTGGAATAGCTAACCTTTTTGATGAAGCTTTTCTATTTACGGACGACAAGTATTCGGAAACGGCTGATGGAAACGGTATAAAGTATAAGGCCATAAATGAACCTATCAAGAACGCAAGAATAGTTAAAAACCTTGTAGAAACGCGAGATGGTGACAATAATGTCATAGGCGTTACGTTCGATACCGAAGAGATAACCTCAGGATGCTACACATTCATAAACTCGTTTGAGACTACAGGCAATGATAGGTTTTGCCTTGCATATGACAAGAGTAGGAATATCCTTCTCGTGTCGAGAGACTATGAAGACATAAACGGCTATTCTTTCAGGTGCGGAGAGCTGTTTTCCAAGATAGACACGGCATCCGCCGTTGACGTTGCGCACCTATATTACCTTAATCCGGGAAGCACAAAGTGGAGTGCAATTGATGCAGGCATTTGGAATTTGACTGACAACAAGAATTGCATCGATTTTGTCGCTATGCGTTCGTCTAACAGTTATCCACTTTGTATAATAGATTACCGCAAGACATATGGCTCTTATGGCAGTAGTAATACCAAATATCCATATGAAACGGTTCCAGCGACCGGCGGTACATTTGTTTCCACGGGGATAAATCTGCCGGATTCGATAATCAACGATGGAGAACGACTGGCCAGGACGGCGTTTCTCTCAGGCAACGAGTTCATGGTGTTTTCTAGCGGTTCTAGCTGTGATTATGTATATAAAAACGGTGTAAAATGCGATTATCCAGATAATACAGACGGAGAATACAGAATACATGAGTTCATCATGCCAACAGGACGGAACGCAATCGTCAGCGGATTCTCGTTCATAGCAAACGACGAGAAGATAGGAAGCGACAGCTACCATTTAGCGTATGTAAGTAGTGTTAACGGTTCTCCACAGACATTGTTCATGACGGATGCAGCATCTACTTCGGCATTTACGTTCACCAACTACAAGATTATGAAGGACGGCGGCAGAAATATACGCTCTGTGTTGTTCTATGATGAAAATCTCGCAATAAACGGATATTATGATTTTACGAGCGGAAACAAGATAGTATATGACACATGTTCTGCCGTCAACTCCGCGAATTCAACATTTACGTCATCCAATAGTTCCTATACAGTTCTTGACATGGATTTGGCGTACAATGATAGATACCTGTACTTCGGTCTCTTATCTCGCACGACTCCAGACGAACGTTCCGTAACCGAACAGATTTTGTCTAGCGCGATTTATGGAAGCGGAACATCCGCTGAAATGAATTCATATGATAATTCTGGTTTTTCATATGATACATATATAAATACCATGAACATGTCGTCTTTGTTTTTCGAAAACTATTCTGCGGATGTTGACGATTATATTACAAGGGGACAATCGTCGAAGTCTGCTGCTGATGGCGAAAAGGAGATTAGCAGGCTCATATGGACCATAGGTATTAGTAGTTGTCCGCTCGTGAAACTCGTCAAAGTTCGAAAAGATGATATCACAGGGCAAATCTCTACAATAACATGCAGTGGATGCACGGAGACTAGTGGAGCGGTGATAGGACATTTCACCACGCTTATTACGCATGGACTCAGCAGCAAGGAAACCGTAAAGACGGCAGGATGCAGTGGAACGGACTATTGGCATCCTTTATATCCAAATACCGCTGCGGAACGCAACAAGAGGATATATGGTTCACAGACGCGAAAACAGCCAATATACTTCAGGGCCGACAAAGAGGAAATTGAGTTTTCGGAGAGTAACTCTTGGACGCATACGTATGAAACAACAACTATGTTTCAAAGTATGGATGGATTTTTGAAGGAAGTTGGAGATAGGACCGAATCGGAGACAAAGAATATATCGATATCAGGAACCCCAACATACAGTACGTCATCCGTAGTTACTACATCGATATTGACAGTATGCCCACAGACATACAACAACTATTCGATTTCGGTGCATCTTAAGACAATTGTTCCAGCCATTTTCGGATATTCAAACAAAATCCTCACCACAGCCACTGCTAACCAGAGAGCGTTGAGTGCATCTACTTCGAATAATACAGTGCCTGCAACGGCCAACTTGCAGCAGACTAAGGCTATTTCCAGCTATTCGTTCGTGAGAAAGCCGATAGAGTTTGAATGGAGTACTACTGTAAACCTTACCGGCGACGATGACTCGGGGCATGGATTTGACGAATATAAATCAAGCAATTTCACATTCGGCATGCGCGGATTTGACGGAGCAAACCTTCCGATTGTTAACCCAAATCCAATATCCGTATCTGTAGTGGCATCGAACAGCATCCCAAGTCTTTTTGGAAATAGCAACATTCTCGAACTGAATACTTATGAGGAAATAGGGAGTCTTGTCGTAAATTCGTCAAACAAGAGTTTCATAAGGGCTAACGGAAACAGGATGGTTTTTGGTGTCGGAAACCATGGAATGTGGTACATGACAGCAGACCGTGTTGCCGGTTCCGCGTCGCTTCCATATGGCATAAAAATCTCTGACAATGCATATGCCATAGCCATGACCATGACCGACCTGAGGACTGACGACCCGTCAGTGTCGCTGCATACAAAAGTCGATGAGTACCAGGGAGAAAACGTAAATTCGTTCAAGACGTATGATAACGTCGAGGCGGTATACTCGTTGAACCGTTTCACGTCGCAGAATATACATAAATCCAATCTTTTCAGCGTGAGGATAGATGGCCTTGGCATAGATGACAGCCCCTATCTGACGGATGAGCAGAAGCGTCAGCTTTCCGTATGGATAAAGAACCATGTGACAGACATAGTTGATGGAATGAAGCCAGCACAGACCGAGTTGTTCGACGTTATACTGAGCTAAGCCATGGAACACTAAATAGTGGAAAGAGCATAAACATATAATTTCCACGTAATGGTCGCAGCAAATTCAACAAAGGAATACACGCTATATCCTAACGAGTCGGTTGACAAGCTTACAGTCAATAGACCTCTATCGAATTTGCACGGATTGCTTGAGCAGCTTTCCGAAGAGGAGAGAAAAATAACCGTAACGGAAGCCACAAGCACAGAGTATGGTTTGGTTAAGATAAGCAATCAGAGTCCAGAATCGTTCATATACTACGATAGTGGCGCAGCCGAGTTCAATGAACAGCCTCTTGGAATAACGGCTTTGTCAAAATTCGCCTTTGAGCAGTCAAATTCTACAAATTTTTCGAAGACACTACAGGTTACTAGTGCTCAACCAAACGCTGATACATCTTTGACGATAGGGCTTGACGAGGGCGGTTGTCAATTTCTTACGATGCCGAACGGCATACGTATGGTAATACTCACAACGGACGTTTCTCTCAATGATGTTCCAGTAATGTTCGGTAATGGCGTATATCATGGAAGCATCGACAGTTCTAGGAGAATTGTAGGTTTTCCAACGACCCTCGTTAATGATTCGTCGTCTCAGGAATCAATAGATTCGTTGAAGACCGCCGACTCTTTACCAATTACGTCTCTTTTTGACCGTTCTCTTGAATATGATTCCATGTTCAATACGTGGGGTTCTATACACTATAACGACTGCAACTATACTGCGTACTCTTCATTCAAGCAGTCGTATGTTGAAGTAAGCTTTACGGTTTACATCAGCGTGGCCGAACTTTACGAAAGGCTTTATGGATATACCTCGAAAGTTATCTATAATGAATCCGGCACATCCACGACCGAACAATCGAATACGGAATTTCCGAGGTCGAAATACGTATTTTCGGAGAAACCCGTAATACTGTCTCAGCTATGTATGTACAATAATGACAGTAGGCCGTCAGTGCTCATCGGAAAAACTTCAGATGAAGGAGACAGTACATTCGACAACGTTGATGTTCTTACGGAAAAGCCCCTTAGTGAAGTCGCCATCGGATTGACTACTAAAGGACGGCCATTAAATGTTTCGCCTGTTGGAGGGTCGGTGATATTGAAAAAGTATGAAAATGCATACATGCGAAAGGGAAAAGTAAAGGACAACATGCTTACGCTTGACATATCGCTTAAGTTTTTCGCAGGTTCGGCTGATGACCCGTCGATGAACGGTATGATACGGGGGGTTAACGCCAAGTCACAATTGCAGATATTGCTGTTTGGAGTTTAATATGGATTTAGAAGACTGCATACTATTGAGAGAAGAGGCGGTTGACAGCAATTCGCTTAACCGCTGCATAACAAATATATTCAATTTCACGAAGGAGTTGGCGAGCGATTCGGTGGCCGAAACGTCTGAAAACTATCCAGACAGCCCATTCTACAAGAATGGGTGCGACAATGCGCTTACTTCTGAAAAATACTCGATTTATAATTTGACTGGTGCGAGTCAGCTTTCCAGCGGAGTTGTCCGTCGTACATATTCCGGTCCATTGAACATAAATGTTTACAGAAAAGAGTCGTTGTCTTCCAATTCTGCGACAGGATTCTACGAATATGGAATGGATACCGTTGTCAACGAATTCGTTCCGACTGTCGAAACATTGTATTCGCCGACATATCCATTGGTGTTCTCTTCTTTGCTAGGAAGCGAAGAAGCCGGGCCATTCGTAAACGGAACTTGCACTATAGAATCCAATTTTCTACCCACAGTCAAGTACACGTCGTATCTTCTGTGCTCCGGCTTTGGCGTGAGTTTTGGAACTATAACGTTCTCCGCCAATGATGGAATGACACAGGAAAATGTTTTGCAGATAGATGTCACGAACGACCTGATTCACATGCAGAACGTTGACGAGATAAAGTTTGTCGGCATATCGAATGGATATGGAAGCGGAGTAAAAAGAATCTCCGAAAACATGGACATGGTAGAAGATGTATGCTCTACGGAGATAACATATCTTGATAAGAGCCACAACAGCATACTTTTAAAATCCATAACGAAGAACGACGCATCCGAATCAATACGAATAGACAAGTCGTCAGGAAGAATTCTTGAAGATGATGAAGACGCAGAGTACGGAACATACGTCAAGCTTGACAATTCCGAATATTCGCTTAACTTTTTTGTAGTGTTTACATACACTCTTCCAGATGTCGCGTTCGATAATAATGCCATCGGACTAGGGCAGTCCAACGGCAAGACCAGTTTTGTCAGGTTCCAGCAAAATATAAGCGAGATTGACGGTACACCACTTACGCTGCCAAAGTTCAAGTATTTGGACACTTACGATAACGGACAGCTTGCAGCTAATGAGGCAAAAGATGTCGAGAGTGCGTTTGAAAATTCCGAAAATGCCGTTTTTCCTGTGCTTGAGCATATTTCGAATGTTTTGAGAAACGGAAAGAACTGCTTTAAAGGCTGCAAGTCCGCCACATTCGAATCTCTATCATCGATTTCTCTTGCAAAGGCCATATCCGTGGAATCGATGTTCGAAGGATGCATTTCCGCGTCGTTTGATGCACTGTCGTCCGTTGCGCTTCCAATGGCGAGCAGATGCGATTCTATGTTTTATGGTTGCGCAAACTCAAAGTTCGGAAACCTTGAGACTCTGAAGATATGCGGCGATTCGTCTAGGATGTTCTTCAATTGCCCAAAGGCCACGTTTGCAAAACTTGGAACAATTGACGGAAACGCGGCAAACATGACGGAAATATTCAGAGGATGCGATAACGCAACATTCAAGCTTCTTGCATCGATATGGAGCGGCTACAACGGACAGACAAATGCCGCAAGCGCATTCATCTTTTTGGAAAATGCAACGTTTGACGCATTAACCACATTGGGAATGGGAAATCTTGGATATTCCTCACAATCCATGTTTGAGGGATGCAAAAAATCGACATTTTCAAGTCTTGCTTCTATAAAGGGAACAGGGGCAGACACCTATGCAAATGCAAAGGGACCTGTGGATGCCAGGAGGATGTTCTATGGATGCACCAAAGGTACTTTTTCCAATCTCCATTCATTGGGTGATTTGCTAAAGAATTCATCTGAGATGTTCAGAGAATGCGAAAACTTGAATCTTAACATTACGGACACGCTAAATTCGCTAAATTCGGCAGGCTATATGTTTGCCGGTAGTAATTCTGTAACGCTTGCAACACTTGGACGTTCTCTCTATGACGGAGAGGGAATCTTCGAGGGTGCTTCATCCGTGACGATAAAATCTTTTGGAGATAGAACAGGAACAGAATCTCCAATGAACGCAAATATGGTAAATGCGTTCAAAAATGCCGAAAATGTATCCATAAGCGGAGACGTATTCGCAAACAACAGCGATATGTACGGAATGTTCGACACGGTTGGAGTACTGTCCCTTGATTCGACCGATAGCAGAATGCTGACAAGCGATGAAAATACGGCATGCAGACGAATGGACTACATGTTCAGGAACGTGACATCCCCAAGCGTATTCGTAAAATATGGCCATAGCATATTCCCAAAAAATCTCGAAAGCGCGTCCTATATGTTCTACAACGTAACACGCAATCTTTCCGATGGAATATTCGGCGTTGATGTCAACGGCGGACGCGGAATAGAGAGAATACTCAGCAGAGTAGTAGAAGGTTCTACCGTGACAGTAGATACCTTGCGAGAAAGCAATGTGTCAGACGTGTCGTATATGTTCACCAACAGGCATATGGGAGGCGAAAAGGCTACAAGGCTGTTCAGAAACGTAGAGTACGTAGACTCATCGATGCCTGAATATTCACAATATTCCATGCACATACCGCATGCCGCGAAAAAGGCTGACGGAATGTACGAGAACGTGACAGTTGGAGGAAACGCTTCACTTACTTCAGCCATAGTGATGATACCGCCAACGCTTACGAGCGCGAACAGAATGTTCTACCATTCCGCCGAATTGTCAAGCAGCGGAATACCGATGGCGTTTGCTTCTACTACCGATTCTCCTAACTATAAGGGCGGAACGGTATATTTTTCAGACAAGCTTGCAGACAATCACACGGATTGGATGAAAGGCGCGAGATTTGCCAGTATGAGAGGCAACGACTGCGATTTGACGCTTAGCGTTAAAAATCTTTCGTCCGACTATTTTGAGGGTTCAGATTTTACGTTTGACTGTTTTTCGCATATTATCGACAGGAGTGGAGTATATTGGAGCGACGGAAACAAGAACTATACATTTTTCTGTGGAAACTCTGAAAATCCACGGGAAACCCATTTCTCTGGACTTAAGGATGACATTAGCAAGTGGTTTACCGAAGGCTGTGAATTTGCCAACATACTTGCTCCATATTCATCCACCGACGCATATGGATATACTCTTAGAAAGGATACGTCTTCTCAGCTTCCAGACGGAATATCGAAGACGTTCATGAAGATATACAATTCTGAAATAGAACAGATTTCCCAATATACAAATGACGTTGACCTAGATTCTCTGTCGGGACTCGATGGCGACAACATGACATGCATGTTCTGTCTCCCAATGCTATCGAAATATTCCACTAGCTTAAGATACTATAAGTCAGACGGTGCTCCAGCAGAATACACAAATAATAAAAATTATAGTGATGCGAGAGTTTATGGAAACAACCTTTATACAATAACAACAAGCGCGAACAGAAGTTCAACAGACAAATATTGCGATAATGACAGCTATTCAAACGCCACGTTTAAGGGCTTAAAGCATATAAGTTCCGTGAATATGCCTTTTGCGTTCTACAACCTGCAATCGGCAACTTTCGAGAATGTGACAAGCATAGGCGGCAACATTGCCAATGCTGTTTGTGCATTTTCAAACTGTAAAAATGCGACATTTTCCAATCTTTCGTCCATAAGGATAAATGCGAAATACACAAATGATTCGCTTTCGTCTAATTCGTTTGTGTCGTCAACGAAAAATACCGAATGGAATAACCTTTTCTATAGGATGTTTGACGGATGCGACATGGCAACGTTTGAAAAACTCAGCGGCATTTATGTCAACGGAATCTCTGATGTTGTCATGTCTTATATGTTTAGGGATTCAGGTTTAGCGCATATACCGAACGTTGACATAACTGCAAATGGTGTCATTCGTTGCGGTGGAAAGTCTTTTAGCAGATATATTGCCGACAACGCTTCTCCGTCAATAAGCATCAAGCTCAATAATGGCGAATCTTCTTCTTCTGTCACATTCGATAATGTTGCCTCGTTGTACCTGAAGCATAAGTCTGACGATACTGAATATGGAATCCCTAAATTCAGTCTTAAGAAATATAATTCGACTTCCAATTATCTTACATCCGTGTTTACTGTAGGCGTTCCTTCCAACGTCACATCTGTGTCTATACCATGTTCATGCAACATGTATAATAGTAATAGTTATGAGTATTTCGAAATATTTGGAATGCTTACGGGAGGCGGCTACGTTAGTATTGCAAAATATTCAGGTACTGGTAATAAAGAAGCTAATTGGACTGCAAGTGGAAATAGTTTGTCGTCCATTAAAATTGTTCATTATTGCTATGGCAGCTATGCTAAAGATGGCGTTATTATTCCTCACATAAAATTGTCATCAGAAGGGAATGAGTACATATTCAGGAATTTTAAGTTTGCCAAAGATGGTACTACTGACATTATGGAAAGCAAAGGTCTGAAGGCTGAACAGAAGCCGGTGAACTATACAGGCAATCTTTTCCAAAATGACCATATTTCGATTAGGGGTTCTTCTGTAAATGCCGCATCTGGATTTTCTGAAAGTGCTTCAGAACTTTCATCAGTATCGGTATTGGCAGGTTACGACATATATTCTAATTTTCTTTTTTCAAATTCCAAACTTGATTTTTCTGATGGAGCTTCTATAGTTGTTTCATCGGAAAACGGAACCGTTGATGCGAAAAACATGTTTAGCGGATGCTATAACTCTGATTTTGGCTCGCTTTCAGAACTGAAAATATGCCAGTCCGAACTCGCAGAAGATAGTAATTCGTATCCAGCACGTGCAAATATGGGAGTTTCGAGAATGTTTGAAAACTGCCCTATGGCCACGCTTGAGAATCTTTCATCTCTATATCTTCTGATTGACTATAAAAATAACTTTTATTCGTATTCCAACATGTTCGATGGATGCACAGACAGCCTTAATCTGTCGTCTTTGTCTCTTTCGACGACAAACATCCACCGTCTTGGATATAACAATACGAGAACAAATGGAACTAAACTTTTTTCAGGTGTTGTTGGCATTGGAGAAATAAACAGGAGCAGTGTCATTGAAAATCTGCGCCTTGACAGCAGTATTGCATGTTGCATGGATTGGAATTCATATCTCTCATCTGAGCGGTTTGAGGATTGTCTGCAATCATATGATACAGCATCAATTCTGAAGAATGTCCCGACACTTCATACGAATTTTAGATATGTGTCTTCCACGTCTGAGGATTTGAGTCCATTCAAGCTTGATTATGCAATTGGCGGTTTTAAGTCTTTTGGCGTTATCTCAACCGATTCGGAAACTGGAATAACACTGTCAGGTTTTCCAGAGGGAGGAACGGCAATTGCCGAGATATATGCTAAGTTCTACGGAAATACCACTACCAATAGCTCTGCGTCCGGAAACGCACTTGTACATCGGTCTAAGTCTGATACAACGGTTAATACGCAACTTATCACTTCATCTGACGTTGTTACGGGAAGCGTTCCATACCGCTATACGTTTAAGCTTGACCGCAACCATTATGATGATTGGGTGATGTTTTCAGCAAAGACGTTTAACTCTAGTTATGGCGTGTACCTGTACGGTTTGAGAATATTGTCGAATAAGGACAGTTACGTTGTTGATGGTGTTGACTGGCATGTAGTCGAATACATAGACAACAATTATAATGGACGAGGTGCTGTAATTGACACACTCTATTTCCCATGCCACAATACGACAGTGAAGTTTAACGGAATTCTTTTTTCCACGAATACCGAATGCGGATATTTTGGGTGCAAGGGACTTGGTAATTGGTTTGGCGTAAAGAACCAGTCAACAGACAACAGAATAGTTGCAAATGTTGGCGCGTTTCAAACATCGTATGTCACCGTGACAAAAGGTATTGCTCAGACAAACACTGTTGGAAGTCTTACGGAAAGCGACAATATTTCCGAAATAATACTTGACGCAAATGCGATAACGTCTAATCTGATAGTAAACAATCGTAGAGCAATGTCTTCAAATTTGGCTTCAGTCACCAATTACTCGAAGTTTAGGTGTACTAAAACCATGGCGTTGTTCGCACTTCACAGTTCTGAAGTAGGCGATGAATACAGCAATATATCAAAAGTGAGATTGTACGGCTGTGAAATATGGGAATCCAACATACTTAAGAGAAAATTCATACCAGTAAGACGAGTTTATGGTGGAACATACAAATATGCACTATATGAGTCTGTTGAAGGAAAAATATACGAATCTGTAACAAATGTTGATTTTACCGGCGGAGGAGAATACTAATGGGGGACAGCAGAAATAGATTACCAAACAATGCTCTATCGGACGTTAGGATACGAAATGACGAACCTTTGACTTATGCGTATTTCAATGCGCACATGATGAAGCTTCTCGAAAACATACGTGCGATAAACATATCTACGACAATACAGAAGGCGACGCCTAGCCAATGGGGGGTTGTTAGGCTTGCCACTGTTGACGATTTGATATCGGATGATGGAGATAAAAATGCAGTTGTGACCAACAAGGTGATACTTGATGCAATATCTTCATTGAATATTGAAAACAAGAAGAATTATAGGCTTACAGGAAAACTTCCGCTTTCCAAGAACTATGAGTGGAGTCACGGAGAGTTTCTTGTCGGACTTGGGGAGAATATGGCAAAGAAGATTACCGACACGCCTGATAATGTCGTCTACTCGAATGTTTATTTCGTTCCTCTAGGATACGAGGAGAAGGCGTTCAGGACGGCAAACAGCAAACCTGCGACAGAACCTGAGTTTTTCAAAGACAATTTCGTGTCGGCCGGAGTTATAAATTTTGACAGGACCGAGACCCCCAAGAACTATGAAGAGTTTCATGTGTACTATCATCGTTCAGGATATGTCATATGCCGTAACGGTCGTGTACAAGATGCGCAGAAGCAGATTAAGGTGGTATGGAACCTTCTGACGAGAAAATAGCAGGCAACCCTAAATATTATCTGTCAATTTGAAAGACTAATGATGACATGACCGTGACTTTTCTATTAAAATGCGCTTTAGCATATGGCATTCCCTTGGTATGCCTTCTTATGTTCATACGCGAGTTGATAGTATCATATTTCGTCAGAGCCAAGTTCGAGTCGTCAGTAGGAAGTGTGCTTAAAACCATATCGGAAAAGGTTGGACGTATAGAAAGCATAATAGACCACAGTGTTGACAGGATTGAAACGGACATACCAAAATCATCGGAAATAGCAAGATTGGTAACGTCCAATAGGGCAAAGCTCATAGCGTCTAGGGCGTATGTTTTGCGTTTTCATGACGGTTCCGCATTTTCCACCAACGCTCCTGTGTGGAAAGTCTCTCTTACGCACGAGTCTACTGATTCGGCAATAGTCTCCATAGCCGAGAAGACAAAAGACATACTCATAGCAAATGTGATTCAGATTGTAGCTCCTGTTTTTGACAAGAATGATATTGCAGATGGCATACGGATGCTCAATGCGGACAGCGATTCAACCCATGGAGTATTTCGTGTCGATACGGATTCTGTCACGACAACTGCGACAAGAGGATTTTTGCTGTCTAGGGGCATAAAACACATGCTATACGCTCCGATAGTAAGTCTCGACGGAAAACCTGTTGCATTGTTTTGTGTGGATTATGCTGCTGAGATGCCAGAATTTCTGACGGATGAGTATGCTGCAAAGGAGCTTCTCGACGCGGCATCGATTTTGTCATCTTTGATGTCTTAAGCTCTTGCGTTAAAATGGCATTTGTGATATAATATGCTGCATGGGTTTCAAAGACACTATAGTAAAAGCCTATAAAAGCATAGTTGGAAAGAATACGGATGAAAATCAGGATTATGATTTTGGCATGCTTTCTGACATTGAGCAGCTTGATGAAGGGGTTAGGGAACAGGAAACTGCACTTTTGATGCAGATAGACCCAGAAATGCGTGATTTTATATCTTCCGCAGGGAACAAGCTGAACGACATAGCTCTTCCTCCAAAGGTTATTCCAGTTAATTTTCTTACTGATGCGCCTACAGGAGCGCAGGTTATGGCAATGCTCGGTATGGTAAGATGGGCTATGGAGAAATCTTCAAAAACTGGCAAGGAGATAAGTTTCAAGGTTGTCGTGAACAACAGGAACGATTCACCTTTTCTTGTTGGAATGGGCGATGTCTCCATACCGAAAGTTGCGGTTCAAGATTGTGTTGAGATAGGAAACTGATGTTGACAAAAATGCTTCTTATGCTTACATCTGAATTCAAATGTTGACACGTTTTTAGCCTCTTCGACGAATAAATAGATTGGCTAGACTTTAAGAGAATTTATGACTAAAATACTTAAGAAGAACGGTGAAGAGCAGCCGTTTAATGGCGAGAAAATCAAGAGAGCTATAAGGAAGTCCGCTGAGCGTGTTTGCGTTCAGCTATCCGACAAAGACGAAAAGAAAGTTGTTGATTCCGTAAGGAATCAATTGAAGTACAACGAAACAGCCGTTCCTGTTTCCACCGTACACAATATGGTTGAAGTTGCGCTGGATTCGGTAAATCAGAATGTTGCGAAATCCTACAGGGAGTATCGGGATAACAAGTCGCAGTTCGCTTCCATGTTGGACAAGGTATATTCCAAGAAGCTAAGTCTGAACTTTGTCGGAGACAGGAGCAACGCTAATGCCGATTCGTCTCTCGTAACGACCAAGAAGGCGATAGTGTACAACGAGCTTAACAGCGAGCTTTACAAGAAGTTCTTCCTTACGACAAGGGAAGAACGTGCGATGTCGGACGGATACATCTACATCCATGACCGTGGTTCTCGTCTTGACACTATGAATTGCTGCATCTTTGACATGAAATCTCTTCTTGAAGGAGGATTTTTCATGGGAAACCTGGACTATTCCGAGCCAAAGACTCTTGCTGTCGCATTCGACCTCATAGGCGACGTTACGATGAATGCCGCATCATGCCAATACGGAGGTTTCACGATTCCGCAGGTGGATAAACTTCTAGCACCATATGCGCAGAAATCATATGATATGTACGTGTCCGAGTTTTGGCAGAGCTACAACAACCTAAACCAGACGCTGTGGCAGAAGGAGGGCGACGAGGACACGACGGAAAAAATACGCAAGCTTGCAGACGAATATGCGATGAAAAAGGTGAAGAGGGATTTCGAGCAAGGTTTCCAGAGCTGGGAGATGAAGTTCAATTCAGTAGCATCGTCACGTGGAGACTATCCATTCACCGCCATAACTTTTGGAATAGGCACCGGACGTTTTGAAACGCTGTGTTCTTCTGTCGTTATGGAAGTGCGCAAGGGCGGACAGGGTAAGGTTGGCTTCAAGCATCCCGTTCTGTTTCCAAAGCTAAGCTTTTTCTATGACGAAAATCTTCACGGAAAGGGCAAGCCGCTTGAGTGGCTGTTCGACGAGGCGATAGACTGCTCGTCCAAAGCCATGTACCCGGATTTCATATCGCTGACAGGCGACGGTTTCACTCCGTCCATGTACAAGAAATATGGAGTTGCGGTATCGAAGATGGGATGCAGAGCTGCAACTTCCGCATGGTATGTTCGTGGAGGAATGTCGCCAGCCGACGATGAAGACTACCCAGTGTTCGACGGAAGGTTTAATATGGGAGCAATCTCTCTGAATTTCATAATGATTGTGGCGAAGGCAAAGAAAGAGGAGAAGGACTTTTTCGAGGTTCTCGACTATTATCTCGACATGGCGAGGGGAATCCACAAGAGAACGGTCGAATACCTTTCGCATCTAAAAGCAGGCGTAAATCCGCTGGGGTTCTGTCAAGGAGGGTTTTACGGAGGGCATCTTAACCCTGAGGACGAGCTTGGGCTGGATTTCCTAAAGCCGATGACGATAAGCTTTGGCATAATGGGTCTTAATGAAGCTTCAATTCTCGAAACTGGAAAGTCTATCGCAAAAGACAATTCGTGGGCTATATCCGTGATGAAGCACATAAACGAATATGCCGACAAGTACAAAAAGATTGACGGAATACTGTATGCCGTATATGGAACTCCAGGAGAGTCTTTGTGCCATACACAGGTCGAGCAGTTCCGTGCAAAGTATGGAATAATAAAAGACGTGTCAGACCACGAGTACACCACAAATTCTTTCCATTGCTGCGTAAGGGATGACATAACCCCCATAGAGAAACAGGACATAGAATATCCGATGTTCCATCTATGCAATGGAGGCCACATACAGTATGTGAGGTACCGTCTCAGCTATAACAAGGAAGCCATAAAGACTCTCGTTAGACGGGCTATGAAGATGGGATTCTACGAAGGAATAAACTTCGAGCTTGACTTCTGTGAAGATTGCGGCCATTCGTTCACGGATTCCGACACTTGCCCAAAATGCGGAAGCGAGCACATAACAAGAATTGAGCGCATGAACGGGTATCTCTCATATTCCAAGGTTCGTGGACGCACCATGTATTCCGACCACAAGCTTGTCGAGTTCTCCGAAAGAAAGTCGATGTAAGATGAACTATCTCACTATATCCAAATGCGACCAACTCAATTATGACGGCTTGCGGGTAGTATTGTGGGTTTCTGGATGCTCTCACAACTGCAAGGGATGTCAAAATCCATATTCACAAGACCCGTCGAGCGGAGTTAGATTTGACGACAATGCAAAAAACGAGATATTCGAAGAGCTTGCGAAAGACTGGTGCGCGGGGATTACCTTTAGCGGAGGAGACCCCTTATTTGAGGCAAATCGAAAAGAGGTCATAGATTTCGCGAAGGAGGTCAAGGAGAGGTTTCCGGAAAAGAGCATATGTGTGTATACTGGCTATCGTTGGGACGAAATTGTCGATGATGAAACCATGCGTGACATATTGAAGTACGCAGATGTCATAATCGATGGAGAGTATGTCGAGTCTTTGAGAAGCGTTGACCTTCCGTGGGTTGGAAGTTCGAACCAGCATATAATAAAGGTTTCCGATAGGCTTTCTAAGATTAGCAGTATAAAAGCATCTATGGAAGCATGATTCGTTCTTTTGGTATAATTTACACCATGGAACGTAGTAAGATTTTTTTCATCGTCTGCAACTATAATGCTCAGAGAAACGGCTCTCTTGCCGATTCTATGAAATCTCTGGAACGCCTAAAAACAAATGAGACGAAAATACTTGTTTGGGATAACGCTTCTTCAGATGGTTCTCAAGACATATTGAAGGATTATCAGAGCAAAGGAATCATAGATAATCTGGTTCTGTCTGATAGGAATATGGGGAAGGCGTATGCCTTGAACGTGCTTGCAACGTTCGCAAGAAACATATACGATGCGATGCCGATGGACATACTTGTATCCATGGATTCCGATATATGCATACACAATGGAAAATTTGCAAATGAGCTGATTGAAGTTTTTTCGAGCAATAGAAAACTTGGGTTTATCGGTTTTGAATATTATGAAGATGAGGCTTTTTCCAAGAAGTCCAGTTACCATAAGATGGCCGAGGGAATCCACATACGTCATGATATAGCCGTTCCTCTATGTGGTGTTGAATATCACCCTCTTGACAATTTTGGGGGTTTTCTTGGTGGTGCTTTGATGGCCATGCGTGTTGGGATGTTTTCTGAAATAGGAGGATATTCTACTGATTTGGCCAATGGCGGAAACATTGCACTGTACGGCGGCGATGATTCGATGCTTGAGAATAAGCTGTGGAGAAGCTACGGAAAGGTGTGCATGTTCCTGTTTGACGAAAGACCTCAGATTCTCCATAGACCAGATTCTGATGACGGTTATAGGGAATGGAAGGGAAATTGCCTCAAGAGCATGCAAAAAGACGGATATGGAAAATGCTACATACCGAAGGTGGGGTATTATGATTGATTGGACTTCAAAATTTGACAGAATATTCTGCATAAACTTTTCAGCGTATTCCGAAAGAAGACGCGGCATGGAAGCCGAGCTTCGGAGGATTGGTATTTTGGGGTTGCCAAACTTTAGCTGGAAATATACGGTAGCCTGTCCGATGTATCAGATTCTTTTTGATACGATGAAAAAACGTGGATATACCGAGTGCCGAACACAGACTGAGTTCAATATTGCGATGGCTAATTTTGAATGCATAAAATCTGCGTATATGGCAGGATGCAGAAATGTCCTTATAATAGAAGACGATATACGATTTCTTAGAGACATTGGCAAGATTGAGCAGATATTCGATGCAACGCCTTCCGATTATGATGCGGTAAATTACAATCCAAATATTATAGACGGAAAAACTCTTGATGAATGCTGCAAGCCAAAGGTAAACGAGTTTTTTTCACGATATGATATGCTCCACAGCACAGGATGCTATGCCCTGTCGAGAAGAGCAATGAAAGAGATTCTGTATAGCTGCGAGATAAAACTGAAGATAGCCGACTTAAATCATTCAAAATATCTTGATTCCAAAAAGTTCAACAAGTATGCATCTGTCGTCGTTCCATGTTGCCAATTGTCATTTTCAAACTCTCAGGGCATAGTGACTGATAAAAATAGAAATTCCATACACCAAGTAAATAAAAAACTTGGAATAGACTATTCTGATTATTGCATAGATGACGGTTATGAATACGGTACGGTGATAAAAGAATAGACGTACAATAACGTAAAAGCGTCACATTTGGCACTAAATAGTGACAAATGTCGATTTACCGTCCACAAGAACTGCGTTACGCAAAGCTCGATTCCGTAAAAGAGGAACGAGCTTTGATGAACAATTACTACAACGACATCATACGTCAGCATGGTTATGATGTTACGTACTATCGCAGGGATACGGACTACATGTCCAATTCTACGGAAGAAGCCATATATGGCTATAAGAGCGACCCTAAGTTTAGCAAAAAGACTGGGATAAGGGCTTTCGTAGAGTTTAACGACTATAATTTCATATTGAACGGAGAGGGTTTCGTTCCGTCCGATAAGGTTATATTGTATTTTGGCATAAACGAGTTCGCAGTTTCTTTCGTAGATGACATAGGTTGTTTCAAAAACTATCCTATATCAGCAACATCAGGCTATACGCTGAGAAAGAACAACCAGATAACGATGCCGTTCTATTCGGATGTGATGAGCGGAAATCTTGTTCTTGACGTTCCAGACAATGAGGTTGTGGAGAACGCAGAGCCTATAATAAAAAACGCGAGCATCCCATGCTATTCGGTTGCCTACAACCCCTTCATATACAGAAGTTTTTCGACAGACTACAGGGACGGGTACTATTCTGCAAACATATATGTTGACTACGACTCTTCGTCAGGCAGTCGTGTGAAATATAGCGTCCATGGAGATATTCTTTATTCTAATTTCTTCGAAAACGAAAAGGTGGTATCCGAGATACATCCAAATGCCGGAGACATAATAGAAATCGACTACAAGACCGAAGATGGGGTCAAGGAGCAGTATGAGATAACTGAAGTGATTTCGAGAAAGCCAACCAATGCCGACGGCCTTTCTCCATTTGTCGGTAAATACGTTTACAAGTGCGCAGCCGTAAGGCGCATATCCTCTCACGAATCTCTCGAACCCGAAGAGGCATCCAAGAAGAGCAGAGACAACATAATGGATTACTCGCAGAATCGTTCAGACGTTATAGACAGCAACAATTTTGATTGGTCGTCTCCATCGGCATCCATAGATTCAGACGTATATGGTGGATATTCAAAGGCGGACACGTTCAAGAAGAAAAAACAGCGCAGTCCATATTCTAAGCCTGTCGATGAGATATTCGACTATGACCTCTACGAAGATGGATGGGATGATGGAAAATACACAGACGACAACTATCTAATCATCTGTGAGTTTTCGGACAAAACACAGCTTCTTACGAATGGATGGAACATATACTGGGGTTCGAAGACGTGGAGAGTCAAGGTGACGAACATAGATGAGCCGACGGCCATCATAGGAAAGCCGAAGAACATGATGTATCTCCGAGTGCTTAACGGACAGCTTGTGTTTACCACGTCAAACCTGGAAACGACAGTAACACTTACAGAGTTTTCAAATGTTCTCAAGGATGGATTCGACTATATTGACGGATTTACTTACAAGGATGTCGGATACAGAAATCGCGACGGATATTATATATTCAAGAATAACAGGGTTGCCATAAATTCATTTGGCGAAAAGAAGCTTTGCGCATTTGCATCTTCGGAAACCGAAGACGATGGAAAGACGGCAAAACCGACAATATTGTACGACAGGAGTTAATGATGCCTTCTCCGTCTCAGGGAATATCAGTTTTTTCAGCCATAAAGAAGTCGGCAAACGGTAGATATCAGTCTTTGCAGGGGACTTACAATCCTCGCGTCGGCGGTCCTTACAAAGGGCCTGCGAAAAGGCCGATATTTCGGTCGAAGCTCGAACTGCGGCTAATGTTGATGCTTGATTCGGTGGAAGCGGGAAATGTCGTTTCGTGGGAGTATGAATCCAGAAGAATTCCTTATACTGATAAATCGTCGTTTGAACTTGACAGAAGCGGAAGACGCACCAATCCTGTTCGGCAGTACGTGATAGACTTTATAATAAAGCTTAAGTCCGCTACAGGCATACAGACGTACTGGGTTGAAGTGAAGTCGATTCACGACATAGAGGTCAACAAGACGAAACGAAGAACGAAGAATGCCATGATTTCGGAGAAGATACGGATAAAGAACTACTGCAAGTGGATGGCAGCTGCAAAAATAGCAAAGAACATAGGGGCGCAGTTTTTAGTTGTAACCGAACGAGAGCTTGACCAGTTGAAGCGGATGATTTACGGACATTAAAAAAAAGAGAGCGAATTCCGCTCTCTTTTTTGTTATTGTACCGATGATGTTTTTATTCGGCCTCTATGGATATTTCAAGCTCGCCGTAATCGTCAGACACGAACTCATAGCTTACGCGGTCTTTTGATTGCTTCATCTCAACCCAATCTTCAGCGGTGATTCCGTTCAGCATTTCCTTTATGTCGGATATGACATCGGAGGGGATTCCGAGTTTTATTCCTCCAAGTATCCTTTCGGCGGCTGATGGAAGATTTTCACAATCACAGGATATTGAATTCGAATATATTGCATCAAGGTCTGTGTTGAATATCTTTATCGAAAAGCTATTGACACCTGTCGATTCTGACATGGCAAGAGCATCGTTGTATTTTTCTTCACCTTTGAGTTCACGATTAAGCGCAGCCCTCTGTTCCTCTTCCGCCTTTTTCTGAGCTGCCTTCTTTTCTTCACCGCGCTTTTTCCATCTTTGAAACAGGCTTATTCCGTGTTTGCGCTTCTTCGCATCGTCAGCTTTCATGGCATCCGCATGGATATGCTCGATTTCGGCTCCAGCCGCAGCATTGGCCTTTGCGTTTTCGCGTTCATGCTGGTCCCACATTTCTTCTTCCTGTCGTTTCTTTTCTTCGTCGGAAATTTCAGACGCTGTTCCATCATTGCGCTTTTTCCATGCGGATTTTACTTCCTTTTCAGCTTTTTGCGCTGCCTTCTTTTTTGCGGCTTCTGCGTCTTCTCTGTCCTTTTTTTCAGCAGCAGCGGCCTTTTCAGCACGTTTCTGTTCGGCCTTCTTCTCATCTGCGTCGTGTTTTGCGAGAGCTGCGTCTGCCTTTTTCGAAATCTTTTCTCTTTTTGCGGCTTCGGCTTCGGCCTGTTTCTTTGCGTCTTCCTTTCTTTTTGCTATACGTGCATCAATCTTGTCCATGTTCTTCTTTACTTTCACACGGGCTCCAAATTTCTTTCGTAGATTGTCGTATTTTTTCTTTTTTGCTTCTTTTTCAGCTTTCTCGGCAGCTTTCTTGGCGGATTTTTCCGCATCGGCGGCATCGCGCTCAGCACGAAGCTTTTCGTTTTCCGCATGGATGTTGTCCATCGTGTTGTGCGCTGCCTTGCTCACAGTGTCTCCGATTCCAGATGCAGTTTGAGTTACACCCCTCCAAGCCGTTTTTACTCCATCAGCCGCCTGACGGCCTATGTATTCGCCAGTTCCTGTTACTGTATTGACAAGCCCATTGCCAACCGCCTTTGCGCCGTCGGCAAGTCCTCCGCCTATCCTATCGGCAACGCGACCTGCTGATTTCTCTATGTCAGATACCGTCTTTCCAAAACCATCACCGGCATCGCTCCACGCCTGTTTTATCCTGTCTCCGTTAAAAGTCGCAACTCCCAGTGCAGTTTTACCAGCAAGCTTTGTAGCTCCCCAAAGTCCTTTTCCCAATACCTTTGCAGTTCCAACTCCTGCTTTTACCCCCTCTTCGCCAGTTGCACTTGCAAATCTTCCAAGTCCACGACCAAGCGATTCAGCGCCAGAACGTATTCCACGTCCAAGGGAACGGCCAGCATCGGCCAATCCACGTCCTGCAAGTCGGACGCTTCCTCCTATTCCCCTTCCAATAGCCCGACCTGTACCGGCTATGGCATCGCCTGCTAGACGTTCCGCGCCTCTTACACCCTTTCGAGCAAGCTCCTTTGTGCTATCCCAAACTCCTTCATCTACGGAATTCATTTGTTCATATGCTTCGCAGATGTTTCTAAAATCGTTTCTTTTGAACTGTTCCATAAGGATTAAACAATATGTATGCCATTATTTAGACTTCTTTGCTAAAATATGATTGACTAAATAGTGTCAAATCATTTTATCATGCACATGGAAAAGCCAGTAAGCATTTATGCAGCATACCGTTTAGTATGTGAAAATACTAGAAAAGCCGAATCTCTTCACAAAAAGGCGATTAAGGACAGACAGTTTAACATCGATGGCGATAAGAGCGAGAAGACGGTTATTGGACAGGGTGGCGATGCAACCAATAGATTTGTCAGAACTGACACCGAAAAGCATCCAAACTCCAAATTTTCGGAAAAGGTTCTAGTTTCTCCGTTTTGTAAAACATCATCCACATGCAATTCTAAAAGCGGCGTGTTCGCACAGGATATAACATCGGTAGAAGCTGCGTTGAATCAGGGCGTATCGACAAATCGTCCCGTACAAAGCAGTCATATTCCAATGTGGCTTAATGATTCTGGGTTGTATGAGGATATTCCTTCGATAGACCTTGGTCTTGTCGATGCTCTTACATGGCAGTGTCTCATGGGTAACGACATGAACGTAAGGGCGATTCTCAAGGCCGGATATAAGGCGATGAAGAGATATAGCGGATTGAATCCAATAACTGCGGCAATCCGTGGAAAGAATCTTCAATGCCTAAAGCTGGTGCTCGCAGTTCCAGAAATACGAGAGCTTGTGAACGACAAAGACGGATTTGGAGCAAGACCATTACAGGCCGTCGCGGAAATACCAGGAATAGACCCATATGAATTTGCTCGTGAGATAGTGAAAGCCGGAGGTGTAGACCGTGGATATAGGGACGGTCAGTATTCCGCTCTCATGGTATGTCTTATGAGGCGAGGTGGGGGTTCAATATGGACACCAAACATATTTGCCGAAATTCTTCCAGTTTCGGACCTAGAATACAAGACGAAGGATGGCGAGACAGTCGTTTCTCTTGCAAAGAAGTTAAACAACCAGGATGCGTTGAGGATGATTATGAACTGGCAGAAGTTCGGAGAAGAGTCCCTTAACAATGCTGTGCTTAACAATAGCATATCGTTCTAATCCACGTTGTATAATTTAACATAAGAGAACTTTTTCGCAGATGGCATCCATTATCGACAGATTCTTCAGGAGAACAAAGCCTGTTTCCACGGATGGAGTTACCGACATACCGCACAATCCAGCCGGTGGCGAGTTCATGGATTCTGTTAAAAGCTCAATTCGAAAAAGCATAGACAAATTTTCGGTAACGGCGAATTCCCTCGTAATTGGAAACAATTCGTTTAACAGGGGAGGAAATCCGTTTGGTGCGGCCGGTGTTCTTGCAAACAATACTAACACGGATTCGTCATTCGGAAATACGGAACTCGGACTTGCCCTTCCTGTAGATACAAACAAGATAGCAAGAATTCAGGCATACGACAATCTTGCAAGATATCCTGAGCTTGATTGGTGCATAAACGAAATTGCAAATGATTTTCTTCACGCAGACATAAATGGAGATTATCTTAGGCTCAAGTTTAAGTGCGCGGATTCGAAGTTCTCGTCTGGAGAGGATTCAGTACTTCAAGAAGAATTTAAGAATCTAGTATCTCATTACGACCTTAAGACCACAGGATTCAACATGATTAGGAAATTCCTAATAGAAGGCGAACTGTGTTTTGAGAATGTCATAGACCACAATCATCCAGAATATGGTATAATAGGGTTTAAGTATATGCCTACCATGTTCTATGATTTTTTGAGAAACAGACGAACCGGACAGATTGAGGGGCTGTATCTCGACCCCGAAAGACTCAAGACGTATACACAATTTTCAGCATACGGCGGAACGTCATATGCCGGTCAGTCGTCTACGGTGTTCAACGCCATAAGGCAGATTCCTGCATATTCGTATACATATTCGCTAGACATGAAGAACAAAATCGTCATGCCGTTCGAACAGGTTACTTACATGAATTCTGGCGTTCTTTCGGAAGACGGTTCTGTCGTGTTTCCGGTAATCGAGAAAGTTGCAGTTCCAACACGTCAGCTTCTCCTCATGCACGATGCAATCGTGATATATAGGATTACAAGAGCACCTGAGAAGCTTGTGTTCAACGTTGACCTTGCTGGAATGCCAGCTAAGAAGGCCGAGCAGAAGGTTCGTGAAATGGCGATGGCTCATAAGTCGAGAAAGGCCGTTCAGGGAAGCGGAGCGGTGACAAATGTCTATAACGCCGAAACCATGCTCGATGCATATTATTTTTGGAAGATAGGCGAAGGTGCAGGAACGTCAGTAACGAGCCTTGCTTCAACTAGCCACTACAACGAGCTTCATGACGTAGAATATTTTCTAAAGAGAATGCTGAAGTTTCTCGGAATTCCTTGGCAGAGGTGGTCTGAGAATGCGGCGAACCGACAGGACAAGCAGTCGATACAGAACGAAGAATATTCGTTCGCGCAGAGTATCGTGAGATATCAGACGATGTTTGCGGCTGCGGTCAAGAAGACATTTATAACTCACCTCAGGATGAAGGGTCTGTTTACGAAATACGACCTTCACGAAAGTGAGATAGATGTGGAGATGATTCCACCTGCACTTTTTGAAAACTATCAGGCGCAGACAAGATTCCGTGACGCTCTCGATATCGTGAATTCTGCTGCTTCCGTGGAGTTTCTCAGCAAGAATCTTCTTCTGAAAAAAGTGTTCAATTTCACTGATAGCGAAATAAAAGAAAATGAGGTAGAGGTACGAAGAGAGGCATTGTTCAAGGCACAGACTGAATGGATGGCACAGCAGATTGGAGCTGCAAAGGCAAATGCCAACATTTACCTTGACAACGAGAAGTATCTTGACAATCCAGATGGTATGGCCGCCGGAGGCGCAACACCGCCTGCCGACATGGGTGGAGGAACACCACCGGCTGACATGGGGGCTGGCGCAGCGCCTGCTCCAGCTGACGCAGGTGCCGCGCCTGCACCGGAAATGGGTGGTGGAACGGCTGAAGTTCCAGCCACTGATATGACAGCCGCTCCTGCGGCAGGCGACTCCCTTGACCTTGGTTCTGAACAGATGAACGCTGCTGCTGATGCAGGATTTGATGAATTCGCAAACAGCGGAAACATAACACAGACAACTGCTGACGAGCTTGACCTTAGAGATGATTCCGGAAAGACCTCGGCTGAGCGCGAAATGCCGGAAAATCCAGAATTTGGCGATTTCGGAGAACGTAACAGAGAGAAATCTGACCGTGGGGCGAAGAAGTATCCTGAAACGGAACGTGGAATACGAGGATTGAGCGGTTTCGACGGAAAGGAGACTCTCTCCGACGTATTTAAAGATTCCTTTGGACGAAACACGAAACATTCAAAACGCAACGGTTCGCTTCATGATGCGTTCAAGGATTCTTTTGGAACTCAGTCGGAGCGCGATAAATCAAGGGGAACACTTACCGACGTATTCAATTCTGAATTTGGAAAAGATGGAGGAGAGGCTTCATCCAAAACCACGACACTGGCAGACGTATTCAACGATGTGTTCGGTGATGGAAGCGGCTCTTCGAAGGGTGGAAAGAGCTTAAGTTCGGTGTTTAGAAAAGAGTTCAAGGGTGGCCATGCCACAGGCGGAAAGACTCTTTCGCGGGTGTTCAAAAGAGAGTTTGGCATAAAACATGCAGGCCATTATCAGAAGCATCAATCGCTGGAAAAGAGTCTCGACACCATGTTTGAAAAATGATTGCATTATGTCATTTCTGTTAATAAACCCTAAATAATGACATAAAACATTTTCAAACCATGCTTAAGCTTATTGTTGAAGATACGAGAGACGCTCTTGAAAGGGCAGTGACTTTCGATAATTCGAAAGCTCGTGAGGACGGTTTTCATCCATACAATTTTCGTGGAACATTCATAGTTGCCGACAAGTTGAACAGAAACCATAGGATGTACGATTTCAATGAACTGAAACCGCAGGTTGACAAGTTTATCGAAGATTCTGTAAGACCATCTCGCGCTTTTGGAGACTTTGAACATCCAACGGACAACAAGGTTGACCGTTCAAGGGCTGCGATAAAAATACTCGACCTAGAACTTGACCCCGAAAACAAGGTTTGGAACGGAGTGGCAACTTTGATGTATAGCGACCCAGCTCACAACCAAAAGGGAACTCCAGCCGCAGACCTCGCAAAGGCTTATATAGATTACGACACTCCGATGGGCATGTCAACAAGAGGTGTAGGGGAAATAGTTGGAGATTATGTAAGGAACTATTCGCTCAGCACGATTGACCTAGTATGCGACCCAAGCATAGGACTGTTCTGCGAAGGTGTGCTTGAATCGAAGGATTTCATGATTGATACACATGGTCAGATAGTGGAATGTACTCTTGAGGAATACGAGAGAGCAATCAATTCTTCAACAAAAACCTTCGATTCCGCAAAAAAGAAGGAAATAATACTTGGTGCGTGGGATACTCTTTTGAAGAAGATTTAATATTGACAAAAACTGAGTAATGTAGTATACTTAACGGTGTTACGGAAAAATAGGCTTATGGATATATTGTTTAACAAGAAAATAGCTGAAGCGTATAAGCAGGTCGTTGAATCAACATGTGCGACAGAGCTTAGCGAAGCGTCACTTGCTCATGTCCTCGGAAAGCAGGATGTTGGCTACTGCATAGTTTCCGCATGCAGGGGAGACTGGGCTGCATATGAGGTTGGAAAGCTTGGTGGAACCGATAGCGACGAGTTTAAGGCTCTATCGAAGAATTTGCAGTCAACATACGTCAATCCGAAATATTGGAACAACGTGAAGACCAAGGAGTTGCAGTCAGACCTCAAAAGCATGGGACTTGGATATGTACAGGTTTTTGGAGGATACAAGGAAGGTCGCGACAACGAACATCCTGAGGTAACTCCTGGCGAAGATGTGTTCGAAAGGTCGTTTCTTATTCCAGCGCAGTCTGGAAACAGTGACGAAAATCCATTTGAGCGCGTAAAAAAGGCTGCGATAGCACTTGGACAGAAGTATCGTCAGGAATCGGTTCTTATTTGTCCCCCAGGCGAAGCCCCATACTATTATGTGACGACACAGTACCCGAATGGAGACCCTGTTGGCACTGAACAGAGGTGGTTTGGGAAGGATGCGAAACTGAACGACATAGCTCAGGAATATTTCACCTCTTTGAACAAAGTGAATGCCGAAGACAGTCCATTCGACAAAGGGACGATGAAACGGTTCACCTTCAAGGAAAATTCAGTTTGCGAGTCCGTGTTTATTGCACCTCCGCCATCAAACGTAATGGAGGCGAACAGCCGAAATTGCGCAGGCGAGATTTTCGTGTCGAAATACCCATGCGATGCGAGAGAGCTTGTCGGATAGAGGACTCCATAATAGGATAAAAATGATAGAAGCGGTTTTTTCTGTTGCGGAAAAACCGCTTCTGTGCTATAATCTATCCATTGCTTATGGAGCAATAGTATGAACATTCAGCAGATAGGACAATCAGACGGAGAATATGATGTCATTCCACGGCAAATGGGAGACGACATGATGTGTATTCGTGCAGAGGTTCCAAATGTAGAGCAGAGAAACGGTGAAATAGTTATGGTGGACTCCCTCAACAGGAATACTCGCATGTTCTGGTACAGGGTTGTCAAGCAAGGCGCGAAGGTGAATGAGAAGACATCGATAAATGTTGGAGACTACGTGTATGTTGACATGCTTGCCCGTTTTGCCGATACGTTTCCAATCTCTTTCATAAATTGCAAGAACGTGCTTTTTAGGACAGATGTAAACGGAAATGAAGTTCATGCCCTTAAGGGAAGAATAATACTTGAGGCTGTTGAGCCAAAAGAGACTATAAACGAATACGGCTTTATTCAGATTACGGATATAGACCCGTATGGAATAGTCAGGTCGATAGGAGAAGGTTGCGAATATCGGGGATATGGAATAGGCGACAAGGTTTCTCTCCACTCCTCGGAAGATAATGCAATGTATGTTCTTGGGAAGACGAAGTATTTCGATTACGACTATAGGCTTCCTGCGGTGAAATTTAACGGTTGAGAGATGAAAGACGTAAATCTAAACATAGGCAGACTCTGGGACATCCTTTCATCAAAAATGGATGTGGAAGAGGTTAAAAACGGAGATAATTCCAATTTTCTGATAAGACCGAATAGCGGAACGGTGAAGGTTCGCGTAGGAGACTACGGTTCTGGCGTGTTTTCCATGTTTGATAGAAAAAGGTCCGACACGTATTCCGATGTGGTTTGCATATCGAGGCATTTTGTTACAAAGCCGATATATACAATCCGTGCGTCTCGCGTTTCCGATGGAAAGAAATTCATTCTCAAGACAACGAACGACCATACATGTTCATACTACAACGATTTGTTCGACGAGATGCTTGAGAAGCTAGATTCCCATGAATGCATTGATGAACCAGACAAGTATTCAATAGAAAACCTAATAGGGTTCAAGTCTGCCAAGGAGCTTAAGGTAGGAGACAAGCTTCCGGTTCTTGAGGAATTCATAGACAAGGCCAAGGATTTCACAATGGCCGAATGCAAAAGGGTGTTCGACGGAGAGCAGGAATCTTATGCTTATGCCGGTGGAGACCCGATGTTTTCACTGTATGCTAGTACAGGAGCCGCAACGGTAGAATCCGTAGAAGAAGACCCAAACGAGCAAGGATGCTGGGTGTATGACCTTGAAGTCAAGTCTGGGATGCATGTATACTACGCGAATGGAGTGTTAGTCCACAACTCTCAGTTTATAAACCTCTCTCCAATAACCAAGAGCAAATGCCGCGAAGCCGGAATTTCAGAGGATACGCGGTTTTCCGAACTTCCAGAAAACGTCAAGAAGGCCGTCGTAGACGACGCATACAATATAATGAAGCTTGTGAACGCGAACGTCGAGCAGCTAATAAACACCAACTGCTACACTACGCAGGGGAGTGTGCTGAGGTATGCGTTGGAGTATATTGCTGCGGAGGGGTTCTATTTCAAGAAGAAGCATTACATAGTTCACAAGATTATTTCGGACGACCTTCCGTGCGATAAATTCAAATATTCTGGCATTTCCGTAAAGAAGGCTGAAATACCAGCTTCGATGAAGACGTTTTTAAAGGACATCTATGAAACGACAATGACGAGACGGTGGAGCGAAAGCGACTACATATCGGCTGTTAACGAGGCGTATAGGAAGTTTATAAAGTTGGATTGGGGCGATATGTCGTTCTACAAGAAGCTTAGAACGCCGAAAGCCGCAATAAGCCTTACGAAGTCGGAAAAGGGCGCGGGCGTACATGCGAGAGCTGCAAACATATACAATGGACTGCTTGAAGAGCTTAACATAGGAGGAAAATATCCCAATATAGGAATTGGAGACGAAATGCGATATTCCTATGTTCTTCCAACCAATCCATATGGGCTTGATGTTGTCGGGTTTAAGGGTGTATTTCCAGACGAGTTCAGGACTATGTTCCATCAGGACTACAACAAGATGTTTGAGAAGATTTTCACAAAGTCCCTCGAAAATTATGTAAATATCATGAACTATTCGAAGTTCGACCCTACGAAATCCGTAGAGGACGCTTCATTTGACATTTTTTAGGACGGAATTGACATGGAAACAGAAAACACAGAAGAAAAGATAGACATATTCTCGACAAACGAGAACGATGACAAGACGGTAAAGAACGTAAGCGTTTCGTGGGTTGAAAAATATCGCCCTCGAACGTTGGATGACATGGTTCTTAACGCAGATACGAAGGACCTGCTGAAATCCATGATTGAATCCAAGGATATTTCTAGCATGACGCTGTTTGGAACGGCAGGCATAGGAAAATCGACATTGGCAAGATTGTTGGCTAGGTCTGTCGATGCTGAGACCCTTTTTCTAAACTGCGGCGTTGACGGAACCGTCGATGTCGTTAGGAATAGGATTCAGCCTTTCTGTGAATCGGCTTCGTCTGGCAGGATTAAGTGCATAATTCTGGACGAGTTCGATGCAGCGTCAGGCGGAAACGCGGCTGCAAATGGAATGCAGAAGGCGTTGCGTTCTCTGATGGAGTCTTTCACAGATACGAGATTCATAATAACCTGCAATTATCCGAAGAAGATTATCGAGCCTATCTTTTCACGCTGCCCAAAACTCCATATAGGTTTTACGCTCAAGGACGTAGCATGCCGATTGAAGACTATATGGGATGCCGAGGGGATAAAGTACGACCGTGAAACCGCGCTTGAATTCACGAAGAAATTTGTCGCTCCAAGCATGCCTGATATACGTCTAATAATCAATACGGCACAGTTGATGTGCTTTGACGGTACTTTGCGAATAAAAGATGACGCAAAGGTAAATACTGCCTCAAGTGAACTTGACACTTTCGCCGATAAGATTCTCAAGATGGTCAAGGATGGAAAGGACTACAGAACTGTGCGAATGACTGTAACTGGCAATACACAAATATTTTCTGGGGATTATGAGATTTTTGCAAGTTCACTCATGGAATCCGTAATGCGAAACGGATACAGCCATACCACCATTCCGATGATTGCGGATTCTGCATATCGCATGAGTCAGGTTACAGACCCAAGCCTACAGATGATTGGACTGTTGATTTCATTGTATGGTAAACTGTAAGTTTTAAGTCTCTCGCCTAAATAGTGTCATCAAAATACTTATTAAGGCATTCAACCTATGATGAAAGAAACTGACGTGTTGGCGGGACTCGATAAAATTATCGAGGAACTCCGTGACAGAAACCACTCTTTGATGGAGAAACTTGACATCGAGCCTGACGACCCAATCCTTAAGGATGATGAAGACGAGGATGAGGGACAGAGCGATGACGATGAGAATTCAGACACCAACGACGATGGAAATTCTGACGATGATGGAGAAGGAAATGCCGACGATGGCGAAGGCGGTCTTGACTCAGGAGACGGTCTAGGCGGAGACGACGGTCTTGGTGGCGGAGACAATGAAGGAGATGGCGGTCTTCCATCTTCCGACGGAGACGATAATGCTTCCACGAACGACGATGACGATAATTCCGATGGAGAAAACAAGGAGGTTGACGAAGGTGCTACAGGAAATACCGTCGGAAGCCTAGCCGGTTCTGTCGGAGGCATGCTCGTCGGAAATGCCGTAGCCCCAGGAATCGGAAGCATGGTCGGAGGTATGCTTGGAGGGGCGGCAGGCGGCTTTATCGGAGATAAGGTCGGCGACATGATTGGAAAAAAAAAACCTGAAGACGGACAGGTAACTGAAGACGATAAGTCGCCAGGTTTTTTTGACAAGGTAAAAGGAAAACTTTCAGGCATCAAGCAGAAGGCTTCTTCAGTTTCAGATGGCTTGGAAAACATTAGCGGTGCGGCTTCTTCCGTAAAGGCTACATCCGACAAGCTAGGCGGAGCTGTTGACGATATAAGCGGTCGTGTTGGACAGACGCTTGGAAATGTTGATGCGAACGTAAGCAGCGTTGGCGGAAAGGCGTCGGATGCCATAGATACCGTCAAGGCTAGAACAGCGGCTTCGATGGACAATCTCGATGCGAACGTAAGCAGCGTTGGCGGAAAGGCGTCGGATGCCATAGATACCGTCAAGAACAGGGCGGCTGCATCAATGGATAATCTCGACGCTAATGTGAGCAGAGTCGGAGGAGAAATTTCTGGCACCGTTTCACAGCTTGGCAATCGCGCAAACACTTCGCTTGATAACATAGACGCAACAGTATCAAAGGCCGGAAGCGATATTTCGGGTGTAACTTCCAGAGCGCACACTTCGATGGACAATTTTGATGCGACAGTATCGAAAGCCGGTTCCGATTTCAGCTCAGTTGCAAAAAATGCAAACACTCTCATGAAGGGAGCTGGAGCCGGAATAGGTCTTATAGGAGGTGTGGCACTCGGAAAGATGATGCGCACGAGTGACAAGAAGACGAACGAGGGAGTTTCCGACAACACTTCGGAAGTAGTGAACGATGAGGCTGTTGAAAACATGTTCCAGTCCATGGACTCCGACGGCGAAGATTCCATTTCGAACGATGACTTTTCCGAGAGTGTTCAGAACGCAAACGAGAATTTGCAGAGCGCAGGAGTCGGTGGAGCGATAGGAGCGGCAGGCGGTGCGGTTGTAGGAGCTGGCAAGGCTGTCGTAGACCATATCACAGGCAAAGCCGACAAGGATTCCTCGTTGGTCGGAGACGTTCTCAAGGGTGGTGCAAAGGGCGCGGCAATAGGCGGTGCCGTCGGAGCTGCCGCAGGCGGTATTTCACCAAATTTGGCAAATAAGATGAACGCTGTCGCGGGAAAGGTTTCTCCAAAGCTTTCCGCTGCTGCGACAAAGGTTGGAAATACCGTGGCTAAGGCCGGTGAGAAGGTTGCGCCAAAGTTGAACAGTGCAGTAAATAGTGTTAAAAGCGCAGTGTCCAAGGGAGGCGAAAAGATTTCCTCCGTAGTAAAGCCATCGACAGGTTCTGCATCTTCGTCAAAGGCGGCGACAGACGAATCCAAAGGAATTAAAAAGCCTATTGTCAAGGACTTTTCCGATTTCAAGACTTGGAAGGCTAAGAGGAAGTTTTAAGGACTGAATATACGATACACGATGATGGGCATCCGAATGGATGCCCATTTGTCTTATAATGTGTCATTTTTACTAAATAGTGACATTCAATATTAAACATCACATATGAACACACAGCTACAGCTTGAGCAGGCATACATGCAGGTTGCCGAATCCACAGGCGTTAACGAAGCAATTCCGTTGGCAAAGATAGGGCGTGGTGCAATGTCCACCATACGATTCGTCGGCAAGCATGGCCGAGATGTCATAGCGGTTGCAAATGCACTTATAGCGTTGGTCGATGCCGTTAAAAAGGACAAGGAGTCTTCTGTTAAAATCACGGATTCTATAGAAAGTGCAGTAGAAAAGGCTCGCGAACTCAAGAAAACCGGCAGCGAATCGCAGACTGTAAACGAAGACGGTCTCGATTCATACACAACGCATGGCGGACTCGAAGTGAAACCATATCGTGATGTTTCTTCTTGGAATGACCACGGCTCTTTTAGAAATAGACCTATCATAGTAACGAAGGATACGCCTGCTGTTTGGGCTGACGATACCAAAACAGCCGCTCAGCTTACCGGAGATGCTATCGCTTTGATGACTCCTATTCCTGGTGGGCCTGTTATAGGAACAGTTGGAAAAGTTCTTCCGAAGGCCGGTACTATTCTTAAGCCTGTCGCAACGGTTGGCTCAAAGGTAATAAAGCCTGTTGCAACTGCGGCCACGAAGGTTGCAAAACCAATTGGCCGTGCCGTGGCTAAAGTTGGAGGAGAAGTTGTAAAGGGCGGAGCAAAAGCGACTGGAACTGCTGCTGCCGCAGCTGGCGGCGGTTATGTCGTTGCGAAGAAAATAGGAAACGACTTGAAAAATAAAGTCGATACTTTTAAGAAGGATGTAGCTGCTCAAATAGACAAATTCAAAGAGGCTCCTGGAGAGTATATCTCCAAGGCTGGCTCTAAAGTGCTTACAAACATGAAGCAGGCTGGACAGACAGCATTGACGTTCGCGAAAAATCATCCATATGCAGCTGCCGCTTTAGCGGCTACACCCCTTCTCGTATATGGAGGTAAAAAGGCATACGACTACTTCAAGGACAAATTTGGAAATTCCGAGGGGGAAAAAGAAGCTGCGGAAAGTTGCGACGAATCCAGTATTGTCATCGACGAATCGGTGTTCGACAATATGATTGAAAAGATGGAGGGTCATGGATTCTCATTCGAGGATGCAGGAAACGATGCCATAGTGTTTAATAAAGATGGAGAGATATACGCCTTCAATAGTTGGCAGGAAGTTGAAGATTGCATAGCTGATTTGGATGCAGGACACGAGAACATATTCGAAGACGCACCAACTGCCGCACCAACTGCCGCTCCTGCAAACACTGCGGCGCAGTCTCAGCAGAAGCCTGTCCAGCAGCCTCAGCAAGCTGCACAGCTACAACAGACTGCAACAACTGCAACCACACAGCAAACAGCTCAGCAGAAGCCTGTTCAGCAGACTACGGCTCAGCAGCCTCAGCAAGCTGCACAGCCACAGCAGAAGCCTGTCCAGCAGCCTCAGCAAGCTGCACAGCCAAAACCCGTACAGGCTACTTCCGAATCCAAAAAGAATGGAATTAAGGTAAAGAACTGTACAGATTTTAAGACTTGGAAAGCAAAGATGCAGTTTTAATTAACCGCATAGAATAATGCTAAGAATCAAAAAGGCTTGGGAAACCCCAAGCCTTTTCTATTTCTAACAAATTTCGGAAAGCGAACGTGCCCAGAAAAGCAGCTTACATCTCTTTCGCAACTGATTCTATTTAGGCGGATGCGAGTCTGTTTCTATGTCAATATAAAAATTTATTTTTCAGGAGACTAAATAGAAGCATCCTTATTTGATAGTATCACAATGTTCACAAAAGAAGATGTAAAGCAGCTTATTGAATCGGTAAACGTCGGTTCTCTTACGGAGGATGAAAAGAACGTTTTGACCGAAGACGTACACAAGAAACTTGAAGATGCATTCAACAAATACAAGGCAGAAGCTCTTGAGGAATGCACAAAGGCTGCTGAGGAAAAGCTTCGCAAGGAAAAGGTTAAGTCTTTCAAGCACGGCGCGGATTCCGCGAAGGAAATGTGTGAAAGCACGATAAAGAGTGTTGAGGAGACGGCATTCCAGGCAGGAAAAGAGGAGGCTTTCAAGGAGCGTGACGAACATGAGAACGAAGTTTCGGAACAGCTTATAGAAAAGCTTGAGGAACTTTGCAAGGAATTCGACATATCATCCAAGCTTGTCGAACTTGCGACGCATGCCGAGACAAAGGAATATTTCAAGGAATCGACAAAGAAGGCCGTATCCGAGTTCGTGGAAAAGAAGATTAACGAATCCTTCCCACAAAAGATGATTGTGAACTACGACCGTTTGAACAAGCTTGAGGAGCTTTTCGAGTCCATGCAGCACACGTTCGCCGTAAATGATGAAACCGTTTGCGAGGCTCGTCAGGCTGCTCAGGAGGCAGTTCAGAAAGAACTTGACGAAGCCAAGGACGGATTGCAGACACAGACAAAGAAGAGAATTGCAGCCGAGCAGATGCTTGAGTCTGTCCGTGCTGAAAATTATCTTCTTCGCAAAGTATCTTCCCTTCCAGTTTCCGAGCAGAAGGAAATGCTCGAATCCTTCAAGGGAGCATCTGTCGCACAGATTAACGAATGTTTCGACAAGGAGTATCAGAAGATGCTTCGCAAGCGCGGTCATACGACACCTGTTGTAAACGACGTTATTTCCGAATCGACTGTTGTGAAGACACTTGCTAAAGAGGCTTCTGAAAAAACGGCTGCATCGAACAAGACTGCTGTAAACGAAAGTACGCAGAGTGCTGCACAGAAGACTCCTACACTTATGGACGGGTATGTTGCAGGGTGCAAATACATGCGTTTCTAAGTATAGAAAAATGATAAAAACTTGATTTGACTAAATAGAAAATCAGAAACCACCAAAAATGATTTCTAACAAATAGGAAAACACAACTATGATAAAACCAGAACTAGCAGAACAGTTGCTTACGAAGTGGACTCCGGTCCTCGAAGCGACGAAGCACATCGAAGACGAGGACATGCGCCTTGATACTGCGGTTGTGCTTGAGAACACGGAACGCAACGCACTGGGCAAGCCAACGCTTGCTTCGGTAAACGAGGCTTTCGACCGCACTGACGCGATGAACGTCGGAGTGGCAGGTATTCAGGGTCTTAACACCCCAGCAGCAGGTTCAGGCGTACTCGGAACGAACTCCGGATACACTGGCGCTGGAGCTGTTGCCAATGGCGTACAGAACAACGTTCTTCCTACGCTCATTATTCCAATGGTTCGCCGTATCTTCCCTGAGCTGATGGCTCACGACACGGTGTCCGTACAGCCTATGACGGGTCCTGTCGGATTTGCGTTTGCTTATCGTGCGATGTACGGAAAGAAGGGTCAGATTGATGGAAGCTTCAACCCATCGTCTGTAAGCGGAAAGGGTATCTCTGGCGACCCATACGAACTCGGATACAATAACATGTATGCGAACTTCACGGGTAAGGCCGGTGTTGCTCCTTCTGGCGCCGATGCCAAGGCCAATGCGTGGAAGGCGTATGCCGGAACGAACGCTAACCTCTACGGAACCGGCGTTGACACGATGGACGGCGAGTGGGCAGGTGTCGGAACTGATGCTCCTATCTATCCTCAGGTCAAGTTCAACCTCCTCCACAAGGAAGTTGTTGCAAAGACCCGCAAGCTCGCGGCTCACTGGTCGCTTGACGTGCAGGAAGATGCGAATGCAATGCAGGGAATCGACATCTCGGAAGAGATGATGAGCGGAATCGGCTACGAACTCGCAGCTGAAATCGACCGTCAGATTCTCTCTTCGCAGATTCTTGCTGCAATCAACGGCGACAAGATTGCTACATGGACGCCTGCTTCGGCTGATGGATACGACCAGCTGTCCCGTCTCGGTACGCTGATTACGGACATCAATTACTACTCCAACATAATCGCGCAGAACACACGTAGGGGTTCGGCCAACTTTGCGATTGCCTCCACAAAGGCTACTTCGCTTATCCAGCGTTTCCAGACCACGCCTTTCCAGGCCAACGAGAATGGAAAGATTCCTAGTGTGCCAAACACTGGCGTTGGTTCGCTCCTCAAGGTTGGAATGATTAACAACGGCAACCAGCTCCTCATTCGCGACACGTTCGCAGAGGGTGACTACCTGCTCCTTGGATACAAGGGTTCTCAGAAGGGTGATACTGGTATCATCTTCTGCCCTTACATCCCTGTGCAGATGCTCAAGGCTGTTGACCCACGTACCTTCAGCCCAATCCTCGGTGCTCGTACCCGTTATGGCGTACTTGACAACGTTTGGGGTTCGGAGAACTACTACTACTTCCTCGCGCTTGAGGGCCTCAACGGTGACGTTCCCGGCATCAACGAGACGAAGAAGTTCACGATGTTCAAGTAAGAAAAGCTCCGAAAGGAGTTTTGTCAAGGGGCTGTCAGAAGATTCTGACAGCCTTCTTATTTTTGTGTTGCGAAAATTCTGCAAATATGATATAATCAACGGTGTTTGGAAAGAGTCTACATTTGGGAATATTTTCTGACAGTAACATAAGAACATTCAAATCCGACAGGTTCCATCTTCTCCACCCTTACGGATATTACACCGTTGCGCAGTCAAACGGATGCGATGAAGATTTTGTCAAGACTTGCAAGGACAATATAAAAAACATACGTTTTTCGAACGAATTACAAGGTAGGTGGAGGGGTGGTGTAATTGTTTTTCCGTCCATAATGGATACCGCCTTTGATTTGCTCGTTTCTGATGCCATCAATGCGGAAGTGAAAAAACTCAAAAGAGAATATCAGTCAAGTGACGATGTTTTCGACACGTTTTCTCTGACGTTCGACGGAAGTATGTTTTCGGCTGTATTCAGAAATCGCTCGTCCGAAGAGACGTTTTGCGAAAAATCTGTCGCCGTATTCTTCTATGGAACAAGCAGCTACACGTTGGATTATCTTGCCGAACGGATTTTCGATTATGTCGTGGAGAGATGCGAATCGGTGAAAAGCATGCTAGTGTGTGACATGAACGACGGCGATTTCTACCAATATGCCATTTCGGAAAACTATGTCTATAGACGGCCATTTACCGAGCGACATTCAAAATACGCAACCGTGTATCCGGTATTTCTGCCGAAGCAAAATTAAGAGAAGGATATAATTTACATATGGAAGAAGAGAAGCTGATAGATAGCGAGACAATGGAAACGATAAATCCAACCGCGAAGGATTGGACGTTTCAGAACAGGGATGTCTTAAAATGGATGGACAGGATAGAGCGAGGGGCTGAATACCGCGAAATCTCCACAGAAATTCTCAAGGCCGTCGGAAGGATTGCGAGCGATGTGTCGAGGGAGGTTTTTTCTCAGCAGTGGAAGGTGAATTACGAAACCCATGAATTGCCGCGAGGATTGTCAGTTGACGTGGACATAAAGTCTCCAATAATAAAGAAGATTCACAATAAAGACGACAAAGAAGAGCATTTCATATACTACAAGGACTATCCATTTTATTACGTATGGAACGTGTTCGATGTATTCTCCATACTGCCTGACGGCGAAAAGATGCAGAAGAACCAAGAATACTTCAAGCAGTGGTATATGGCGGTTCTCTCCGAGAAGATTCAGAACGAACTTCTTAGGCTCATGAAGCGAGACCTGGACAAAAAGCTTCCAGACGTGTTCGAGTTTCCAAAGACAAAGGACGAGTTTAAGGAGAATCGAATAAACATAGTAGCGTCGTCTTCATTGAGGTTCGCGGCTCCGAACGAAAAGAAGTCGCAGATTGCACTGTTTAAAGCTTCTAAGGATTATGCCGACATGGTAATCAACGAGCTGTCGATAGCGATAGGACGAATATTGAATCCTACCGAGAAAAAGGACGAAGAGACGGTAGAGAGCGATGCAAACTGACGAGCAAGGAAAGATGCTCACGACCAACGAGGCGTTGAAGCAGCTTAACGAAAAGCTTGGGATAACCGATAGGGATTCCCTATTTTCGGCATATGAGGTCAAATCCGTAGAGGAGATGCTCGCTAACTCAAGAAAAGAGTTTGAGGCGTTCAGCAAATCCATAGCGGAAAAGAAACAGGATGTCGAGGACGCCACTGGCGAATTGGATGCCGCCATCAAAGCGGACAGCAACCCCCTCACCTCAAACGACGACACCAAGAAAAATGCAATAACCGCCATAACGACATTCAAGCAGTCTCTGGATGCCATGACCAGCCTAATCCATACCGGCGAGGACATAATGTTGCAGCTTGTCGATGCCATAAAGTCCACAGACCTCATAGACCCGGATGTCGTATCGTCAACCGCAAACATAATAGAGGGAATACGAATCGGAATAGCCGACATAATAAACTACAACACCGAGAAGATGAAGCTTGAACACCAATACAGGCTTGCGATGGATTCCGAGAGGTTGAAACAAAAGCATAGGCTTGAACTTGAATATTTCAAATCCGAACTTAGGCTGAAGGAAGCTCAAAGAAAATCGGAAATGAAGCAGGCCGAGGAGAAAGCCAAGGCCATAGATGTCACGCCAGAAAACGGCAATTCAGAAGGTGTGGCGTGGAGTCAGATAGATATAGTGGATGCAATCAGAAAATCGACGGCAGAGTCCGAGGTAAATCTTGAACCTTCGGAAAATCTCGAACCGTCAACTAAATAATGAGATGATGACCGAAGACGTATTGCCAGACGAGATTGAAGTCGATAGGATGATGCTTGAATCCTATGGAATATCAATCACCGAAGACATCGACCGCAGAATCAACGAGTCTACCGTAAGGGATGACAAGGACAAGAGGTTCGGCGTTGACTTCATGTTTGTGTTCGATGCGGATGATGCCTGTGAAGACATCGAGCGCAACGACGTTTTCGATTATTATCTTAACAACGAGATATACGCAAAGCTTGATTCGTGCATGGCCTCTCGTTTGATTGACATGTGGCAGGGTGACTTTGTTCACGACAGTCTTGTCAATTGGCTTAACGATATGGACAAGGGCGAGGTTTTGAGATATGACGACTTTTTCCGTCACCTTCTTGCGTTTTCGGAATCGGATGCGGTTCTATCGTTGGTTGACAGCACGGACAAGAGGTTTGAGCTTATGCCACATGTCGTGCGGATTTTCTGACCTGTTTTGATATGCGTCTTGATGAGTTTGCATTAAAATAGAGTCACAATGAAAATACAGAAAATAAAGAAGTATAGTTTCTATTCCAATGGAAGTCCGCGTCCTGTGCGTGACATTCCGTTCGTCGCAGAGCCTGATATACACGGGGACGAAAGGGGATATTTCTTCGAGAATTACAAAGATGGAACTCTTGGTTATGGGTTTGAGAACATGAGTTGGTGCAAGCAGATAAACATGTCGTCCTCATCTAGGTTTGTGTTCAGGGGTCTTCATGCTCAAGCTGCGCCAAAGACTCAGGGAAAACTCATAGAGTGCGTTGAGGGAAGAATTGTAGACATCATAATAGACGCTCGTCCAGATTCTGCCTCGTTTAATCATTTTTCCATTTTTTCCCTTGATGGCAAGAACCACAAGCAACTTTGGGTTCCAAGGGGCTTTCTTCACGGCTTTTGCTCGGTGGAAGATAAATGCGTGATAATGTACAAATGCGACTGCACGTATTCCAAGGATGTTGAGTTCAGCGTAAATCCTGCATCGTTCTTCAAGCTCATAAACAACGATGTCACGAGAAAAGAGCTGTCTTTTATAAAATCATCTATTGAAGAACTGACAATATCCAAAAATCTGTCGCAGAAAGATGCCGAAGGAATGGATTATGTCGAATTCATGGAATTAATTAAAGACAAGTGGAACAAGGAGCACAAGCTGTGGTATTCCAGCCACATGCTGAAAATTGTATAACTAAACAAACCGAAGGAAAAACAACATGGCTAAAAATATAGAGAGAAACAATTCGTTCTATAGATATGGAAATGAAGATATAATATTGATAGAGCAGGATGAAAAATCGAAGCTGTGGAAGATAAAGTTTACGACGCCAAATCATTATGTGGTGTCAAGAGAATTCGACAGAACGGTTGGGATGTACGCAAACGCGCCAGATTCTGTGGTGGCCGTCGGACTGATGGAATTTTCAGATTCTCTTTTGGGAGAAGAAATGTCAATTTACTCGGTGATGGACAGGTTTATAGACAGATGCTTTGACGATTCTGCATTTAACTCCTATACTGAGAACGCTTTGTGGCTTTGCCTAGATTTTCTCCATTACGAGCAGCTTGAAGAGATATTGAACGGATATAGCAGCAGAATAGTGTGGCCATCGGGTGAAGACTATGACTTCATGCAAAGGCTGCTTCTCAAGTATGAACCAAAGACTTCCGGTCCTGAGTATTGTTCAATGCTGAAGAGATTCATGACAGAGCATAAGATATCCGGCGTATTCATGTGCGCAGACAAGAGGATGGAAGAACTTATGTCTCATGAAGAATTCATGGATATCCCATGCTTTGTGGCGAAAACTGGGAAATATTCCGATTTCTGTGGATTTGAATATCTACAGCGATAGAGCAAAAAACCCTAAATAATATCCACAAAAACACTTATACTTCGCCTTCGGTGGAATTGCGAGGGGTTGGAGATGATACACGGACATGACAAGGAAAATCGAGTACAATCCGAAAAAACTGAACGTTTTTTCAGGCATACTGTACAATATGTGCGTGTGGATGATTCATATGGTGTACGGAATCATATCTCGCGTTTTTCCTCCATCTATGACGAGGGGGAGTGACAGCGTAATGGATGCACTGATATCTGACGAAACAGAAAACGAGCTTCTCTTGTCCGACAAGATGTCGATAAGCGTGGGAAGATTTGTGAAATTTGCAATAGGGTCTCTCGATTTTGTCATATTGTCATTTGTTTCCGTTTTAATGTCCGTATTTCTGTATTTTTTGTTTAAATACAAGCTTCTCGATTAAACCCTAAATAGTGTCATCAAATATTCGACGCAGACGATGGCAACTAAAAAGGAAGATACTATTTACAGATGCAATCCTATTCGCAGCATAAGGCGAATATGCGAAAGTGCATTTGAGAAAAACAGTTCCAAACAGCAGGTTTCAGATAATACGGAAAATGTGTCAGAGGCGGAAATCGACACCGGAGAGGCCATTCCGTTTAGGCTGGAAAAGTACGACGTTCTTCCTCAGTTCTTCCACGTCAACGTCAAGGTTAAGAGCGCATTGAAGGATGAAAAATCTCCAATGCCTGATTGGGGGGATGCACTTCCTTATCCGTTTTCACATATCGTCGGAGCGTCTTTGTGGGATGGACTTGCCGCTGCAAGTGGTTTCGAAAGGGGTTTTTCCAGAGATACTTACGAGAAGAATTCAGTAAGCTTGGATTCTGCCGTCGCCAAGCAAAGGGAGAAGTTTTCAGACATCATAACCACCGAAGATGTTATTTTCCATCCAAAAATAGCCATAACCGACAGGCGAGAGGGAAACAGCTACGGCAATCCACTCAGCGATGTCGCACAGAACTACGCAAATGTGGCGAAGAATCTCGTGTCTAAGCAGGTGTATGACATCGGAGAAGATGGAAACCTAGTCATAAATCCAGATTATCATGGAAGCATATTGCAGGCACCAAACCGCAAAAAGAACAGAGAAGTCTGCAAGCTAGTAAGAATGACTGCAAACGATGTTGCGTGGCAGTGCGGAATAACAGGCACGATAGGATGCATACGTTTTATCGAGAACGTAAGGAACATAGTTCAGAACAATCGTGTGAGCGTCGAGAACATAGGAGTTCCCAAAAACGGAAGAAATCCGAACTACGGAAAGTTCACGGACTATTTCGCAAAATATGATTGTGTCATGGACGATGGACGCATAGATGTGCAGAAGTTCATAGAGCTGCTGAAGGCCGGTTCCGTACAGCCTGACGAATTTCTCGAAGAATTTGTCATAGGACGAATGATGTGTTCAGACCCGTCCAAGACATATGTGTGGGTTCCGCTTAACAATCCAAGGGCTGGCGATTGCGAAAAAGACCTTGCGATTTATACCGCCTACAACAATGGCGAGATTTCGGAATCCATCGACGGAGAGGTTGACGAGGCAATTTCAGGACTTACCGACAAGGAGACCGGCAATGTTCTAGGAGACTATTGGAACGAGCAGTTCTTCCTTTCCATGCTTGCCGCAAAGCAGCAGTCGAGCAGAAGGGTGGTTACGTTCCTGACGAAAGGCCGCCAGAAGGAGATAGTTCTGTCGCAGGAGGTTGTAAATCAGAGAACGATAGGGTTTACGAGGGAATTTATTGTAATAGACAACGTTGAAAGTGACATAAAGGAGCTTGACTTTACTCCGTTCTTCTCGGATGAAAGGTACAGCGGAGTCCTAAATGGCACAGCACCGAAGAAATTCACGTGCAGAAAGATAAGCGGAGTATGCTTCGGATTTCCATACAATCCAGATATAGAAAAATGGAGAATGGAAGAGGTTGCGAAAAGACAGAAGAAGGACAATCCAAAGTTTCTCGAACAATATCTTGCGGCATATGGCATGAATGACAGAAATCTTGGAGGATATCACATAACCCTTCTGTGTCCAGAGGGGAGCGGAAACGACAAGAAGAGCTATTTCTTCTTCCGTGGGTATAACCCCCCATCCAATCCGACAGTTGATGGAGTGGACGTTCCGTCTGAGTCTTATATGTCCAAGATTCTTCCGTCCGATTCGAATACCCTTCTCTCTACGATATGGTATAACGAAGCTACGACATCAACATCCGGCAAGATAAACCTGCCGACGAACGCGAGAGCTTCACAGACATCTGGCAGCGGACGCTCTATAGGATACAAGAGCGCAAAGCTTCCTGGATAACGCTTAACAGAAAGAGATACGACAATGGAAAACATGACTATAAAAAATTCTGACGACCATATTTCCGACGCCATAGATTCGTTCATGGCCGGAGACCGCGAGATGGCAGAGCATTCTCTGCATAAGGCAATAGAATCGAAGTTCATAAACCACATGTGCGAATGCTTGCAGAACGTCTACGGTCAGTCTGTTTCGGATGGAGGGGCTGGAGCGGTATGAAGAAGATTTGGAATTGGTGCTGCACCGCAGTAGGCAAGCTTTTCGGGTTTCTCGCAAGTGAAGAGGCAAGCACATATTTCAAGCTTGTTGATGATGCGGTCGAAAACAGCTCTCTAATCAACGATACGAAGTATCAGAACGTAATTCGCACGGTTATAGACAGTGTGAACGGAGCTGTCAGGTATTCTCTTAAGACTGAAGACGAGAAGAAGAGAATCATAGTGTCCCTTGCTGTTGAGGAGCTTGCCAAACTGAAGCTCAAGATACCGGAGGCTGCTGTGAAACTGCTTGTCGATATACTGTTCGAAAAGACGAAAAAGCAGTCTTGAGACTGAGCAAATGGAATGGATGGGCTGATGCGTCAGCCCATCTTTCTTTTTATTTTGACACTAAATAGTAGAAAAATCACGGCTTAGTTTCAGATGGCTTCGGCAAATAACAACATTCCAACACTGGCAAGCTCGGAAAGCAACTGCGGACTGAGCAGCATAGACGTAAGCGTAAACTGCAACAATACCTACAACCTTGCTACACGTGGATACGTATGGGCTGTAGTAAGCAGCGTTTCAGGCAACTTCGGAACTGTAAAGTCCATAAACGGAGTAAGACCTGACGAAAACAACAACGTTTCGCTTCCGACAATTTCATCATTAGACTATTCAGGCAAGCTAAATCAGATAAATGCAGACCTGAGTGTGACAATAGGAGGTGAAGGCGGTCATAGGCTACTTACCGACCTAGACGGAGGAAATTCCTTCATAGGGGAATTCGCGGATTGGAGCGATGTTAAGTCTTCCGCCGAATCGCTGTCTAGCGCGTCAAACGGAAACTTCATCGTTGTAAACAATTCTTCTGACTATACATCCGAAAAGTACATGACGCAAGTTCATGTCGAGTATACGAATGAAGGAGACATAATAGAGCATCTGTACGTCGGTCAGATTCTGTATAACGACATAACTCTTGAATCCGAGGGAATTTCTCTTCCAAAGGGGCATACCCTTACTCTGGATGATGTTAAGTCAATAGGACGGTCAGGCATCGAATGGCTTCCTCTCTACGACAGACATTACGGAAAATGGTATCTGACGTATGCAGTACGTGGCGAATATGACGTGGAGAATTGGTGTTGGATATACCAAATCAACGACGATTATAGGCAAGATGTCAAGATAGCGGTGAACGCTACGGAAAACGCCGCAAACCTTGCCGACCTCATAGACAGTGGAAATCCGGCAAAAAGAACATACAAGGATGGAGATGGCCGTGTCACTGTCGATTTAACGTTGAGCGAAAACAGTACAAATCCAGTGGCGAACGCTGCGATTACAAAGGCTGTCAGAAAGTGCTATACGAAAGATGATGTTGACGAGCTTCTCAAGAATAAGCAGGGAACTCTGACATTCGACAGCGTTCCGACACAGGGAAGCGTAAATCCAGTAAAGTCTAGCGGTATCTTTTCGGCATTCGAGACTATGGGTGCCTCGAAGATTAATAAGGTCGAATCGGCTGTTGAAGGAAACATACCGAAGTTTGACAAAAACGGTATGCTGACAGACAGCGGAGAGACATTTGACGATTATCAAAAGGTGATGGAGTCGTTGACGTATTCCGAATTGAAGGAGAGACGCGATGCCGGAAAGCTCGTGCCTGGCGCGTCATACAGGATAACGGATTATGTTGCCGTCACGAACGGAAATAGCAAAAGCCGCAGCGCGGAACACAGTTTCGACATAATAGTGGTTGCGGATTCGCCAAATGCGCTGAACGAAGTTGCAAGGGCAGCAATACATGACGGAAACCTTCCGGATGATATTGTGGACGGCGACGTTCGAAGGAAATACTTCGAAGGGTGCAAGCTTTCCGCTTGGAAGGTGTGGTATTGCATGGATAACGACAGAAACCGTTTCGATTGGGCGAAGTCCAGCTGCAAAGGAATAGTCTATAGACTTATTGACGAGTTTGGAAACGATTGTCCATATGATTTCAAAGGTTTGCAATTTCTTGCGTTTGGTGAAGGAAGCGGAATATATCGCTATACTTTCGATAGCGGCTCGGAAATAGAAAACATCGATTTGTCTCTTAATGGTTTTAATAATTCTATATTTGGAAATCATATTAATTTTTATTTCACGCAGACGTATAAGCAGAAATTGAATTGTATTGTATTTAAAGGAGCGAAATGTAATAACAACACGTTCGAAAACGGCTGTGAAAACAATACGTTCGGAAGCAACTGCAACAGCAACACGTTCGGAAGCAACTGCAACAACAACACGTTAGGAGACGGCTGCTACAGCAACACGTTAGGAAACGGCTGCTACAGCAACACGTTAGGAAGCTTCTGCTACAACAACACGTTCAGAAACGGCTGCTACAGCAACACGTTAGGAAACGGCTGCTACAGCAACACGTTAGGAAACAGATGCGTTAGCAACAGGTTCGGAAGCATCTGCTACAACAACACGTTCGGAAACGGCTGCTACATCAACACGTTAGGAAACAGATGCGTTAGCAACACGTTCGAAAACGGCTGCTTTAACAATACGTTTGGATTGAAATATCTATCCAATACATTTGGCCAAGATTGCAGTTCAATTGTTTTTTTAAATGATGCCGGTAATAATCAAGATTTTGTTTCATATGTGATTATAGAAAGCGGAAATAAAAACATAGAGTTTCACCTTACTGGCAATATAACAGAGCCATCGCCATATAGAAATGTGACGGTTAAGGCCGGTGTTAACAATTCTGATGCTGTAAAGCAGATTTACGATGATACCGACGGAGGCCAGACAATCAATACCGTGTTCAAGCCTGCAAATTCGAAAGAAATCTGCATATAACTAAGAAACAAAACTAGGAATATGATATGACAATAACACTTGCACAAAATGAGCCTTTTGAACTTAAGCGAGACGGTAAAACCGTTTCGCTACAAGTTACGGAAAATACAAATTTCGCAACCAATGCCGAAGTTGAAGAGAAGATTTCCGAAGTTGAAGAGAAGATTGACATAGAGTCGTCTCTTGTCGCACGTTCGTCTACAATACAGAAGAAAACCGGATGGACGGATAACCAGTCCAATGGCGAGCGTCTGTATTTTAGACCCAGATTTTTCGGAATGGAGAACGGAGACCTTCTTAAGGATTTTGTACTTAGGACAAAGGAATCTAGCTTAACTCCATTTGACACTGTATATGCAAGAATGAAGAGATATTCGGACAACGTGGTTGTAGGAATATCGAAACCGGTGACGTATCCAAATACAATAAACACTGACGTTACATTTACCTTTGAAGAGCCTTTGGTTCTTGTGAACAATGGAAACTATTACTACATAGACTTTTCCGAAACCGAAGATGGTGCTGCCATTTCTACGTTCGGAATAAAGCTTTATGTCGCATCTTCGAGCAACGAGGACTGTTATTTCGGCACCTCCAACACATGGGTGCCTGTGATGACCGTTCATTTTTATTCGTGGATAAGCGGACTTTCATATCCGCATAACTATAAAAATGGAGAATTCTCGTCTGGAACGTTGCAGATTTCACCGTATTCGTGCAATTCATATACGGCGATAGCAGGAACTGCTGTCACAGAAGTTACAATGTCGTCAGCTTCGCCGTCGTTCGGAAACCCTCCGCCAATGAGGGAAGCCAGCCTGGTCGTAGACTGCACAGGAATATCGTCCGCAGGAAATCTGCCGTCGTTTGCATTTGGAAGTCAATTCCGTGCTGCGAACGGCGATTCATCCAACATGTCTTTGTCGGCAGGCGTTTTTTGCGTATTTTCAATAGAGGAATACGTAAAAGACAAGTTTCTCGTAACAAGACGGACAATGGCGTCATAGTACGGCTTGTACCTTCAAAATGACGGCAACTCCAAAAAGAGTGGCATATACTTAAAGTTTTATTCGAACTAAATAGTACCATAACAAGGATTTATCTACACATGAGCGCAGCATCAGAACTCGAATCTCAGAACACGAGAGCAATACAGGAGAATACGCGAGCGATACAGTCGGAATACGAACGCGCAACTCAGGTCGAGGCTGGAAAGGTTGACAAGATTGAAGGCAAGGGTCTTTCGACAAACGACTATACCGACGAGGACAAGCGTACCGTCACAAACCTGAAGAACAGCGTGACGAGCGTAAATGACGTTAAGCCGGACGAAAACGGAAACGTGTTTCTTGAAAAGGTGCCGTTTGCGGACAACATCTATTCGTCCGATATGACGATTGACGAGCCTTCAGACGGTTTCATATTCAGGGCGGCAGGCGGAGATGCTTCCATTACGAACGGAAATGCGTTCTTGAAGAAGCTCTACGGAAACATCGGCTATGTCGCGGACATGCTGGTTGCCGCAAAGCCGGTGTCGTTCATAGCAAAGGGATTCAACCAGTTCAATCCTACGGATGTCATAGGTGGATTCGCGACAATCGAGGACGGAATGATAGTGACGGATGTACGCGCAATGTACAAGGTCGCTTTCGTCAAGGTCGCAGGCGACCTGTCGAAAGGCTATACCGTCCATGCGAAGGCCGGAGCTGTAAAGTATGTTGGTTGGTGTGCAAATGCACCATCCCTTGGAACTTCCGTTCAGATGGTGAACCTTGCAGCTACGGAGGATTCAACTGTCGAAGGATGCTCAAACTATCAGTTCATAGAGCTTGCGAACGGAGGACTTTTCGAGGATGGATATTTCGCCATAGTGACGACAGACCTCAACATGCTCTGCGTCCACCCGCACTGGTCAGGCCCTTCGAACTGGAGAGACGAAGAGCTTGAGGACTATACCGAATACTCCGCGTCAACGGTGATAATACCTTCGGTTGACATAGGCGGAACGGCCATTCCTACGGGAACATACGGTATGGCGGCTGTCGGCGATGTTCGCGACGAGCTTGATTTCGACGCTCAGGTGTTCCATAAGAGAATTGGCCGTCTCGACTACACGCCAGCGAACATGTCTTTCGTTAACCAGTACGGAACACGCTATGAGACAGACCGCGTTGCCACGATTTTCTACGTTCTGAAGGACGAGGATGCGGTTGACTATCAGCTTCCGGCATCGACAAGCGGACTGTACACGGTCTGCGACTACGGAACGGAAGAGTTTTCGGGTTCCGAAATCAACGTAAAGGTATCTATAGTATATCTGCCAAACCTTCGCGACAAGCTTCGCACGGATGTCGTTACGATTTCGGAGATGTCCCTTACCGAACACAAGAAGGAGCAGGTTCGCAAGAACATAGGAGCAGCCGCAGACGACGAAACGGTCAAGAGCGTAAACGGAACCGTGCCAGACAGCAGCGGTGACGTTCAGATAAAGAAGGTCGAATATGCGGAGAACCTGTATTCTAGCGACAACACCTCGGACACAAGCGCGTTCATCGTGAGAACGTCTGGCGGAGATGCGTCAATCAATAACGGAATGGCGACTCTGGCTCGTGTTGAAGGCTCAATTTCCGTAGATGCCGATACGACTGAAATTTCAATCTCCAAGCCAACGCAGTTCAAATCCATAGGATTCAATGCGTTCAATTCGGAGACGATGATTATCGCAGGATACAACAACTTTGGAAGCGATGGAAAGATTTACTTCGACTCCGACCATGCAGACTACAAGCTCTGCCACGTTCGCATGCCTGTGAGCGACAGTCGCGGATGGCAGATTTACAATCCTGACGGAAGAGTGGTGAAGGTGGGATGGTGCTCTGAGATTCCTACGCTCGCATCCACGATAACAGAACTTGCCAAGGACGACATTCTTTCCGAAGCCAAGAACGACGTGTATGTCGCAGAAGAGAACGGCTATCTCGTAATAGTCACGAGCGATGTCGAAACACTGTGCGTTCACCCACGCTGGAGCGGAAAGAACAATTGGGGAGACGCTGAAGGGTTTAGGGATTACGAACCCTATACTGATTCCATAATCGAAATCCCTACTGAAAGCGTGGATGGAGACGAGCTTCCTACCGCTTCCTACGGTATGCCAGGAATAGGGGACATCTGCGATATGCTGAATCTACTCACGAAGCAGTATATCAAGAAGATTGGGTATCTGCCGTTCAGCGATGCGAACCTCGAATACGCGCAGTCTCAGTCCGATACGGTCATCTACGATGAAGCCAAGATTCTTTATGTTCTTCGCGACTATGTAACATACAACGTTGACATTTCAAGTTCCTACGAGGTATGCGACTATGGTACCGAGATGTTCGAAGGCGAGATTTATGCCCCTCTCAAGACTGGAATCGTGTATGGAGACAACCTTCGCGACAAGCTTCGCACGGATGTCGTGACCTATTCGAACCAGGCCGCTCTTGAAAAAAGCGATTCGCAGAAGGCGCAGGCGAGAAAGAACATAGGCGCGGCTTCTGATTCTGAAGTAGTGAAGTCCATAAACGGACAAAAGCCTGAGTCCAATGGAGAGCTTTCGCTGAATGAGGTTCCTTATGCAAACAACCTCATTTCCTCCGATAACCAGGAGGTACGTTCAAGCTTTATATTCAGGACGGCTGGAGGCGATGCTTCCATAACAAATGGAGATGCGCATCTTTCCTATGTACGCGGTGTCGCGAACATTCCTCAGCACATTCCGGAATCGCTTACGTTTGCCTTTTCGGAAGAGTCGAGATTGAATCCCGAGGTTGACTTGAATGCCTGGGTTGCCGGAAGGTTTGGCTCTGAGGCTGGCGAATATGTGTTCAATTATGTTGGCACAAGGTGGACATACACCGATAGAAGTGGCGATAAGCCGGTTCAATCCGATATTGACCTTTCGACCATTGGCATAACTACGCAGAATTATGCGATGGACGGAGATTCTCTGAAGGCCGTATATACGATAACGCAAGCTGACGAAACAACATTGCGTAACGTTTCCGTAACTGCATCTGAGCGTCAGCATTTTAGCGTTCTGTTCGACGGTGATGTATTCAAGTCTCTGATTTCTGACAGCGGACAGTACAAGTTCATCTATGAGGCTGGCGAATGGAATCTGTATAAGCTGTACAACAACAGCTGGCTGTTTGACGACAACAATCCGGTAGTTCCTCTTGACTATGGAATAACCGTGAATGGAACTCCCATAGACAATGATACTGTTCTAATAAAATATACCGAGAAATACGACGAGACTCTCAGCATAATACAGCCAACCGCATTCAGGGCCATAGGATTCAATCAGTTCAACAAGGGTTCCGAGCAGTTCCCAAATGCTCAGTATATCGAAGGATATGCGATAGACGCAAGCGGAAACGTTGTTGAGTCAGAAGGAAGTTATGTCGCATGGGTTCACGTTGTGGGAGGTCTTGCGAATGGATACCAGATTTACAACGGAACTGTTTCGCTTGATAGGGTTTGCTGGACTTCCGAGATTCCTACTGCAAGCACGGCAGGAATGACCGTACTTGAGGAAAATACGGCATTGTCAGAAGATGCAGTCGAGGGAGGAGCCGGAAATAAGCTCATAAAGGACTATCAGTTCGATGAAGACGGATATCTCGCAATCTCGACGACAAGCATTGATGGACTTTGCGTACACCCAAGGTGGAGCGGAACAGTCAACTGGCGCGATTCTGAAGGTCTCAACGATTACGAGGATTACGAAGAGTATACCATACCCGTACCGCTTGTCGCAATTGACAACAGCGGAGACGAACCTGTAGAGGTAACTCTTCCAACCGGAGTATACGGCATTCCTTCAATCGGAAACGTCAAGGATGAACTTAACTTTGGAAATCTCACATATACGCAGAACATAAGCAGTATTGAATACACGCCACAGAATATTAGTGATGTGGTTTCCATGGGCGTTCCATATTCATATGATTCCGAAAGAATACTTTTCGCGTTGCAGTCGCCAAGGAAATACCGCCTCGGCGAAGAATATGCCGACCTGTTTACCGTATGCGACTATGGTATTGAAGAGTTTCTTGGAAGCAACATACCGTTTGATGTTGAATGCGCCGTATTGTACGGTCAATCCCTCAAGGATAAGCTTCGCACTGATGTTGTGACGGTTTCTGAGCAGCAGTTGTCCGATTCTGAAAAGGCTCAGATAGGATACAATGTAGGAACCAGATATAATCTAGTATCACGGGAGTTGCAGTCTTCTATTGTCACCATTGGCGGAACAGACATAGATTGCTATGTAGCTTCAGTCGATGATTATGCCATAACGACGGTGGAGATAGACAGAAACGACAAGCCTGTATTCATATATCTTCCTCCAAAAGCCAAGGATGGCCGTGCGAGAGATTTTATAGTAAGACTTGCGGTAACTGTTTCCGAGCCTCCACAGGTGGCGTTCTATGGATATAACAACGAGGTTGTTGACTACGAATCAACAGATGAAGAATGGGCTACGGTTGAGGCTGGTTCAAATCTCTTCTCCTTCACGGAAATGGCTTCTGCAAGCAACTAAGGAGAATCTACATGCAAAATAGTGTAATGCTGGTTTCAAAGAGCGTACACGAGATTAATTTTACCGTGACGTTTGATGCGAATGGGGGAGTAACGCCTATCCATTCGATGAACGCTACGGTTGGAATAAAACTTGGCGAATTGCCTGTTCCAACATTCGGCGATAAATATTTCAATGGATGGTATACTGAAAAAACAGGCGGAAGCAAAGTCACTGAAGACTCTCTCGCAGGCTTGGAAACTATTGCATTGCATGCCCATTGGATTGACCCGATAGAGATAACGTGGAATGCTACCGCAAACGGCGGAACTCTTGAAGAGAATACATATAAATACTATCCCGGAGTATCTTTTGGCGTATTGCCTAAAGCTAATGGTCCTGTGGATAAACCGAACTTAGCAGGATGGTACACGACACAGAGCGAAGGTGGAGAACAGATAAATATCAATTCGATAGTACCATCTGAAACTACGACCTATTACGCGAGATATAATTCTTATAATGACCCGATAGGTGTTGTGATATGCGATACGGCAAATCTCTATTTTAATTTGTATAATCATCATTCCGACTATTGGGGGGAATGCAGTGTAGAAAATGAAGAGATGCATTGGCGTACAGGTAAACAGGATTCAGTTTATTTTACAGGTGATGATAGTTGTCAATACGGTTTATCTACCACAGTGACAGGGCCTGGCACGTTTTCGTTTTATGCAATGGCTTCTACTGAAGGTGAATGGGATGGTATGGTATTTTTTATGGACTCTATTACTGACAAGTGGGAATTATGCGATATGGCCATGAGTTATGTTAATGGGGAAAGGAATAACCAGCCATATGTATATGGTGGTTTTGCATATGGGGGCATGGGTTGGTCTTTGCAGAGTTTGTCAATTCCAGAGGGCGAGCATACTTTATACTTGCTATATGTAAGAGATGCTGGCGGGTCTGGCGGCGAAAACAAGGTATGGCTTAGCGGAGTTAGTTGGATTTCAACATAAAGGATTTGTGATATGAATAATAGTATTTTTTGGGTTTCTAAATTGTCTACAGCATTTCAGTTTAGCATGACTCTAAATCCTATGGGGGGAATTTCTGACATTTATGCAATTAACGTTGTCGATGGAGAAAAGGTGGGAAGTCTCCCAGTTCCTGTTTTTGGAAATAAGTTTTTCGAGGGTTGGTATACGGAAGCCGTAGGTGGACTAAAGGTTACAGAAGATACTTTGGCAAGTGGAAATACGAGAGTTCTATATGCACATTGGACAGACCCTGTTGCTATACATTGGAATGCCACGGAGAATGGAGGTACTCTTGATGACGAAAACTGGGATACTACCCATTTCTATTATCCAGGTCACCCATTTGGAATTCTTCCAGGTGCAACAGGAAGCGGAAGCACTAAGGATTTGGATGCATGGTACCTTTCTTCTGATGGAAGTACTGGAAAAATAACAAAAGATAGCATAGTACCATCTGAGGAAACTACGTATTACGGAGTTTTTGTGGAATATGGTGATTCTATAGGAAGAATAATATGTCCTACGAAAAACCTTTATTTTGAGCATCTTACTGATAATTATGAATGGATTCCGGATGATGCTGGCAGAACAGACGGGCTTGGTTATGTAGAATCACGATTTGACTCTGAGCGGTGGAGGTTCTGGAATGGAGAACAAAACGCTACGCCAGTATATACAGGATTTAAAACCACTGTTGTAGGACCTGGACAATTATCTGTTGATATGAGATATTATTATGAAGGCGGTCCAGGCATTGGCCACGCAATGATGATTGTTGACCGTGATATAGAAGGAATGGATAGAATCGACAGAAATAGAGATTTTATTCAACGTGCCGTTGATATTTTTGACTATTATGGGGATAATTCGTTCAATTGGAGCGGTGATGATTATGCGAATTATTTGTGTGACTTTGTTGGATATGATTATTCTGATTGGGATTCGTATCATGTATGTATTGCGGAAATAGGATGGGCCAATGAGAACTATGATGAAGATACTGGGGATATTACATATGATGCTACATCTTTACATGTGGAAAATATTTCCATACCAGAGGGAGAGCATTTGATAATATTCTGCAATGTATCAACATATGCTTATGCGGGGGGAGAAGCTAGATTTAGCAACGTAAGATGGGTTCCATCAGAATAATGAAAGACGGTATAATATGTCAAGAATAATTTCAAATAAACATAATTCTACGTTAAATGTCATAAAAAAAGTTTCGAACATGCATTTTTTTGTTGTGTTTGATGCGAATGGCGGAATATGCGATTCTATAGAAAAGGATTATTATTTTCCAGAAAGCGCATACGATTCTCTTCCAATTCCGACAAGAGATGGATATAAGTTTACAGGCTGGTTTACGGAAAAGGAGCATGGACACGGCAGAAAAGTTCTTGTTTCGGATGCAGCGGATATAAACGCGAAAATATTGTATGCACATTGGGTAAAACTTAATCTCGATGGAGGTGTTATTTCGTCAAGCGACCATTACGCGGAAGCTGACATGAATAACGACATGAAATGGAACTCTCTTCCTGCTCCGACCAAAGGGAGTAATTTCTTTGCAGGATGGTATGCAAACGAAGAGCATGTTGAACATAATATACGCATATACGAAACATCCGAAATTGACGACACCGTAACGGATTTATATGCCCATTTCATGATAAGCGGAACTATGGTGACGTTTAATCCAATGGGCGGCACATGTGATACGGCAAGTAGAGAATATGCTCCATATGAACCATACAGCGACTTTGGACTTCCAATACCTGTTCGAAGCGGCTACGTTTTTGATGGCTGGTATTCAGAACATACAGATGACGAGACGGGCGAAACTATAGTCGATTTCAAAATCGGACTTAATATGTCGAGCCGAGTACCAATAAGAGATTTTATTGTGTACGCGCATTGGATACCCTATAATACCAGCACTTCGCCAATTGAATTTTTGAATGCATCAGTGAATGCCCTTTATCTAAAAAACACTTCGATAGATGCTGAATGCTTGGTATTCGATAAATCAACAGTTGATGACTATTATGAGTTGACTGATGAGCATATAGGCAGTTTGGCTCTTTCCAATATATATTGTTATGATTCTGAAGCAGACGCTAGTGTTTTAGTTTGCGAAGCGTTACAGATAATAACTGAAGAAATGGTAGATTTGTTCAGTCAATATGAACAGTATGACAGCTTTCAAATTACATCTACCAAGATTGCAAAACAGGCATCACAGCTTGATACTGGTGACGTTATCGCAGATGATATAACGATTGGAGACGTGCTATTTGAAGTTGGGCATATTATATCAGTGGCAGACATTCTGAAATTTTCAGGAAATATTGCAATGTGGTATATTAATGGCGGCGGAACTGGCATTTCTACTGCAAATTATTCAACGTATGGAAAGGATGGAGTGAACGTGTTGGCTCGTGCGGCATCAAGTTATGGTACTACGCCAAGGCTATCTTTCGTTGCATCTGTCGATGGAAATATTTCTTTTTCATACAGAGGAGATGGGACATATACTGCTTATTATTACATACAGCTGGACGCTTGGTATTCGATTGATGGTAAGGATACTAAATTTGTGACGTATAATAATTCTGGTTCCGGTAATCTTACAACATGGCAGAGTATTGCAAAAGAATTGCCGTCGTCCACTGTTTTTGATATTAGAGTATATACAAGAACTTCTAATACCAGTTATCATCGCGGATTGTATTTATCAGATATTGTATTTACACCATCTGTTCCAATACCATAAATAGAGTTATAGGCAATACAAAAGGAAAATCTCAAAATGAACACTAACAGCAAATATGGAAAATTGATAAAAACGGACAATACCATCAGGTATGCGCCCGTATCTCTGAATATAGATGGAATACTGTTCCTAAATCCAACCAAGGAACTGTATATCAAGGTGGGGTGGAAGGAAATCATTGATAATCCTCCATCCAAGACCGGGTATACGGCAGTGGCAAAGGGATGGAATGACAAAACCGACACGATTGAGCGTGTATACGAACTTGTCAAAAACATGCCAAATCCTTCAAGAAAAATCTTCAAATATTCTAAAATGAGATGCATTTCTGAACTTATGCAGATAGACAAATGGAATGTTGTCAAAGCGTGGATTGAGGAAAATGGGTTGATGGATTTGTTTCTTGCAGCTCAGGATTTCAGCTCCGACAATCCTCAGTTCATAGAGGGAAAGAAAGCGTTGGTAGATGTAATCGGAATTGAGCGTAAAGACCTTGAAATGATGCTGATGAGATGCATCATCAGGGATTAACTTTAACTTTATAATCGGTCTGTTTAATTATAGATAAACAAATGCGCAGTGTATACCACTGCGCATTTGATTTATTTTATTTTATTTTTACTTATGAAGAAAAAACGTTCTAGGAAAATTATCCACTGTAAGAGTTTTAAAATCTCCATCGTTTATTGACAATTTAAGACAGTTACTGTTTTTTAGAGTATTGTCATCTTTATAGTAGACATCACCAGACCCCCAGTTTCCATAACCACCAGCATTGTTTGAGGTATATATTTTCAGTTCTACCAATCCTGATTTTGAAGGAATAAATGTACCATCCGCAAAGGTAGAACCACCTGTACAAATTAAAGTATCATCAATTTTTACCGCAAGATTATCATCTATTTTCCCTCTAAAATGGTAACTTTTGTTACGTATAACATACATTTGGCAATAGTAGTTTAGTGCTTTGTAATTTGAAACTGCAATCGTATATCCTCCATAAGAAACAGTCACATTGTTGTTTGGCTGATTATCGCAAAACATTGAAGCATAACAATCAAACACATATCTATTGGATACTAAATCCGTAGTTTCATACGTTCTATCAAGGGAAAAGTGATTAGAACTATCTGTATTGTATAAAACAGCATCAAATCCTTGTTTTCCTGAATAAGACGTAATGCCAAAATTCTGTTTTCCACCTATAATCATATCTATTTTACCTAACGCATATTATGCGGAATTTTTGCACAATTTGCATCTTTCTTGTTTATATTATTTAGTGTTAAAGTAAATTCGAGAAAGAAATAATCAAATTTTGCATTATATGTGAATTGAGATATAAAATATATGCTATAGATAGAAATATGAAGAATCAATACGGCAACATTTAAAATGTCAACATTTGATATTCCCAAAAATCATTCGTTATGATATAATGTTCGGCGTGAAGTCAAAACAGAACAACGAAGCAGTCAAAGTAAAACGAACGGCTACAAGAAATTGTAGCTTGAAAAATAGTTGCATAATGGAAATGTCTGGTGGATGCAACTTCTATTGTTGTCTGTATAGATGGCTATTGGAGGATATTCGATAAATGGGAACTGCCAAACATGATTGCAATGAAAGTTTTTATGAAGCTGTTGCGGAATTGGAAGGTGTAATTCTACAGCATAAGCGCGAGTCCGTCTCGAAGACTATTTCTGTCGATTGTGACTATCTTGAAAGTATTCTCTTGAGAATACGTCTTGCGCATGCCAGGTCTGTCGATACTCTTGCCGATTTGTGCAGAAATGCGATGGATGTCATAATAGAGTGTGAAAGCAACGCAGAACTGTAAGGAGCGATAACAATGGAACTAATAATGGACATAGTAAACGAAAAGCTAAAGACGGCAAGTGGCATTCGTGCGATACAGGATTCCATTTCAAAAGGTGGAGGTACTCCGAACGAGGGGATGTATGCAATAGCAAAGGAACTTGAGGAAGATGCAAACCGAATCGAGGCGGCTTATCGAAGGGAAAAGAACCTTTCGAACGAATCGAGATATGTCGCGGAAAAGGTAAGCGAGCTTGGCTCTTTGTTCGAAAGCGTTCGTTCTTCCATGGAAAATCTTGATTGTTGGCTACAGAGCGTTGGAAGTTCCCTTTCGCTATGTCAGACTTTGATAGGACGATGCCGAAAGGTTCTTGGCGATTTTAGTTCTACTGAAATTTCAACAGAAAAGGAGAATGAAGACGATGGAAGCAGAGTTGTCGGCGAGTGCTGAGAGGCTCTTCGGAATTCTTTCCGAAATGAAAGACCCTCAGCGGTTAAGCGAGCGTTGCAGAAGCGGCGGAGCGGACTGCGACGTTGTAGACCCGTTTTATGTCGGACGCACCTATGCGAAGCTTCTTGAAGATGCATTTTCGGATTTTGCGGATGCTGTCGCCGGAGCCATGGGAGAAGTTGTAGATGGGAGCTGCATGCACTGCGACATGAGGGACGCATGCGCCGAAGGAGAAGACGGCATGCCCACGGCATGCAATGCCGTGTCAACGGCAAACCATTTCATACAGAGATGGAAGAAACAGAAATGCGACTGTTATTCCGACGACCTTCCATTCTGAGAAGATGGGAAAATTTGATATGCAGAGGAAAATGACGGAAAATGGCGGTCTTCCGACATATACAGGATTGAAGGATTTCGCAAGAGGCGTGAACAAGCTTTATAAGTTGTTTGGAAACATTCCCGTGTTTCTTTCGGTTGACGACAGCGTTGCGCCATTTGGAATTGCTCTGACAAGCGGAAGTGCATACATAGACGGACAGGAAGCGATTGCATTTTGCGCACATACCAGTTTCGATGGTGGAAAGTATCCAAAGGGGACATGCACGAAATGAGCTATTTCAGCGATAAGGACTATCGTGTTGACACGGGTCTGTCAACGGAAGATATTCTCAAGATTGGACGAAGCTTCCAGATGGAGGACACATGGAGAGGCTCGAAATTCGACACTGCGAAATTGCTGTGCGACGAAATAGAGCGTCTCAAGGAGAAGCTTGAGAAGATTGAGCGTGTTTCCAAGAGGATGTATGGAGCGGGAAGCATCGGCATATACAGGAAATATGTCATTTCTCATGCGGATGGAACTCCTTTGAAGGGCAAGTCCTATTTCGTTCTCAGGCTGGATTCGGACGACCCAATGGAGAAGGCTCGCGTGGACTCCGCGATGAAAGCTTATCTTGGCGATAATGAAATTGAATGGAAGGATGAAGAGAATGGAAGCAAAGATTGACATGGAGACCCTGACGAATACAATATCTGAAATCAGACAAAAGGCGGACTATTGCCACAACAACCAGCTATCCAAGACCTACGAGGATTGGGAGCATATGTGCGCGTTTCTTCTTTCGATGGCCGACAGGCTCGACGAAATTAGGCGCGAGATTGGCAATGCAGCCCGTATCGGTACGCGGAATTGCGACGTGTACGATGACTGCGACCGTGCATATTCCGAGTACAAGAAGTTCCTTGGCGATGGATGCGAGGATACTTATCGCATGGATGGTGCTTTCAACGCAATATTCTGGATGTTGAAGGACGGAAAAGAAGTAAGCACGTCGATGGTTGGAGGTCTGAATGAAGAAGGTCACTAAGAAGATAGTCACTGAAAAGACCGTAGTGGTATACGACGTTGGCGATGTTGTCTGCATAAAGACGGGATACCACAACGAGTGCGAGACCTGGGGCATAATAGTCGAAGTCAAGATTAATGAAAAGGACTGCGAGAAGAGCAGCTTCAAGATGATTCCGTTTGATACTCCTATGACCGAAGACGGTGAAGTATATACGCGGACGGCGTGGTTCAGCGACATAATCAAGTTTACCCACGATGGACGCTACAGCTGCTTCCACGTGGAATTAAAGAACACACCTCGTAACTGGTGGGTTTCATGACAAACAGAAAGGATAAGAAAAATGGATGACGAAATGAAGATGGGATGCGGAGCAATAGTCGCGGTTGTTGTTCTGTTTTCGGCCTTGGTTGGCTGGAGCGTATTCAAGAACAACATTTACGGAAACAAGCAGTTCATAGACATGAAGACGCGATTCAATACCGCGTACATCATGGCAGATGGAGGGAAGTTCGAAAAGCATAGAATTGTCGCATGGAAGGATTGGGACAATTCCGATTCCGTTCAGGTCGTATTGCCGGACGGACGGGCAATCTATACGCATCTTTGCAATGTGAAGCTTACGAACGAATAGTGGCAAAAAGACATGAAAGAGACGATAATAACTAGCGTTACGGTAATTTCGATAATTGTGATAATGGCTTTTGTCGTATTCAAGACATCGTTCTGCCAGCTCAATCCGCAATATGAAAAATCGATTACGGTCGATTCATACAGCAAGATTGACGAAGCCATTTCAAATGCGGTGGCTGACGTTCGCCGTAGAAATTTCGAGGTTGTTCAAGTTAGGGTGCTTCACCGCTCGTTCAACAATAAGTTTATGGTGACGTGCGGAGGCGTTGACCGTTCTCGCCTTCAGACGTTCGAGAAATAGGAGGATTGACATGGGTCTGTTTGGATTATTTTCGAAAAAAAGGAAGATGTCGCTCAAGGAGCTATACGCACCTGTGCTGGACAGAATGTGGGTTTGCGCTTTTCGCTTTAAACCATGGGAACCGAAGAAGAACCAGGTAGTCTTCAAGGAGGTGAACATAGTACGAGCCGTAGCTTACAAGGAGGGAATATATGTCGAGTCAGACGAATGCGACCCGTTTCACAAGGAAACGACATTAAAAGGCTACATCGACACTATAACCTCCGATTGGTCATGGGTTGGGTTTTTCGAGTCTCTCGACAAGGCCAAGGCCGAATACTGCAAGCTTATGAACGAGTGGATTGCCGAAATGCAGAGGATGGTGAAGAATGCCGAGGCGTCCTGAGGATTTCGATAAAGACCCATCCGTTCGAATGTTTATGCAGAGGGAACTGAAGAATAGTCTCATAGACGAATATCTCGACATGTGCAACCGTGCCGGTCTCGAACCGCCGTATTCTACGTCATTCCAACGGTTCGCACAATGGCTGTTCGACCATTATACGGTAAGCTGCACGAAGAAGCAGTAGAATGAATGCACTAGGAAGCTACAATGGAAGATTGGAAGAAAGGCTCATATTCCGTAAACGGACACTGTTCGTTGTATGACAAGGCCGTAGAGTATGTCTACGCCGTAATTCATGGGCGTGACGACGAGGAGCGCGTAGAGCTGCACAGGGAGCTTGCAGCTCTGTATGGACTCAAGCCTTCGGAAACGAGGCACATTACGGACAACCTGCCGATTCCGACCGACCCGTATGCGGAAAGGTTCGAACAGACTCTTGCGAAATGTGCATCGACAATCACAAACGAATTTCAAAAGCTAAAAGACATGAAGGATGGAGGACGCTATGATTGACATCAATACGGACATTACAAAGGATGAGGAAAGCATTCACCGCAGGATAGATAGACTTCTTCGAGACATGAACAAGGCGGGATTGTGCATATTCATGAACGACGGCTCTCTGGAAGTCTATCGCGGCCACACGCCTCCGAGGGATAAATGGGGTGCCGTGGAGAACACTAAGTCTCTGATGTCATTTTTCGACGATGCATACTGTCCGATGGACGGAGGTGCTACTCTATGAAGACAGACGAGGAACTGTTTCGCGACGAATGGCATATGGACAAGAAGGACGTTATTAAGTCTGAAGACGGGGTTTTGAAGGTAAGGGACTCCAAAGGTAAAGAATCCGTGCTTCTAGGGTTCAGAAAGTTCGAAAATGGTTCAGGAAGTGAAATTGTACTTTGCAACTACATTCCTGTCGTTCGTAACGAGACGGACGAACAGCGCATGGAAAGGATTAAGCGAGAACGCGCCGGTAAGACGTTTGCTAAGGTAAAGCTGTCTAATCCAAATCCGAGATATCGACACAAGCGCGGAGAGGTCATCGGATACGACGGACTTCTTAACAGGATTCTTCTTGAGATAGAGACCGTAAACACCTGTACGACTGACGGTTGCTATACTCTTATCGGAGTTGTATATCCGCATGGATATAAAAAGATATGGTTTGAAAAATCCGAGCTTGAATGTTTCGAAAGATATGACGACAATGGAGACAATATCGATGAAAAACATCATTATTGATTTCATAAAGTCAATATTCGCTCCGTATGCGGAGGTTGACGGAATATCGTTTTTCAGGAAAGCCTCTTTCGACAGGTACATCTCTGAAAAGAAGAGGAGCAAGGCTCGCGAAGAAGGAAAGCTCCACACGCTTCGATACTGCGGCTATGGGAGCGAGGTCGTTCCTCTGCTCGATTCTCTTAGAGAATTCCTAGACGACAATAGAGGAGAGATAGTCGAAATTGTAAGATGCCGCGACAATCCGTTCGACGGTCGTCTCGTCGTGGACTACATATGCGACAAGAAATATTGGAAAAATTGTTCGAGGGACTAACATGAAGGGTTCAGCGTCATACGAAGATGACAGATACAAGGACTTTACGAGAGAGCAGCTCGTCGAGGAATACCTTACTATAAGGCTCGCAACTCTTGTGGATGCCATAGGTGTAGATTGGCATTACATGCCGCGAGATGTGTCCCAGTCTCCTGAATACTGGAAGTCCATAGACGGAAACCTACACGAAATGCATCTTAAGATAGCGGAACTGTACCATATAAGCCGTTTCGACTGTCTGTGGCTCGATAACATGGTTGACAGTACAAATTTGTATCTGACCGACAGGATGTTCAAGCCTCTTGTGAGGGATTCAATAAAGATGCTGGAAGAAGCTGAGGCGAAGAAGATGGCCGAGGGAAAGAGCAAAGATGAAAAAACTGTTGCATAACGTCAAGAACAAAAACCCAAGACGGTGGGCGATTTTGGTGTTTCTGCCGTTTATTATCATTACTGCTGTATTGTGGCCTATGGCATTCGCGTATGAGCTTGCTGTCGATGTGCCTAGAATTCTCATGAACTTGTGGTATGATATATCTAGTTCAGTATGCGACAACTGGCAGAGGGGTTCGCATATACTTTGCAATGCATGGAAAGATTGGCTGAAAGCCTTTAGGAAAATCGACGAACATAATAAGGGGAATGGGAGCAATAGAGATGAAGTCGTGGGTTGACAGCCTCAGAAGGCCGAAGCATATCACTAAAGTGATAGGAGATTGCAGTGGCGTAAGGGTAATGAATGAATATACAAACGGTCGTGTATGCTGGTTCGTAAGAACTATGGCAAAAGAACGTTCCGAATGCCGTGGATGCGACCTGTCCCGCAGAATTTATTGCGGAAATTGGTGCCAGTTTCAGACTACGGATGATGTCGAATCCGCCCGTGGCGTTCATTGCCGAAGAGTACGTAAGGGCGACATACTCTCTACCGTAGAGGGCAGAAAGTTTAAGCTTGTATATGAGGGTGCCACCCTTGTTGCGATTCCATTTGATGAGTGGGAGCGGCAGCAGGAGGAGAAATGGCTGTCGAAAAGTTCTAACATTATTCAAATCGAATCTAAGTAGATAGAATTGTAGTATGATATGGCAACTAAAAAACAACTAATACCACTTCTCATGGAGGATATCAGACGGTATTCGCCAGAGCTTCTTGATGATGAGACGTTTAGCCTGCACAATGACGAGGATTTTCGTTGCGTCATGGATGATTTGCTGTGGGACAGAGGATTGTGCTATGGGTGCAAACACTGGTTTTCGGCTGAGAGAACATGCGAAAACCCGTCAGACTCCATGAGAACATGCGTAAATCGTGCATATGAATATCTTTTGAAAGAAAATGGCTTGCTAAAATCGGAATGATGTGCTATAATCATTTTTGTCTATCGAATTTATAGGATTTTAGAATGAGCGATAAAGTCAATACCATACCATCATACGATTTTGCAAAAGAATCCCTTATGAACTACCTGTCTTTTCTCATGAACGAGTCCGAGGGCTATTCGGAAGGCGAAAATCCTGCCGCAAAAGACTCGAAGAGAAAGGGATACCATGACGCGGTGATGGAAACGTTCGGATTTGAGCATACGAATAGCTATGCAAGGGACAGATACTTCAGCTTTCCAAATCTTGACGCAAAGCTAAAGGCGTATAAAGACGAAATCGACGAGCTTGCGAAATACTACTACGCTGTCATAGTGGATGCGATAACGGATTCCGCCTCGTGGAGCGGTGAGATATCCACGGCATATGGTTTCAAGCAGAGGATTCCCGTAATCATATCTTATTGGAAGAAAACGTTCGAAAGGGCGTATAAAATATGCCGAGCGAATGCAGATGCCGAATGGAAAATGGTTGAAGAGTATGACGATTACATAAAAGCGACCGTTGACGAGGAAAATCGTTACCCTCTGCTGTGCTTCTCGTCGTATTCCCACGACCTAAACGCCGCAGAAGGCATGTATCATCGCGGAATGAAAATACTGGAACGGGTAAATCTTAAGCCAATGGAGTTCTTTACGAGGGCAAACGTTGCCGAATACGTGACTAAGATGGAGAATCTCATATCGTCAGCTCTCAGCAAAATGGCATTGAACGACCTTTGGTGCAGGATGTTCATGGAAAAGTTCAAGGAAAACGTGTTTCATGAAAGATGGGATTACTCCAAATTCATTGAATGGAAGAATGCACAGTCAAAATCACCTACGGTAAAAGACGATGACAAGCAGACATAAGGCCATGGAACGCGCCCTTTCGAGAATATTTGAAATTGCCTCCAAAGATGGCGAGGGCGGCATAAACTCAATAGACATTGCCGGAATATGCCATTTGGCGTTGTCCGAAAAAAAGCTTAATTGTGAGCGGTTTGAGGATTGGGACACGGCATATGATGCGTGGCTGAAAGAGGATGCGATACCGCATCCCGATTCCGTCGCGTATACGAATGAGGGAAAGTGCATGCGTATGTGCAGCATGTTCGCGCAATGGCTGTATTCTCCAATATCATCATAGCGGAGGTTTAACATGAACTACAGCGATTGGGAAACAAAGGCAGCAATGCGCAAGGACGAGCTTTCTTATCTGAGGAAGCATCTTGGGGACAAGTTTGAGGACAAGCTCGACAGATGCCGCAGAAACATTGCTCTTAACACGCCTCAGCTTCTTGAGGTATGCAAGACTTGCAGACATTTTTCGGAACTTGGAAATGTGGCAAACTATGGTGTGGTGTCTCCGTCCATGGGATGTCTTGAGCTTGGGATTCGTGTAAACGAACTTTGGCATTGTGGAAAGTGGTCTCCAAATCCATCCATGATGGTTACTCTGGATAATCTGAAAATAAATGAGGACATAGTAACTGAAGCGGCTTACATAGAAGATAGATTGGCCAAAAAGGACGAAGGAAGCGATTGAGTGGGGAAACGCCTAGACGACGAAGAAATCGCTCAAGGGGCTGTTTCCGCGTGACAAATGGATTGGAGAGAACATGCGATACGAAGACATGCCACATATACCATTTCCCGAAGTTGCGACTTCTGTTCTGAGGGATTTTGAAGTTCGCCACATGAAGCCGAATGAAGACAGCTGCGAGACGTGCGCCAATTCAGCAACGATAAGCTTTGCTATAGGAAACCATCAGCATAGATTATGCGACGATTGCGCGGCGAAGCTATGCAAGACGATATCAAATGAAATTTAACGAAACAATGAAACGAGGAATATAAATGGGAGCAGGATGCTGTACTATAGGAGCGAGCGAAAAAGAAACGCTTCGCATGACTCTTGAATGGGAGTCCGGATGGGCTTCGACTATTGCAAAGGACTTGATGGTTCTCAGAGAATGCATCAGAAACGTATGCTCGTATGGATGCTATTCGAGAAACCTTTCGAGCAACCACGATGGTGAAACTGTGGATGAGCTTGCCGCTCGGCTTGATTCTATAAAAGTTCTTTTGTACGGTCTTGTCAAGAATCTCGATTGTTCGTATCGCGACGATGGAGAAGATGTTCTTTCGAATCTACTGAAGTCGTTTAAAGAGGCGAAGGAGCAGTGTAGCGGAGAAGCACCGATAAGTGTGAACAGATATGAATTTCGGGATGAGGCGTTGAGATTTCTCAAGGGGGCAGCAAGTACTGATTTTCTGAGGGATTATGAGATTATATGCATTAACGGAAATGGAGACTATTGGTCTAGGAGAATTAGACAGGCTCCATGGGATGCCATTCGTGAGATAGAGCAGTCTATCCCAGCACTGATGTCCAAAGAATCGGAGGGGGAGGGTAATGAGGCTAAACCGAAGAAGATTGCGTTTCTCTTCGAGGACAAGGACGTACTTGAGACGATGAAAGATTACACGCTAGACTGTGGAGCATATCATAAGCTCCACGGACGGACGTTTTTGCAAGTTCTATCCGAAAAGTATGAAGGATGCAGGTTCTACTACCGTCGTGAGATAGCGAGCGAGTTCACGCAGCTATGCGGTGAATCACAGAACGATGGAAAGATTCGAGACGGTCTCGATGATGTCAAAGCCAATTGAAAATGGAGCGAGTATGAATTTTTTTAGATGCGCAATACTTATTTTGTCGGTGGTTATGTTGAGCGGATGCATGAACATGTATGTTCGCAATCCAATCACCGACAGACGGATAGAGGATACCTACCAGTCAACAGGCGAGATGTACCTGTGGACAATAGTGACGGCTTTTCCTCAATGCATGAAACCAAGCGGAGGTAACGATTTGGAATGGTACAACGTTCTGACGATTCCGTTGGGGCTTGTAGTCTTTGCGGACGACTGCTGCGAAGCTGTTGTGGACACGATATGCTATCCGTTTGATGTCACGAGAAAACCAAAGAAAAGGAATTGATTTTCATGAAAGATTGCGGAGAAGGAATTTCGGATATTGAATCAGCGAATGAGCTGTTGCGAAAAAAGCTCAGGGACATAGAAAACATGGCCATAGGTGCTCTTCATCACCAGCCTGAAAGTCCATCCGAATGCTTTTCATACCTGTCGTCGGCACTTGACAGCATTCATGGAATTTCGTATGTAGACTGTAGAAACTTGAAACACGACAACGAGAAAGAGAACAACGAGAAAGGAAACAACAATGACTGAATTGGCAAAAAAGTTCAAAAAGGTTGCAGGTGCGACATCATCTCCCCATTATGAGGTGTTTATAGAGGGGGATTGGAATGACGCTGACTATGTTAGCAGAACTAACTGCATCTCAGTGGACAAGTTCGAGAACACAGACCTCTTATTGTATTTCATTTCGTTTTTGCAATCGAATGGGCATCATTTTGAGGACAGTGAAGATTGGAAATTTTTCTGCAACGACGACTACGATGACATTCGTTGGGATGACTGTCGCCTTCCAATCACACCGGATTTTGCTGATTTGCACAGCGTGACGAAAATAACCGTCAGCTACATAGATGGAAACAACAAGATTCGTGTAGAAATTCCTGAATGGCGTACTCTTTTTGAAAATGCAGCCGACAAGAAGGAAAAGCTTGAGAATGCTGTGGCTGATTACTACAAGAACAATTGAGCATGAACATAAAAACCATGGATGACTTGAAACTTCTTTCGAAGATAGATGGAAGTTTTGCGGAAATACAGCGGATAGTTCATATGGTAAATCCGCCTAGCGGAGCTGACTTGACGCAGTTCGAGACTCTCAGGTCTCGAATTTTGCAAGAGTGCATAATGCTAAACTATTTGATTTCAAAAGAACTATTTACCTCTTCCCAAAACTAGTACGCTGTGGTATAATGTTGTGCGTTATGAAATTAAGCCCAATCATAGTTTCTCTTCTTGAGACGGATGCCTACAAGTTCTCCATGGGACAGGTGGTATTCCACAACTTCAGCAGATATACAACTACATGGTCTTTCAAGTGCCGAAACGCGAAGGTCAAGTTCACGCAGGAAATGGTTGATGAGATAAAGGCTCAGATAGCCCACTACTGCACGTTGAAGTTTACCGAGCATGAGCTTAAGTGGCTTAAGGAGAAACTTCCGTGGATTCACTCGGATTATATAGATTTTCTCCGTTTGTGGCACCCGTTCATTGACGAAATCCACGTTAATGAACCAGGAATGGTGGCATATAACGACTGCGGACTCGCTATTGAGGCTCGTGGAACTTGGCTGAACACATCCATGTACGAGATTGCGATTTTGGCAATCGTGAACGAGGTCTATTTCGCATTTAAGTACGGAATCTCTGCGCGTGACGATGAATTCAAGGCTAAGACAATAGAGAAGTTCAGTCTTTTCGAAAGCCAAGATGAAGTCGATAGGATTACATCTGCTTACAACGGTACGCCTGTTTTCATCGACAAGCTCGATGAGTACGCGAAGACGCACTATTCTCCATTCACATTCTCCGAGTTTGGGATGCGTCGTCGCTATTCCGCGAAAATGCAGGATTGGCTAATCGGATACATATTGAGCAGGAACCTTGGCGGATTTGTCGGAACGTCGAACGTGTACCTCGCCAAGAAATACAACGTCAAGGCCGTTGGAACGCAGGCACATGAATATTTCATGGCGTTTCAGGGGGATTTCGAGCTTAATCCTGCATATTCGAACAAGTTCGCGTTGCAGTATTGGGTAAAGGAATACGAGACTGACCTTGGTATCGCTCTTACCGATACCCTTGGAACGTCCGTGTTCCTCAAGGATTTCACGAAGACATACGCAAAGTTGTTCAGTGGCGTTCGCCATGACAGCGGAGACCCCTACGAATGGGGCGAGATGATGATTTCGCACTACAAGAATCTCGGATTCGACCCGTCTGAGAAGACTCTACTGTTTAGCGACAGCCTTAATTTCGAAAAGGCTTCGAAGATTCAGAAACACTTCGAGGGACGCGCAAAGGTCGCATTCGGAATCGGAACGTATCTCAGCTGTCCGTTTGAAGATTCACTGAACATTGTATTTAAGATGACCGAATGCAACGGTTCGCCTGTTGCAAAGTTGTCGAACACGCCAGGAAAGGGCATGTGCAAAGACGAAGAATATGTCAAGTATCTTCAGCGTTGCATAGACTGGCGGCTTATGCATGGACGGTAATGGCGTGGAATTCAGGTCGGTCATATCCCTAACTGTAGGCACTGCAAATGAAAATCTGCGTATTTGGAGGCACGTTCGACCCGTGGACGATAAGCCACCAGCAAATAATAGATAAGCTTTATGAGCTAGACGAATTCTCGTTCATCCATGTGGTGCCTACGATTGTGAATTACCATAGAAACGGAAAGAAGCCATGGCTAAGCGATTTTCAGAAGACGGAATGCATACGGGCGGCTCTGTACAAGCATGGTTATTCCGTAAGCGGATTCAGTCCTTATTGCAGCAACACACCATACGGAAAGGATGGTTGTGCAACAAGAATTCTGATAGATGACAGGGAACTCAGATTTCGCGAAATGCTACTTGAGTCGCAAAACAGCACTGGCGTTGCGAACGAGCTTATCTCAGGCAGGAGATTCATAGATACTCTTCTCGGAATAAAGGTAAGCTATCCAAAAACAACCGAAGTGTATACTGCGATAGGAAGCGACAGTGCTGAGAAGCTTAGAAGTTGGTACCATTATGATGACATCATAAACAACACGAAGATAATTGTTGTTGGAGGACGAAGCGGCACAAACGTTCCGTCGGACATACCGATAGACAGAACAATAACATTGGGAGATGCGTTTTCCGACGTTTCTGCATCTAGGGTTCGTGAAGTTTTTGCCGAGCACGATGACGGCTTCGAAATGCTCCTTGATTATATACTTGAGAAATACTGATATGAAACATGAAACTATAACATCTCTTCTTAAAACGCCAATATTTGACGTAGGTACGAGGATAGACTACGATTTCAGCATAGGATTCAATCCGACGGTGGTATCGTCTTCGGATTGGGTTAGCGTCATAGTCGAGCAAAATTCAAACTATCTTGCCGTGAAGCAGTTGCGATATGGAATTATGGAGAAATTCGAGGAATTTCCCTGCGGAATGGTTGAGGACGGCGAATCTCCAGTAGATGCGGCAGTCAGGGAGCTTTATGAGGAGACTGGATACCAGATTGATGCGAAGCATTTGAAATATCTTGGTTGTTTCGCGGCAAATCCGGCGTTCATGACGAACCACATGCACTATTTCTATGTGAATCTTAGACTTTTGGGGGATGAAAACTACAAAGAAGGCATTCCACATCCAGATTTGCATGAAAAGCTTGAGGTATATTGGAAGGACAAAATGGAGATGTTTCAAGACTTTATGAACGGAAAGGGTTCGTCTTTGATGGCTGGTGCCTATCTCCGTTTGTCGGCAAGCGGACTTTTGCAGATTTTTTGCAAAAATGGCGAATCTTTGTTGTTGCGCAAAAACTGAACATGTGATATAATGATTGGCGTTATGGAAAACGACTACAAGTTTGACGCGGAAGTCGCGTTTGAGGAGATTAGGCGAGACTGGACTAAGTGGTGCGACGAACTGAACTTCGGAAGCAAGAAGTTCGTCGTTGGAATCAGCGGCGGCAAGGACTCCACCGTTGTGGCTGCTCTTGCATCTAGGATTTTCGGCAAAGACCGTGTGATTGGTGTTCTTATGCCATGCAACGGTCAGAAGGACATTGACGATTCGTTCGATGTCGTGAATGCCCTTGAGATTTCCAGTTATACTGTTGACATTGGAGAAGCATTCGATTCTCTAAAAGAGTGGATTGACGGTATACACGGTGTTAAGATTTCTACCGATGCCGTAATCAACATGCCAGCTCGTCTCAGAATGACGACTCTCTATGCGATTGCGCAGACGATTGACGGAATCGTATTGAATACCTGCAACCTGTCTGAAGACGTTTGTGGATATGCAACTCTTTTTGGTGACAATGCAGGCTCTTATGCTCCGCTTCAGGGTCTTACAGTAACGGAGATACTGCAACTTGGGGATTGGCTCGGTCTTCCATGGCATCTTGTCCACAAGACGCCTGTTGACGGATTACAGCCGCAGAGCGACGAGGAGAGGCTTGGATTCACATACAAGAGACTTGACAGGTACATTCGCCTAAACGAGGGAGACGACGAGTTCAAGTGCCGTGTCGATTCGCTATTTGAGAAGAACAAGTTCAAGACGAGAATGGTTGTCATACCAGGACCAAAATTCCACAATTTTGAAAATTTTGTGCTGAAGCGCAGTCTAGTGCGGGAAGTTGGCGAGATTCAGCAATAGCATCTTATAAAGGAACAAAAAACAAATGAAAGCATTACTATTGGTTGACGTTCAAAACGATTTCGTTTCGGGAACTTTAGGTTCCGAATGGGCGAGAAAGACAGCACCCCGCATTATCGAGTACGCAAAGGAGTGCCGTTCGAAGGGATTCTCGATATATGCGACTATGGATACGCATAAGGATGCGACCTACGGCAGTTCTCTTGAGGGACAGAAGCTGCCGACGAAGCACTGCATCGAGGGAAGTGAGGGATGGCGTATCGTAGATGGGCTTGTAAAGGACGAGAATGGAGACGTAATCGTACCTCAGGGGCATATCATACAGAAGCGCACATTCGGCTCTCTTGACATGCTCGGTCGTTTCGGTCACGATTTCGGAAACGCGGACACGAACCTTGGCGGCTGCAAGGAGAAGCTTGAGGAAATCAGAATCTGCGGGTTCTGCACTTCGATATGCGTAATCAGCAACGCGCTAATCCTCCGTGCGTTCTATCCTAACGTCAAGATTACAATCGTCGAAAATCTTTGCGGCGACATCAACGACGAGTCCCATTCTGCCGCATTAACCGTGGCCAAAAACTGCCACATAGACATCGTAAGCATTCAGCAATAACAGAAAGGAAGCAAACATGCGAGTAACATTGGCACGTGCTCTCAAGGAAAAGAACCGCCTTATCGGTGAAATCAACCGAATACGGAGCATATTCAACGACCACAATCTTGTAAGAAAGGTGATTACGGTTTCGGAAGGCTCGAACACAAGCGAGATTTCGAAAGACTACGTGGCTGAAATAGCCGCAAAGGAGAGAGGAAACACAGACCCGCTCAGCCTTTTCCGTGTATACGAGTCCATGAAGGAGCGTCTGGTCGCAATCAAGACGGCCATCACAAAGGCCAACGCGGGTGCAGCCGAGCTTCTCGTCTCACTGACGGAAGCGAAGTCGGCCCTTTCGGAGATTGGTTCGTTCCATACAGGCCGTAACACTGTAGAGCCTTACGGTAGCGAGCGCAACATGCTGATAAACCACTATGCGCTTGATACGGAGTTTTTCCTTGAAACTCAAAAGGCTTACAGCGACAGGGTTAACACCTTGCAGGACGAAATCGACGAATATAACGCGAAGACGTTCGTTGAAATACCGGACTGATTTGTCTGAGACGCGGTTCGGCCAAAGTTAGTATTCGTCTTGAATACTGCCACAACGTCACTGAACATCAGTGAATTGAAACAGATACTGACATCGACAAAAGCCATCGGCTTCAAGATTCATATCTTAGACAGTAAAAAATCAAGAATGAAGAATTAACAGTCAAGATTTAGAAGGCCGTTTCCGTGTTTCGAAGAAGGAAAACTTCAAACCCGACCTGCCCCCGTAAGGGGCAACCTTTATATGGATGACGAAAACGACAAATTCGAGGGATTTTTCTCCAACGGAGACGATGTTCCGACAGGAATCGTATACGGTCCTTTTGACACCCGTGGAGATGCAATGAACACCATGCTTGACATTGCGTATTGCACGGATTCATCCACGAAAAGATACTATAGAACCGTGATGAGGAATAGCGGAGAGTGGATTGTGGACTATGGCTCGTATTCCAAGTTCATAGTAATCAGAAAAATTTCAAAAAATAACGGATAGATATATGGCAAATAACGATTCAGCATTAGTTGCCGAGCAGAAAAAGCTTATATGCTCGGATGATTTTGAACGCGCACTTTCAAGTGGAAGCGAGCGAAACATAGAGATTGACGGAACGCTCAAAAGCAGCAACCGCTCAAACTATGAGATTTTCTACGATATTATGCTTAGAAGCCGAAACGACATACAGAGCATACTTGACAAGAAGAAAAAGGACAGGACTCCTGCGGAAAACGAACTGCTTGCCGCATTTAAGAAAAATACGTCGTCACAGTACAAGCAGGTCAAGGAGATGATTTTCATAGACGAGGAGGATTCTCTCGACGATGACGGCGTAAGCGTGAAGATTTCGAAAAAGCTTTCACAGCTAGTCAGCAGACTTTCCAACGTTGCCGCTATGCTCAAGTACCTCGGACATTCCGAACTTGAGACGGAGCTTGACAAGCTTGGAGTGAAGCTGTCCTATAGGAAACTCGAAGACGTGTCCGACGTGTTTTCTAACGATGCCATACATACTACGCTGAACGAAGTGTTCGAGTCGGCCTGCAACATTCAAAAGCAGATAAACGACAAGAAGCGCGAGATAAAGGAGACAATCTTCGAATTTGAAGTTCCGAAGATGCTACAGTATGACAAGGAAACGAATCCGTCTGGAATAAAGTCAACCGATTTCGCCAAGCTTGTACAGATTCAGACGAAGAAATTGAAGGCTCAGTCTGACGAAGCCAAGGACAAGGTTGACATGCAGGCTACAGCCGAAGCGGAGAACAAGCATTGCGACAGCATACGGTCAGAGATTCTTCGCGAAAAGTACATGTCCCTCATGGAGGAGGAATCCGACGATGGGCAGTGACGAAAAAGCGATTCCAACGGTTCGCGTCAAGAAGGTTTGCAACCGTGCGGAAATACATGGATACAAGCATGATGGCGACATCTGTTTCGACCTTGGGGTTCTTATTGACGACGGAGTGAACGCACCAATGCTTGTCGAAGGTGGAGAGTTTAACGCGACGGAGCTTGAATCCTCCAAGGAGCAATATGGAAAATTTGCCGTCAGAATAGGCCCACATGAATCGGTTCTTCTTCATACGGGTCTTACGTTTCAGCCTGATGAAGGCTATGGAATCAAAGTTCATGTGAGGTCTTCTACAGGAATCAAGAAGGGGCTTATACTGTCAAATTCGACAGGAATAATCGACAGCGGCTATCGTGGAGAGGTGATGGTGTGTCTATACAACACGTCGCCTACCTATTCGGTGCTAGTTACGGACGGAGAACGTGTCGCACAGTGTGAGGTCGTGCCTGTCATTCAATCTTCGATAGTAGAGGTTGATAAGCTTGACGATACCGACCGAGGAGCCGGTGGTTTCGGAAGCACCGGCGGCCATTGACGGATTTATCGATGCTTACGTATTTCTTCATTTGGCTTGGCGGTTACATACTGTGCGCCATGTTTCTTCTGTGGAAGCTTGACGATTTGGCTGGAGGCGTAGGTGAACCGGGAGAATCTATTTTTGTCGGAGGGTTGTCTGTAATATGGCCTGCAACGTTTTTCCTGATTGTTATGCTAAAAATATCGGCATTTATACGAAAAAGGTTCTATAAATGCTCGGATTGCGAATATTGCAAAAATTATTGCATAATGACAACTCACAAATACACGTTGTCATGCACGGTAAATCCGAATTTCATTAGGCTTATTGACGAGAAAAATGAACCGTGCAGCAATTGGAAAAGACGCGAGGAACTTGTTCCTAAAAATGGATTTTTAGAATTTCTGAAAGAATCTGTTGGAAAAATAGCAGATTGGTGAATTTTGGCAATCGGTGCTGTACCCTAAATAATATTAAAACAGCACCACAATGAGCAGAATTTCGCCTATAACGGAAGTGATGTCACCTGATGAAATACTCAGTATGTACAAAGAGCGGCAATCTTCCACTGCGAACGTACCATCAACACCAGAGACGGAGCCTAATACGGAAGAGCAGCCATCGCCGCAACAGACGGCAGCTCCTTCGTCTCCATCTTCAGAGACCGAGCCTTCCAGCGGTGTACAGCAGACAGATTCGAACTCGCAGTCTGACGAAAAGATGATTGTGGACGAAGCATGGATGCGGAAGTGGTATGACATTTTCAACGCAAAGTACTGGGATTCACAGCTTCCAAAAAACATAGCATTCGAGACAAATAATTCGTCGAGGACGTGGGGACGGGCGTCATATAGCTTCAGCAGAAGAAATGGATGGTGTCAGGGGCCTCTTTTTAACTTTAAAATTACGCTGTCAAACTATAACGAATCTCCAGAAAACATCAAGAAGACGACACTTCTCCATGAGATGATTCACATAGCGGATTACGTTTTCCATCCTGAGCATTTCATATACAACGGAAGAAAAGTGAGCCGTCGAGCATATGATGCCCACGGTCCTGTGTTTTTCTTGAAAGAGGCTGAGCGTCTCAAGAAGGACGGCTGGGAGATTCAGAAATATGTAAGCCAGGAAGAGAAGGCCGCTTCACAGATTTCTGCTCATAATAGAGAGATACTCAACAACCGAATGTCAAATGCGGTTGCTGCGGTTCTAGTCTATACAAATCACAAGTTTATTGTGAAGACCGACATGGAGGCATTGAACAGCCTTCTAGCTCATATAGAGCAGTATTGGTCGTATTTCAGGGCAAATGGACTTACTAGGATAGACTGCTATAAAGCGCACAGCGACTGGTTCAACTCTCAGAGGAGTTGCAGAACCAGACTTCGTGGATGGAGATGCGATACCGAAGATGATTTCAAGCAGAAGTTCAACAAATGGTATTTCGATGAATTTCCGTTCAAGACAATAAACATTTACCATACCTAAAGATGGGAGCCTGAAAAGGCTCCTTTTTTATTGTTGCGCATTTTGCTGTTTTATGGTATTATATACGCCATCAACACAACGGAGCACAACAAATGAAATTAACAGTAATCGTTCTTTCGGCAATTGCCGGAATTTTTCTCATCGGCCTATGTTGCGTCATGTCTTCGCAAAATGGAGCTATAAGTCTCGAAGAGTCTGTTAAAACGGCTCAATCTGGGATTGACGTTCAGCTTGCGAATCGATTCAACAAGCTTACCGAACTTGCAGAATGCGTAAAGAATTATGATGCCCATGAATACCGCACACTGACAGACACAATTGCCGCACGTGGAAAGAACATGAACGGCAAGGAGGTCAAGGAGTGCCTTGCCGCATTTAGCCGTGTCGAGGAGAGGTATCCAGAACTGCGTTCTCAGGCTAATTACAAGATGCTGATGGAAGAGATTTCGATTGTAGAGAACCATCTTGCTCAGCACAAGAAGGCGTTTAATGAATATGTCAGAGACTATAACAGATATTGCAGGAAGTTTCCCACGAGTCTGTTTCTGTCAATCGTAGGATACGATTTTATCAAATTTGAGTATTATCGAGCTGATGAGTCGATGAACGACACCAAGCCGATGAAGCTGTTTTGACGGCATTTTTCCGATGCGAAAAGGAAAAATAACGCAGAATTGACATTATGAGCTTGTATAGAGAACCGGACGGTACGAAAGTAATCCATATGAATATTGACATGACAATTGACTACGACAAGCTGCTTGAAGAGGCAAAGAAGAGGTACGAGAAGGTTCTCAATCTCAACGATAAAGCCAAGAATCTGTTCATCTACGACGCACAGGCGAATAAATACTGGTCCGTCCAGAAAAAGTACCTTGCTGCGAGAGACGAATTTCTTGACTGGGAGAAGAAGAACATTGACAAACTTTGCGTGAGGCTCATAACCAATTTCCACAACGGCTCACCAATCGGGATTTCCGCAGTGATTTCTGGACACGACAACTTTGGTGTAGGGACTTATTGACGACGAGGCATATCACACTATGTCGAATACGGAAAGACCCGAAGACGTTATGAAGATTGAAGTCAACAGAAACGACAAGTGGGTTTTGTTGAAGCCCGAGGAACTGACAAATGCGGAACTTTGTGAATGCCTTTCAAACATTCAGATTGATTCAGACGAATTTATCTCCAATCAAGAAATCGGCGAAGGGTATGCTGCCATCAACGAAGCCATAAAGAGACTCAGCAAATGACAGGCATCTACGATATAATCAAGAAATGCAAGAAGTTTAATATGGAAAAGAAAAATGGGCGAAGAAGTAAAGATTAATGGGGCAAAGGACTTCATTTCCGAAATAGAAAAGGAGATGGAACTGTATTCAAACGGCAAGAACAAGCCCATTACCATTATTCTTCCAAATGGTGTTGAAATAAGGTTCAGCGGAATATGCGTTGCGGACTGGGAGAAAGAGATTAGAGTAAGGCTCATCGACGTTGAAAAGACAAAGCACATATATTGCGACAACGAGACCAAGGAGAACGGATATCACTACAGATGTCCTAAGCTAATCAATGACGATTGGGATGAACTGTCAGACCCATGTGGTGGATGTTGTCACCATATCTATGAAACAGTAACAGAAAAGATTGTTTAAAAAGCAAATAGACATTATGAGCTGGTACAGGGAGCCGGACGGTACGATTGTAGTCGAGGATGGGCAAGAACTTCTGGAGAACCATCTGAACCACGGATTCTGGACAAGGGAGGACGGAAAGGTCATTCTTCTGGACTACGACCTTCTCTATCTATGCGGCAAGGAGCACAAAAAGAGAAGGTTCTTCGGAAGAAGGGATAGCGATGAGGTGACGTGGAAACTTCCGTACCAGAAGGCGATAAAAGCGATGAAGAAAGATAATTACGACTATGGAGACTGTCCTATGGACAAGTCAAAGTGTAGATTCTGGAATGACAACTTCAACATCTGCTCCATCTATTCGAACTTCGAGGCCAAGAAAAGGGAGAAGACCCCTTGTGTCACGGCAACAAAATAGAGGCGAGTTGTCAATTCGAGCTTCTTAAGGAACGGATAAAACGTCAACATGTACAGCATATACATAGGGAATGTTGAAATAACGCTTAGAGAGGCGATATTTTCTGTCACAATAGCATCGCTTCTGTTTTTGGTTGGTTTTTGATATCTACCTCAATAGAGCATTCTGTGAATCAGAGCACGTTAAAATACCGACAGGCAGCTCAGATTTCTGAGTCCAGCGATGAGTTTTCCCATGCGATGAGAACAGACCTTGGATATACATTTGCATACGGAAACTTCTTCACCGAGGATGCCGTGTCCGACGATAGGATTGATGGTAAGCATCTTGAGATAGTAAGGACATACCAGAAGTATCAGATGCACACACGGGTAGTACACTATACAACAGGGAGCGGAAAACACCGTGTACACCGAACACGGTTGGAGCATTACTGGACTTGGGATACGTATTCCGTGGAGAGGGATAAGGCCACGAGCTGCAAGTTTATCGGAATCCGTTTACCCGTATCAAAATTTAACTTTAGCTCCGTGCCGTATTCATCGAAAACCGTTTCGAATGGACACCACAAGAGGATAATCTTCGAGACTCGCCCACGAACATTCAACTGCACTATATTTTCCGAGCTTAAGGACAAGACAATATCAGACGACACTCCGGTATATTACGAAAAGACTATTCCTGAGGTGTACGAATACGAAACAACTTCTCATGCTACGATGATATTTTGGATTGCATGGAGTTTTCTAATGGCAGGCGCGGTGTTCGCCTTTGTTGCATATGAAAACGACTGGCTAGAAGATTCCGACAAAAAAGAAAAGAAAAGCTGTTGCGGAAATAGTGATAATGTGATATACTATTCGCCGAACACGAGGAAAAGGACATTCAGAAGTTCATTCCGAAATTATTGAGGAACAAGTAAAATGAAAAAGAATACAAAGAACATGGCGACTTTCCGCAAGGATACCGTAAAGGTTACTCACGGAAAGACTACGATGAAGTTCAGCCGCCGTAAGAGCGGAATCAGCGTAAAGGCGAAGTCTGGCGATTTTTCGTACACTTCGTTGTGGAAGCATGGTGATGTCAAATCGACCACCACTGAGCATTCGCATTCGCGTGGAGAGGACTGGACTGTTGTAATCTCGAACCAGTCCGTTCCGATGGCAACACTCGGATTTGGAACTCGCAGCGACGCTCGCGACTTTTCAAGGAATTTCAAGTCAAAGTTCGATATCGCTTAACAAACCAAGAAACAGTAAAAGGAAAAAAGAAATGGCTAAGACAAAGACTAACGGACGTACAAAGGACAGTTTCCGCAAGGAGGCGCGTTTTCCCTACTCCGTAAATTCACGCAAGAGCTTCATGAGCGGCCTTGGTATGCCTACCGTCGCGACTCTCGTAGGCGACGATGGGTTCAGGGTTGTGAAGCGCATTTCGCCTGACAGCGTTCCAATGAACTTCCTTCCTGTCGCCGTTGGCGCGGCGGCTGTGCGCAAGGTCGTGTTCAAGGGGGACGAGACAATCGTAATCTTCGACGGCGGAGAGAAGGTTTCCGTCGTTCGCTCGGAGAACGACAAGTACGACGAGGCGACTGCGGTTGCATGGGCTATTCTCAAGTTCAGCTTCGGCAAGAACTTCAACCGTCAGATTCACAAGATTATTGAGAAGGTTGGCGTTTACGCAGACAAGCTCCATGCCGCAAAGGGTAAGGACGACTGCAAGGACTGCAAGGTCGTGAAGGCTTCTCTCACCGCGAAGTCGAAGACTCGCAGGCGTACCGCCAAGAAGACCTCCAAGTAATCGAGAACTGAATTTCTTGGTATGTATTGGCCGGCATTTTGCCGGCCTTTTTTATTATTGCGGAAATTCGGATAATATGGTATACTTTACGGCATGGAAAAGTTCAGAGTAATAAGCGACCTTCACATAGACTACAACTACGACTACCCACTGTCGCTGAAAAAGGACGGAGTGTTCACTTTGATTGCGGGCGATATAAGCGGAGAGAGAAAACTCGTGTCCGTGGAATCGTCAAACGTTCTTGTTCAGCCGAGAATAGAGTCTGACGGGGAAATCATGGAGCATTTCGAGACCGGTTCTATGAAAATCACTTACAAGACGGAAGATGGCAAGAATGTTGGCCATTGGGTGGATTCGGATGGAAAGAGGGTATCTCTTCTGAACCTCGGCATCCGCATAAGGAACCTAGACATGGCAAAAAACGGAGATACCATAACAATAACACGTTCATCTTCGTCAGATTGGATTAGGAACAATATATCCAAGGGAATTTTCATAGCCGGAAACCACATAGTATACAATCGCGACGGTAAAACCATAGAGGAGCTTAAGGAGGATTACCACAAGGAGTTTCCTGAAAGCGGCGACATATCGTTTCTCGACCAATCGGTTGGTGTCATGTCGAAAGAGGTTGATGGCATACTGTTCGTATGTTCAACTCTTTATACGAACTATGAGTTTCCGATAGATTATCCTCTGTCCAAGGGCGATTCTTTCAAGGCGTTAAACATGCGTATGGCAACGCCAAAGATGTCTGGCGGTGGCATGAACGACTTCAACTTCGGAAAAACCAGAGAAGGCACCTACAAGCGCGAACCATGGGATGATTCGGACAAGTTCTACCTTACACCTGAAAATTACCTGAGGTTTTTCGAACGGACGTTTTCCGAGATAAAGAGAATCGTTGAAGAGAATCCGTCGAAAGACATCGTTGTGATGACGCATCACTGCCCAAGCTCCAAGTGCATAAGCGATGAATACGTTAACGACTCCATGAACGCCTCTTACGTGTCGGAGCTTGACGATTTCATAATATCTCATCCACAGATAAAATGCTGGGTCTGCGGCCATGTTCACCACAGAAGCAGCTTCAAGATTGGAAACTGCTTATGTGTCATGAATCCGCTTGGATATTGCAAACATGGGCAATACAAGAAGAACGGAGGGGATTGGTCTCCAAACGTGTTCGTTAACACGAAGACGTGGGAGGTAGAAAAGGAAGACTATTCGAATCCCGACTGGGATGCCTCGTTAAAGAGGCATGAAGACCTTATGATGAAATATGCTGGTTTCTTCTTCTAAAATTTTTACGAAAAAGTGTTGCGCCGTTTATGTTTCTGTGGTATAATAGGCGGCGTTTGAGTGAAACAGAAAACAAAAGGAAAACATGAGCAAGAAGACTGAGACTAAACAAAAGACAAACGTCACATCGAAGAAGTCCTCTAAGGTGCCAAAAATTCCGAAGGAAGCCAAGGAATCGGCAAAGACCACGAAAGCTAAGGGGACAAAGCTGAACGACGGAAAATGCTGCACTTGTGCATCTTTCACAAACCATCCAGGCCGATGCAAGGCGAGCGGAGAATACAAGGCTCGCAAGACGGATGGATGCAAGAAGTACCGCCATCGCTGATGTTCTTTCAAAAACAACAAAAAACTTAATTCAAACACAAAAAAAAGGAAACAATTATGTCATTCGCTAACGCAATGCAGAAGACCCTCAACAACGAAATCTCCATCACCGAGAACGGAGCGATTGGATATGCATCCGCAGGTTCGGAGATTCTTACCATGAATTTCATGCTGTCCTCTCTCCGAAACGAGACGGATTCGTCCATCGCTGAAAGGTTTGCGAAGGTGTACTTCGAAGACCCGAGCCTTGCCGTCAAGTTCCTGTTTTTCATCGGCGACATTCGTGGCGGATGTGGAGAGCGTCGCACGTTCCGCGTCTGCATGGACTGGCTTGTCTCGAACAAGAACGATATCGCAAAGAAGGTCATTCGTCTCGTACCGGAATACACCCGTTGGGACAACCTTGTCATGCTTATCGACTCGAAGCTTCGCAACGATGTCATCGAAATTGTCGCCGGACAGCTCTCCGATGACGTTGAGAAGATGCGCGAGGGCAAGTCCGTTTCGCTTCTTGCGAAGTGGATGCCGTCCGAGAACACATCTTCCGAGAGCACGAAGTCTCTTGCCCGTAGGTGGATTACAGCCCTTGAGGTGTCTCCTCGCAAGTATCGCAAGACCCTCTCGGCGTTGCGCAAGTACATCGACGTTGTTGAAGTGAAGATGTCCGCAAAGAACTTCTCCGAAATCGACTACGAGCACGTTCCGTCACGCGCAAACCTGCTCTACAAGGATGCATTCAAGAAGCATGATGAAGCTCGTCGCAATGCTTACCTTGATTCCGTAAAGAGCGGCGAGGCGAAAATCAACGCTTCCGAGGCCGTATTCCCGCACGACATTCTCCACAAGCTCTACTCGCAAGCGAAGAGCAGCTGGGGCTATGGCAACAGAAAGTGTCAGATTCCGGACGACCCGACTGTCGAGGCGATGTGGAACGCCATGCCGAACAAGCTGAAGGACTCCGACGGAGGCGTAATGTGCGTCGTTGACTCAAGCGGTTCGATGACCTCCACAATCGGAGGCACGAACGTCAGCGCATGGGAAGTCGCACACGCGCTTGGCTTCTACTTTGCGCAGCACTGCAACGGCGAGTTCAAGGACAAGTACATCACGTTCTCGTCAAAGCCATCGTTCGTTGACATGACGAACTGCAAGTCCCTCAAGGACCGCTTGCAGCTTGCCTTTGCGAAGTCGCTGTACGACAACACGGATATCGAGGCCGTTTTCGACCTTATCCTCAAGACTGCCGTGGACAACCACATGTCGCAGAACGAGATTCCTTCGACGGTTCTCATCTTCAGCGATTGCGAGTTCGACGCTCAGTGCTACGCACCTTCGATTGGCGACGGATATTACGGACGCGGCAATTGGGATGCTAAGGGCAAGACCTTGTTTGACGGCATTTCTCGCAAGTTCGAGGCCAACGGCTATGTAATGCCGAAGCTTGTCTTCTGGAACCTTAACAGCCGCACCGGCACCGTGCCGTTGCAGCAGTCCAAGTCCGGCGTTGCCCTCATCTCGGGCTTCAGCTCCAACAACGTGGATATGGTTATGTCGAACGAACTCGACCCCCATGCAATTCTCGTCAAGAAGCTGAACTCGGCTCGATACGAGCCTGTGGCGGAGGCACTTGCCGGTTGATAGAACGCATAGGCCATAGAGCCGCACAGAAATCTCAGCAGTTGAAAACTTGCTGAGATTTTTTGTTGCGAACTGTCAAGTTTTGTGCTATAATAGGCGGCATCAAATCACAAAGGAGTAATCATGCAGTATTCTAACAATGGCATTAACTATAGGGTGGTGGACGGTGGAACCAAAATCATTTCCAATCTTCCTCCGAAAGTCTACACAATCAACTTCAGCCAGATGTTCGGCACCTGGCTCTCTGAGCGAAAGGAGCTTGTGACTGGGAATTTCAAGATTTACGGAAATACTCCGCGTCGTGTGGAGAAGATTTTCAAGACGTTCGATAATCGCTCGAAGAACCTTGGAATTCTTTTGAGCGGAGACAAGGGCATGGGAAAGAGCGTCTTTATGCGGTATACCGCTGAGAAGGCAATCGAGCGTGGTCTGCCGGTCATCGTTGTTTCGGGTGACATTCCGGGTCTTGCCGATTTTCTCGGAAAAATCGACCAGGAGTGCGTCGTCCTCTTCGACGAGTTTGAGAAGAATTTTCTCAAGGACGGTATGCACGACGGAGACGAGCAGGGCGGTCAGACTCAGTTCCTTTCTCTCTTTGACGGAACCGACAGCGGAAAGAAGCTGTTCATGGTGGCAATCAACAGCTGCCACAAGCTTTCGGAGTTCTTCATCAACCGCCCAGGCCGCTTCTACTACCACTTCAAGTTCAACTATCTTGCAGAGGAAGAGGTTCGCGAGTATGCTATCGACAATCTCAAGAATGGAGGCGACGACATTGAGAAGCTCGTTCTCATCGCGAAGTTTCACGACATCAACTACGACATTCTCGCGGCAATCGTTAACGAGCTTAACAATGGTTATTCACTGAAGGAGTCCGTGAACGACCTTAACATCGATATTTCCGAGGAGCGCAAGTGCTATGACATCAAGACCGTAATCGACGGAATCGAGCTTACCGCCAATGCGCAGTGGATTTGTGTCGATGACGACGATGATGTTGAGTATCTGACTTGCGAGGGTTCGAACCACCCGAACATCGAGGTGTGCTTCGACATGACGCAGGGGCGCATAGACCGCGGCACCGGAAATCTCATCATCAACGAGAACGGAATTCGCTGGACTTCCCTTGAGAGGCCGTTTGGACGCTACACCAAGGAGGACGCCCGTTCGGAGGACGAGAGCCGCAAGCCGAAGGTTACGAAGCTCGTGCTTACCCCGCACACGTGGTCCAGCAACGGAATGTACGGAAACCTTTTCTTCTGATAGGAGGAAAACAACATGGCATTGGATGCAACTTTCGAGAGGGTGGAGAAGGTATTTCCCCACCCTGGAGCAGACAAGCTCGACATAGCTATCGTGTCAGGCTATCAAGTCATTTGCGGAAAGGGCGAGATTTCCGAAGGCGAGGTGGTATTTTACATTCGCGATGACGCAAAGCTGCTTGAGTATGACAGCGTTAAGGGACTGTCAGACACTTCCGGCTACGAGTGGAAATATCCATGGCAGGAGCCTTTAATCAAGTATCTCGGAGGAGGCGGTCGCGTCAAGACAATCAAGCTTCGCGGAGAGTATTCGTCTGGCATTATCGTACCTCTGACAAAGCTCTACGCGAGGTTTAAGCAGGATAGCGGAAAAGACTGGAAAAAGGATGACGAGATTCTTCGTTCCGAGTTCCCAGGCTCTCTGTTGCAGGGGAAGTACGGTGTTGGACACTGGACTGCGCCTCTTCCGAAGATGGGGAACATTGAGGCGCGTGGAGGACTTCCAGCCGGAATCCCCAAGTCCGACGAGGAGAACTACCAGAACATCAGGCCGCAGGAGCTTCCATTCGGGGTCGAGGTTCTGCTTACGAAGAAGCTCGATGGAGCGTCCACTACCATAATCTGCCTGCCGAATGGCGATTACCACGTATGCTCCCGTTCTAACGACCTGAACGTAAGCTGTGATAACATTTGGAACAGGTGCGCCAAAAAGGTCATTCCATTGGGACTTGCATGGGCTAAGGCCAACAACAAGTGCATTGCTCTTCGTGGAGAGTGCGTAGCTCCCAATTTGCAGAAGTTCTCTTTCAACAAGGACAAAGACGTTCCGGAGCCTACATTCAACCTATATGGGGTGATGTTCCCAGACGCATCCGATTTTGCGGAGAAGAATGGAGTATATGGAACGCCTTACCATTTTCTTGAAATCAACAAGCAAATCAAAGAGCTTTGTGGAGAGGAGATAAAAACCGTTCCAATTCTCGGCACGGCAATCCTCACGAAGGAACTTCTCGAAGAGTATCGCGACAAGCCTCTCGATTTCGGAGAAGGCATTGTAATCAACGCTCCGATACACAAGAACGTCATTACGGAGACGCTTGAGAACGGAGGAACGTACACTAGGGAGATTAACACCTGCATCCACTTCAAGTGCAAGTCTCTCGCATACCTTGAGGCTCTTTCGAAAAAGTCTTAAAATAAACAGTTGCGATAAAACCATTGGTGTGGTATAATTGCAGCCATCAAAGGACAAAAAAGAAAATGGGAATCAAACTTCTATTCTGTATTCTGGTATTCACCCTTGCATGTGGATTCGTATGGTTCACGGCTCAGGTCGTATATCTAGGAACACGCGAATTTTTCAGTAGAAAAAAGCAATGCTCCACTACTGAGGAAACAACCAAAAACAACAAAAACAAGAAAACAAACAACTAAAAGGAAAACTAAAATGGGTAAGTATCTATTCATGATGGGCGTTTGCGCCGTCGCAGTTCTGATTCTGTTCTTGCAGATGTTTCACTGCAACAACGTTGACAAGATTCAGATTATTCAGAATGTCAACGGAAGTATCGAGATTCGCAGGGATGGCGGATGGTATCCGAGGTTCTTCCCTCGCATCTGGGAGTATCCAAAGGCGTCTGTCGATATCTGTTCCGAAGCGGACCGCGACGCAATCGTGATGCAGTTTTCTAACAAGACTACTGCTCGTCTCAACTGTCAGATTGGTTATCGAATCGACTCCACCAATGACGAGACGGTTATTCGCCTCCACCAGCAGGTTGAGGGTTCGGACGAGAAGATTTGGCAGAAGGTTCGAACGAGCTTGCAGACCGTGGCGCAGTGTGTCGCTTCTCAGTACACGCCTTCGGAGTCGGTCGAGAAGTTTCCAGAATTCGCAAAGAAGATTCACGATGCAATCATTCACGAGGCCGAGCTTCTAAAGGATGGTATCGACGTTGTTAGCTTTACCTGTGCGGGTCTTCCTAAGTACGACAAGGAGACTGAGGCACAGTTCTCCAAGCAGAAGGATGCTGATTTGGCAAAGCGTCTCGCGGAAGCGGAGAAGGTCAAGCTCGAAGCGGAGAAGCTGAAGGTCGAGGCAAATTACCAGATGCAGATTGCCGAGCAGAAGGGTCAGGCCGAGGCTCAGATGGCGAAGGACGTTCAGTCCAAGGAGCGCGAGAAGAAGATGGCTGAGATTGAGGCTGCTAAGGCTGTCGAGGTCGCCAAGCTTGAGAAGGAGAAGGCCGTCATCGAGGTCGAGCGTCAGAAGGAGGTTGCAAAGGTCGAGGCTGAGAAGCTCTTTGTGGTCGCAGAGGTTCAGAAGAGAACCGAGGCTGAGAATCTCGAAGCAATCAAGCTTCAGGCTGAGCAGAAGGTTGCGACCGCAGAGGCCAAGAAGAAGGAAATCGAGCTGTCCGGTGCAATCACCGAGCAGGAGCGCGTAAAGCTTGAAATCGAGAAGGAGACGAAGATTGGCGTGGCTAAGGCTTATGCTGAGGGTATCGGCAAGCTCAAGCTCCCGACGGTCATGGCATCCGGAAACGGTTCGAGCGGAGCAGAGAGTGCGCTGAACACCTTCTTCCAGCTCAAGAATGCGGCTATTGCACTTGAACTTATCGGTGAGGATTCCGTAAAGTCGCCAGAAGCTGCCGTCACACCCGCTCCAGAGGTGACACCTGCGCCAAAGAAGGCTACGGTTCAGAAGAGGGTCAAGTAAGAACAGTACAAAGCTGGAGCATGGAAAAGGACACGGATAAGCCGTGTCCTTTTATCTTTATTTGGCGAAATACACTAAATAGTATTAACATCATTTTTTACTATTAGAGATATGGAAAACCGTATAACCGCCGTTAACGAATGGGTTGTTGACGACAATATAGAGAGAATAAAGGAAGAGATGCGCTCTCATGGATATGACTATGACGACATAGATTCAGACCCTGAAGGGGGTTACATTGTTTTCAACAGCGAATATGGAACATTTCCTTCAGGAGGATTCAGCTCTTGGGAGGATGTACAGAATTGGCTTGACGAAGTTGTATTTGATGAGTCCACCAAGACTAATATTCAGGAAAGTATGGCTGGATATGTGATATCGGACAGAAACGGAAACGTTATATCGTTCAAGAACGGCCACAGAAGCTTTGCTCCGCTCGGTGACAATGCTGTAGTATATCTAAACCCAGACGCTGCAAACAACGCGCTGTACATATTTTCAAACCACTGCGGCGTACAGGGTCTAAGCATAAAGCAGGTAGATTCGTATGGAAATCTTCTTGAGTGCGTGTCCGAGTCGTCAGGAGAATCCACGGATGACGATAGCTCCGATTCCAGCCTAAAGCAGGCTGTCAACTACAACAAGGACAAGTTTCTCCAGAAGACAGGCGGAAAGGCGACGCTAAAGGGTGGAGTAAAGGATGGAATCAAGCACGGTATAAAGGTCGGCCAGAAATTTGCTGCAAAAAAGGCCGGTGCTAAAGTTGTTGCGAAGGCAGCTACCAAAGCCGCAACGAAGGCGGCGGCAAAGGCAGTTGGCAAGACCGTTTTGAAGAAAGTGCCATTTGTCAGTCTTGGGGTTGGAGCAAAATATGCCTTTGACAGAGCACGAAAGGGAGATTTTCTAGGCTCGGTGGGCGAGCTTGGTTCCGGGATAGCTGGATGCATCCCAGGGGCTGGCACTGCGGTTTCATTGGGTATAGATGCAGCTCTTGCCGCGAAGGATGTAAAGGATGCCGTAGACGACGAGAAGAAGGTTGCCGCTGCAAGCGAAAAATCGAATGGCGTTTCTGAGAATTTCGATGGCGCGGAAACAGAGGAATATCCAATTCCATGTGACGGATTGGCAAAGCGCAAGACAATACGGGCGGCGCAGAATTACATATACGACAACATACTTCCAGTGATAAAGGGACTTTTCAAGGACGTATACTGGGAGCCGATACATCGAGTATTCGAAATTCTTTCATCCGAAATGGGCATGAACGTGAACTTCGGTGCGAGAAACGATAGCTACTACCAGCATGGGTATTCCCTTGACGGAAAATCCAAGGCATGGCAGTTTGATGCAAAGTATAGAAATAACTTTGGAAAGAATATCAAGCTGAACGGACAGATAATTGCGCATGCGGCTGGCACCGTTGAAGACCCGATGTGCAGATATGACCTAACATTCCAGTTGTTCTAACGCAATTTGGGGTAACGAAGAGGGGTGCATCACTTGCACCCCTTTTCTCTTGAATAAATCCTGAAGCCTATCACACCGGCCGGTTCCAGTTCACCGAGATATCCAACAGGATACGAGAAAAACATTTTCCATCTCCTGCAAAGCTCTATCCGTTTCCTGTTTCGCATTCCAAGACCAACGAGATAGTTTTTGTCAACGAAATCGACGGCTTCAAACTTGTCACTGAACTTCTTTACGTATAGAGTCTCGACATGGTTTCCGCCTATGTCGTATCTGTCGCATTTCAGGTATGTCATTCTTCCTTGAGGTATTGTTCTATACTGAAAACATCTGCGTCAGTAAGACCAACATCGAAATCAGTCCTAAAAAAGTTTTCTCCGAACCGTTCGAGAAGCTGATTTCCCTGGTCGTCTATTATGGCAAAGTCGCTCCATGCCCACATGTTTTCCCTTAGCCATTCGATGATGTCAACGTATTTTCGGTATCCGTGATTTCTCTTCATCGGAACTTCGAACTCATAGTCTTTGAAAAGCTGTTTTGCGATTGGGAATAAGCTTTTGGTTTCTATTCCATCATGAACCCACACGCCATCTTTTATTCCGCGCCAGTTGGTAGACCACACGAGCTTGGCGCCTGTGCTGTCGAGAAGTCGTTTAGCCCTTTCGACATTTTCCATGTTGAGAGAATAGTTTCGGGTGAGATAGCTAGTATCTCGTGTCGTAAGAACACCGTCTATGTCGAGAAACACAATTTTGTTCATGCGTCTCTCCCGTTTTTCACGTTGTCTTCCATCTCCTTCGAATGCGAATATGCGACAGTGCTTTCCGCTAATAACCTGATGACGACATCGGATGGAGTATGACCGTCCCATGCTGGTGCCTGTTCAAGAGTCTTGATGTTCTCGAAGAAATCCCAGTACTTGTCGTTTATGTGGTATGTTACCGTTTTGCCTATGCATGGTAGGTCTATTCCGCATATGAAATAACCATCATATGAAGTGCCATCGTTGTGTTTTCTACTTTTCCATGCGGTGTTGCAGTATGGGTAGGTGTTGGCAAGAAGGGCAAACAGTGCAGTTCTGTGTTCGTACAGTTCGTTGAACGTGTGATATCCATCTGACAGTTCTCCAATTTGGATTTCGGCCTCTTTTCGAGAGTCCGTTTCAGGATTCATCACGCCGTCCTTCTTCAGTATGTCTGCTATTCCGTCACAAACTATTTCCCAAATCTTGTCATGTTCGATGAGTCCTCCAATCGAAGCATAGCAAAAGATGTCCATAAGGTACATCTTAAGTCGTTCGTTTTCGCTTTTAAGCGATTCAATCTCTTTCTGTGGCGTATCCATTTTGAGTATTTACCGATTCTATTATGAACTTGACAGCTTCGGTGTCTGCAAACAGAGGGTTTCCGTTACAGTCGAAAATCCATCCATGCCAAGTGTTGTTTTCGTCAGGTATCGCGCCGAACCTCCACGGAAGACCGAAGGGGTTATCGCCTTCGCGCTTTTTCTGAGCGTTCTTGAAGTCTATTGTTTCGCCCATTGTGACTCTCCAATATGTAATCCTTTATCCTAGACAATGACATTTTGAGAACCTCGACGTTCGGATTTTTGTAGTCGAGGTTCATCTCCATGAACATTATCTCCTTTTTTGCTTCTTTGTAGGTCATCTTAGACTATGAGGTTTGTCGGTCCGCTGGATACCAACGATATACCGCTTATCTCGGAGCGGTATGACGTTACAAGCTCTTTTTGAAGCTCGTCCTCGTTTAGCTGAAACAGAACGAAATCGTCTTTGATTTCCAAATCGTCCTGCTTCTTTATCGAGAATGGGCATAGAGGGACAAGAGCCACAGAAGCTTCTCCGCTTATGGTCATCGCCATGGACAGCTTCCTCACGCTCTTTAGCTTAATCTTACCGTCTATTGACGAAGCTTGACTAGACAGACCAAGCAAATACTCTCCACTAATAGTCCTTATCAATTTTACTTTTTCGTTTTCCATAGTTTTTCCTTTCTCATGGCCATACCATGAAACAATCTCCATTTTCGAAGAGCTTGCAGGCGTGACCATTGAAATAGCTGCTGTTATGCGTATCGCAGAACCTTGAACATCCCCAAGCCTCCATTCCGTCAATCGTGGGAATCTGCGCGTTTACAACCCTGTGGCGGCATTTTGGACACTGCCACTCCGACATTCTGCTTTCATCCACTCTAGCTTCTCTGTCGCGCCTTTCCATTTCTTCTGCCGAGAGAATCTCTAACTTGAATCCGCTTTTTTGGATGTTTTCTGAGACGCTATCTTCTATTTTCCTGAGTTCCTTCTTAGAAAACCACAGCGGACTGAAATCCTCTTCGTCTTCATCTTTGCCGTATGTCGGTGCAGTCACAGGTATTTCAGACAGTGAAAACCAGAACCTGTCGAAATTCCTAGAATATCCTAGTTCAAGGTTTCCTATTGACGAATCTGACAATTCTCTAAACTGCGGTATGTTCCGAACCATTTTTCTGAAATCGCATATCGCATTGTGAAGATTTGAATAAAATCTCTGCAATATGAACGGTTCTTCGTTAATCCCTTCGGATGTCACGTTGAGAACAAACATGCTCAATCCTCCGATTCTTCGCGCTTCTTCACATATCCGTGCTTTTCCATCATGCGCATGAACTCTTCAAAAATCTTCTGTGTCTTCTCCCAGCTTACAGAAACGTTGTTGTCATCGAACACGGCCATGAGTATGGCCTGAGGAGTGAGTGTGTATTTTGCGCACGGAAAAACCCTGAATTCCGTACATGTCTCCTTCAGAATCTTGATTGCAGTCTTCTCATCCTCTCCGACGATTCGAGCACCATCCTCGTCCACTATTTGGAGTATTTCCAGGTTTGGATATTCGTCAAGGTCTGTACCGCCAGGTATCGCTTTATATGCCGCGTCGATAATGTCGTCTATAAACGTATCATCGGTTATGGTCATTCGGAACTTTACGGTCTGATTGTTATTCCTGTTGTCGTAGTCGTTGGCGTCGGTGTTGTAGGTGGCCTCAAGCCATTCATGCTCTTTGTTTGTTGTCATGGTTATGTTTCCTCTAAATCTTCTTTTCGAACGGAAACAGCTTCGGACGTACAAGACCATACAGCGTGTTTGCGAAATCTCCGTCTGATTCGAGATACCAGTTGCACACCATGCGCTTTTCCCATTCGCTCATGTCGTTCTCGGCATTTAGTGCCTTCCACAGGCATTCTATCATGTTGTCCCCCATTGCGACCGTCTTGCTGTCGTCCGTCGAGCGAAGTACGACTATCGGCTGATTGTCTGGAAACTCCACACCCTTGAACGAATCTCCGAGAATGGACCTTCCGACATTTTCGCATCTGTCGAAAAACGTTATCTTTTTGTCTTCACTGTGTTCCATGGTTAAATTCTACAGAAGCTCCATTTGTACAAATGTCGGCTTCTCTCCTTCCTTAAAATCTTCTTTCCATTCATAAGACATCCATCCACGCATCATCTGAGACCTGTAGTAGTCGTTAATCCATCCACGAACTATCTGCCTGTGGCAAAACCAGTTGTCGGAGGGCTTTTCATAACATAGAAGACAGAACTCGTCAGAGCCTCCTGCAAGTGCCTTTAGCTCTTCCACGACTTCTGGAACGGAAAGCCCCTTTAAAACGGTATCGCTGTACTGCCCTATGTACCATGATTCAGATAGGTGGTTGTCGTGCCATTGTTTCCACCAAGTGTATTTTGGTGCGAGTTTCTTATATTCCGGCCTTCCGCTTTCCCTCCATCCGCTGGGGGGTTTCCCGGCTATTGAAATTTTCGGAAGTTCGTTCGGAAGCTTTCTGTTTCCGAAATAGCTAGTCCATATTCTCATGCTCGTCCTTCAATTTGGATTCCGGCAGTATTCCGCTGCTCTTGAGTTTGTGTATCATCTGCTCTTTGCGCTTACGTTCTTCTTCTCCAACAATCCGTTCGGCATCCTCCGCAGGTATGCTTTTCATCCTGCCTATCGTTATCGTGTTTCCGTCTCTCTGTGCGGCGAACGGAGTAAGTCCCTTTGTAGGAATGGCATTAAGCCTGTCGATTAGAGATGAAAACGCTCCGTTTGGGTTTTTCGCAGTATCTACGGTATGCAGTGCCTCGCCCTTCGTCTGTATGAACGGCTTCGCTTCTGGAATCTTCATTTCCGAAGGAGGGGTGTCCGGCGAAAACGGAGTGAAAAATCCTTCTGTGGAATTGCTTCCGAATGGTGATTGTATGTTCATCTGTCCAAAACGTATGTTTGCGAATCTCTGTTGAAGACTATGTTTCTGATTGCAACAAGCTCGTATTTGTCCGAAAGCTGGTGCATCTCCTCATCTGGAACCTCATATATACAAAGACGCGCATAGCATCCGACTATGGACGATAGTGAGTTGTGTACCTTCGAAACAATATCGAATTTTCCGCGTTCTGTATTGTATTCGTTAAACACCGCTAGGAAATCTCCGAGTCGCTTGAATGGAATCGTAACTTGAATATTGTAGGGTTTGCAGTTGAATTCGCCTTTTGGAGTTTCATCGCATTGAAACTCGACCATTGACGTAAATCCTCCATGAATTCCGTCTGAAACTACGTCAATATTTCTTACAAGCGCATTTTGGTATATGTACTTGCCAACCTTCTCGTTTTTTAGAAATTCGTATTTTGTCATATGTCCTTTTCTTCCTCAAGCCTCAATGCGAGTGCAGACTGAAGACGCTTCAGGCTTTCAGATGCATCAACCTTATCCATATTTTCCTTCAAGACCGAGATTGCGGCTTTCTCCACGGAGAGGGCATATTCGAGGACTTCGACCGTTAGGTCTGGATACATGTTTCCTTCCTTGATAAGCTCAATCATGCGCTCTATTCTAACGAAATCGTCACGTTCGCTGTAAGTCTTTTTGCTATACAGGTAGTCTAGCACGACTTCAAGAGTTGGCTGTATGTTCCTAGCCACAGAATGCTGCATGAAGTGCGCAAGATGCGGTTCAAGCTCTTTTCTGTCATGGAGGTCAACTACACGCTTGTTGTCCTCTTCCTCGCCGGTCAGCGGATTTGGGGTTGTGTCTATTACTCCGCTCTTCTCCATCGTGCCGAGAATTGAGCTGTATTCGCTGTTTTTCGTTTCCATCGGTTCTCCTTTAGGTCTTTGATACGCCAACTATGATATCAAATAGATGGCGGTATGTCAATGGTTTTTCTTCTGTACAATGACCCAAGGGCGGTGTTTATCTGAGCCGCAGCATTTTCGTAGTCGGAAGGGGTTTTGCAGTATGTCCACACTACGGACGACCGTATATCCGACTTAAGCGGTATGACATCTCCATCTTTGTAGCCGCTGAGGTCCAATATTTCAAAATATATGTAGAAGCCTTTGTTTTGACCGCTGCTTCCCCCAGGTTCGACACATTCGTCGTACTCTTCTTCGTATTCTAGGTGCGCCTTTTTGCGCCCACGTCCGCGAAATTCTACGATTCTAACTCCGAGAAGGCTCCCGCCGATATGCTTTGGCTTGTATTTCACGAGCTTTAGGAAATCGGTTATGCTAACTTTCGTCTTCATTCTTTCTCACAATCTTCCAGTTGTGGCGTTTAGCTATCTTAGCGGCTTTTTCTGAATCCATCTTTGACAAAATCCAGTTTATTCGCATCCATTCCCCCATGGATGCGAATGAGCAAGAGTCGAATTCAACTATTGGATTCTCCTCTAAGTCGTTCGATGTATTTCCTGCGTTCGTTTTCATATATATCCTGCGTCATTTCGGGAAACGGGTTTCCGTCAATCCTTCTAACCGTTTCAGATACAGTTTTCCAATCATCCACAAAGCCGTTCGACCTGACGAAATATAGCACCAGCATATCGCGATATCGAACTGTGAAATGCACACAGAACGCGAATAGAATGAGCAGCAACATCACTCCGAAATATGACACTATCATAACGGCGTTTATCATCAGCAGTTGTCCAAGCTGTCTTTAAATTCTTTAAGTGCGAATGACGTTTCCTCAGAGAACGGTTCTGATTCCACGTCTCCGAACATGACACACTCCGTGGACAGAACGACGTTCGAGCTTCCGGAAACACCATATCCGATGATGTAGTTCCCGTCTGAATCCTCTCCATATATCGACCCTTCGAAGAAGTCATACAGGCTTTCTTCGCCATGTACGCAGTTTTCGATGTTGTTCCTAATGGAATTCACATATTCAAGTCTTGCATTTCTGTCCATTGTACGCCCTTTATTAGTCTCCTTTTGGAATATCGCTCTTTACGAACGGTTTTCTTCCAATCTGAAAATCTGTCCTTTTGAGCTATAGTCCTTGGTGTATTCCCTAGAGTCTATCACCCTGAGTTCCGCAGTCCATTCCGATGTAACGACTTCAACCTCTTCGAACCAGTCTGGGTGTTCATTGTGTTCGCGGTTGAATAGCTCCCTGTCGGTCCAGCGGTCACGGTTGGCCGTGTAGTATGTGGAAAGCTTCGCGTCTTTTTTAACGCGCCACTCCTTGTGGGATTCTATGTGATGGCCGACGAATGAGTCGAATTTAGAAAGCTCGTTTTTCGTTTCGTCGTTCCACATGGAAGCCGGAACTAGAACATAGTTTGTTCCGATTGTGTTTTCGTCACCCCTCCACCAAGACGTGAACTGCGGGAACCTTTTTCGTATTTCGTCAACGACGCGACCTTTTCTGTTGTTGATTTCCACTCGGATATAGTGCATGTCCTTGTAATCCTGAATTATTCCGTCAAGGTGGTCGCACAACTGTCGAATTTTCGAAACGCCAGCTCCTCCGTTCGCCTCCACGAACGCTATAACCTCATCAAAATTAACCTCTACCATTTCAGCATTCCTTTCGTCAGAAGCGTATGATTACGTCGTCATCATTGCAGTATCTGTATGTTTCAGCAATGTCGTCTTCGCATTTCTTTTCGGCATCTGCGGAGTTTCTGTACCACTGTCCAAGGAGAAACTGTCTTTCCCTCTCCCTGTCCTCTTTCACGGTGCAGATTGACTTGTTTGGCAGGTCTGGAAGCTGTTCTATGAATCCGAACGAATTCGGCTCATACCCCATGACGCATGCATCTGGATTCTGCGTCTTGAGGTAATCGATTAGCTTTCTCACGGTAAGCATTTTCGTTCTGCGGCTTTGGATGCTCTTTGAAATCATTTCAGGGTTCTTCCGACGGTTCTCCTTGATTTCGGTTTCTATCTCGCCGAGGGATTTACCCGAATACTTTTCGTTAATCTCCGAAACAGAATTCTCTCGAATCTGTTTCTGCTCGTTTTGCGAAAGGGACGAGAACCGTTCGTTCTCTTCGTTAAGCCTTTCTTTCTCAGTAGGGCCATCACATCCCATATCCACGAAATGCAGAGTGACTCCGGCCTCGTAGAACATCTGCTCCGTAAGTTCGATGCTGTCCTTCCACCTATCCGGAATCGGGCATTTCGGAACGAAGACATTCGCGATTCCACTCTGTATTATGAGTGCTGCGCAATGTGAGCATGGCGGCATGACATTTATGTAGATTGAACATCCGTCGAGATTCTGCTTTGCAAACAGTATTGCGTTCTCCTCTGCATGGAGAACCATCTTGTATTTAAGCTCCCTGTTTTCGTAGCGATGCTCATGGTCTGCAACCCAACGTGCGAATCCGTTGTAGCCTGTAGATATTATGCGTCGATTTTCATCGACAATGACCGCTCCAATCTTACTGGAGGGGTCTTTGCTCCATGATGATATGAACTGCGCGAGTTCAATGAATCTTTTGTCCCAATTGTGTTCGCTCATTGTGGTATCTCCTTTTGCTCACCATTATACCACAAACATAGCTGTTTGGGAATGGCTAAAAACTTATTTTTATTCCTATTTCATAACCGACAACAGGTCTGCTCTTTCCGTCTTCGCCAACCTTTCGGCCAAAATCCCTGGTTGTGAAATATGGCTTGACCTTAGCGTCTCTGTATTTTTCGAAAATGTTCTTTTCCTTTTCGAAAATGTCGCCCTTTCCGTCGAAATAACCGTCAGGTAACGGCGGGTACAGCTTTTGCAATGCATCCTGGTCGTCATTTTTCAGAAGAGACCAGAAGGACAGGTCGTCCAGAGCGTCGGGATTTTGCCTTTTGTCGGTATTTTCTGAGTCCATGCAGCTATTTAGCAGGTGACTCTCCAAGGACCGTACATTGCAGGAAGTGCGCAGTGGCATATGCCACTACCACCATTTTTGACGTTGTTTGGGCAGTTTTCGCACGGGTCATATCCGTTTACCCAACCATTGTCCCTTTGAATCTGCTGTTTCGGCCACGTATATTCATAGTTGCCAGGCTTGTCGTCTTCGATGTCGATTATGATTCTCATAGCGATGTAAATTATACTACATATTTATCCCATTGGGAAGGACTAAATAGTAGCAACACAATTGCAATCAACAAATATGACACTAGAAGAACGCAGAAAGATATGCGAGGCATACGAATCCATGGGGAAGCCTGATTTTTCCATAGTTGTAAGCCGAGTATACGAAGATGAAAACGGAGAAGAGGTTGACCGTGAAGAGATTTTGAGAAAGAGCTTCGAATCCGCTTCAGAGGCAAATGCATATGTCAAGCGCGAATACGCTCCGCTTGAATGGGAGAGCGGTTGGTGCGTAACCGAACCACAGCAGAACACCGACGGAGGATATGATTTCTTGTTTATACAGACAACAGGATTCACATACGACCCAGATGCGGAAGACGATGATGGAACGAAAGTTGACGAGGGGCGTTTCGAGGGTGAAGAGATAGTGAGCGACTGGAACTAAGCGTTCATTATCAATTCTGATAAAAGAGGCTCGCGGAAACCGCGAGCCTTTGTTTATTTCAATCGAAGAGTTGTAAGTCGTTCCGTATCAGTAACGTACAGACGGTGTATGTTGTGTGAGTTGTTTCCGCCGTTTACTATGTTTCGCAATAGACAGCTTACACCTCTCACGGCGTTATCCTTGTCGTATTTTCCGCCTACGAAGTGCAATCCAACGGTCTTTCCTCCGTTTGGGGAATGTTCATACCATATGACATAGTGGTCTCCACTGTCGTTCCCATTCCAAAAGCTGTCATTGCGCCAATTCTCATATACGGCAACTCCGTTTCGTTCGACGTTCTGTATGTAGACATTTACATCGTATGTCTGATTCTGCGGTGATGCGCATCCGCATATCAGAGCAGCTGCGAATGCTGCTACGATAGCTACAGTAGTGATTCCATTCTTGTCTGTTTTCATATTATTCTGTATCCTTCTCTTGTCACTTCAACTTCTTTGGTGTGTTCGAAACCCTTTAATACGTATCTTCTGTACACTATGTTTATGGGCGACTCGGAAAATTTCCGAGACATTTTCAGGTAGAACTCGTCGTGCGGGTAGTCAATCCTGTCTATGAAGCTAGATTTTCTAAGCCGTAGAGAATCCTCCCACACCTTGCTTTTGCTGTTTGCGATGTGCATGAAGAGGTCTTCCTTTTTTACGAACAGAAGATTGAGTTTCTTTATGCTGTCTTTTGTAAGCTGATATTCATCCTCTATGTCCGCAAAAACCGCTATGAACACATAGTAGTCCGTCTCTCGGTTTTTGTCGGCAACCCAACCGACCTGAACGCGACCGCTTCTGTTGACGAACGACAGCTCGAATGACGGATATTCAAGAATCCTGTTGATATATCCCTTTATCTTAACCTTTTCATCCAGTTTGAATTTTCCATATACGACATCCACGCCCCTAAGCTGTTCATCCTTGTCGGATGTCCTTCGAAATTCGACACCAGACGCAAGTGCGGCTTTAGAGTAGAAATATTCGTCGAGAAAAGACGCTGCCGCTTTTTCTATCAGAATGTCCTTACTTCGCGTTGTCGTGTATTCGCCCATGTGTTTGCTAATCGTTTACGAATTCGTTCATGACGACCCTGGTCGAGATTTTCCTCTTTTCCTTAGCCGCGTTATATAGATATGCGACATAATCCTCTTTTTTGCTCCAGCATACCCATCCATCGTCGCCTGTCCTGTTGGAAAGGAACATTTGGTCGATTATCGTTGACAGGATTTCCGAATCCGGTATTTCTATCTCAACCTGCGTTTTGATTTTCATTGGAGGATTTTTCCTTGTCAAAAACACCGTACAGCTTGTATTTTTTGCTGAACCTAAACGCAATCCAATCTGGCTTCGGAGCAAACCACACGCCGACCGTCGTGCTTCCATCCGCATTCTCAGGCTTAAGCTCGGTAAGGCACATGTCGTTTATGAACCCATAGTCGATTCCCTCTTTTAGAAGCTGGTCTTTGCCACATGGTGCTTCTGCATTGAATTCGTCTATGTAGTCCCTGACCTTTAGAAGATGATTGAGGTTCTTGGCTTCGCATATCGTCTTCGTGAATGTCCCAAGGGCATATTCAGTCCATACGTTGAACGGAATGTCCAGCTTAAGCTCAAGTGTTTTATAGGGTTTGTCAACAACGTTTGCCGTATTGTCAACAGACGCCTTTTTTAAAAGGTTCGTCCAATAAGCCTCCGCACAATGCCCAACCATTGCCGCAAGTTTTCCTGGACTAAGATTAAGGTCTTTTCGTATGATGAAAACACGTCTCATTTAAATCTCCATTTTAATAGTGAAAAGGAATGTATTTAAAGCATGCATATTGGAATCCATATTTCCACGCCTCGTGCTGAGTTTCGAATACTCGAAGAACGACCGTGGATGTAGCATATTCGGTGGCGTTCAGTAGAAGGCACCATCTTCCGTCAATTCTCTTTCTCATGGTAAGACACATGACGCGCACCTATTCGAGACTCAGAATGTCGGCAAGTTCCGAACCATAGCATTTCACCTTGAAATTTCCGTTCAATCCGTCCTTCTCCACCTTTAGGGATGTCAGTATGAATCCTTTTGACAATACACGGTCAAGGACGTTTGACACGGCGAACGGTATTTTTGCGGAATCATCCACGATTATCTCGGTTTTGTACCTCTCAGGGTGGATTTCATAGTGCCTGTTCGTAAGGTTCCATGCACCGAACGCACCAGCCGTTATTAGAAACAGCACAGGCACACCTATGAGTACAGACTTTAAGACCATCATTACCCTTTCCATAATCTTTGCAACATCTCCCATGCAATCGCTCATTTCAAAGCCTTTCTGTAGCTTGCAACGGCGTTCGTGTATCGCTTCAGCTCGTTTGTGAGGGATGCGAATCTGCGTTCCACCTCATTGAACTTGTCTGCAAGCTTCTCCTTGAACTCTTTTCTGAGATACTCGTCTGTTTTCGTGTATTCGAACATTCTATATGAACCTTTTTTCTTCTTATAGAACGGACAGAGGTCAATGCAGGTCTTCCACTCAACCATGCACTCGCGGTCTGGATTGTCCATGCAGTGGCACCATGCGTATTTTCCCCAATCGTCGTACTCGAATTCGAAATGCTCGCAATCATACACCCTTCTATTGCGGGATTTCTTCTTTTTCTCCAAGCATTCGTCACTCATGTCAAATCATCTCCACGAAATCGTCTTCATCATCTGCATCTGCAAGAATTCCGCCTATCGCAATGAGTTTGCTGGAACAGGGGTTCTTGCCGTCGAACATGGCCTTGACACATGTATTTTCAAGCTCGTGTATGTAGAGTCCGTCCTCTACGGCTTCGTCGTTGTCGCTTGTCAACACGCATCTTACGAGCTTGCTGACGTTTCCGACGTGCATCTCCGCGCTTTTTGACCAGCCGTTTCCGTGCAGTTCGATGTGAATCGTCATGCTGTTGTAGTGTGGTGTGAAATACAACCCTATTTCATCTATAATTGCGTTATGGATGCTTTTCTGTTCTTTCATCGTGAAATCTCCACGGCGTTAGGCTTGATTACATCCGAATCATCGGAAAACTGCATTTTCAGCATTTCCGTTCCGGTCCAAAGCAGAAATACTGTCAGTATTGCCGCTACAAGCATTACGACGAGATTCTGTGGCGTTGGCATTTTCATGTTATTGTACCTTTCCTTTCTTGTCAAGAGAACCCACAACCAGCATGTTGATTGCATATACGACAGCGAGGACTATCGTCAAGAACCAGTATCCTTCGCAGAATGTGGAAATCAGGAATGTGCATACGTATGCGAATAGGCTTGCAAATCCCCAACTGCTCAGTATTGCCGAGTGGCGTATGCTTAGGTTCGCGTTTCCGTAGTGGTCTGACAGAATTGAAGGCAGCATGGCGAAGAAGCTTCCGTATGTCGCATTTATTATGATTATCGACAGAGGTATGAAGCTGTAGGCGAATATGGACGGGAAAATTATGGCTATTTCTATTCCGAGAATCACCATGAGCATGACGCTTCTCTTTTTCATGAAGTCGCTGAGAAGCGGGAACACGAGACGACCGGCTCCATTGAACAGACCACAGAGCATCATGACGACTATTATGACGCTTGAGGATAGGCTGATTTCCGCCAATATGCTTGCGCAAGAGCCTATAAGAATCAGCCCCATCGAAATGTTGAGAAACATGTACAGCCAAGACTTCCTCGCATAGCTGTCAGAGAAGAATTCGCTGTAGGAGAATTCATCTTTCTTGGACGGCTTGCGGAACTTTACGTACTTCGGCTTGCCTATCAGAATCGAGCCTGTTCCCATCATCACGGCGTACAGAGCCGCATACGCAAAGAAGATGTAGGTTATACCGAATATGGGAAGGAAATATCCGAACAGCATGGAGCACAGCGTAGAACCCAATCCGAAGCTGACGATTGACAACGCCGCCACAAGACCCTTGAACTTCCCCCTTCCGAACCAAAGTATGTTGTTCAGAACCGGACACACGTATCCTATGCCCTCGGCAACTCCGCAGAGAAAACCGAAGCCTATGTAGAGCATCCATATGCTGTGCATGACCATGCCAAGACCGCTCAGGCAAAGCCCAAGAAGCATGAGCGTGGTGGAAAGAACAGCCGCAATCTTTATCCTGTGCTCTATGAGCTTTCCGAACAGAGCGGCACCAAGACCAAGCCAGAATATGTTGAGGCAGAACGCGAACTGCACAACCTTGACGGAAACGCACAGCGCGGCGGCTATATGCGGAACGAAGAGGCTGAAAGCGTAGGTGAACCCTATCGCAAGGGTTATCAGCAGACAGGGTATGAGAGATTTCGAGAGTTTGTAGAAAAGTGCTTTGCTCATCTATCAATTCTCCACCTCAGCGTTATCCTCTTCGTAGAAAATGATTTCCGGACACGGTGCTTCGCTGGTATAGCAGTATGGGCATCCTCGCTCAGTGTTGTACGAATACCAATCCCAAGCCTCGGTTTCGCTGCAATCGTTCGCGTCCATGATGTCCTCCACCATCCGTTCGCGCTCGTACACGACCCGAAGAGTGTTCCTGCCATCTTCTTTGGAGAGTATGTAGCCGACCATACCCTTCGGATATGATAGGTTTTCGAGAATGATTGCTCCACAGTCGTTTTCGAGTCCGATTCTGTCAATCTCTGCGCGTTTCTCGCAATCTGTCAATCCTTCGGGGAAGAACGTTATGTCTTTCTCCGAATATTCCGTTTCCGTAAGGGCTGAAATAATCTTCATGGTTTTCTCTCTTGATGCCGTATAGTATATCACATCATCGCCATCATGTCAACCGTTTAAGTTGACGCTTTTCCTAAAACTCATGCACGGTCTTCCAATCGCTGTCGGGCGAGAAGCGAGAGAAGAATTCGCAAATCTTCATGTACTGTCTTCGACGGTCTTCGGATTTCATCATTCCAAGCTCGTCGCAGTATACTGTAATCCTCTTTTCCGGCACCATGTTGAGCAACGATGCGTCGGCAGTCTGGACTTTGAAGTCAACGTCCGTGAACAGTCCGAAGCCGTCGCCCTTTTTTGTGAAGTACGTGCATAGGATGCTGAACATGAAGTTCGAGGTAGTTCTGATATCCAAGTACCATCCCGGATATCCATGGCCGCTGCACGAATATATCGTTCGAACTCCAGGTATGTTGTTGAACACGTCGAGCATTGGAACGAGTTCCGCATCCACGTCTTTGGGATATGCGAACTTTCTGTGGTCTTTTCCCTTATACCATTTTTTGAGAACGTAGTTTTTCATGTTCTTCGTTTAATCCGTCTCTTTTGTCTCTTTGACTTTTTCCGCATGGCTTCTTCAATTTCATCGACGGTCATGGTAAAGTATTCAAGAGGAATCCAATAGGCGTCGTTTCCGCAGTCCTGGCTCCAGACTCCTATTCCGACCATGGGGTCGTTTACATCCTCGTCGAACCATATTCCGGTAATTTCCTCACGGCTTGTGATGTTCGTGCATAAGGGGGCGATTTCATATGCCTTTTCCTTCAGGCTTGACAGCGTTTTGAAGAACTTCAGCAGTCCATTTATCGTATAGCGTTTCGTTTTATCCATTTTTCTCTTCAGCCTCCTTTCGTTTTCTATCTTCCTCTTCCATCTTGGCAATGTCCCACAGCATTGTGGTATATCCAACCTGTTCGAGAAACGCCTTGGCATGCGCCTCGGCCTTAGTTAGCTGTTCGCCAACAAGAATCTTGTCCGCAAGCTCTTCGGGATACCAGTCCATCATGTTGAAGCTGTATCCCTCCGTGTTTCCAAGCATCTTTATCCTGAGTTTCTCTATCATCCGAAGCATGTAGAGTCCCCTCCGTTCGAAGCAAGCCATTTGGTGATTCGATATAGCGCGTATATTCCGAGAACGGCGAATATCAGCTTGAGCGGACATGTGAAAGCAATCACGAACAGCGAGCATGCGACTACAAAGACCGTGGCAGCTACCGCTGCCGTCATGGAGACGATTATCATTGCCACGAATTTGTCTAATCCATCTCCGTCCCACCACGACCTGATTATTGTGCAGTAGTCCGAGAACCCGTACTTGAACGAGTTTATCGCTTTTTCCATGTATGGCGAGGTCCATCGGTCATTCTTTTCCTTCTCAATCGTTTCACGGTATCCGTATTCCGATGCAATGCGCTCGTCGTCTCCATGCGCATTGACATCTCCAATGTTCATTATGCAGTCGAACATCCGCTTCATTTCGTCAGTGCATAGGGTCTCTCTTGAGCCTTGGTCGAACCTGTAGCTGAGTATCACATCAACCGCAACCCACACCCAATCGTTGTACGAATCGTCCGCGTCCTTGAAAGAGATTCCGATTGAAGGCTTGCCCTCTATTCCGCTGTTCGCCTCGCAGAACGTCCTGATGTTTGGGTGGTATTCGAGCTTGCACCTGTGGAGAACAAACACCTTTCCGTCTTTGTCCGTTTTGGGAAAACCTGTCGCCATCGTCTCGAAGTTGTTGTCGAGGAACATCTGAACGACGCGAATCTCCTCTTTGCATCCCCATTCGCTGTTGAGTCTGCCTGTATCGCATACCTTCCTGAACAAAAGCGGCATGAGATATGCCATCGATACCGGAAGGTATTTTCCGAAATTCTGATAATGCTTGGTGTTCAGCTTGTCGTGCTCTTCGTTCGTCCGTATTGTCATACAGTGGCCTTTGTCTTCAATGTTTTTCCGAATTCTTTCTTCATGAACTTTTCAAGCTCGTATTTCCAGTATGGAGGGTCTATTCCAAGGCTTTCAAGCTTCTCAAGGTCGAGTTTGGTTCTCGCCGGACGTTCTGCCTTGGTCTTGTACCAGCCTGAACTGCACGGAACGACAAGCCTTCTGAATCTTTCAGGACCTGCAATCCTCTGAATCGCCTGTGCAAACGAATACCACGAGGTAAACCCGCTGCAAGTGCAGTTGAGAACTCCGCCGACGAAAGTTTTTCGCCTCAGAAGCTTTGCTATGGCATATGACAGAAAATCCGCAGAGGTTGGGTTTCCCGACTGGTCGCAGACGACGCTTATCGGCTTTGAAAACTGGTCGCCTGTCGTGCCAAGCTCCATAATCTTGTGTACGAAACTGGGACCTCCGCTTCCAAACAGCCACGCGGTTCTGAGGATGAGGGCGTTCTTTCCGAGAACGGACATTATGGAGAGGTCTCCACAAAGCTTTGAGCTTCCATACACGTTCTTTGGAATCGAAACGTCATCTTCGCGATATCCGGCTGGGCGGTTTTGTAACAAAATATCTCCAGAGTGTACGTAATCCGTTGAGATGTGTATGAGCTTTGCCCCCGCTTTCTTGCAGGCCAATGCCACGTTGAAAGCTCCAAGGGCGTTAGTCTTGAAGGCTTCTTCGACTCTATCCTCGCATTTGTCAACGGCTGTCATAGCCGCGCAATTCACGACGACATCTGGACTTTCGTCGCATATGATTTCGAGCACTTCCGAATGTTTTCGTATGTCGCATTCCGAATGAAGAACCTTGACAAGCTCAAAGCTCTTCATCTTACCAAGACGACCGCAAAGAGACCGTCCGAGCATTCCTTCGCTCCCAAGCACCAATACCTTTTTCATCTTTTGTGTACCTTCTCCATGATTTCATCGTCAATCCATCCGTATTCACCGGCCAAATCGTCGAACGCCTTGCCATCCATTGCGTCAAAGCATTCCTGCACCAGACCTTCAAGCCTGAATGCGTCTCCTTTGTACCTTTCGAACACTTTCATCATGAATTTTTTCGATGCAGTCATGTATGTTCCTATTTTTCCTCTTTGAGGGATTCAAGCTCGGATTCAAGCTGCGCAATCCTGTTTTCGAGACGGTGTATACGCGCCCTCATCGTTCTGCATCGCGTTGCAAGCCGAAGCTGCTTTGATACGCTGAACAATCCATGGCACGATGAACCGCAACGTTCCGAAGGTTTAGAATCCCTATTCATTGTTTGACGCATATTATATCACATGAAACGCCGTAGCGCAACATTAAAACTTGACAAAAAAATAAGGCGCAGTAAAAATACTGCGCCCGTAGAGACTTTGGATGTAACTCCCTTAGTGCCTGAACTTGGAGTCCCATTCCGCATATTTCGAATTCCAGGGGGATTTGATTCCGCTGTTTGCCTCTCCTTGTCTCATGGCGGCTATGATTGGCATTTCGTCTATTTTGCCTATGGACTTGCGGCCTCTTGTGCGGTATGCCTGTAGCTGTCCTGCGTATAGCTCGGCCTCTCCGCTCTTTCCGGCAATGGTTTCCTCAATCCTGTTTAGTTCCTCTTCGAAAAGGGCATCAAGTTCCTCTTCCGTCGGACTTGCGCCGATTTTCATCGGGGCGTTCCTTACGGTCATGAAGTATGCAAGAGCGTTCTTGGCCGTCTCAAGGTCTCCAGAAGATATGTCTTCGTCCGTGAAGCTCTGCCTAGCCTCCGCGAAATTCTCGTTGGTTTCGCTTCCTTCATTCGAACAGCATCCATCATCGCAGGTTTTTCCAGTGCTTTCGTAGATGTTGCCATAGGCTTTTGATATGTTGAGGTATTCCGTGGTGGAAAGCATTCTCATTTTTGGTTGGTCTTTCGTGATATATCGTTGCGACTATTTAGTGATTTTGGGAGTTGACAGTTATTTTCCGATGTGCTATAATATGTGGGCAAACCCTAAATAGTTCCATCAACATCAAAGAGAACAAAAAATGACAGATTCCCACATCGAACGTAGGCAGATATCCGATGCATATCGCACAATATGCGAATCCAAGGAAAGCAGCAAGGCGTTCGACATCCCAACCATCACCAACTCGCTAAAGGCGGACCTTGAGGCCGGCAACATAACTTTGACAGACGCGGCAGAAGAGCTTTTTCGTGCAGGCTGGACAAACTTCGTTGACGTTAAGGCGACCGCAAGGATTCTCGGTGTCGAGGCTGACTCGGCAAACGTCGAGGAATCTTCCGTTGACGAGAGCGAAATCGAGGGCAAGCCAGAAGTATTTACGATAGAGGTCTACGACGAAGAGGGCGAGGAAGAGCATACTCCGATGAAGTACGCAAGGGAATATGACACTCTCGAAGACGCTCTTGAGGCCGCAAAGCTCGCCTACGAGGAGATGAAGGACATCGGTCCGGGAATAGTAGGAAGGGTGTTTGGGGGCGAATACCGCACGGAACAGGGAATTTTTGGAGAGCCTGTCGAGCTGTTCACGATACGCGACGGCAAGGTCTATGACATCACAGGAGATGAATATGGCGTGGACGAATCGGACAGCAAAGGCGAGAGCAGCGAACAGAAATCCGACGTGTCCAAGGAACAGGACGAGCTTCTCGGCATGATGTCGCCTGAGGTTCAGAAGAAGTCGTCCGAACAGAAGACCTGTGACTTCAAGGGGTGGAAGCCGATTGTCAGACGCATGAAACACGGATAACCGAGTTTTAAAACTTGACAAATGCTAAAGACCGTCGCTATGTCAGCGGCGGTCTTTTGTTTACGGTTTGTGCTCTTTTCTTTACATCAAACCCGATTATATTTACACTTTAGCCAAGTTTAATCTTGTACAGCTCGCATTTCATGTAGAAATTGTTGACAATCTGCATGTAATGTTTCGAGTTGCTGTTGAAGCATGCTCTGCCCATCGAATATCCACGGCCATCGTATCTGTTTCCGGAAGCCCTTCCGCAGTATGTGCAGTTGTCGCAGCATTTCGTGAAGCTTAGATGCCTTGCCCATTTTCTCCAACGCTTGCCCTTCAGTACGGAGTCTGGCAGTTCACGGGCATGCTTCTTCTGGTTCTTTCCGTAGTGCCTTGGAGTTCCGGTATGTCTGTGGGTCTTTACCATAAGATTGAAAATTTTCGGTTAATCGGTCGGATTATGGAAAAAAATTTGCATTTACCCCCTTAAGACTGAAAAATCTCAAAGGTCAAGGTCGGTGACATCCACTTCCTGAGCCTCTCCCCTGTCAACGCAACGCTGCATCATGAACATGTCGTGCGCTATGTCTTCGACGGATGGACGGGGACTCTTGAAGGGGTCAACGAACGGACGGGGACATCCTATAAGCCCTTCGTTCTTCCTTTTCCACTCTATTATCGTCTCAAGCCTCTTCACCCAGGTTAGGGACTTGTCGGCCATCAGGCTTTCGTAGAGGTCGATAAGCTCCTGAGGGCCTTTTTTTGAATATCTCACCGTCCCCTTCGCGTTCCTCATCGAAGGGGCTATCTTGTCCTCTGGAACAACATTGTCGTTTTCTTTACACATGTCAACATATCCTCAAGGTAAATCATACACGTCCGCTCATCTTCTCACGACGTTTCCCATCAGCGCGAAACCAGGTCGCTCGTTCACGGAGTTCGGGAAAAGCGAGGACTTGAGTTCGTCAAGGCATTCCCTGAGCGTATGGCCGTGCGCAACCCCCTCGCCAGTCTCCAGCTCGACGGCCTCCCAGGCGTTCCTTCCGTCAGGTGGCCAGTATCCGAGGTTGCGTATGCGGTATTTCCCTCCGAGGTACAGGTAAGACCCGTTCGATTCCCTCTCAAGACCTTCCTTTGCGTAGTTCATTCCTTTATTCCCTTACGGTAATCACAATCGTGTTGGTTTTCCCTTCGGGATTGCTCTCCACCTTGTGCTCGGTCCTCTTTACCATGCCAGTGGCAGCGTCAACCACAATCCTAATCGTGTTGGTACGCCCTCTCACTATATGGACACGGTTTCCCGCACAGTTCCTGAAACCGTCTTCAGTATAGGAGGGGGAGGAGGGATGTTCAATGGAGACACCACCACCTCCTTCGTATCCCTTCGAGATACAACGAGAGGAGGACGAAGACCCAACGTCCACAACCGTAGGTCTGCATTCGTGAAAAGGCGGAAACCAATCCGTAGAGACATTGGATGAAGCAGATAGGCAAGAGGCTTTTCCGCTCTCGGACCTGTGCCTGCTCGACGTGGAAAGAGAATTGGAGGAGAACACAAAGCCTATTGAAATCCAAGCCGCCGCTATGAAGAAGAGCAACAGGGAGGCGAACAAGGCGATTTTTTGGCCGCTTGTTGGGTTTGTTGGAGTTGTGGTTTTCATAAGTTTCCTTTTTTGATTTTTTAGGGGTGGTTTTTTGAAAATAAGGGGGTATAAGCGGGTTGCGGCAACCCGGTTGGGGAAAAGTGGGGCTAAATGTCACACTGTGTCATAAAGTTACACTTTATATAAGCGGGACCGTTCATGGCTTCGCCTGTATCTGACAAAGATACATTTTAATCCTGTTTTCATAAAATCTCCTTTTCGCTACGCGAGCCCGTTTTCGCCAAACCCGATTTTGCATCAGCGTTTGTCAGAGCCCGCTTTCGCCAAACCTTCCTTCACCTAATCGAAGTTGTCCCTAAACCATTCGTCTATCGCCTTCTTCATCGCCGCATCGTCCTTTCTTTTTGGAGGTGGGTTTGCACAAGTCCTGTTGCGCAAAGCACCTTTTTCTTTAACGCCTTCTATGCGGAAAGACCTCTGAATCGCAACAGCGGCCTTTTCCCATTCTTCGGTGGCTTGCATTGGGTTGAGCATGGGTTTTCCTCTCAAATCCTTCTTTTCCGCAACGCACCCCTTTCGTCACAGGGGCTTTCCCGAAATGCCGCCTTGTGCAAACCCTGGGTTTCCGGAACTGCGGATTTCGCAAAAACTGGATTTACCTATGGGTCTTGTCGGATAAGGCGGATATTCGGGGCAGTTCGCCACGGCATCTGGGTCATAGTCCATGCTTGCGTACTTCAGCAGGGCGAACCCTATGAACAGCGCAGAGCCAAGGCCAAGCAACAGCCAGCAGACGGCGTTCATGTGCGCGAACCTCCAAGAGTCTTTCGCGTTTCACGAAATCTGATGTTTGTCGTGGCAGGCATTTCGTATGTATCCTATTTCCCTTTTGCGCATCCATTATACCATAGATGGCCGTTTTCCCATAGGGTTTTAAACGCAGAGAAATTGGCGGAAACGCGAACATGGAGAAGTGGATTTGTCAAGAGGAAATTCGAAAAAAACTTTAAAAAATCCGACCACGGAGAAGTCTTTTTGTCAAGGGGGTATTTCAAAAAAAAAAAACAAAATCCTGTTTTCGGTGCGGCGTTCTGTGGGCATAAAAAATCCCAGCCGGAGGCTCATGGTGTCGCCGTCCGGCTGGATAAACCCCGCACCCGCAGGGTTTTAGGAGAAAATCCCTGTTATCCGATTATGTTCTTGAACCTCTGAAGCGCGTTCGAGAGAGGGGACTTCGGCTCGTCGGCCTTCTTGTCGCTCTCGTCGGCCTTCTCGTCGGCCTTGGCAGTCTTGGGTTCAAACGTGCGGGAAACGATTTCTCCGTCGCCGAGATTGTACTTGACGATGGCCTTTCCGTCTCCGTCCTGCTGAAAGGAGTAGGAGAAGGAGTAGCTTCCACCCTTCTTCTTGAGTTCCTTGAACTTCTCTCCGACCTCTCCGATGTAGGACTGGATGTTCTTGTCCAGCTCTTCGGTGTTTGCCATAGCCTTCCAATCGGACTTCGTGTTCCACTTCGACACGCAACCGTCGCAGTTCGCGTAGTTGCGGGGAGGGTTTGGCGGAGGGACGGGCTTGCGGTACGTCTTCACCGTCTTAGGCTCGTCGCAGATGATGACGAGGGCGTTGGGGTTGAGCAGTTGCGTGAGGTTGTCGTCCCTGCTGATGCCCTGAAGGATTCGCCACGAAACGATGTCGTAGTCTCCGTTCGTGCGGAGAATCTTCACGACAAGGTTCATGTCGGAGTGATGCGCGATGTTCTCGGCGATTTCCGCGTTGATGTCCTTCGCATCGTCGTCGAAGTCCATCGAGGACAGGAAAATCGAGTTTTCCTGAGCGAACTTCAGGTTGTCCGAACGAACCGTGGCGAACACGGAGAGGTCGTCGTCATAGCTGTAGTCGAGGTCGCGAAGCACGGGGATGTTTCCCGCGATTTCGTTCCAATGCGAAGATTGCTTCGCGAAGAACTGATTTAGTGTCATGTTATTGTTTTCCTTTGGTTGTTTTGGTAAATTATACTTGGGTCAGTAGTTGAAGGAATTGACCCTCTTGGGAGTGCCTGTCGAACATTCGTAGATTGTGGTCGTGTTTCCCCTGTTGACATAGACCGACGTTCCTGAAGAGGAAACGCTGTCAACATCGGTCGGAACGTAGATTCCGCCGAGCCGCTTTCCGCTGCTCTCGAAGACCGTCACGACTCCGGAGCCGGGCTTGTGTACCGCATATACTCCATTCACTCTGTCGATTGTCATTTCCTTTTCTCCTTTTTGTCCTTTGACGCCACATATTATACCACATCATGACGGAAAGCGCAACAGTAAAATGCAACAATCCTGTTGTTTCTCCGCGAGATACAAAACGGCCAAGCCGTCAGCGTTTGCCGACAGCAAGAATCTTGCGCATCATTTTTCCGAGCAGTGCTTCGGTCATGTGGTCTGCCGTGTGGGTAAGGGCTTCGTCGTCAGACTCTGGCGAGTTCCCTTCGAGGATTACGGAGTGTACCCCAGACAGTTTCAGAACCATTACGGTGGCATGGATGATTTCATGTACCAGAACCCCGAAATTCTGGGCGTTGAAGAAAAACCTCGGCATCCAAATCATTATGAAGTGACTGCCGTCTCCACGTTCGCACTCGACCGTCAGACCGTCCACGGAGGACAGCGAAACCGCATTTTCGTCGATTTTTTGGCGAAAATTGCGTTTTATGTAGGCTTTCATGGCCTTTGGAGAGCCTACATACAGCAAAGTGTCTATCTTATAGGGTACGTTTTCGACCCATACAGCTCCCTTGAAGGACGGACAGTCTGAGCAGTCGTCCTTCACAAAAGAGGGGACTAGCGCGGGAATACCGCGTCCATGTTCGGAAGAAGCCGCTCTTTTTGTTGTAATTCCCTTGCCGCAACGCATCGGGAATTATTTAGAGCCGTTGTTTCCAACCGAGATACAGACACGCTGTTTCTCGGCTGGATACAATCCTCCTTGCGCTTAGCGTTTCGCCTTGCGCTTCTTGGACTTGGGCTTCGCCTTGACAGCGGCTTTCGTCGTCTTCCGAGAACGGCTTGGGGTGGTGTACGTCCAGTCCACCCACCAGTGCCAACGGTTGCCGTCGCCGAAGTCGTAGAAGCACTCGTTGTGAATGTCGAGGTTGTTCAAAAGGGAATTGGCGAGAGGCCAGTTCACCTTGCAGTCGCTACCGAACTCGCACTCGCGGACGATTGACTGCTTCACGAAGTCGAGAGCCTTCTTGCGGCTACGGAACACCTCGTTGAACTCGACGCAGGCCGCGCCGTATTCGCCGCTGTAGATGGCGAGGGCAGTATATACCTTTTCCATTTTCATCGTTTTCTCCTTGTTTTTTGAAGTTTTACTCGGAAATCACTTTCAGAAGGTAGTGCTTTCCCTCGTCCCCGTCGAACAGGTTCCATTCACCCTTCAGGCAGTCGCAGACCGACGAAAAGGCGAGTTCGGTTCCATCCGCATCGTAAAGTATCGCTTCGCTCCAAACGTCCTTGTCCTCGCGGCAGTTCGTACAGACGCGCAGGTCCATTTCACGACCGTCCGGAAATTTTGCGCTCCACTTCTGAACGCACTCTTCGTCGGCAAAACCCTCCTTGTCGTAGTCGATGTCGTTCGACAGAAGCATCTTCTCCCACTTGGCGAGTTCGTCCTTCCGAATCTTCAATGTCTGCGGAATGATGACGTATCCATCTTCATCCAGACGGTAGCCGTCCTTTTCCACGACCTTCAGTGCATCCCTCACAAGCGCGGAATCCTGAAGCATCTGCTCCTGTAGGTAATCGCTGTTCATGTATGCGTCGTGCGCGGTGTTGATGGCATCCCGCTCGTTCTTCGCATCCACTTCGATTTCCAAGGAACGGATTTCCGTGACCTTTACCTTGTAGTTCATGTCGTTTCTCCTTTAGTGACCTAAAACGCCGCCTATTATACCACAACAGGATTGTGATGTCAATAGGCGGCTGAAAGAAAATCGTGATTATTTTCCGTAGTAGGCTTTGGCAAGACCGAGGTTGTTTAAAACGAGGTCGCGCCAAATCACAAGCCCTTCGCTACCGAGCCTGTCGTAGATGTTCTCAACGTCAACCCCCTTCAGCATCCTGCGGATTGCCGTGTCAAGGGCTATGTTGAACACCCTGCCGTTCTTGTCCCATGTTCGGACTTCCGTGAAGGTCTGACAGTCCTTCACCGTCACGGTCAAACCGCCATACCACGACGGTTGCAACATGGCAACCATGCGGTCGAGAACGGCGCGTTCTGGGATTGTCAGCAGTACCCTTCTCGACTTAGGACGCCCTGCCATTGTCACCCTCCGTCGGCGCGAGAACGAGTTTTGCGTCGTATATCGTGTACTCCCAATCGCCGTAGGTGTAGTTCCTCTCGTTTTCGAGAAACTCCTTGCACTCTTCGATTTCCTCTTCTGACGCGCCTGCTTCAGCGAGTTCTTCGCCCGTGATGTAGCCGACAGCATCCTCCCACCGCTCGAAAGAGACTGTGGAATCCTCGTCACCCGCAAGGGAGTGGACGACAACCGTGTAGATGTTCTTCAGTTTCATTATTGATTTCTCCTTTATGCCGCTATTATACCAAAACTAAAACCGAAAGTCAATCCCCGAAAAAGAGGATTATGAAAGGAACCTGCGACCGCTCCGCCTTTAGGGACACGTCATAGTAGGACGCATGGGCGAGCTGAATGGCCTTGGCCTTGTACGCCCTCCGCACTTCCTCGAACGAATGTAGCCTGTAGGATGTGATTGGGTCGGTTCCGGCCATGCAGGAAACGTAGTCCGCTTCCCTCGCTATCACCACGCCGGGCTTTTGCGCGTTCCTGTGGAACTTGCGGGCAACCTCGTCCAGAGTGAGCATCTTCATGCGCATGGAATCACCTCCGCGACCTTCGCCGCCTTAGCCTTTTTCGCCTTTTTCTCCTTCAGTTCCTTCTCGACCTTTTCGATGATGTCCTTGTAGTAGTTTCCGTTCCTGCCGCTACGGAAGAGTTCGTAGAGGTCGGTCTCCTCCGTGCGAATGAAGCGGATGTAGGCTTCGTCGGACATGGACTTCTCGATGGAAGCGGAAGCCCAAGGACAATTGTCGCAGGCGAGATTGTCTTCGCACTCGTTGCACGGAAGGACGATGCTTCCGCAAGTTGGACAGCGCACACGACCGACCTGATGGGCGAAAAACGCCTTTTCGCCAAACACCTGATGCACCTCTTCGTCGCACTCGGTGCAGTAGTCCTCTGTAAGTATGACCTTGTTCATTTTGGTTTCTCCTTTAATGTCCCTTAAACGCCGCCAATTATATCATATCAGGATTTCAAAGTCAAGGGGGAATCGAAAAAATTTTTCTGCGAGATTCCCCTTGACAAAATCACTTCTCCGTGGTGGAGTTCGCCATCTTAAAAAAAGACGAAAAAGCCCTGTCCTTTCGGACAGGGCTCGTCTCCTTGGTCGAAGGTGCGCTCGGCTTATGCCGCCTTGCGCTCAACCACCTCGTCCCAGACCTTGGAGAAGATGCCGCTCACCTTGTCGGCGCGAGTGCCAATCAGACCGCTGTAGGCGAGTTCCGCCTTGTCAACGCGGGCGCTCAACTTCTTCGGGTTGAAGATGGGGTAGGTGAAGGAGTTGAAGAGCGACCATGCCGTCTTGCCGTTCATCGTCTGCGCAGTCTCTCCACCCTCGAACTGACGCATGACCTCGGCGCGGACGTTCTCGGCGCGGGTGAAGCCCGTCGAACCCTTGTCGTACTTCGTCAGCGGATAGACCGCATCGAGAATGTTCTTCACCTGCTCGGAGTTGACCTGCGTGGTGGCGAGAACCGTCTGCATTTCGCGGAGGGACTTGGCATCGACAATCTGCTTGTGGATGGAGTCGAGAGCCTTTTCGACGAGACCCTGCACATTCGTGGAGTGCTGAACCTTGAAACCGTCAGCGGATTGCGAAACCTCGCGGCGGGCGGCGCGGAGGGTGTTCTGGCACACCACGCGGATGTTCGTGAAGCCAAGAACGAGGGAGCCGCGACCCATCGGGTTGGAGAAGATGATGCGGGTGCGATGACCGGACTGGTCGTTCGGAAGGTGGAAATCGTCACCGAAGTCGGCGGTGATGAGAGAGGACGCTCCGCCGTACATGGTTGCGACCGTCTCAAGGACGAGTTGCGGCATCTCCGGAAGAATCTTGTCACGGAGGAAGTCGAACATCTCCGTATGGTTTACGGGCGTGAACTCGCGGCCAACGGACTTGCCGATGGGGAGGATGTCGTGGGTGTCGGTGCGGACGAGGTTGTAGATGTCGGGAACCTGCTCGCCGTGAACCTCGTAGGTGTGGGAGCCGTCCTTGCTCACGACAACGCCGTTCGGCCTGAAGATAGGCTCGGTGATGACCTCGAAGTCGAGAAGAGAACGCGCTTCGCCGAAGTCGATTTTCTCGGAGAGGTTTCCGTCGTGGGTGAAGTAGGTGGATGCGGTGGAGATGCCCTTGTCGGTGCTTGTCATTGCGATAGCCATGATTTTGTTTCCTTGTTTGTGTTTCGCAGGTTCGTCGGAGTTTCCGCCACTCGGCGGACTTGAACTCTTCTGTCCCTCAAAACGCCGCCTATTATAGCATATCAGGATTTCAAAGTCAAGGGGGAAAACAGGATTTTGAAAAATTTTTTTCAATCCTTCTATATAGGTGCGCGTGTGCGCGTGTCTTTCTACCACAGAGAAGAAGATTTGTCAAGAGGGAAATCGCTATTTTTTGCGTGGGATGAGGTCTTTTATCCTTCTGTTACCGAAATGGCGAAGTTTTCTTCCCTTCGGTATTGTACAGGGTATGTCGGACAGTTCCTCGTTGCAACCCTTGAACTTGACTTTGTTTCCGCTGTCTGGGTCGCATACGGCCAGTTTCGCCAGTTCGCTTGCCGCACGTCCTATTATGACGCAGGTCTTTCCCTTGATTCTGTTTTGGAAAACGAACCTGTCATCGTCGGTAAGGTATTTCTCGGCAAGTTCGACAAGAGCCTTTGACTGCTCGTCTTTCGTTTCGGCAGTCTCTCCGTATGACACGAGAACTATTCCGTTCTTCAGAACGGTGTCCTCCTTGCCTTGAAAAAATGAGTTCAACTGCCTTTTGGTAAGGCCGCACTTCAGTCCGCTACCAAGTTCGAGAAGTATGTCTATCTGCGTGTCAAACAGCGTTTTTGCCATATTGACACTATTTAGACGTGTCAATACTCGGACATGGGATTTTCCGTCTCGAAGCAGAACTTGTCGAGTTTGCGCCAATCCTCCACGGAAATCTCATCGCAGAAACAGCAACTGCCAATCCACCTCTTGAAGAACGGTATGTCGGTTTCGTTGAACCTTATGTTCTCGTCATCGTGCTTTTCCTCGTACTTTTCCGGATGGACGTACATGAGTACGAGGTCTTGGTGGTCTTTGTCAACGTAGAACATTTCCTGCGTGAGCGGATTCCTCCGCCAATGGTAGAACGTGACCTTGTGCGGAAGCGCACCTCCCCTTTGCATGGTTGCTATTCTGGAGAAGTGCCTTTTGCAGAACCACTTTGGGTACTGCCTGCTTGTCCAGCATCCGTAGAACATACGGTCACTACGCTTTTTTGGCAAGCGGAATATCTCCGGTCAGTTTCGTCACGACCCACCGTTTCGACCACTCGCAGTTCGCGGACAGTACGCAATCGTCCTTGTCCTTGTCGAAGCCGATGTCACAATCTTCAAGAGACTTCTTGTTCTTGCGGAAATCGTCGCGCATGGCCTTCCGTGCGCTGTTGCGGTCTAAGAAGAACTTGCCGTCGAGAATGTCGGTCCATGTGTCTCCATCCTCGTTCGTTTCCGTAATTACGATGAAGATGCTTGTTTTCTTGTTGCTTGCCATTTTCTTTTCTCCTTTGATGTCCTTTAAACGCCGCCTATTATAGCAAAACAGGATTCAAAAGTCAAGGGGGAATAGTCAGTTTGCGAAACAAAGTTCAAGTTTGCGGACGCTCCATCCTCTGCCGAACGTCCTTTTCGCCATACAGACCGCTTCCATCGCGCTGTCCGCAGACACGACGGTCTTCACAATGCGGTCGTTCTCGTCAACGAGAACGATGTCGTAGGTGTAGTGACCATTGTCAGTCATTCTGCTGTTCATCTTCATTCTCCTTGAAGTTCTGGCAGAAGCGCATAAGTCCCTTCGATATGGCCATACCCGAAACGACCGAACCGCCGAACTTTCCGTTTTCCGCGTCGGACATGACCGTAGAGACGAGAAGGTCAACCGATTCTCCGTCGAGAGGCTTCTCAGGCATGAAAGTCTCGTTTGCCTCCTTTGCAATCAGCGAAGAATCTCCGTTGTCTCCCGTGATGAGGAATTTCCTCTTAAGGACGAAGATGATGAGTTCGTTCTCAATCGCGTTGCAGATGTCTCCCACGACCCTCTTCACGGAATGGGTTGCGAGATGTTCGTAGTCCGCCTTTCCAAACGGCCTTTTCGTCTCTGTCTTGTTTTCTCCGTCCATCTTTTTCTCCTTTGTGCCGACAATTATACCAAAAACGGTTTTGGAAGTCAAGAGGGTAAGTGCAAAAAAAAAAGAGGGCTTGAAAGCCCCCTTTCCAAAGACTGCGGCCTTGATTTCTACTCCGCAGACTGTGAACTCGCCTTTTTCACAAGTTCCATGTCCTCGGCGTAAGCCTTGTCAGCCGCAGCGAGCTTGTCCTTCAGCGATTCGCTGTGTTCGACGATGAGGTTCGCTTCCTGTTCGATGAGCCAAAGGAGATTCCCTCCGTCGTACTTCACCTTGAACTCCTTTGAGTCCATGTCGGACGATTCGAGGGTTTCGAGAAGTGACTGAATCTTCTTAGCGTTCTCGATAATCTTCTTCGCGTTCTCCCTTGCGCTCACCATGGAGTATTCGAGAGCGGTAGGATAGCCAAGAGTGGATTCCGTCAGGGTTTCCGCGTCGTCGGAAACGAGAGAAAGTCCGTGCTTCCGGCAATATTCCCTTGCATCTTCCACGGAGCCGATTGAGATTTCGTCGCCGGCGGTTGTCATAAGCGTATAGGAATCAGCATCCTTGTCGTACACGACCTTTGCCGCAACGATGTCGGAAACGCTTTCACGCAGTTCGCTCACGCCCTTGCGCTCTTCCTTGAACACCTTTTCGAGTTCCTGGCTGTTGAAGTCCCAGTCGTTCGCGGTGGAACGTCCATTCTGTTCAAGCCACTCGAACATGAACTCCCTGTCCTCTTCCGTGACTTCAAGGCCGTCGTTCTGAAATTCAGTAACCATGTAGTCAACGGCGTTGGTGATGTACTTGTACTCCAGTTTCGTCAAATCCTCGTCGAGGTCGAAGCCGATTGCGTCGGCAATGCGGTAGGGGTCGTTGTTCGCTTCCGCAATCTTGTCCGCGAGTTCCCCAAGGACAAGCATCTGCTCGCCGCTGTATGCCGTGTTTTCGTGAAGCACGGTGTCGGGGTCGATTTCCTGCTTATCAACCTTCGCGCATACGGACTGACAGCAGAGTTTCTCGAAGATGTCCCCGCCGTAGTCGCTGTACCCGAAGTAGATGATGTGGTGTCCGACCGCCTTTGACACGATTTCCTCGTTAGCCGCCCCATCGTCGAGCGTACCGAATGAAACCATGTTGTGTCCCAGACGGTGAAAATCGTTTTTTTCCTTTATGATTCCAAGGTCTTTCATAGTCGTTTAAGTCTTTCTCACTATTTAGTGTTTTTTGGAACGAAGTTCATCCTAATCTTCTCAATGGCCTTCATGCACTCGTCCCTCTCCCATTGGGTCAGCAGGAAATGGTGTCTCAACCCCCTTTCGAGCGCGTCTATACATTCGTGATAGGTGCAACTTACCTTTGTTCCGTCCTCTCGTTCGATTGTCAGTATCATGTTCCCTCCATTGGTATTTATTGCCGCAGGAGGGATTTCAACTGTGATAACTTTACACTTTGGACTTTTCAATCAGCCGAGTGATTTCTCGGTCGGTTTCAGCCGTAGTGATTGCGATTCCGCGATAGAACCTCTTTTTGTCCCGAAAGAGAATCTTCTGAATCCTGTCGTAGAGGGGCTTGTTGTCCTCTCTGCGGATTCCATATCCGTTGATTACCTTCTCCGTGAAAGTTCCGTTCTTCTCGAACCAGAAGTCACTTATCTGCTTTTGGTTTATGTACATTTCCATTCTTCCTTTTCTTGCTCTCCGAGAGCATCGTAAATCCAATTTCCCACCTCATCGAAAGACCTCCGCGCCGTGCGGTCACGGTCTCCAGCCCCATGAACAGCCTTGTCCTCCTATCTGAGGGAAGTTTGCCGACATGATGCCGAAACGACTCGGTGAACCACGCCTTGGCCTTTCCAACCGGCACATTGTCGTGTTCGACAACGATTTCGCTTCCGTCCGCCCCTTCGCTGAAGAAGCATCCGTAATATTTCGCAATCTTTTTCGTTTTCACAGTGTTCTCCTTTGGCTAGACATTTTAGCAAAATCCTCTTTCAAAGTCAAGGCGCAATCGAAAGTTCCTTGAAGATTGTCTTCGCCCTCTCGATGTCATCCCCCTTAAGGGGCTTTCCGTCGAGGAAGCAACCTCCGTAGTTGGACATCGACAGCGTGTACTGCCAGCATACCGTCGCATTTCCCTCTCTGTGGTACTCGCACAGGTTGATGCCGACAAGTTTCGTCCTTTTTCCCTCCGTCCATCTGGTTATCTCCCTCGGAAGAAGGTTGGACGGATAATCGAAGTCTATTCCGCAGAGCCTAACCTTTCCGTTTCTGTACTCTTGGCTTTCCATCGCCCCTGTACTCCCATTCTGAAACGACCTCGTAGCCGTTCCTTGTGGCCTTCCTCTGTCTAAGGCCATAGTGTAGCCCTCCGTCATCCTCGTCGTTTTCGTGTACCGCGTAGGTGAACCCCTCGTAGAGCATCCATTGCACGGTATCGTCGGAGAACTTTATTCCGTACTTCGAGTGCGCGTACTCGATTCCAAGCATCGTAATCCACAACTCGAACTGGAACTTGCTCGTGTCGTTCCACGAATGTCCCTTTACGACGGACGGAACCTTTTTGGTCAGCTTGATGTGCGAAAGTTCGTGGAAGAACGAGATTAGCATACATTCAAGCGGGTTCGTGCAGTCGTGTTCGGACGAGTTCGGATTGAATCCGTCCACCTTCAACTTCTTGAACGGAGCAAGCATGATTTCATCGCCTGCGCTCGCTCCGTAGTTGTAGCCGCCCCACCCTTGGTTCTTCTTGAGGAACGTTACCTTCACTCCCTCGGTCTCGGCAATCCGTCGCATGAGGGCGAACACCTCGTCCCTCTTGTAGCGGTACACCATGGAATCACACATTCTTCTTCCCCTTCTTTGCGGGCTTCTCCACGGTCATCGCGTCGAGAAGGATGAACTTTCCGCCGATGAACGACGCAACGCCGAACACTTCGCCGTAGTCACCTGTCATCTGCCACGCCTCGACGCAACGCTCCATCGAACGACGCGCCTTGGATTCCGTGTTTTCAAGAGCGACGAAGCCCCAGTCCTTGTCGCGAACCTTCGCAAGCCGACCGCTTTCCTCGCCGTAGGTGACGTGGTCCTTCTTCGTAAGTTTGCGAACTACGACGTAGATGTACCTGTTGCCGCTGGAAAGAATCTCAATCTTCTTGCCATTGTACGTCGATGAACGCTCTGTAGTGTTGCCCATTGTTGTTTCTCCTTTGGATACAATTCCCTTTGATGCCGCACATTATACCAAATCAAGCCTTTGAAGTCAAGCGCGATTTGGATTTTTTCTGAACTTTTTTCGCACAGCCGCGCTTTCCGCTCCAAGGCTCAGGCTTCTTGACGGTCTTCACGCTGACCTTCAACTCCACGAGTTCCACGACAGGCCGCGTCTTACCGCCGACGCTCGGCCAGTTCTCGTCTATGTACCTCTCGGCGTCCCATGCGAAGTCGAACCTCACGGCGTTCATCGGGTTTCCGCAGTCTGTGGCGATGTTTTCCTTTCCGTACTTCCTGTCATAGGGGGATTCCGGGTTGCACATCCACCAACCGTCTTCGCCGAGAACGACGTAGAAGGCACTATCGACGTATGACATTCTTTCCCTTGCCATGCAATGTTTCTCCTTTGGATACAATTCTCACTTGCCGCGAACAATCTCGCATAGGCGGTTCCAGACCTTCAGTTCGTCGCTTCGCCCCCGCAGTCCGTCGAGATGTCCACCTCCCTCGAACGCTTCCATCAGAAGCCGAAGACCGTACTGCAACGAGATGAACCGCCGACGCTCAAGGTCGTACACGCAGTCGTACTCGTCAGACTTGAAGTGAAGACGCTTGCCTGTGGCAAGGTCGATTGTCGAACCTGCTATCGTGAACCAGTTGCATTGCGTCGTGTCGGCCATCAGGCACACGAAGTCGTGTTCGGCTTCTGTCAGTTTGTGCTTGGGGTAGGGCTTCCTACCCCTCTTCGCAAAGGCTTTCTTCATCGTTCTCTCCCCCTTCAGTCCACGAACTCGCACGACAGCCGCACCTTGTGGTACTTTGGATAGCCACGCTTGAAACCGTCGTCGATATACCCAGTAAACCCCTCAAGGCAGTCCTTGGACTTCCCCCAATAGGCTTCCCAGATGCTATTGGTGAAGTCGAGACTGATTGCGTTTCCGTCAGGGCCGTGAAGCACCTGAAGGAACTCGCCCTTCGCGGTCTCCATGACATACGCGGTTGCCATTTCGTTCTTCGGCATGGTGTCACTCCTTGGAGATTGTGAGTTTGAACTCTTCTTCGCTCTCTTCGTGCTTGATGTGAATGACCTGCGGATTGTAATCGTCGAACTCCATCGACCATTCGCGGCTGTCGAGTTTGAGCGCGTTGTAGATGATGTCTGTCAGTTCTTCTGCGTTCATTGTTTTCTCCTTTTGTTGTCCTTGAAACGCCGCCTATTATAGCAAAACAGGATTGTGAAGTCAAGGGGGAATCGAAAGATTTTTGTTGCACTACCCCTAATCGTCGAAGTAGTGCAACTCTCCGTTGGACGTGTCCTCCGCCCCCGTTATCTTGGAATCTGCGACCTCGCCCTTCGCAATGTCATCCGGCGTTATGGTGCTCGTTTGCATCTTCGTCCTTGCGTCATTGAAGGATTCCGCTTCGATTTCCCGTTCGAGAATCACAATGACTTCCCTAAACACCCTAAACTTGCGCATGGCAGTCTCCCTTCCTTAAAGCGAAACAGGACCGGTCTCCCAATCGCCCCAGCAACCGCATGGCGGACGGAGAAGCGTGAGTTTGAATCCCGTGCCGTAAATGAAGTCCGAATACATGGGGCTTCCCTCCCAATAGCCGTCTCCGGCCTTGAGGTGCTTGTTGATTAGGCTCTCGGCCTTTTCCTTCGTAATGCTTTTCAGACGCTTTGGAATAGCCATTTCACACCTCCTGACGGTTGTCCTTGAACAGTTCCTTGCCGCTCTCCGTGAGACGGTAAACGGGAATCTCCACGAAACCGCTCGGTATGCGAGCCACGGGCGTGTCTTCGATGATTCCAAGGCTGATGAGAAGATTGTCCATCCCCTCGTTCTCGCTGTAGTTCTTGACCGCAATGCAGTCTTCCGGCACAGGCACTCCGGGGTTCACCGTCACGCGGACGATAGGGTCTCCCTCTTCCTGCGTTCCTTCCGCGCCCATTGCTTCAAGGGCGAGGTTTCCGTTTCCGTATCTGCCGGTTGCGAACTGGCAGGTATAGAAGCCGCCGTAGGTCTGGTATCTGAACTTGTCTGTGGTTTTCATGTTGTCTCCTTTGTCCCTTAAACGCCGCCCATTATAGCATATCAGGATTGTGAAGTCAAGGGCAAACAGAAAGAAAAAACAAAATTTTTCTGCGAGATTCCCCTTGACAAAATCACTTCTCCATGAAAGCCTTTCGGCCAAAAGAGGAACGGACGGACGAAAACCGTCCGTCCGCCGCGTCAAGTCAGACTTCGATGCGGAGTTTCTTCATGAGTACGCGACCGATTCCGTATGCGACATCGCCAAGGCTCCAGTCCTCGCTTGCGCACTCGTTCACGTCCTCCTTCACGGCCTTGAAAATCTTGTCCGCGATGTGGTGCGCGTAGTCGGACGATACCGAGCTTGTCAGCAACTGAATCATGACCTCGCGGAACTCGCCGTCATCCTTCACCACTCCGGCCTTCTTGTTGTCCTTCGCCATTTCAGATACTCCTTTGTTTCTTCTTTCGATACAAAATCACAGTCCGAGTTCTTCCCTCACGATGGATTGCAGGCACTCCCAAATCTTCAAGTCCTTGATTACGGACGGAAGGTGCCAAGCGCGGAAAAAGCAATCGTCCGCGTTCAGGGAAGAGTACAGAACGTCGATGCAGAAGTGCAGGTCTTCATGCTCGTCTCCCTTTGGAAAACGGATTGGAAGTTCAATCCCCTCTCCGTCGCCGTTTTTCAGGTTGATTGACTGCACACCGCAGGAGGTCATCATCCTAACGATGTCGTCCATGATTGCCGTAATGGTTTTCTTTTTCATGTTTAGGTATCCTTTCTCTTAATTTCGCCTATGCCCTGATTGCGCACTCCGGAACGGAGAAGTAGTCCTTTCCGTCCTCTCCTGTGATGTCGTAGGAGAAGTCCTGATAGCCGAGACGGTAGTCCGCCACGGTTCCCTTCAGGTTGACAAACTCCTTTTTCTCTTCGTCGAACTGCACGAAGGTCACGTTCTGACCTGTGCTGAACTTAGGCTCTCTCATATTCGATTCTCCTTTTTGTCCTTGAAACGCCGCCTATTATAGCAGATGCCTTTTGAAAAGTCAAGTGGGCGGAACAGGATTTTTTGAAATTTTTTCTGCGGGTACCACTTGACTTCACAATCCTGATATGGTATAATGGGCGGCGTTTCAAGGACATAAAAGGAGAAACATGAAACTAAACAAGACAAGGCAAAAGTTCCCTTCGCTTGAAGTTCTGCTTGCCACGGTAAACGGCGGCAAAAAGGCGAAGTTCTACCTTAAATGCGTCCGCGAGGATTCACGCGGAGAACTCCACCCTTTCACGAAGAAGGGTGAGAAGGTATATGAGGATTTGAAGTACATACTGCGCGGTGCGGCCATTCTGACCGACACGGGCAAGGACGAGATAGAGAAGATTATCTCGCTTATGGACGATGTTGCGTCTTTGGGATTCTGCGAAAAGTGAGGTGAAACATGGGAGACACATACAGTTTCGAGAAGGTGAAGAGGGAGAACTTCCTGAACGGCAAGTCCCGTTTCATCATGGACAAGGACGGATGGTGCATCGAGGACTACAATCCGGACTACCATACGGTCGTATGCGACCTTGACCGCGAGGATTTCCTCTATAGGCTCGTAAAGCCTGCCGACGGATTCGCGGACGGAGACAAGGAACTTGCGGACTTCCTGAAAAACAAGTACAAAACGGAGGACGAGCAGGCGATTGTCGTGACCGCAGAGAGCGTCTCAAAGGCCCTTGAGGTTTTCAAGGAACTTGACAGGAAGGTTGCGTCCATGCCATACGACGAGGACGGAGAAGCGGGCGAGTGCATGAAAAAGGTCTATCTCACGTCGAAGGACAAGCCGAAATACGTCGAGGACAAGCCGAAAGACCCGAATTACCCGAACGACCCCGAATATCTCTACTACGGCAGTTCAAAGGAGAACGTGGCCATCTACAAGGAAGTCGAGAAGGTCTATCACCACAGGGCCTACCACTACTGCTTTCCTTGGGAACATTCTCCATACTGCAAGGGCGCAAGCAACATCATAAGTGCGCTTGAAGAGGTGCTGGAGGAAATGACCGACCCAGAGAACGAGGGCTATGTGTTCCTCTTCACTTGGGTGTGACGGAACGGCGGCGGAGAAATCCGCCGCCTTTTGATTTCAGTCTGCGCAAACAAAGAGAAGCTGATTTGTCAAGGAATTTCTGAAAGTTTTTTTTTGAAGAATCTTCTGCGACCCCCTTGACTTCACAATCCTGATATGCTATAATTGGCGGCGTTTAAGGGACAAAGGAGAAGCCATGAAAAAGAGAATATGGAACGTACTCTACGCGATGGTCGAGCATGACCGCTTTCAGGAGCCGTATATCCGCATATTGGCCTCATACGATTCCGAAGAGGAAGCCGCCGCGTTTCTTCAAAGGGACTACGAAAAGACCTTGAAGGGGTTGAAGGAGGGCGACACGGTTTATGATGTCCTTTCAGAAGAGAACAACGGAGACAACGCAACCGTGAAACTCGGCTTGAAGAGCGAGGGAGACCCAGACTATGACGAGGTGGAGTGCGTACACAAGTGGCGCGTTGCGATGCAGACCGCGCTCATCGAAAGACCGGAGGTGGTGTGATGTACATTTCAAAAAACGTAAAGATTCTCGCGGAATACCACGAAAGCGGCGTATATGCTTGGTACCTCTATTACGTACTGTACAAGGGGAAACTTGTCGGCAAGAAGAGGATAGGATTGAAAAACGAGGTGATGCCGTACATCTTCGATTCGCAGAAACACGCCGAGCGGTACATTTACCGCAAGGGACTGCTCAAAAGCAAAAAGACCTTTATCGACGTGGAGTTCCTTCCGCTGAAGGACACATGGAAAAAATACAGGTAAAGTTCAGATTCGACTTGACTTTGAAATCCTGTTGTGCTATAATAGGCGGCGTTTCAAGGACAAAAAGGAGAAACCATGAAAAAGACAGACGGCAAGTTCACGATAAACGGCGTTGAAGTCAAGACCTGCGGCGTGTTCGCGTATGACGGTTGCCACAAAATCTACATCTGCGAGGACTTGACCGACATTTCGATGATGACCTTCTACGGCTATTCGTTCCTGCCAATCTACGCATTGCCGAAGGTGTGGCGCGATTCCTGCCCGTTGAAGTTCATCCTCAACGCAAGGCTCGATACGGAATATGTGCCGCAGGACCAGAACAACCGCCGCGTCTATTTCGGCGGATTCAAGAACCCCTACAAGGACGATAGGTTTCCGTCCTGATTCGCGGAGGTCGAAATGGCTCGAAAGACGGAAACGAGTGAATTTGACACGCCGGAGAACAAGGACATTACCGCGACATTGCGGTATTACATGGAGGACTGCGAAAAGGCCATATCCAACTTGAAATCCGCCATTGGAGTTCTCGACACGATAATGAAATGCTACCCAGACAACTGGAGGAGCAAGGCTTTGAAGGACGAGAAACTCAACATGAAGAACGCCCTCAAGATTCTCAAAACCCACCTGAAATGAAAGGAAAACCACAATGACCAAACGCGAGTTCAAGATGCTCGACAAACTCATGCTCACCCCCAAGAAGAATTGGGAGAAACTCTATCACGGTGCGCCGTGGCACGGAAGTGTCTATCGCCTTGCGAAGAACGGATATGACGTGTGCATTTCGTACCGTTCGCCAATCGCAATGAAAACCCCAGATGGTCGTTTCGTGCGGCTTTGGTTCGGCTACTCCAAGACCTCTATGGGGCATTTGAACCGCTGGAGCGCAAATGTCGGCCTTCCGCAGTTCACGGGAAAGATTTGGGACCGTCTTGTGGTCGGCAAGAAGTATTCGCCGGAAGATTTGGCCAAGATTGCTAAGACCACACGGTAATCCGCCGAGGGATAGGTGTGACAAAATGTCACACCTATTTCTCAATCCTGAAACAAGTGTCAAGGAGAAGTGATTTTGTCAAGTCTTTTCTTGACATTTTTTTTTGAAAAATCTTCGTCAGACCCCTTGACTTCACAATCCTGTTTTGCTATAATGGGCGGCGTTCAAGGCAAACAAGGAGAAAACAAATGACAAAGGCTGACATAACCAACATCAAAAATCTCGTCAAAGACCTCGCTTCCATGAAGGAAGTTGCGGAGAAGATGAACGAGGTTTACCATGACGAAAAGATTGCGGCGTTCGCAAAGGCCGCAATGCAGGACTACAAGGAGATTCAAGACTTCCTTACCAAGACAATCCGCGAAAACAAGGAGCTTTTCCTTGACTTCAACAATCTCCGCATAGACAACTCGGGTTTCAACGATATGTTCTGTTCGCAGTACATGGTTGTTGCGCACATCACGAAGTTCTTTGACATCGCGTTTTGGCTCACCCCTCCGCCTAACATGAAGTATTGGAAGGGAAACGCAGGCGGACTGTACGCGAAGGTCACGCCAGACTGCGTGAACATCGTGGAAGTCCGCGCTTATACGTCAGACACTTCGCTTCCGCAGTACAGAATCTGCTCAAGCAGTTCTCTCACGAAGCACAATGCGCCGCAATACAACCTTGACGGAAAGTACAACGCGGAAACGTGGCGGTACATCTACTTTCTCGCCAAGAACTCGCAGTCGCAGACGAAGTTCCTGTGGGATTCTGCGCAGGAAGCCATCAAGTCTCGCATTGAGAGTTTTCGCGGAATGGCAAACAAGAGAGAACAGGCCAAGGCCGACACGAAGAATGTCGGCGTGTACGTGAAAATCGCACTTTGAAAGGAGTTGTTGCCATGACAATACTGCATACAGAGGAAATCAAGCCGATTGACGTTCTCTATAATCTGATAGGGGGAGAGGACAGAACGTCCGCGCCAGACGGAACCGCTGAACTCTATGACGATTTGGGCGTAAAGAAGGAATGGGTTGACAAGTTCAACGCAATCTTGGAGGACAAGTTCCCGACACCCTCTATGGATTGGGAGGTCGAGAGGTACATCAGGGAAAACTGCCGTATGCTCGCCTATGCGATTTTCGGCAGGGAACGAGCCTGATTCGGTCTGACGATTTTTCAAAAAGACTGTTGACAGAAACTGCGGAGTGTGCTATAATAGGCGGCGTTTTGAGGACAACAAAAGGAGAAACGATGAGTAGCGAACAGAGCAACTACAGTCCCACGTATATGTGGGTCGGCGGCAGAGACGGCGATGGGCCTTCAAAGGTGGTTCATTGGGACAAGATGGTTGTCCGCCACCAAGGTAGAACCTGCTTCTTCGACGCATGGGGAGACGGTGCGCATTGCCGTCAGGTCGGCTACCTGAACACGCGGGGTTGCCTTGAAAAGACCGACATCGCATATCACATCGGCGAACTTGAACAGTTCCTCAAACAGGCGGAATACGTGAACTGCGAACTTCGCGGAGAGATTTCTTACACCTACGGAAAGGCTGCATAAAATGAAACACACATCAATACTCGACCTGCTCGGAATCGTTTTCATCATACTGAAACTCTGCGGAACAATCGGCTGGAGTTGGTGGTGGGTTCTCGCTCCGTTCTGGATTCAGTTGCTCATCGTCATTGCCTGCTTTGCGTTCGTCTGGTACAATATGCGAAGATTTTGACGCAAGTCCGCGTTTTCTCCCCGCTAATCCATGCGGGCGGACGTTGCGTGGGACTGACGGCTCTCCTTGAACAACACACGCCGTCAGTCCCCTTTATTTTTTTTTTCAAACTCTTCTCGACCAAAGAGAAGCTGATTTGTCAAGGGTTTTCTGAAAGTTTTTTTTTTGAAAAATCTTCGTCAGTCCCCTTGACTTCACAATCCTGTTGTGCTATAATGGGCGGCGTTCAAGGACAAAAAGGAGAAACCCATGAACAAAGATGAAGTTGTAGCTGATGTCAACTATGAAATCAAGACCAGCAATGTGAAGAAAGCCGAGCAGATTCTCATTGACAATGGAATTGAGCCGGATGAAGCCATCATTGTTCTGCAAGCTATTGGATATGCGTTGATTGACACTGAACTCTACAAAAACTCTTGAAGAAAGAAGAACCATGAAAAACGACGCTGAACTGATGGCCGAATACGATGAACTGAACGACATCGAGAACTCCTTGCTCTCGGTTCGTGACGAGGTTTCGGCAATGGACTACACGGAAGACCGCGATACCGTCGAGACTTGTCTCAACGACGCATTGGAATTGGTGCAGGAAGCCATGAAAGCCTGCAACAAAGACCGTTTTGTAAACGAACACTAAGGAGAAAAAAGACATGAAGATGAAGTTCCAAGTACCAATCAACTACAACAAGCTCGTCACCGCATTGAAGATGTGGAACACGGGTTGCGACGGAGAGGACGGCGGCACCTGCAAGGTCATGGAGGAAATTCCCTATCCAGACGCACTGAACCAAATCGTTCCTTGGGATTCCGTCGTGGAGCAGTTCGACGAAGCAATCGGCGGACGCGGAGGTTTCGACCTTGAGAAAATCGTGAACGGCGAAATCGACGAGCAGATAAAGTTCCATGATTGGGCAACCGACCGTGCGAACAGGATTGTCAAGGTGTATGAAGAGGTTGTCAAGAGGGCGAACGAGAATCAGGAATCGTTCCACGCGGTCATCGGTTTCGCTCTTGGCGAATGGGAGGATTACGTGAACAGCGGAGTGCCGTCCTTCGCGCACAGCGTCATTCGCGGTTCTACCAAGAAGGAGTGCATCAATGCCGTGTGGGACTTCTGCAACGGCAAGGATGGCCTGTGCTTCAAGGACAAGCGGAAGTTCTGCGATGCGATGTACAAGGCGGCAGAGGGAGTGGAGGACGGAGCAGAGGGCAAGAAGGTTCACCTTTTCGGCAACTTCTTCGCCTTCTTCACGAACAACCCGCCTACCCGCCTATGCTTGAACGACAACTGATTCAGGAAAAAAATCAGAAATCTTCGCAGACCCCCTTGACTTTGCAAGGGGGTTTTGCTATAATGGGCGGCGTTTCAAGGACAAAAAGGAGAATCAACATGAAGTGGTGCGGTTTTGAAGTGACGCATAAGCAGTATGAAATCTGCGAATCGGTATGGGGCGGCGAAAACGACCTTGCCTGCAACATCGAGTACGAATGGGAAGCCATGACAGGCAAGAGCGCATGGTATTGGTCCACGGCGAACGACGGCATCATCCGCAGTAGTCTGAAAGGCCGTCCGTCAGAGTTCCTCACAAACGGCTATACGTCGGACTTCGAGGGGTGGGGACAGAAGATGGTGGTGAAGGCGGTGCGCAACGGCTTGGAGGATTCCCTTGAAATCCTCGCGTTTCTTCTTGGGGAGTTGAAGAAGGGGATTGCGAAGCGGAAGAAGAAGAAGAAGAAGAGGGAGCAGTCGAAGAGGAAAACCCGCACGTTTGTCGTGGATGTCCATTGGGACGTTGCGAAGTCCTATGAAATCGAAGCCGCTTCCAGAAAGGACGCGGAGAAGAAGATGAACAAAATCATCAGCATGGGACAGGTCTGCGTGTGGACGGACGGATTTGAAGCCACGGATGATGTCGAGGTGAAATGCTCCGGAACTGTCGATAAGTCTGGCAACCACAGATATTTTTGAAAATCCTGCTGAACCCCCTTGACTTCACAATCCTGTTGTGCTATAATAGGCGGCGTTTCAAGGACAAAAGGAGAAAAACAATGGCTAACTGTTGCTGTGGTCAGATGCGTGTCGTGTCGAAGTCCAAGAGGGCTATCAACCGATTTGCGAAGATTATGAACTACAAGGACAAGGAGTTCTTCTGCCACCGCGTCCGCGATTTTTCAGAAGCGGTGGAACTGCGGAAGAAGGGCGGCTTTTGGGTTGCGGACTTCTACACGGAATCCGCATGGTCGAGCGGAGATTGGTTCTATCAGCAGGACGAGCCGAACCGCCTTATCGTGAAGGGTTTTGAGCAGGAGGAATACACGAAGCCTGACGGCACGAAGGGCATGAGGGACAAGTTTGACAAGCCAATCCACGGAACGGCTCACATCACGGGACTCATCCACCTTGCTCCGCTTCTCGGCATAGGCGTTGAACTGTTCGCAACGGAACCGGGTTTTGGCTTTGCCGAACACGCAACCTGCGACAGCGAGGGCAACGTCACCTACGAGACGAGGGACTACGAGTTGGAGTATCCAGACGAGGACATGGAGTGCGACCCCGTGGAGAAGAACGGCTTTGGGGACGAGTTCATGTCGTTCATGGAGCCAGAGGACATTTTCAAGGAAGCGGAGTGAAAGGAGTAGCCGTCATGGGAAAAAGCCATCGCATAATCGAAATACGTGGAATTTTTCACGGACTGTACGAATGGGGAAACGGATGGACTACCTTTACCGCCAATAAATGGCGCGAATATCTGTCCCAGAAGGGAACGGGCATCTTTTGGCACTACTTCCGCGACGAAAACGGCTTTTCCGGTTCCGACCATCTGATTTCAACATCCGCCAACGTGTTTCTGCATCCAATGGATTTTCACGCATATATTCCAATTCAGGGGCAAAGCGGCCAATACGTCAACGGAGTATTTGTCGAGCATTTCCCGATTATAGGCGAACTTGTCAAGACAACAGCCGCTCTTGCTCGGCATTGCGGAGGTGAAATGTCCTTGGACTTACTGCGAATCCACGAGTTCGACGATAATGGCAGTTGCAATACCACGGATTTGAACTACGAAGTTGTCTGCGCAGTATAGCGGCAGGAAACGATACCAAAACCACAAAAGGGGAAAACCAATGGCAATTCACAAGAAGGAAAACGTATTTGTACTGACGATTACCAGCAACGGAAAGACAATCGGCGTGTCTGCGTATGATTCGCTGGACGCCGCCAAGACATCCATGTACGTTGACATCATCCGTTGCATAATGGCCGACGGCACAAGCAATTTCGGTGACATACAGTGGCATGAGGACTTCATGGAATACTCGGCCGGAGACGTTGCTTGGAAGATAGAACCCGTCGTACTCTACTCGTCCGAACTCTACTCGTCCGCAAAATAAATCATTTTGCCCCTTGACTTTGAAAGGCGTATTTGCTATAATAGTCGGCGTTCAAGGACAACAAAGGAGAGAACAAAATGAGCCTGTGCAAGCTAAAAGTCACCATCTGCAACATCAAATTCGACGACGGCAAGTTTGGAGAGGATTGCGGTTCGCCTGAAAAGGTCGAGCTGAAAATGGACCTGAGCCATCTTATACGGATGGGAGGTGTCGAGATAGATGGCCACAACGGAATAGTCCACAAGGACAAGTTTCTCGATGAGGTCGAAATGGTGCTTGAGCGCACGGAGGGCTTCGATTTCTCCGACCTCTGCGATTGGGACTGCATGGTGGAGGGAAACGGATTCGGCTTTCGATTTACGGACGATACGATTACCGTCAATATGTTCTGACAAAAGGAGACACGCCATGATTGTCGTTATACGAGGACTGCCGGGAGCAGGGAAGTCCACCTACGCGAAAAAGCATTTTCCAAACGCGCTCATTCTTGAAAACGATATGTTTCATGTGCGCGACGGAAAGTACAAGTTCGACGTGGAGCGGCAGAAGGAAGCGATTGAGTGGTGCGTAGGCATGGCAACCCTGTCCGCCTTGAAGGGGATGGACGTGGTTGTGGCAAACACCTTCGTCCACAGGAAGTTCATAGAGGTCTATCAGAACCTTGCCGCGTCCACCAACCAGCCGTTCAAGGTGATACGTCTCAACACGTCGTATGGAAGCATACACGATGTTCCCGAAAACGTGCTGAAACGCATGAGGGATGGCTTTGAGGATTGGGATGGAGAAGAGGAGGTTTCGGCAGATGCTTGACAAGTTCACGGAGTGGCTGTCCTCACAGATTTCGGACATCTTCCTGCCGCTAAGCCTTTTTATGTGCGTCTGCGAGGAAGATGACGAGGACGAAGAGTAGTTCGTCTGTGGCTGTATGCCGTTTTGATACAACGCGCACACGCGCATACGCACGTACACGTATGGGATACGACAAAGACAAGATTACCTATTTCAACATTGGCGAGGATTGCTATGAGCTGATTGGCTTTGCCGAAGGTGAAAACAGCCAAAACGCCTGCGAAAAATGCGAACTTGGCAGAAAATGGTGCGAAAAGGCGTTCGGCTCCGTTCAAACCGAGTGCAAAGGCGGCTATTTGAGGAAAGTGTGGCCTGAAAATGTTTAATTTCGTACTTGCTCTGATAGAGTTGCTCATCGCGTTTGTGCTTATGGGAGTGGATTTGCTCATTAGCATTGTTGACTTCATCTTCGACCTAATCGAAAGCGTCTTCTGCTGACCATTTCTCCCTTCGCCCCAAAATTATAGGCAGGAGAAGTCTCCGTGTCAAGATGGAAAATGAAATTATTTTCCTGTTCACAACCTGTTCATAACCTGTTCATAACTTTTTTAGGATTTTTCGTTTTGGGGATTGACTTTGGGAATCCGATTTGCTATAATGGGCGGCGTTTCAAGGACAACAGAAGGAGAAAACAAAATGACTAAAAATCAAGTTATGGACATCATTGACACCTTCGCCTGTTCGCAGGGCTTCTATGGTCGGCTTGGCCGCTCAATCAGAGAAGCGGAAGCGCGTGGCGAGGACGTTTCGCCGTGGTTTGAGCAGTTCAAGGACTGCACAAGCGATTTGGACGTGATTCTCAAAATCGAATCGTAAGGAGGGAAAAACGATGAGCATGAAGGATTTTCTCCACCCCAACCGCCGCCACAAGGTAATCTCGTTCGGCAAATTTGCAATCTACAGCAACCGCCGCGTGAACGAGGTCGAACTTGAAATAGAACTCCGCAATGACGAAAAGGGTCGGCCGGTGTTCGCCGCAGAAGGTGGCATCTGGAACGCATCGCGGACGGACTACTACATCTGCGGACAGTGCATTGATGATATTCTCGTCTTGTGTCCCGTACTGCGCAAAAACAAACTCTACATGAAGATTTTTGAACTTTGGCGCAGGAATCATTGCAATGACATGAAGGCCGGAACGCCCAAGCAGACGGCAATCGTCCACGAGTGGCTCGACAAGGGGCATCGTTTCGACTTCGATGAGGTCTGCAAGATGTTGCGCAAGCGGCGGTGCTACACCGACCACGGCTATCGGTATGGCTCTTCGTGGCTCTACAATGAAATCAGCGCGGAGGACTTGGCCGAGATTGATAAACTTCTGGCCGACTGACGAAGTTGGGGTGTGTCAAAATGACACACCCCATTTCATTTTAAGCACATTCCTACCAAAGAGAAGCTGATTTGTCAAGGACTTTCTGAAAGTTTTTTTTTTGACTTTCTTTCGTTTCGGCCTTGACTTCACAATCCTGTTGTGCTATAATAGGCGGCGTTTCAAGGACAAAAGGAGAACGACATGAGCAAGGAAGCGACAAATCTGGAAGCACTTCTCGCCAATTTCTTCAACGGAGGAAAGAAGCAGAAACTTCTACTGTCCCGCGTCAAGAAGAACGCGGAGGGGGAGGTAATCGAGTGCTTTACGAAGAAGGGAGCGAAATGCTACGATATGTTCGTGGACGCGGTTTACGGTTTCGACAAGCATTTTGAGACACTTGACGACATTATCGACTTCTGCAAGAGTTTGAAGAACATTGGCGTATCTGACCGCATCGAGGACATTATCGAGGACACGGACGCATTGGCGGAGGACATGATATGAAAAAGACGATTTACGTATTGACCGCAATCGGCGTGGGGATAGACACGCTGGTCGAAGTGTTCCCCTACTACGAGGGAGCCATGGACTTCATGTGCAAGGACATGGAAAAGTACGGCATCCTTTTTGCAGATTGCGACAAGATGTGCGAAAACTGCTGGAAGGCCGAAAGCGTGATTTGCGAAATCGAATGGCAGATTCACAAGAGGGAGATTACGGTATGAAAGTGACGATAATCGACTTTTCCCTTTTCAACGGTATAAGCATGATGTACGCCACGCACTACTATGTGGACGGACGGCGCGTTTCAAGAAACACATACTACGGTTGCTACTGCTCTCCACGCGGCTACAGGCACGAACGGACGGAGACGAGAACCGACAAGAACAAGAACGGCGTGACGAGGGACTACACAATCATCCACTATTCCAAAATTGACACTTAACTTTGAAATCCTGTTTTGCTATAATAGGCGGCATCTAAAGGACACAAAGGAGACAAACCATGTTTATCGTGACTGCTACAGACTATGGCGAGACCTGCGACGGACACACGCGGCTTCTCGGCAGATACCCAGACAAGGACAAGGCGGCGAAGTTCGTCGGAGAGGACATGGCATCGTACCATGACAACCTTGTGGGAAATGGGATTGGGGTCGAGAAGTTCGACCTTGCGAAGCGAGAGGTGTGGGCGGTGGTTGGGCAAAGCGGTTGCGTATGGGACATTTTCGACCTTGATTCGCTTCCGCCGCTTGACAATGTTTCCGCGATTTGATATAATGGGCGGCGTTTCAAGGACAAAAGGAGAAACCCATGAAATTCGACATTGACGTGACGCTTGAAAAGACGATGACCTTCGAGGGCATCGAAGCGGATGACTACGAGCAGGCTCGGCAGATTGCCGTGGAACGCGCCGAATTGAATCCAGATTGGGAGCAGATTCCGGCCTTCTACACGACGCCTGACGAGGGGCATGGCTACACGGACGAGGACGGAGAAGCTGATTGCTCGTAAGAGATTCGATAGCCGAAGGACGTGGACTGCGCCGCGTCCTTCTTATTGGAAATGCGCAACCGCTCCACGGAGAAGAGGATTTGTCAAGAGAAAACAAAGACTTTTTTTTGATTTTCTTTCGCATCCCCCTTGACTTTGAAATCCTGTTGTGCTATAATAGGCGGCATCTAAAGGAGAAAACCATGAAAAAGAAGTTCAGCGTGAGCATGAAGGTGGACGGAAGAATCACGGTCGAGGTCGAAGCGGAGACGCCTGAGGAAGCGCGTGAAGCGGCTATCGAAGCCTTTGGGGACGCAGACCTTTCCAAGATGGACTATGTGGACGCGGAACCCCTCAACTACAACTGCGAGGGTGACGATGGGTGGCCGAAGGAGTTTTGAGCCATGTTGCCGGAATTGAATCCTGAATTGTTCACATACGAGCGGTACGAATTGAACTTCGGTGACAGGCTCGGCCTTCTCCATTCGATGTATCCCGACATTTTCGAGAAGGACAACTACTTCAAGGCGGTGAAGAAGAGCGCGGTTGGATGGTGCGACCCGTCCCGTCTCGCCGTCCGTCCGCGAAATGACGGCATAGCCCTCATGTGCGAGGACGAAAACGGAGAAAAGTTCTGGTTTCATGCGTTTGCGGAGACTGCAAAGGTGCTTGGCGTGGAAAATTGGGAAAAGTTCTGCAAACGCACTTGACACGAAAAGCCGTTTATGCTATAATAGGCGGCGTTTCAAGGACAAAAGGAGAAAACAAATGCCTACATTCAGCAACAACTTCGACATTGTGAAAGTTTCCGCCACGAACATCGACTGGGACATTGACCCAGAGGACGTGGACGCGGAGAACGGAGAGCCTGAACTTCCCGCTGCGGTGGACTACGAGTTTGACAAGAAAACCCTTATTGACGAAGGGATATTGTGCGAGGATTTCGACACGGGAGACCTGCTTCTCAACGAGGAAGCCCTTTCGGAGTATGTCGGGAACAGACTGACCAACGATTACGAGTTCTGCCACAATGGTTTTGGCATGACCTATTCAATGAAAAGGTTGGTGAAGTGATGGCCGGTATATACATTGTCTCTGGTTATCTTGTCAAGGAGAACGGAGAGGAAACCATACTCTTCTACCGTATGCCCGCAGAAAAGCACGAAGCCTGCACATTCCTTGCCGACTGCATAATCCGCGAACTTGGGGACGGTGACGGCGAAAACGGAGGGCGCGGAAGCCTGAAGAACTGCTATGGTGACATCTGGAACGCGCTTTTCTTCACAGGACACTACGAATACGCGGATTGCCGTTTCGCCGTTCACGAATCGCTAAAGGAGAGAAAATGAGACTGAAAGACCTCAATCGAGACCAGCGGCTGATGCTGAAACAGGATTTGCTGACGCGAAAGACCGAAAGCGAAGGCGTATCATACGGCGAACTTGCTGACGCGGACTCTCTAATCACGGACGAGGAACTTGAAGCGGAGTTTGGCGGCACGGAGTTTACCCCTGACGATTTCCCGTTCTGACGGGACGGTGCAACCACGCACACAACACAACACGACACGCACAAAACCCCCGGAGACGCACCCGACAAAGGTGCGTCTCCTTTTGTCATATTGCGGAATCAATATACCGAGAAGCTGCAATGTCAAGAGAAAAATGAATGTTTTTTTTTGTTCAGACCCCTTGACTTTGAAAGGCGGTTTTGGTATAATGGTCGGCGTTCAAGGGACAACAGAGTTCAAAATAGGAGCAGTTGAAATGTCGAGAAGGAGCGATTTTGGAAGAAGCCGCATAGCATACGCGCTTGACGTGTATGGTCCGATGAGGACGCGGTGCGAGAAGCAGAGAGCCGAGAAGCGCATAAAGGCGAAGAAGTCGGCAAAGGTTGCGCGTAGGAGGAACAGGAAGTGAGCGACACGAAAAACAGGATTCGCGTAGGGGACATCATCCGCTACGACGGACAGGACAACATCATCGTCGTTGGCTACGTTTACGAGTGCAGTGGAGATTCGTGCAAACTGTGCATTTTCTCCCCAGTGAGCCACCGCATCCTCTACTATGGGGCGAACGGCCCTGCGCGGAGTTCAATCGAGGTGCTTGGGCATTGCGACAATTTCACAAGCACGGTCTTTCCCGATTTGCAGAGTTGAGCCATGAGCCTTTACGACGATTGTGAAATCGAGCCGCCGCACAACTACGAACGTTGCCCAAAATGCGGTTGCGCACTTGTGGAGCGGCGTGGAAAGTACGGCGTGTTCGTCGGTTGCTCAAACTACCCCAACTGCAAGTTCTCCTGTAGCGAGGATGACGTGAGCCAAAAGGTGCTGAACGAAATAGCAACGGCATACGGAAACGGAAAGGTGATTCCGCCGAAGAAGCCCGAACCGAAGAATGACGAGACAAAGCGCGAGGACTTCCACTATAGCGACTACAACTCACGCGCCTATCTCATTGGGCGGCAGGAAAGCCAGTTATTCGAGGAATGGGCGAGGAAACAGGGATTGAAGCATTGGAAGAGGGTTGATATGCCGTATTGCCCGAACTGCCATTCGTTCGACGGATGGGAGGGCGGAGAGTGCTCAAAATGCGGACACGTGGCGAATTATTGGGATTGACATCAAAGCCGAGTTATGGTATAATGGTCGGCGTTTAAGGCACAAAAGGAGACTTCATGAAAGCGAACTGCATGGTAATCAGCGCGAGCGAAATGCTCAAGATTATGGAACCCTATTCGGCAGGCAAGTATAGGCGGAACTTCAAGAACCCGCATTTCGACAAAAGCGGAAATTTCACCTACTACGAGAAGGTTGTGGAGGGTTGGCAGGTTAGGGAGCGCACACCGAACGAGTGCGCGGAGGGAATATGTATGCCGCTTTGGGAGGTCGTGACCGTGGACAACGGCGGTTTCGACGAATACGCCCTCATGTTCTACGAGGACAACACGGACAGAGCCGAGAGGACCGGCAGGCCGAACCTTGTGGAACTTTACATGGAGTACATCACAACGCACAACGTGTTCGCTCCGGAATGTGGATTGTCCGCCGCTTTCCTTCATTGGCTGGAGGACAGGGTGAGCCTTGTCTGACGGCTGTATGTGGATTAGATACAATGTGAATAGGCGGTTTTCGCAATGAGCGGATATGACATGGAGGGTTTAGGAGCATGAGACAGAACTTCAACATGACCTACGTGTGGTGGAACGAGAAGGGAGAGACGCAGTATTCCCCAGAGTTCAGGCATCCACGGGACTTTCAGGAGTGGATGATGAAGAATCACACGAAAATCGAAGAGCAGGAACGGAAGAACGCAGAACGAATCCGCAAGGAGACGGAAAACGCGGCGAAGCAGAAGGCCGAAACTGCCGCAGATACTGCAAAGTGGGGCGGTGAGCCTAAAGCGGCTGATACCCCCACGGAGGATTGCAAAAGGGGATAGGGCGCGGCGTTGCCGAGCCTTGGAACAGTTGGCGCGTCCGTTATCGGTCGCGCCTTTTCTGTCTTTTGAAAAACGCCCACAATCTTACCATAACGCGGATGAAAAGTCAAGCGGCAATGCGAAAAAATGCGCATCAGCCGAGAAGTGGATTTGTCAAGCATTTTCTTGACATTTTTTTTTGTTTTTTTTTTCAGATTACCCCTTGACACGGAAACCCTATTATGCTATAATAGGCGGCGTTTTGAGGACATCAAAGGAGAATCAAATGTATTATCAGACAGAGTTGGACGTTTGGAAGTTTCCGTGGTGGAGCGGTGCTTGCGACACCATACGGGATATCAAGGACGCGGAACTTATGGACGAGTTGCAGGAGCATCTGGAGATGATGTTCGCTGACTGTGAAGTGCCGCCTACCGACACGGAAATCAACGACTATCTGTGGCACGACCGAGCGCAGGTCTACGAAGCCTTGGGACTTGACGAAAACGGCAAGCCAAAAGAGGACGAGGACGAGGACGAGTAAGGAGAACGCATCATGGACACGGAAAAGAAAAGCCCATATTTCGACGTTCAGAAGTTCAAGAGCGCGATAGAGGAAACCTTGCGGGAAGCCGTAGAGTCATGGGACGAGACTGCTGGTGATTACGTCCGCTACATGAAGGACTGCGCGGACGATTACATGGACGAATATGTGGACGGAATAATCGAAGAGACTATAAAGAGTTTCGACACCTATGTGCATAGGGACGATACGAGCATGGTCGGCAACTTCTGCGACATTCGGTACGACTACGAGCGCGAACACAAGGGACAATCATTCAGGGCGTTGATAGAGAAGATAGACGCGAACATGGGCGGCGAGGATGTGGACGAGTTCAGGGAATGGTCTGTCGGTTGGTATTTCACCGCGTTCGGCACATACAACCTCAAATACAACTGGGCGCAGTTCATGGAGGATGTGAGCGGAGACTGCGAGTAAAGAAAAAATCAAAAACCCCCTTGACACGAAAACCCTATTATGATATAATAGGCGGCGTTTCAAGGACATAAAAGGGGAAAACAATGAACGGAAACATCAGCGAATGGCTTAAAGCCATGTATGACGCGGAAATCGCGGAAACGAAAGGCTCAATCTCGAACGAGCGGCTGTGGGCGAACGGCTCTCCGGACGAGCAGACCGCACAAATGCACCTCGACAACATCGAAGAGTTGGAGCGGTATATCGAAACTCTTGAACGGCTGAAACGCGCCGTGGACGAGTAAGGCTTTCACCGACATCAAAAACAACAGGAGACATCAAAATGGCTAAAAAGGACATCAAGTTCGACAAAATCAAGGATATGGCTATGGCGGAGAAGGTTCTCGCCGAGTATTTCAAAATCAACGCGGAGGGAAAGGCCATCGCAGAGCGCATGGAATCGCTGAAAGCGGCCATCTACGCCTTCATGGACGAAAAGAAGGGCAACGAGATTGCCGCAGGGGACTACACGGCAAGCCGCACGTTCGCTTCACGCGATACCCTTCTCGCGGAAGAGGTCGAAAAGAAGTTCAAAATCAAAATCACGGATGACTGCTACCGCAAGACCACCTACCCGAAACTGTCCGTGAAGGACGATAACAAGTAAGGACGGCCAAACTTGCCGAGGGGACGGGGCTTTCGCTCCGTTTCCCTTTTGCGCCTAAATATCTTTACAGAGAGAAGCTGATTTGTCAAGGAGTTTTTCGACAAAAAAAAATGAAAGATTCCGCTTGACACCGAAAGCCCTATTATGATATAATAGGCGGCGTTCAAGGGACAAAAGGAGTTTGAAGATGGCAAACGAAAAAGAACTGATGCTCGAAAACGGTCTTACCGACCACTATGCGCAGGAGCGCGGTAGCCGTGATGCGCTGATAAGGCAGAACGGCGGATATGGAAAGCGCATAGCCTGCATTTATTGGGACAAGGGTCATGTGAACGGTCCGGAATACCATGTCCTCACGGACAACGCGATTATAGCCGTGTTCAATGTCCGCACAAGGCGGCTCGTCACCACGAAGTTCGCAAGGCCGGGTCAGATTAGGCAGTTGGACGGCAAGACAAACCTTGACGATGCCAACCATCCGTTCTACCATTGGAACATTCCGTCTGCCGTGATGCGCCGCGCCGAGTTCTACGAGCGCAACGGAATGAATAATTGGTAAATAAAAAAATGCGTTTCCCCTATTGACACCGACACCCCTATTATGTTATAATAGGCGGCGTTCAAGGGATAAAGGAGAAACCATGAAAAAGACAATCGACATTCGTTCCGTCCGTTTCGTTCCGTCGTTTTCGACCGCAACGCGCACGATTAGGACGAAAAAGGACAAGGCGAACACGCGGTCGCGGCTGAAACTTCGGCTGAAGCAGGAGGGCTGGTGAGCCATGACGGAAGAGGATGCCGATAGGAGATAGCGGCGGAACACGATTAAAGGACAGAAATATGGCAAGCCAATCTAAAAAGGTCAAAATCCAAAACAACCACGGAACGAGGGTCTACCCGAAGGGTGACGGCAAGCACAAGTGCAAGGGTTGCTATATGTATGCTTCAACCGACAGGCGGAGACTGAATCGGCTTGCGAAAGACGCGGACTGACACCGCGTTTTTTTTTGAAAGTAACCTTTACTCCGAGAAGCTGATTTGTCAAGGGACAAAAATCGAAAAAATCTTCTGCGACCCACTTGACACGGACAACCTATTATGTTATAATAGGCGCGTTTTCAAGGAACGAAAAGGAGAAACGAAATGACCCTCGAAGTGACCAACTACAAGGTCTGCGGAGAAGAGCAGACGAACACGGACAAGATTTCGATTCCCTATGACGAGAAGAAATGGGGAAGGGACGAAGATGTCGAAAGAGCCTACGCCCATGACGAGTGCATCAATCAGTTCGGCGTGGACATTGAGGATGGCTTCGACCTTACGGAAAACTGAAAAATCTTCCATGACCCCCTTGACACCGAAAGCCCTATTATGATATAATAGGCGGCGTTCAAGGGACAAAAGGAGAATGGCGATGAACGAAAACGCAGTTTTCAAAAACGGAGACAGTGTAATCACGACAGGAGCGATTCCGCGTGACAATACGAAGTTCGTGATGGCCGGTATTCGCGGCACCGTCATTGGACGCGACACGGACGGCAAGTTCAAGGTTGCCGTCGAAGGAGAAACCGAGCCGTGGTATCTTGACGAAAACGAAATCAAGGCTGACAAGTAAAGGAGAAAACAATGGAGAAAACAACCCACGTAATCTACGATTCCGACTGGTTCGACGAAGAGGAAAACTGCGACTGCGACTTCTTCGCCAGCGAAATGCACAACCTTGACCGTGCGCTTGACGGACAGGTTCTCGCAATCGCGGACATGGGGCTTTGGCACGGACGGACTTGGGGCTACAAGTTGTGCGGAAACAACCTGAACGAAATCATGTCTTGCGGAAACGAGGACGCAATCCGCATCTATGTCAAGGGACGGAAGGTGATGAAGGACGCAACGCACCATGACGGCGTGAACCATATCGAGTTCCGCATGGTGAAGAAGGGCGTGAATGTCGAGCCGCTACTGCACAAGATTTACAGGGGCGAGTTCACCAGAAAAGACCTTTACCGCTACACAACCTCCCTTGCCGACATTGTGCGCGGCATATACGGTTGGCTCTGACGGCGAAAACGGAGCGGCGGAGAAATCCGCCGCTCTTTGTTTTGTCTGCAAACCCTTTTCAGAGAGAAGCTGATTTGTCAAGAGGTTTCGGCGGAAAAATTTTCCTTTTTTTTGGCAGACCCCTTGACGCGGATACCCTATTATGCTATAATAGGCGGCGTTTTCAAGGAACACAAAGGAGAATCAAATGAAGCCAGAACGACAGGCAATGCTTGACAAAATCACCGCGCTCATCCGCGAAGAGAAGGACTTGCGCGACACTATGGCGGAAATGACGGAGCAATGCGACAGGATACGGAAATACTGTCTCGACGCGCTTGACGACATGGAATCGTCCATGAACACGATAGGCGACCTCATCGCATCCCACAAGGAACTGTTCCCCGAACTGACAAGCCGCACCTTCTGCAAGATTGGGGGAAACAAGGGCGCGTTCTTCCAGATTTCGTTCAACCACAACGGAAGCGTCTCGATTGAGAAGGTCTATGCCTATCTTCCCTCGCGCAATTCGACCTATGAGGTTGGCGGCGGCGGAGAAAAGGGACGAACTCTGTCTGGATATAGCTTTGCGAACACGGCATCGTTCAACGACTACCGCAAGCGCATAACGGAGGCAAATCGGCTACAGACCCTCACGGAACTGCAAAAGGACGCGGACACGACGAAGGATTGGATTTCCGCACTGTTCGACATACTGCAACAGAACTTGGAGAACCGCGTGGCAACCCTTCACATGAACATGAAGGATGGAATACACGCCGCATCCCGAAACTACAAGAGGGAATCGTAAAAAAGTCATTTTTTCCAATTCAGCCCCCTTGACTTTTCAAGGGGGTTTTGATATAATGTATGGCGTTTCAAGGACAAAAAAGGAGAACTGAAAATGGCAGGCAAGAACGGAAACTATGGCTTCAACCGCAGAATCGTCCACGAAATGAACATGGTCTATAAGGCTCATGTCATGAACGACGAAGAGTTGAAGGGATTGTGGAAGAGACTGAACGGCCACTATCCGTCCAAGAGCGAGTGGCACAGTTTTTGCTTCAACTGGGCTTTTCCGCACTATTGGAACGACTACGACCCCTATCTCGACAAGGAGTATCTCGACTATATGTGGGTGCGCGTCGGCAACCGCATCGTGAACACGGATGATTTGCTTGTGATGATGGAGAACGCCTTGACGGAGGACATTCAGGTGGAGAAGGCGAAAGCCCTTACGCGGATAAACCAACTTGACGGGAAAGACGAAACCGTGGATTGGCACACGGTGGACTTCGTGAGGTAGCGCGTCCACGGAGATTACAGAGCGCGGAGCGGCGCAGATGGGGCAATCCGTCTGACGCCGTTCCTTATTTTTTGTCCGCAGCCACGAAACGCCACTTGAGAGAAGATGTTTTGTCAAGGGGGTAAGGCGACTTTTACGATTTTTTCAAAAATCTTTCCATGACCCCTTGACTTTGAAACGCGGATATGCTATAATGGGCGGCGTTTAAGGGACACAAGGAGACAACATGAAAAGAACCACCGAAATCTACGACCTCACGCCGTGCAACGGACGCAAGTCCTTCTACGGAAAGGCAAAGGTAATCGTCAAGGGCGGATGGAAGTATCTGCGCTCCTATGACACCATAATGGGCGGCATCGACCCCAAGGGCAAGGAGCATCGCTTCTCGTCCTACAGGTCCAACACGACCTGCGCTCACGTCAGGTCGTTCTTCTCTGACGGCTTCTGGGACCTTCCCATTGAAAAGACCCCACGCATTACCGTGGCTCTCTGACATACGGCTGTTTCTCGTCTTGATACAAAAGGAGATAATCAAAATGAACACGTTCCAGTTCAAGTTCAAGTCATCCCATTCGGTTTCCGAAGTGCAGACCGGCTCCGTCCACGCGGACAACCTGCACGACGCGCTCCAGCGCGTCCGCGAAGAGCACGGCTCAAGCATCGTCATTCTCGGCTACAACACCTTCCCCAACTACTGAGGGAAGGTGACGGCGAAAGGCAGACATGACCCCATACGAAATACTCTCGTTCTGTGCGACCTACCTGATGTTCTGGGGGCGTTTCCTCTATCAGGTGAACCCTCTCCGCCATTGACGGAGGGGGTATCCGCGTCCTCTCGGCTCTCGACGGATTTTCTGCGCGTCCTTCGATTATACCACGGCCAAGGGCAAAAGTCAAGAGGATTTTTCAGCGAAAACGCGACACGCGAGAAGCGTCCGTGTCAAGCGCAATTTTGCGTTTTTTTTTGTTCACAACCTGTTTATAACCTGTTCACAACTTTTTAAGGTTTTTCTGATTTCCCCCTTGACTTTGAAACGCGGATATGCTATAATGGGCGGCGTTTAAGGGACAAAAGCAAAGGAGAACAACATGACCCAACAGAAGGTAAATCTCGGAACTCTCGGTGACGGCAAGACCGCCACAATCTACTGCCGTTCGGTTGATACCCGCTATGGCTTCCGCCATGACGCGGTGATGATTGTGAACGGCGAACCCAAGTTCAAGGCCAAAGCCTGCTACTACAACCGCACATGGGAGTCTTATCAGTACCAGTCGGTGCTTCACAATCTCGCGGAGATTTTCGTAAAGGCCAAGACGGGCGTGAAGTCCCTCTTCTGCGGCAAGACCAAGAAGGCCGACAGGCTCTATAAGAACCTCGCGGCTCGCATAGACCGCAACAGAGGCGGCAGGCGTACCGTGGACGAGCGAGTTTTCATTTAGTCTGTAATTCAAACACCAAGAGCAGACGGGGCGGCGCGGGTGCGCCGCCTTTTCTTTTCGTCCGCAGTCTGCACAACCCGATTTGAGAGAAGATGATTTGTCAAGAGTTTTCCGTCAGAGAAAAAAAAAATATTTTTTTGGCTATCCCCCTTGACACGAAAGACCTATTATGTTATAATAGGCGGCGTTTCAAGGACATCAAAGGAGAAAAGAAAATGCTCAAAGAATACACCTTCAATTTCTCGTTCGGCAATCAGTCAGGCGTTGGCTATCTGAACGCCCGCAACACGGAGGAACTTGAATCGCTCGCTTGGCCGTTCCGCGTTGAAATCGTTTCCGTCCGTCTCGCAAAGTAAGGGAGGTATCAAAATGAAAGTGACCATGAACCGCGAAGAATCGCAATCAATCGAACTCGCCGCGCTTTCCCTCGCCCTTCTCGAAAGGCTGAATGTCTCCACGGTGAACCGCACATGGTCGGTGATACTCGGCAGGATAATGCCGCTGATGCGCAACGGCAAGGCGGAACGCCGTCTGGTGGAGATATGGGCGTATTCAAACCCAGACTTCGACTGCGCGGTGGAAAGGCTCTGCGATGCCGTGAACTGGCTTTCCAACTACTGCGACTTCCTGCAAACCGCACTCATGTACAATGAAATCTACGGAACGCCTGCGGAAGCGGAACGCAAATACGCCTACCTGTGGGAGATGCGCTGAAACTCGGCGGCGGAGAAATCCGCCGCTTTTCAAAAAGGCGTAAACCGTATTTGAGAGAAGCTGATTTGTCAAGAGGTTTCGGCAGAAAAAAAAAAGATTTTTTTTTTCGGCATACCCCCTTGACACGAAAACCCTATTATGCTATAATAGGCGCGTTTTCAAAACAACCAACAGGAGAGAAAAACAATGCACCACACATACGGAATGTTCAACTTCTACACCGCTTCGACCGAAACCGAAGAGGAATGTCCGATTGCGGTCGAGAACCGCTTTCGCCTGAAGGTCGAGCATGAGGGCGTGAAAATCGAACTGAAACTGTCGAGGGACGCGGCGCAGAAGGTGGTCACGCTTCTCGCCAAGCAGTTGGGCGTGAAGAATGTCATTTCCGACCTGCTTGAAACGATTGGGGAGTGAGCGGCATGGGACGGCTTTTCTACAAGTCCGTTCATTGGGTGGGCTGTCTGCTGAAAAGCGACAGGCTCACACAGTGGGCTTACCTTCGCTGGATGCGTTGGCATATCGACAGGGACGCGACATGGGGATTTTTCGATTTCGCGGAGGATTACATATCCGCAAGTTTCCCCGACCCTGACCGATAGCGAAAGACGAAAAAATCTTTCGCACCCCCATTGACATTAAATACCGATTATGCTATAATAGGCGGCATCTAAAGGACAAAAAGGAGAAATCATGAAAACAGGCATTGCAAAAATCGCGGGAATCGCGCTTGGAGTTGGAATCCTTGCCTTTTCCGCAGTCGGCGCGGAGAAGCACGGCAAACTCATCGAAGCGGTGATAGCCGTGGAATCGAGCGGAAACGATTTTGCGGTCGGTGATGGCGGCAAGTCGGTCGGTTGCCTTCAAATCAGGAAGTCCGTGGTCGATGATGTGAACCGCGCATACGGCACGAAATACACCTACGCCGACAGGTTCAGCCGAAAGAAGTCGAAGGAGATTTTTCTCCGCTACATGAACCTCTACGCAACGCGGAAGCGGCTGAAGCGAGCCGTGACCAACGAGGACAGGGCGCGGATATGGAACGGCGGACCGGATGGTTATGCGAAAGCCGAGACGAAGAGATACTGGAACAGGGTCAAGCGAAGAATGTGATGGAGTTTCGGCGGTTGCGGCGGTTTTCCGCCGCAACTTTTTTTGTTTTTTCAAAATCCTCTTGACAGGTCAGCTTCTCCGTGGACGGGCTTTTGGACTTGCCGAAAAAAAAATCAGAAAAGTCCATGTAGCCCCTTGACTTTGAAACTGCGATATGCTATAATGGGCGGCGTTTAAGGGACAAAGGAGAAACCCATGGAACCAATCGTCATAGCATCGCTTTTTGAACCTGCGTTTGTCGCTCTCTGTGTAGCAGTCATCGTGAAAATCAGCAAAATGTAAGGAGTTAAAAGAAAATGCCACGAAGCAGAACCTACGAAATGTGGTGCAACTGTTGCGGCCATGTCGTGCAGTCGGACTGTCAGGAAAACGAGGATGGCGTTCTCGTCTGCCCCGAGTGCGGAGCGGAGGACGAACTTGAGGAATACGAGGGTCAGGATACCGAGGGCGTGGACATCTACGAAATGTTTGACGATACTTCGGCCTATTAGGATTTAATCATCTCCAAAGGGTGCGGCGGTGCTGGTGCGCCGCCGCTTTTTTTGTTTTTTTTTGAGAAATCTCTTGACAAATCCACTTCTCTGCGGACAGGACAGGCAACCGAGGAAAAAAAACAGAAAATTTCGGTGGACACCCTTGACACGAAAACCCTATTATGTTATAATAGGCGCGTTTTCAAAACAACCCAAAGGAGAAAAGAAAATGATGGATTCATCTTTCAAGAACCACGAAGAACTGCTTGATGCGGTAATCGGCAAGGATATGCAGAACCTGTGGCTTGACATATACGAGCAGGAAACGGGTCTGGAGCCTGTCCCAGAGGATGGCGGACACACGGACGATTTTGAGGAATGGCTTGTGCTTTCCGTGATGCAGGGATGGCTTGCGGGATTCCGCAGTCTTGATGCTATCGCGGCATACTTCAACATTCGCAGGGAGAACCGCCCAGACCGTTCGCGTGACAGGACGAACGATTTGGCGTTCAAGTTCGCAATGTACGGCATAAACGGAGCGGGAGCGGATTCCACTCCGGAGCAGAAGAAGTTTGGAGCCGAGTGCGTTGAGGTTGCGCTTCGCCTGATGGAGATTGAAAAGTTGGATTGCATTTCGTCCCCAGAAGGGAACTTTTCAATCTGTGAAACGCGGCTTCTGCGCGAGTGGCGCAGGCTTTCCCGCGAAGCGGCCAAACTTCGCCGCAGTCGGTAGGCCGTCAGCTTCAAGGACAACGAACGGAGAGAACGAAAAATGAAGATTGAGGACATAACGGACAAGTATCTGAATGACATTATCAGCAGTTGCGAGGGTCGGGACTGGGTGAACACGGGCAACACCACAAGCAACCATGACGCGATGTTCAAGAGGACGAAGGAATATCTGAAAGAGCCGAGGTTGATGCTGGAGCACGGCCCCGTGGACATTTGGGGTCAGCATTGGCGCGGCGGTTGGGACAGAATCTCCCTGGTGATTTCGTATTACAGGGGAATCGGTGACAACATTTCGCAACTTCTCATGGAGTTGGCCTTTGACAACGCCACCGAGGACGAGTTGAAGGACTTTTCCCTCTATGCCCACTTTCAGGTTGTGCGCGAGGAAGCGGCGCGTAGATACGGAGAACTCCACAAGGAACTCCGCTATCTTCCGTCACGGCTTGAAGGCGGCTATAGCAGAAACCCGATGTGGGTCGCGGCGGCCTGAATCGGTCTGGGACGGCGTTCGCGCCGTCTCTTTTTTTTTCAAAAAGCCTCTTGACAAGACGGCTTCTCTGTGGACGGGCTTGGGGATGTTTTTCAGAAGCGGCCAGAAAATATCCATGAAAATCCTGTTGGAACCCCTTGACACGAAAACCCTATTATGTTATAATAGGCGGCGTTTTCAAAACAACCCAAAGGAGAAACCATGACCAAGAAAACCACAAAGGCCAAGACGCGCAAGACGAAAGCGGCGTTGTCCAAGAAGCAGTCTAAGAAGTGGCTCATCCGCGAGTATTCGGACATTGGGCCTACAGACGAAGAGGGCTATTTCAAAAGCGGGAAGTGCATTTCAAGCGAACATATCATCCACCGCTCGTTCACGGACTACAAGACAGGCGTACTGCATCTTGACGGCCACTGGGACACCAGACTTGAAGCGAAACAGTATCTCTCCCGATATGTCGGGCAGGTTGTCGGCGGCATGATTGACAAGGGCTGGACATACATTCGCGTAAGTTCTGACCGACATGGGCATCTGTTCGTCAAGGCTCTTGCCGACAGTCGCAAGTGGAACAAGATGTATGTGATATACCAAGCATCGTGACCGTACACGCACATTCCCAAGATACCACACGGCGTTTTTGCCGTGTGGATTTTTCCGCAGATTTCGCTTGACATGACGGCTTCTCCGTGGCGGAGGTTCGGTTGCCGACAGAATGTTCACAACCTGTAGATAACTTTTTCAAACTTTTTCGCCGAACCCATTGACACGGAAACCCTATTATGCTATAATAGGCGGCGTTTTGAGGACATAACAGACAAACAACCCAAACCCCTAAAGGAGAAAAGAAAATGACAAAGGACGAAATCATCGCGGCAGTCGCAAAACTCAATCGCCAGAACGGCGCGTTCTACGGCTTTGAGACGCTCACCACGCCGCACCTCACGAAAAAGAACCGCACCACGAAAGAGCCTACCACCTTCACGGTGCAGATTCGCTCCACCTTCTCCGCCATGCTCGGCGTCTCCTACGAAAACGCCGTAAACAACGCGAAGGAGCGGAGGGGGGAAGAGCGGGATTTCGTGGCGCAGAAGCCGTCTGGCAAGCATTATGTCGGCGGTAGCAAGTGGCTCATGGAAGCCGACAAGGTGGAGGGGAAGTTCTACATCGCGGTGGATAAGGTCGGCGGCGTGAAGCGCACCTATCTGATTGACGGACGCGAAGCCACGGAAGCGGAGATTGAGGACTTGAAGGCCAACTACCTTGACAAGCCGTCCGCGAACCCCTACGGCGTGACATGGCGCACCTACGGCGTTGAAAGCATACTGCGTGTGGCGTAAAGGCCACGGCGCGGAGCGGACAGACGGGGGACGGCTGAAAGGCCGTCCCCTGTTTTGTTTTTGTTTCGTTTTTGTGTGCGGCGAAACCATGCTTGAGAGAAGTGGATTTGTCAAGGGGAATCTTCAAAAAAAAAAAATCTTTTTACGGCCTTGACGCGAAAGCCCTATTATGTTATAATAGGCGGCGTTTTCAGAGACACCCAAAGGAGAGACGCAGATGAGAACCGTGAAGTACATTGTCATCGCAACGATGCCTGAAACCGATAGCCACGGACGGAACATCCCGCCGCTGACTTCAAGGGAGATAAAGAGAGCCTTGAGCAAGAGATACGGCTACCCGACCTTTGAGGTGGTGCGGGAGAGACTGCCGCGCAAGCCCAAGAGCCGCAGGGAGAAGCCCGTGGAGAAGCCGAAGCCCGCAGAACCCAATCCGGTGTTCCTGAGGAACTGCGAGTGGAAAATCAAGTATGTCGGCTGTTGCATGGAGGTTTACGAGAAGGGGACGAACGCGCCCGTGCCGCTGAACAACGATTTCACGAAAAAGGAACTTGAGTTCTGGGACTCAATCTACCCGCAGAGCAAGTACGGCTATGCGGGCGGATACCTTGCCGAGTGCATTGTCGCGGCGCACAACATCAGAATCGGCAAATGGGACATAATCAACCCCACGGAATCCCTGTTGAGGGTGCGGTTGGAGCAGGTGAACCTTGAGAAGTTCGACTGACTGAACCGGCGGCGGGACGGTTGAAACCCGTTCCGCCGTTTCCCCTTTGGCGAAATCCCATTTGAGAGAAGCTGTTTTGTCAAGGGGGGTAAGGCGGTTTTTTCGGTTTTTTCAAAAAACTTTCCATGACCCCCTTGACACGAAAACCCTATTATGATATAATAGGCGGCGTTTCAAGGACATAAAAGGAGAGAACCGACAATGAGAGCGAAGGAAGCAATAGAGATTGCAGGCGGACTGCGCGAAGTTTCGCAGTTCGCGGAGCGCATCGCCAAGACAAACGAGGTTGAGGTGGAGGTCTGTCCGCATCAGAACGAGGAAGACCCCACGGACGAGTTCTGCGACTTCCTGAATGTTCTGTTCTACTACAAGCCCGACAGATACGAGGGCTTCTGCCAAGCGAACAGAGCCATTGCCGCGTGGCTTTCCAAAAAGGGGCTTGCGCTTTCCTACGAGTGTTCCGGTGATGGCGAGGGCGGACGGATTATAATGTCATACCGCGTCATTGCGGCCTGAAGCGAAAGGAGTGTACACGATGGAGTTCGTATGCGGAAACTGTGGCGGCGGCGAGGACATGGCGCGTTCCGTGGAGGTTGAAACCGTGGAGGGAGGGAGACTGCTTGTGTGCAGGCATTGCGCCGACACCGTGGCGGAGTTCCACCAGCCGAAGGTGACAGACACCGAGGGCGAGGGCGAGACTGTCAAGCCGTTTTGACAACCAAGCGGAGGAAATGGAGAAATGAACGACAAGATTGACTGGAAGGAATGGCTTTGCCACCTGCTTGAAGCGGCATACGGCATTGCCGACGAGAAGAGGGACATGACAACCGAGGAATACGAGGAATACGAGAAGGACGGCACGGAAAGCGTCACGGGTGCCTGCTTCTCCGACAACCTGACGGACGAGGACATTGAGAAGTTCAAGGGGTGGGTGGAGGACATAGCCAACAGGGGGATTTGAAACAGTAGGATTTCAGACAAAGGGGGTCTGGCCGAATAGCCACCCCCTTTTCATTTTATGTAAAAGGAAAACAGGATTGGAGAGAAGATGTTTTGTCAAGGGGGTAAGGCGACTTTTTTCACAATCCTGTTTTTATTTCCATGACCCCCTTGACACGGAAACCCTATTATGATATAATAGGCGGCGTTCAAAGGACACAACAGTCAAAGGAGAAAACAACAAATGGCTCGTTTCTTTCGTAGGTCTTTCGGCGGTTCGGCATCTTCCTCGGCTGACTACATACAGTCAAACTCGATAGAGACTATTCCCAACTGCCCTCGTCTGTCCTCGTCCTACCGCTCGGCAATCGTGGAAGCCAAGAGGGACACGGCAAACTACAGGCAGTCCAAGACGCAGGAACTCGTGGACTATGTGTGCGGCAAACTCCACATCCCCTCCGTCCGCGTCGTGGTGGTTGATACCCCATGCCCCCACAGTACAAAGGACAACGGTCGGTTCGGCGGCGGCAAGCTCGGCCACTACAAGCATCTCGGCAACTGCGCGATAGAGATTAGGATTTGGAACCTGACCGCAATGAAGGGACAGAGACGCGCAGCCAAGTCCTTCTTTGAAACTGCCGTGCATGAACTGTGCCACCACATAGATATGCAACTGCTCGGTCTGGAGAAGTCACTGCACACGGCTGGGTTCTACAAGAGGATTGGAGACCTGTCGCGTCGGCTCGGAGCGTAGAGGATTTGGATTTGGGTTGATGGACGGTGATGGACTGAGGGTGGTCTGTCACCGTCCTCTTTTTTGTGGTGGGAGAAAAGAACATGATTAGAGAGAAGGAGATTTGTCAAGAGGTTTTTTGAAAAAAATTTATACATTTTTCTTCTTGACATTGGATGCCATATGTGATATAATATGGGGGGTAAGGGGGAAATATATACAGTTATAACCCTATATCCATGTACCCCCCCCCCCCGGCGGGGGGGGA